TAAATATCGCGGAAATATTATAGTAGGACTTTTATCTTGAATTATTGAATAACATTCGGTCGTATTTTCTTTGTCTATTTTATCAATTTTATTAATTAATCTTTTTAATAAAAACATAATTTTATACCTCCATGATTAAATTTATAGAGAAGGATTAATATCCTTCTCTATGTAATTATATTTTAGCTTTTTCTCTAATTTTATTAATAAAGTTTTCTATTGTTTCTACTAATGTATTATAGAATAATACATCATTTTCGTTTTCTGGATCAAAGATATCAAGATTTAGTATATTCATTATGAAATAATACATGAATGTGTGATCAACTAAACTTTCATCTGGGTTCATATTCATTGTATACTTGCAGAATACTATCAAGAATGCTCTGATATGATTGATATTAAAGTCTTGAGAAAGTTTTCTAGATAATACTGGTTCGAGCATACTCACATCTCTAACTACCCATTTAGATTTCTCATACTTTCTGTTGAAACCTTCGTAAACTCTATCAACTTTTTCTAAATCATATTTCTTTATTTTACATTTTCCAGTAGTTATATAAGTATTAAGCATCTCTTCTAACTTATATGATTGCTGATATGCATGATGCATATTTCTTAATAATTTGGCTTTCTCTGGATTTTCACTTTCTATTTCATTGGCAATTTTGAGAAGATCATTTTCTAAAATATCTCTTTGAGAACTATATGCATTACCATATACAGAATTAATTCCTTCTTGAGCAATAGATTTAATAGAATCTTGAAGATCTACAAAAATCTCTTTAATCTCTTCATTCATGACTTCTTGCATTAATGCGTCTACAAATATTTTAGCCATTTGATTTTTTAATTCAAGATTTCCAGTATATATTGATCCTTTTTCTGCCATAATCGTATTGGCAATTTTTGATTTAATTGAAGGTGGAAGATCATTGTATTTTACAGGCTCACCTTTAGTAGCTTTAATAAGAGCTGCAGTTAGAGCTGATATTTCATTATCAGATATTTCTATTTTATATGTAGTTTTTAATGCAGCTGCAATAGCAGATTCTGAATATTCTATTTCTTTATAATCTATAGAATTCATAATTCCACCATTATCCAATATATCATCAAGTGACATAATATCAGTATCATCTTCGAGATCGATCTTTGTCCCCTTTCCAGAGAATGGATCAATAGTAACTTTTGCATTTATTGATTCTGGGCAGTCAGCAGTTTCAATCTGAATATTTCCAGATTCAATATCTCTCATTAATTTATCATCATCTGATAAAAATTCTTCCATAATACCACTAAGTCTGGCAGCTTCATCTTCGGCGAGTTTTTCTCCATCACCAGCTTTCAATAAAGCATCATATGCTTTATCAATGTTTTCATCTGTTAAATTTTCAGTAGTCCCCATATTATAAAATCCTCCGTGTTTTTATATATTTGTATCCATTGTTGTTATGGATACAGCTTCTGGCATAATATATGGATTTAATTGTAATCTTATATATGTAACTATTTCTGCTCTATGCGGACCATTTACATGTTTTACAATAAAATCTTTATAGAAATCTCCATTGTCATACATTATATTCGCTAAGAAATTACAAGTGTATATATCTCCCATATACATTAAATTTATAATTTGATTTAAGGAAATATCATGTGCAGTAATACCAGTCAAGATTGGATCTAAGTTTGAATGTATAGCTGCTAATCTTCCGCTATTATCATTATTTCCAAATAATTTTCTACTATATGCAGATGCAGAATCTTTTGCTTTTTTTAATGTTTCTAAATCAAAAGACTGATAAAGGTTAGCCTGTTCATTTACAATGAAGTTTGTAAAAAAAGTAATAATATTCTGCTGAAAATCTGATATTAAAAATCTGTATAACAAAAAAGCTACAGTATAAATATCCATATCTGGTGTTATATTTATACTTAGATTAAAATGTTCACATAGCTTATTAATTACCATTTCATATGTAGCTTGACGCGTTTCCATTATCGCATCTCGGTTATCTGGATATGTGTCTTGAATCATTTTATAATTTGATTCATAAGCAGCAACTAAATTGCCTACTTGTAAATAATTTTCCCTATTGCGATCTTCTAATATATTATTTAGAGTTGCAAGGAACATTTCTGGGCCAAAGTTTCCAATTACAGCTGCAATCTCTCTATCAGATGCAATAGCATATTCTGAATTTGTTGATGAAATCATATATAAAATTTCCTCCTTAATAGATTATCGATATATATTACTTAGATATTTAAAGCCTAGTAAATATGTAAAATATTGGGATACTGCAAAATACAGTATCCCAAATAATTTTATCTTATATCCATCATATTCTGGAAGGTTTTTTTCATCACATCTGCTTTGGTTGGACGTCTATCTTCATAATCCATATCAAATACAGAGTCTGGTAAAGTTATAGTTCCAGAATACATTTTTACATCATCTGGATCTTGATGATATGCTTTTATATAAGCATCTCTACCATGTTTAGTTTTCAATAAAGTCTGTATAGCTAAATTATTTTCAGCTTGCTGCTGTTCTAACCATTGCTCATATGATATACTACGAGCTTGACTTAAATATTTTAACTGTTTTTGAACCTCTGATTCAGAATCATGTGAGTATTCAGAAGTAAGATCTTCTAAATCCCCAGCAATATTTTTCTGACCGTTATAAGTTTCAATATCCATGGTTTCATCAATAGCATTATCTGTTTTAAGTTCTCTAATTTCAAGACCAAATCTTTCCATTAAGTTCTTTCCTTCATACCATACATATAATGCTAATAAGTATGAGAATACCTGGTCATCGTGAGCTCCATCAGCATGCTCAATACGACCATTCTTCTTAATTTCTAACGTTTTCAATTCTTCGTAAATTAAAGGAGATATGAATTTCTGTTTATGATTATTCATACGGTCTCTAAGAATTTCCATAAGTAATTCTCTAGTATCATGAGTCTGGTCTAATCCATATACTTTAGTTTGCTGTTTACGTTTAACCATGGTCATACCGTTGAATTTTTCTTCAACAACTCTATCTTTAATTTCATAATATAAGTTCTTTTTGATATCCGTCTTAACCAGATATCCAATTACTGAAGATCCATAACCGCCATTTCGTTCTATATTTATAATAGCATTCGGCATATACTTAACTACAATATGATATATTACTTTAGCTAAATCTATAGGTGAAATAAAGTTACAGTTAAATGTACATAATACTTTAGTCGTTCTACTATCTATAATAGTTATAGCAGATGAGTCTTGTGAAAATCCCCCGCTTATGTCCACCCCAATGATAGGAGGATATCTAAGCAAGTCGGTTTGCCCCCATACGTCTAAGAAGTATGCAGGTCCAAGTTTAATTTGAGTAATAGGATCTTTCTGTATAAATGTACCAACCATATCAAGATCTTGTTGTGTAAACGGACTATTATTAGCCATAGTAGCCCATTCAAGTAGTACTTCTCGTCTGATAGTAGGCCAATCTTTTTCCAAGTCTTTAACCATTGACTGGAAATAATCATCCCCAGCACCAAGTTGAATATAAGTAAATCGAATATAAAAGAAGTTAGATTTAGTATTTGCTCTACGAATTTCTTCCAATTCTTGAGCAGAACTATCATAAAATCTTTCATTGAATACAGTAGCTGCACATCGTGTCACATTAGCATTCATACCTTCATTAGTCGTCAAATCTCCAGGTGTAGTTGTAATAAGGATACCATAAGGTTTTCCATTATTCTTAGCATTACGTGAAGCGGTAGAGAAGGCAGGTGTAGCAGCCATGTAAATAAGTTTATTATATAAGATGAACGCATACTCATCATACCATTGCATTGGCATGGTGCAACCACGACCAAGCCCATTTGCTTTAGCTTTACTATTTGCACCAGGTTTTGTGGTGATTTTATTACCATTACTAATATGAGATAATGTTTCAACGTTAGATACAGGACGCATTTTCTTACCATCAGGACCATAAGCAGAGTCCATTTGTAAGTATTCTGGTAATGCTTTTCTCATATCTTTTAATCTTCGTAAGTTCATCTTAGAGTCATCATGCTTCTTATTCATAAACATGATTTCTGAGTTAGTTGTTCCGAAGTTGAATACCCATAAATACCAGCATAATGCTGAAGTTGTTTTACCGAACTGTCGAGGTAATTCCAGGAACATATTCCAGTTTAATGTGAATCCAAAGTTTAACGCAAGATTTCCTCTATCTAATTTATAAGGAACACCGCCACCAACAACACCACCAGTATCAGGAATTCTAACAATTTCTCGTAAGAAATACCAGTAGTTAAATTGACATTCGCGTAAAACTTTCACTTTATACATCCTAGGAAGATTTGGATCTCTAGGATCTATATTTATTAAGTCTGTATCATATATAGAGAGAAAGAATGCATTATTCTTAATACCTTTCATTTTTAAAAAATAATGCATGTCGAGGAAACTTTTATTAGTTGTATTCCAATGTATTGATATTTGCATTGGAACTGCATTTTGTCGTAATACCATATCTTATTATTTCACATCCTATCTATTATGAGATATTTATACGGATGTGAAAAGAGACAAAAAAAATACGAGTGCACATTACATGCACTCGTATATTTTTATTTTATTTTTCTTAGCATATTTTTCAGCTTTAACTACAAAGAATACTCCAATAGCTGCTAATAATAATCCTATTATTGTAAGAGGAAAAGCTACCTGTAATGAAAATACTCCAATCTCATAACTTTCTAATGAAGCTGCTACCATAATAAATCCTATTACTACTAATGCAATTCCTACACCTGATACTAACTTAATAGCTTTGATAGATTCTTCTTTGTTTCTTCTTGCTGCGTCTTCGATGTGATGTACATCTTTTGCTGGGTTTTTAATTTTTCTTGCTGTTGTCATGATTCATTTCTCCTTCGTATTGTATATTTTTGTGTATGTGTATTGATACAATATTGTATTATATCACTATTATAATATACTATCACAAATACGAATTTTTACAAAATCCATTTTTTCTATTCTATCTTATAGAATAATGGTTTTAATCCATCAACATGTTCTTCTTGAATTGTTACATTCATTTCTTCTTGTGGTTGTTCCATAAAGAATAAATCGATTTCAGCAGCTTTTCTCTTTCTATATGAAGTAGGCTCAATTAATACTTTAGGTAAATCCTCATATACTAGAGTAGTTACAATACTTGGATGATTTGCTAATGCTTTGCCAAGTGTAAGTAACTGATACGGTTCGTTTGGATATTCCCAGTTTGGATTATCTAATATATCATTTATATTTCGTATCTGATTAGATAATATTACTTCGAGATGAACAGCATCTATATTCACTCCACCGTGTTCTGTAATTTCAACTAATTCTTGAATCCACTGGCTATAAGTTTTATTCTGAATACTAGATAATTTATTTACTAAGTCTTTTAACTGATCCAATGTTTTGGAAATTTCATTATTAGAAATTTTCATTAAGAATAAACTTATATCTTTTATCTTATCAAATGAAATACGATATGGTTCTTCTCCTGGATCTGGTATTCTTTGAAGATATTCTATTAAATCATTTGATAAATAAATTGGACCTTTCTGGTTAGTGTCGTCATCCATATTGAAGATTTGTTTAATTTCTCCAGATGGATATTCTACTTCGAAATAATCAATATAATCATTGTATTCGAAATCATCTTCTTCATTCTCCTGCTGAATAGATTCTGGATAAATCAATAAAGTATATTTATTCATTAAATCTAAATCATTTTTAATAGATATAATATTGAATGATACTTCACAAAGATCTGAAAATTCCTGAACCCAATGTGTAGCTTTAGCATCAGACTGTAAGAGATGCTTTGCAGATAATAACTTCTGTGTTAATATTGAACAAAGTATTTCTGCCGCCATTTTACCTATATTAATATCTGCATTTACATATGCCAAATCCCCATAGCATTTATAACAAATACCATGACCTTTAGCATTTGATTCGCAAGTCATTGGGCTTCTGAAATATACAGTTTGACCAATAAGATGAGAATCATATTTTGATGGACTGGAGCTCATTTTATACTCTGGACCATCTGGATGAAATCTATACCATCTATTCTTATACTTATCTATCAGTTTAGAATCTTTTAAATAAATTTCAACAAGATTCTTGGTATGGCAAGAATATGTTGGATCTAAATGTAATTTAGTACTCTGGTTATTTAATCCCATTAATCGAGATAAATGCCCAGAGCTTCCAACGTTATCTTTCTTAATAATTTCTGCCTCTCTAGATACAGTTGCATCCATGAAGTCATATAATACTCTATTTAATCCTCCATTTACATAAGACTGATTGATTGCACCATTGAACAATCCGCCTTTACCATCAGGTTTAGTACCAATATTAACCATGAACTCTTTGAACTGTTTCTTATTAATACCCTGCCCACAATTAAATGCATTAGCCATACAATGATCTGTTTCTCTAATAATATCTATCATTCTATTTGTCATATCCATACCATAATCTCTAACTTGATCTAATGGCACATTGGCTATATTAGTATGCATCAAAGCGTCAAATTCTGGATTTGCATCCATTAGCGCAATAGTGTCTTCATTATTGATAGTATTTAAGAAATATTTAGAAAATCTATCAACTTTTCTAATCTGAAACATCATTTCATCTATAATATTATTTAAGTTTATATTAGGTACAGTTGTTCTATACCTATCTAAAAATAACTCATCAATATAATTTTTGATTCCTCCCTGTGTAAAATTCTCTTCAAAGAATAAATCTGATGAAGTAATATTAGCCCCAACAGAAAGTGGTAGTATCCAGAAGATAATATTAAAGAAATAATCAAAAATAGTCAGATTCAGACTAACTGAATCTGGAAAATGTACCATTACTTTCATATGTCTAACTCGTTGAGTTTCAATTCCATCTGCAAATATATTTTCAATGCACTGAATATGATACTCAATATTTTCTCTAGTAAAATCTTTAGCAAATACTTCAATTTGACCATATTGAACTAACTGTACATATGGACCATAATTCTGATAATTCTGTAATGCTGTCGATTCATCATAGAATATTTGTGTGTTCATTATTTTTCTCTCCTTTTTCATAAATTATTATAAAGTTAAAAATATAGTTATTTTCAACTTATCATATATATAATATATAATTAGACATGAAGTTACACGTAGCATCTAAATGATACTACGTGTAATTCACTGTTGTTTCCGTACAATTAAAAATTTACAAAGGACAAAAGATATTTTCCGACTAACGAAAAAATGAAAATAGAAAGTACAAAATACACCAAAATGAGCGTTTTTTTTGGTTGTATGGACAGTGCTGGTCCATCAATTATATGTTTAATACCTTATTTTCTATTTTCATCATTTTTAACACTACGCTGGAAATCTTTTGGAAGAATTCCAGTTTTCTTTGCTCCACCTTTAAGGAACATCTGCTGTGCCTGTTTAGCTCCTCTAGTTGCTTTTGTTCCATACTTTTTAAGCATAGCTGCTTTAAGTTCATTACGCTTTTTAGTATTGATCATAAACTTCTTCCAAAGTGGATCGTTATGTTCTTTAGCGAGCTGCATAGCAATCATAGTTTCACGTCTAGCTAAGTCATCTTTCTTGCTGAGACGAACTAATGTTTTCTTACGGAGTTTTCCTTCTGCAACTAACTGCTGACCAACTCCACCTTCTTTACAAAATTCATGTACGAGCTCATCTGGAAGCTGACTAACTTCGTCTACGATAAAAAGCTCCATTACTCTATTAGGATCGCTGAACATCTGTTCAATTGATTCGTTTACGCTACCAATTCCTGTAAACATTCCCATGATTAAAGTCCTCCTTTATATTTCGAAATATATAATACTATGACATGTCATATTTTAATCATTAGTATTTTTATATACATGTTAAATTATTAGTAATATAAATCAAAAAATACATCAACTACAACTAATATATAAAAGTCTAAAGTGATCATACATGATGAAAGGAGCCATATTTATAATGGATATGATAACTAAAAAATATAGAGACGTTATGTATAAAATGACGAAATTCATATATCCAGGGTTGCATGCAGATGAATTTGATTCAGTATTGGATTGGTCTGTTGCAAATAGGGAAAGAAATACAACTATTAATGTGCATAATAGTTATAAAAATACAAATGCTGAGATGACTTTGAAAGATCTCACAAATTGCATATTGTCTAGAGAGCCAATATGTACTTCTTGGGGAGTTTTGTTTAGAAAACATGGAACTGTACCTAATCCATTGATGGACATGATTAAAGAATTCATGGATTTGCGTGGAGTGCATAAAGCTGAGATGTTTAAATATCCTAAAGGAACAGATGAATTTGCAAAATATAATATTTTGCAGTTACTTGATAAACAGGACTGTAATAGTATATATGGGGCATTAGGAAAATGGAGTAGTATTTTCTATAATCTTAACGTGGCAGCATCAATTACAGGGCAAGGTAGATCATTGATTTCATCAGTAATTATGTTTTTTGAAATGATATTAGCAAACAATGTAAAGTTTGCATCATTAGATGAAATTGTTGTGTTTATCAATAACGTGCTGAGTGAGAAAAATGATCGAAAGTTCGATGATAGAGATATATTAGATAGAAATATTACACATGAAGAATGTTTTACTAAATTAGTATATACTATCGGAGATTTCCGTAGAGGAGAATTGAAATGGGTTCCTGATATGAAAGATTTAAATATTATTTGGGAAATAATTTCAAAACTCTCCCAAGAAGATATAAATAGAATATATTATAAAAATAACTTAATCGCATTTTGCGATAATAAATCAATTACAAATGCATTAATTTATATTTTAAATAGATTAGAAGCTCCATATATGGACCCTAATCATCCGCCAAAAGAAATAAAAGTTGAGCTAGATACGTTTACAGAATTGATTAGAGAGTATGTATTCTATAATTATCAGATTATCGACAGAATAGATAGAAATGAATTTATGATTAAAAATGTAGCAGCGTTATCAGATACTGATAGTGCTATTGTATCTATGGATGGATGGTATAGATATGTATTAAATAAAGTTAAAGGAATTCCATTCCCAATTACTCAAGTCGAAACAGACCCAGTATCATATATGGAAGGAGAGCAGTGTACTGAAAAGGTAGAAACTGTATTGGATTATGATTTTTATAATGATGAAATTATAGAGATTAAAAGAGCAATTAAGCCTAATAAGATAATTGCAGAGGATGGTTTGAGATATTCTATTATCAATATAATGTCATATGTGTGTGGTATATTGGTAAATGAATATATGATTTCATATACAAAACAAACTCATTCATATAGAGGAGATAAAGAATGTCTTATAATTAGTAAGAATGAGTTCTTATTTTATAGAGTATTATTGACAAATAATAAAAAGAATTATGCATCTAAACAGGAAATCCAAGAAGGAAAAATGATTCCAGATGGATTGTCAACTGCATTGGACATTAAGGGATTGCCTATAAACAAATCTACATTAAACGCTAGATCTAGAGAAGAGTTAAAACGTATTCTATATGAAGACGTTTTAAATACAAGAGAAATTAATCAACTTCAAATTATAAAAGATTTAGCTATATTTGAAAAACAGATATACGAATCTTTACGAGCAGGAAAGAAAGAATTCTATAAACCAGCAGCAATTAAATCATTATCAAATTATGAAGATCCGATGAGAATTCAAGGTGTAAAAGCTGCAGTTGTATGGAATATGACCAGAGATGAAGATTTAGAGGCAATAGATTTATCAACTAGAAATACTGTAGATATTGTTAAGGTTATTATCAATGAAAAAAATATTGATAGAATTAAAGAAACTTATCCAGAAACTTATGAAAAAGTTTTAGCAGTATTGAGAAACCCAGAAATTCAAAAATTTGGCACAGATGATGTAAGAGATAAAGCTAAAAAGAAAATTGGTCAAGGTGAAATAACAGCAATATCTATTCCAACAGATGTGGAAACTCCAGATTGGATTAAAGAATTTATTGATTATACTACAATTATAAATGATTCGATATCTAACTTCCCAATTGAATCTTGTGGTATTAATAAGATGGGTAAAAATACAATAAATTATACAAATATAATTAGTTTATAAAATAAAAATGTAAGGGTAGACTATTATTAGTCTACCCTTTATTGTCTCCTGAATTAACCAAAGCTCGATGAATATGCATTACAGTATTATATACAATTTTGATTATTATAAATAATCCACACGAATATAAGAAATAGTCTTTTGCAGTATAAATATGTAGAAAATTTAAATCTTCATTGTATATTTGCCCCATTATGCAACATGCTATTATGACTGCTATAGTGAGTGTAATATCTTGAAACATATTTTCTTTCTTATTCTTGTTTTTCATTCACACATACTCCTTTCTTTTTAAAAGAATATATTATAAGGATGTGAAAAAATGATAAACGCAACATTGTAATAATCATAATATCTTTACAAAGGAGTGATTGAAAGATGACTGATATATATATTAAAGTTGGAAAAGATGACGTTGTAACGTTAATGCACAGAGTTCCATTTGATCCTAAACATGGATTAGGATTAACTAAAGAAGAATTACTGGAGAGTGGATTTTTTGTAAGAGAAATTCCAAAACCAGAACAAATTAAAGGGCGTATTGCCGTTCCTAGATATAATAGAAAAACTAAAGAAGTTTATTATACATATGAAGCTAGACCATTAAGTGTAACTGATAGATTAGATTCTATAGAGAATTTATTGAATGAATCAATAATGAATGGTAAATTATAAGAACATGCAAAGGGAGGATAAAAGAATGGCTGATTATTTAGCTACACAAATCATGCAAGGTAAACTTAGCATAAAAGACGTAAGAGAAAAACATCCAGATATAATTATGGAAGTAGAAAATATTTTAATAGAAGCTGGAGTTCTTCATTTAGTAAAATAAATATATTCGGGGATAGTATTATACTATCCCTGTAAAATATGACAAAATAATTAACTTTATAGTAATACATGATAAAAAAATCGTGGAGAAAAATATTATGAATAAAATAGAAGTTACGAATAGTGCAGTTATAATAAATAATTATGAATTTGGAGATTCTACACAATTGGAAAATAATTTCAAATTATATAATCCTGTAACTCATAGTTTTTATTATATGGGAATCTATTATGATAAGAAAAATAAGAAACTATACCTCCCGAGAGGTATAGATATTTGGTTTGTCGAAAAATGCTTAAATGCAGACGCTACAATTTTAGAGAATAAATGTTATAAATATCAGTGTTTTAATGATATTTATATAAAGACTTTACCTAGAGATGAAGTTCAGAAAGAAGCATTACGATTTTCTGTTGGTCAAGGAGAGTATAGATATACTGCTTTGAAATCTCAGTTATCCATAAACCTTCCTACAGGAAAAGGCAAAACGTATATAACTATAGCAACTTTGGCATATTTTTCTATTAGAGGAATAGTTATAACCGATACAGTGGATTGGTTAAAACAGTGGAAAAATAGAACAGTTGAATATACAAATATTAATGAAAAAGATATTTGTATTATAGAAGGATCTAAAACAATATTTAGATTATTAAATTTAACTGAAGATAAATTAAAACGATATAAACTATTTTTAGTAACTCACGATACTTTACAAAGTTATGGGTCCACATATGGATGGGAAAAAGTTGGAGAGTTATTTGAATATTTAAAGATTGGTATTAAGATCTATGATGAAGCTCATTTAGATTTTGATAATATTTGCATGATAGATTTCTTTACCAATGTATATAAAACATATTATCTGACAGCTACACCAGCTAAATCAAATCAGAGAGAAAATCAAATATATCAAGCTGCATTTAAAAATGTTCCAGCTATAGATTTATTTGATGAAGAAAATGACCCACATACTGCATATTTTGCAATTATGTATAATAGCAATCCTCTTCCGCAGGATATAAGTAATTGTAGAAATAATACGTATGGAATGGATAGGAATAAATATACAAACTATGTAGTAAAACAACCAGAGTTTTATAAATTATTAACTGTAATTATGAATATGGGAATAAAGAGAACAAAACTTCCTGGTGACAAGTTTATGCTATATATAGGAACAAATAATGCAATAATGACAGTATACCAATGGCTTATAGAAAACTTCCAAGAATTAGAAAATGATATTGGTATATATACTTCAATAGTTTCCCAAGAAGATAAACAATTAGCATTATCTAAAAGAATAATACTAACAACAACCAAATCTGCTGGAGCTGCAATTGATATAAAAGGATTGAAAATGACTGTAGTGTTAGCAGAACCTTTTAAATCAGAAGTTATAGCTAGACAGTTGTTGGGTAGAACGCGAGATAATGATACTATATGTATAGAATGTGTAGATAAAGGTTTTACGCATTGTAGAAATTATTATTATGCCAAAAAACCTATATATAAAAAATACGCTACAAGTTGTTCTGAAATTAATTTATCTATGCCAGAATTACATGCTAAATATAAGGATATAATGGAAGAACGAAATAAACCTAATCTTATTAGACTATTTAATAAAATTGATCCAGATAGACCAATTAAATTATTTCATAAAATAGAATGATTTAGTGCATGGAATATAGTTAGTGGTAATAAAAGAATTAAATATCCAGATTAGTTAATATATCCAAGTGAACTATAGGAATATAAATAAAGTTATCCTGGTCAATTGATTTACAGAAATAAAAATTGATTATATCAAAAAAGAGAATTACTACTGGAGAATTATTATTGCAGAAGAATGATTTATCAGAAGTTATTGATATTATTGGAATTAAAAGAATTATAATAGAAGACAAACAAGTTATGTACAGAGAATTATTTAAACATACAAATACTATTAACAATGAAAAAAGAATTATTGGGAGAAAATTTTATTATAGTAGTCAAGTGATTTATAAGAGGATAGTGATAAAACACTATCCTCTTATTTAGTTGCATTTTGTATATATTTCAATTATATATTATTATAGTGAAATAGAAATATAGAAATATTTCTATAATTCTTCTTCAGTATGTATATGTGTATTGTGGAATTGGAGGTATACTTCTCAAGTGTACCTCCTATTATCCCAAAATTTATTTTTTTAGCTTTTTACGTATTTTTTAACCTTCTAATAAGAATTTGTATCATTAAGAAATATTAATGATATATTATAATACTGAATATAATATACAGAAGGAGGTGTATTAACAACACTATGGGCGTTAAATTAATACACCAAATAGATTATGATAAAATATCAGATGATTTATATCATCTTGGAAATAGAGTTATAGTTAGATTAAATGTACTTTTATCTAAGAAAGATGTGGAAGGAAATCGCTCTCATTATCATAGAGAATATAGATATGATTCCAAATATAAAGATTATGATAAAGTCATTAATATAAAGAGATCATTTGATTACCATTTATCATTTGATAAGGTAGATGATTTCAATGTATCTGTAATGATACGTATACAGGATATGATGCTGCTTAAAATGAAATTACAAGAAGTAGCAAATATATTTAACTCTGGAATATATACAATTTCTAAAAAAGGTGATTTAAAGATTATTAAAAAACCTAAACCTATAATATTAGATGGTTTGGTTGGAGGTAAATATATTGCCTTTGAATTTATTGTATTGGAAGATGAAATAACTAAAATTCAACAGCAGGGTGTTAGAATAACATTAACTGATCCCAATATATTTTGTGATATATCCATAGATAGGTTTTATGGATTATATTATACAATATCTCAGTTAAATTTATTTCAGTCTGCACAAATTATGATAAACTATTTGGGAAATCCAGGTTATGGGACAAGTTTAACAGATTTTGAAAAACCTACTTTTCAAAAAGTTGTTATAGATGACACTCCAGAACCTAATATAGAAATTAAATCGTCTAGAGAACTACCTAGACCAAAATCTAGTTTTGAGCAACTAGATAATATGTAGAAAAGGAGAATTTGAATTAAAATGTATACCGAAGAGACACTTATTAACTTATACTATAAAAAATCTAAAAAAGGAACAAAAGATATTACAGTATACTGCAATAAAGATTTAGAGAGACTTGTTAATGATGCTAAATTAGAATACTATTCTAGATTTTGTGAAAAAATAGCAATTACTATTAGAGTGGCGGAAAATGTTAATGATATTATAGTAATTCCATCTGATGAACTGAGAATTGGTAATTTAAAACATTGTGGTGAATCTGGTATAGAATATAGTATAAAAGACAATGCTCCTATATTAAAATCTAATCCGTATATTTACTGGAAAGAGGAATGTTTATACTGCACAAAATCAAAAAATTGCAAATATGCGGTAGATATGGCTACATTTAAAAATATACTATCAGATATTGAAAAAATATGGACTGGTAAGATATTTGGATCGTTAAGTTTTAAATGTGATTATTTTGAACTGGATGAGGCTTTTTATATAGAAAATCATATGGAGGTTTCTAATGGGAATTAATAAACCTATACCACCTAGTACTCAAATAACTTTAGATTATTTAGTAAAAAGTATTGAGGGGGTATATCATAAAAACAAAGTACTAGAAGCAGACGAAAATCGTCATGCATACTTATATGACGGTTATGGTATGCCTTTTAGATTATCGATAAACACTGGAGTTCTTATAATATGTCATTATATGGCATATGAGATGTATGGGAGTTACATTGACGAAGCAATAGCATACTCTAGAGAAAAAGGTATTGAAGTTGAAAAATTAATTTCATCTTTACCAGATACTACGGCTATAATTATATGCCCTAAGTATATATAAAATTAAAACACAAAGGAGAGAAAAACATGAAGAAAGAAGATGTAAAATTTGTAGGTTTTCGCTTACAAAATGGAGAATTTCTTCCAAGAGAAAAATTTGCTGATCTAGAGGGAGGCGTGAGATTAGCAATTCAGCATGTAGTATATACATTATGCGATGTATATATATTACATACTGATGGCGGTATTGTTTATTTAGAAGACAATACTGGAGAGTGCGATGTATTCGTGTGTGAAAATATTCACACTGAGTGCAAAGATCCAATACTTATTCTTGTAGGAGAAAATGGAAGATATGGCATTCCATTACGAGCTTTAAGTATAAAAGATGATACTACATTATACGTTGACTGGAAAACATTAACTGAGTTAAATAATTGTATTGGAATAGATATAGAGAAAGTTTAATCTTATGATATACCTATACTAATATAATTTAAATAGATAATCAATATCTATTAATTTCTGATTTACGTGACACGATAACGTTATATGATGAAAAAGATTTATACCAGAAAATATATTAATAATACAGAAAGAATTACATTACTTAATTTATATTAAGGGAGAAAACTGAATTTACAATAATAATATAGTTATATGGGTGAAATGATTTATACTATATGAGATAAGTTAAGATGCTTAAAAGAATAAACTATATGTGAAGTGATATATCACTTCACAATTATTTTAAATTATGGAGGATGTCATATGAAGTTAACATCAAAAACTTATAACCTTAAAAATCTTAAGGATATTTATAAAAATAAACTAGTAGAAATACACTACTATTCAATGTCTGATTGTGTGCATTCTAATGATTCAGGTAACACATCATATTCTATAGAACCACATCCAGCTGAATTTAAAAGAAGTGGTGTTATTATGAACGAAGATGATACTACTATAGAACTAGATTTAACACGCTCACCAAAATGGATTCCTGGAGAGGATAGTTGTAAATTAAATAAAAATAATATTACTAAAATTGTAATATATAGTGAAAAAGAAGATGGTGAGCCATTAAAATTCTTAGGAAGAGGTTCATGTTTTAATGTGAAAGAAGGCAATACTTCTGCATATTTTGAAACTTCAACAGCAGTATATCTTATAGATTGCGGAGAAACAGTATTTCAAAAGATAATGGAATTGAAAGATAGAGGCATAAATGTTATAAAGAAGCATAAAGCTTTTAATATAATTATAACCCATCTACACAGTGATCATATAGGTAGTTTACCTAGTCTTATTTTCTACTGCAAATATGTGTTGAATAAAAATATTACTATTATACACCCTAGATTATGGCAAATTATTGCATATTTATCATTATCTGGTGTACCTACCAATGCATATTCTGTATATTGTCGCGAAACTTGCATAGATGAAGGAGCAACAATATCATTCATTGAAGAGGACCATACAATCACACAGTCCTGCGGAATAGATGTAAATGTTTTGATTGACGAAGAAGAGGGGTATACTACTTATAATATTAGCGAAGGTAAGTATTTATCATATGGATTAATAATAAATATATTCGCTGGAAATAAATCCAAAACTATTTATTATAGTTCCGATACAATGACACCATTATATAATATTAAAATATTGGATAAATTATGCGATTATTATTATTACGACTCTGCAGTTAGAGAAGAAAATAGCGAAGGTGATAAATACCCGCACTGTAACTTGTTAGAATTAGTAAAAAGTTGCAATGAATCTCAAATACCATTGGATAGATTAAGATTAATGCATATTGATAGTGACGAAGTTATAGAATTGGCAAAAATCTTAGATATTAAATGTGTTGAAGTTGAATAATTTTTATATTAAGGGGAGAAAAATCATGGAAGAAAAAGAAATGATCAATAGGATTAATAAAATACTTGAAGATAAAAACGAAGCAAATAGACTTATAGTTTTAACTAGAAAAAAGGTTGAATCTATATTACCAGAAGGAGCTATTGAATATGGTTACAATATTGAACCTATATTTTCATTGGATTCGGTAGAAGTGGATAGGGAAAATGAATATATTTATGTATCAGTATTATTATCTAAAGTAGGTACTGTAAATTGTATAGTTAAAAGAAGAGATAAAGTGGCTATTCCATTTTCTATATATAATAACTATACTGATTCAAATGCTAATGTAACATATTTTTCACTTCAAGAAATAAATGATTTGGAAAAAGCTATAACTGATGAGAGCATTGCTTTGATGAATAGAATTTATGAAATGAAAAAAGTGAAAGCTGAATTAGAAAAAATGAAAGCGGGGATTTAAAATATATGAACAATCTATACAGTTTATCTAATATCAATAGAATTATACGAGCAGTAAATAAAGCAAATTATTTTCTTGATATTGTTGTTGGAGAGATTGGACAGCATTGTCCAGTAGCTAATGTATATTCTTGCTATGCAGAGGTATACGATGAGAATGATATAAGTCCAGCATCTGATGCTGGAATTTTTAGGATACACACTTCGTGTAAATTATATGGTCAAATTATTACACAAGATATATATCTTCCTAAAAATTATTTAACTGATATAGATGATATAATCATCCTAGATAGATATCATTCTGAATTAGAAAAAGTTAAGACTATTATTACCAAACAGAAGTCATATCATGAGAATGAGATAAATAAATTACATGCTGGAGAATTGTTGGTAAATAGTTATATGAAGAAGTCTATAGCTTTTGGATAAAACAAATAATGACAGGTATACCTTTATCGGTATACCTGTTTATTTTTTATACTGTTATCATAACTGGCTGATTCTGGTTAGCTGCAGATACATAACCTTCTTCTAATTTATTTAGAATTTCTTCTCTCTTAGAAGCTTCGTTTTCCAATTCTGATAATTTTAAATCAATTTCTGCATATACAGTATTTAACCCTTCAAAATGAATTAAATATCTGTATAAATATAATGCCACATCAGCTTGAGCTAATGCTTCAAATATCTGCATTTGAGTAGGCATTATAGTTGTAAGATCTGCTCTATGTGTAATAAATAATTCCAAATGAAATCTACCCAATCCAGTAGACACATCTTTACTTGTAGCGGTCTCAAGTCTAACTTTATTAGGAGGTTCAAATACTGGATAAATACCATTATTAAATAATGACATCTGATCTGCTCTCATTTGAATCATTGGTATATCCTGTATAGAAAAGCTTCCTTGAAGATAATCGTATACGCCTAGACCCATATTTTCTTGATAAGTTAATGAATCTTGTGTAAAGTCTCTCCAGTTCAAATCTTTTAATCCTAAAATTTCTACACCTTTTTCAATACTATCTTCATCTAAAATATAATAACCATTTTTCTTTGGGTGAGTTTTTGGATCTACCATATAATTATATTTTCTAGGTACATATCTGGAAAATGTAACTAATGTATCTGGAATGATTACTTCATCTGCCCATTTAGTTTTACATATTTCGTCAGGAAGATTAAGCACTTTTGTCCCTAATCTATTTTCAATTTTTTGTAAAAGATTAGTCATTTTATTAGCAAATGCCATAAAATAGAACCTCCTTTCTTTTTAGAGTCTATTAATACATGCATTCATAATTTCATCATGAATATAAGCTTCAAGATTCATGATGAAAATACCACCAGCTTTATCTGTAAGCTGAACCTGTTTCCCATTATTGATTAAAGTAGCTTCATTATAATTAAGATCAAAGAATTCTTTAAATAACTTATAATTTGCAGACTCTGACTGAATATATTTTATTACAGATTCATTTACAATTGGAATCTGCATGCCTCTATCTCTTTCATCTAAAAATAATTTTGATCCATCTGGAGTAATAATGCTAGCACCTTCTGATACTAACCCTAATGTATAAGCTTTATCGTGACTAGGATAAATTACTCTATCATATGTGATTATTCTAATATTCTTAACTTCAGCGCCTCTAGAAGTATTTTTAATATTACCTAATGCTCTAAGAGACCAAGATGGTTTTCTTCCTTTTCTTAATTCTCTGTCAAATGATGCTCCTAATTCATTTTCATCTCCCATGAAAGTTCCCATTACAAAATCACCATCTGTCCAGAATTTCTGGAATACAGCAACCGTATTATTTGGATCTATTGTCTGCTGTCTAGCTAAATCTTTTGAAATAGGATGCCCATTTTCAGCTTTCATATTTCCAGAATTTAATAACTCAATTGTTCTAGGTGAAGTTAATTCTGGGAATAAATCTCTAGAATCATAGAAACGCCCATTTCTATTTTTCATGTTTGCTTCTTGCAAAATCCCCTGTGCTAATACTCTATCTCCATCTATTTTTTTAGTAATCTGTATTGGAGCTACAGTAGTAGGATCTATAGGAGTAGTTTCAATAACTACATAACCGATATTATCTAATCTATTCATCAATAAATATCCTCCTTATTTTGTGTCATCTTAATTTACCTATGATGTTCTTCCATGGTAAATATACCGATTACCCCTAAAAAGGTACCACTTTAACAATATAGTAAATTTAATAAAGGGGATGATTATCATATATAATTGTATACTTATAGTATTAATAATTATTTTATTTTTAGCATTTGCATCACCTGATAATGAAAAACCATCATGTTATAAAGATAAAGATTCAGATGTAACATATGTGTGTACTGGAGATGCGTGCCCTTGGAAATCATCATGTAAATATTTTATAAATTATATGAATGATAATTAATAATGTAAAAGGAGGATATTATGATATGCCAAACAAACACTCTCATATGATGAGTTTAATAAATAAGAGATGCTTATTTTTATTGAATGAAAGTGTAAATAAATCGGAAGTGAGTATCCCTATCACATCATATCGTTATGTAAAAAATTTAATGTCTCCTAGTGCAGTAAATGAATTTGTCAAAGTTGTTGGAAGTTCAACTGCAAATGCTACTGCATATTGTATAGAAACTTTAGAAATAGCCAAAGCAATGCCTGAGAATGAACAGGTTAAAATTATTAATCGAATTATCGATACAGTAATACCTAAACTTACTGTAGAAAAATTGGAATTGATAGCAAATGAGTACAATATAGAAGGTTTATGTGAAGCTTCTACCGCTAAACTTAATACTGCTATCAAAGAAATGCAAGTAGTGGATAGAATTATGAAGAATGATAAATCATTAGCAAAAAGATTTGATTTTGATAAAAGAATTCAATCTACCCCATATGCAAATAATAGCGACATTATAAGAGAATTATGTGAATGGATTGATACATATCAATTATCAAAAGAAGCTAAATATAATATTGCTCTTGAAAATATCGCATATTCTTTTAGTAAAAATAAAAGATCATTCTCAATTCCAGAAATTATTGAAGAAGTAACAAGTTATTTTGTATCTTCTCCAGTAATTACTGATAAAGAGTATAGAGGATTGCGAAAAGTTTTAGAAAATAATTTAATTGTATCGGAAGTTAAAAATGAACTTCCGAAAATTGCACTTGATATTTTATCAGAAGAGCATCAAGATTATAAATACAAGATTCTTAAGCTTGAAGAAAAATGTGATGATAAAAACTGTGCGAAATTATTACACTCTGTACTAAAAATAAAGAACGAAAAACAAGCATCTGCTTATATTAATAAAGTAGTGAATGTTGTAGATGGACTTTCAATTTCTAATAATGATAGAAAACAATTAATGACTTCTATTATGATGATTCCATTATTAGGGAATGTATCTAAAGCATTTGTTACATCTGAATTGAAAGTAGCAGATACCAGAAGTAAATATAAAAAGAAAATTGAAGATGAAGAATTCATCAAAGTTATGCAAGATGCATTTGATGATGAATATGACTTACTAGAAACAGCAATTATTATTGAACGATTTGTACCACTTGATAATGATAAATTTTCGGAAACTTATGCTGAAAAAGAATTCAGCTTATTAGAATCAGAAAACTTTGCAGATTCTAATGATATTAAAAATATTTTAGATGAATTTAAGCAAGATCAGAATAAATCTACTGGAAGGTTTAAACGTGCTTTATCTAGAATATATAGAAAATCTCCTGAAAATATTATAGATGATACTCCTAATATTTTAGGAACTATTAGAGCTGTATTTATTTTAGGAACTTTTGCAGTTCCTGTAATTGGACCTGTATTGGCAATTGTAACATCATTTGTTGATCATCTTATTCAATCTCATATCAATGTAAAAGAATCAGCCAAATTAGCAAAAGCTTTAAGAAATGAAATGGAAAAAGTTGATAAAGATATTGATAAGGGTAAAGGAGATAAAGAGGATCTCAAACGTTATAAGAAATGTCTTGAAAAATGTGTAGATAAAGTAGAATCATATCATGATAGTTTAACAGATGATAGTATTGCAGGTGGAGAAGATGATGATTTATGGGGAGATGATATCGATTTCGATTTAGAATCATCTAATCTTTTTAATCGAGCAAATTTAATATCTTATGTCATGGAAAAATATGAATCTAATATTATCGAAGAAGCAGCAAAATTCATTAATGAAAATAAAGATAACTTTACTACAGATGCATGCAGAGAATTGTTATATGTGGTAAAAGAAATGGGATTATGCTCAGAAGAATACTTCTACGATAAATTAGAAAAGAATGTTACTACGGTCATGAGTATGAATTATTGCTCATATGCAGAAAGTACTGTTAAATCTATGGACGATATACAATGCTGGCATATAAATGATTTAAGAGATCTTGAATTGATTACTCAATTTTATGCTATTGAAGCTGTAGATCAGATTATTCATGAAGAATTTAATTTAAATAATCTTAAATTAGTAGTTCAGAATTTCAAGAAAACTGTAAAGGATTTATCTATGAAAGAAAAATCTATGTGGCAGACTATAGATGCTCATATGAGTGGATTTATGAAAGCTATTGAGAAATCTATGACTTCTAATAGAAGAGAAGCTATCATTAAAGGATCTATTATCCCATCTTTTTCTAAATGCATTAAAACTGCTATGGTTATTGGTGGGGCTGCATTTGTAAATCCTATATTAGGACTAATTACAGCTTTAGGAATATACGGAAGTTCCAAAGCATTAAATGCTAGAGAGAGACAGTTAATTTTTGATGAAATTGAAACTGAATTAAAGGTTATTGATAAGCAGATTCAGTTAGCTGATAATGATGGAGATATTAAACAATATCGCTTATTATTACAATATCAGAAAAAATTAGAACGTGAAAGACAGCGTATAAAATATGGTATGAAAGTGCATGGAAGAAATATTCCATCATCTTCTGCAGGAAGGAGAGATGACTAAGAATGGGAATGTTCGATAATTTATTTAAACCTATTAATGAATTTAACGTTGGAAATGGAGAAGAAGCTGATACTTTCGACAGTACTGGAGAAGAAGATATAACCCCTGCAACTGCATCCGCAGGAACAGATGATCAAACAGATGATAATCCTACTCCAACTGATGACATTAGTGATAGCGATGAAAATGTAGATTTTACGGATGACACCGATGCAGATGATAATACTGTAGGTGATCAAGATACAGGTGATGATGACACTGATGTAGATTATACGTTAGATGATACTGACACTGAAGAGGAGAATGCTGAAGATGGAGACGATTCTGCCGATTCTACTGACGGCGAAGAAGATGAAGATGTTGAAGGTGAAGATGATTCTAATGTAGACTTTACAGATGATGGATCTGAAGAAGGCGAAGAAGGTATAGATAATACTGATGATGACATAGAAGATTCAGGAGATTCTAATGATCCTTTCACTGGATTAAAAGATATTGAAAGAGAGTTATTTGATAATCTTACTGATGAACAAAAGAATATCAAGATTAAAGAACTCAAACAGAACTTTGCAGATCTTCATGAAAGATGTGACGGTATAATTGAAATTCTCAATAATACTACACCTAGTGATGAATCAACTGTTAGGGTATTTGATTATATCCAAAAGACCCTTATAGATTTACAAAATAACGTTAGAGATTATTTAACATATACTTTCACTACTAAAACATTTATTGAAAATGATGCTCAATTTAAATCATATTTAGTTATTTTGAATACTATACAGAATATTTTGGAAGAGATAGATATCCAAAAATAATCTCCTAACAGAAAATAAAAATCTAACAATATAGTAATTATAGATCTATTTATCGATTTTATTCAAAAATGATAGATCGTATATTTACATACAACAATATTCAAAAATTAATACATATAATGAAAGGAGCTAACACAATTATGGTAGTCGGCGAAAGAAAGCAAGCTAAAATGGCTCAGGGCAACTACAGAAAGAATGAAATGTATGCCTTTGCTGAGCAGTTTACAAATATCGCTAATGTCGTACAGGAATCTGCTATGGGTGCAGTTGATGTATATCAGGACATTAGAAGAACATTAAACAACCAGTATGCAAATGAAACATTAAGAAATTACTTTATCGAAGGTTCTTACGATCCAGATGGAATGGATGCATATGAAATCGAAGAACATTGTGAGTCTATGGGTGCACTCTTTGATAATGACCGTGAAGGTATCTTAGAAAACACTTATATGTCTACAATGAATCCAGTTATTGGTATGACATTCCCAATGCACAAATGGATCTTAATGAACATGGTATTTGATAAAGGTGGTATTCCTAAAGTTGTAACTCAGTCTCCTGCATTTACAATTTCTCAGGAAACACGTTACCTTATAGATACAGAAGGTAATGAAATCGACATGTTCAAAGAACAGAACAAGATGACAGATGCAATCGAAGCTACAGCTCCGCTGCAGACATTCGATGTTACAACTCTTCCACTTACAGAAGCTACAGAAATCGTTCATGATTTCCTTGGTGGTTTAGCTGGAGTTGATCATCTTTCAGTAGAAACAAACGTTTATGCTGTATTAGTAAAAGACGTTTATTTCGCAATTGGCGATATTCTTCCAAACGCTGAAGGTTATATCGAACCTAAGGGAGAAATTGCTACAGAAGCTACAACAATGGATGTATGGGTAAAAGTTAAAGCTCCATTTACACCAGGTTATGCTGGACAGATGGGTAAAGGTTTTGACAGAACTCTTGCTTATAGATTCAACTGGGAATACAAAGTAAGCGACACAGAAACAGCAGTTATCACAGATACTATTACAGGTACAATGAAGAAAGACCGTCTTAACGTAATGGCTCTTGAAGGTAACGTTGCTGGTATCCGTATTCAGTCTAGAATCGATACTTCAAATGCTCGTGCTACAACATGTAGTGTAGCTTGGAGAGCAGATACAATCTATGAAGAAATTCCAAACGCTATTCCAATTAACGTTACAATTTCTCCAGAAGAAGTAAAAGATATCAATGCTCTTTACAATGTAAACCAGGTAACAAAGATCATGCATATGATGAAATCAGTTCTTGCTAACTACAAAGATGATAAAATCTTAAGAAATCTTAACGATTCTTATTCAAGACTTGATGCAAGAAGTTCATCTTATGGTGAATACGATTGGGCACCAATCAAAGGATACGCTGGGGATCATATCCAGTGGAGAAGAGATACATTCCTTGATTTCTTAGATAGTCAGGTAACAAAACTCTTACAGGCACTCAATGATCCTAACATGACAGTTACAATTTACGGTGATCCAGATCTTGTACGTAAGATCACACCTACAACATACTCTTATCAGACACCAGCTTCTATCGGACCAGTAGAACTTGACTTCACAAAGACAGTTTATACATCAGATAGAAGACATTATCAGTTCATCGGTTCTGATAAACTTCGTGGAACAACAGAATTTATCTTAGTTCTTTGTCCAAATGGTACAGATCGTATTCTTTACAGAATTTACGATTACCAGATGTACCTTTCAAATGAAATTAGAAATGCAGATAACCCAGCACTTCCTGCAATTCACTCATTTGAAAGATGGAAATTTGTTGAATACACACCAGTTCAGGGACGTATCAACATTCTTCATCCAAATGGAATTAATCAGGAAACATATAATGCATTTCCAGTTAGAGTTGTTGAATAATCTAAGCTGCTACAAGTGCTAAAATTGCAATCTTGAACAGGTTTGGTTTAGTTTCATAATTTTTACAACCTCCCGAAACTCAGAGTATCGAAAGGTACTCTGGGTATTTCGTAGCTTAATAGGAAAACATACATATAAATGAATAGTAAAACTAGTTGAAAGGAGTTTTAATATAATGATCAGAAATAAAGATTTAGGAGCTTTACTGGACTCTTTATCAGTTATACTCAGTAAAAGTTCCTCTGCACATACATTTAGCCATATGGGAAAATGCTCAGACGGCACATTTGAATTTATGAAAGCACTCAATCAGTTCTTTGATGATATTAAGTGTGTTGAAGTTATATTTACAAAAAATACTGATACTGAATTCTTTGGCATTATGGTAGATCCAATGATTAATGGTGTAGAAAGAATACTATACGATTGCGGTGAATTACCAGAACCATTCCACATTGCGAATTATAGATTGGAATTAGATAGTAAATTATTTGATTCAATTGCAGATCTTAATGTATATGAAGCATTATCATTAATTATTGATGATATCGATAAACTTACAAGTGGATCTAGTGTAAGAGAATATAAAGAAGCAGTAGATGCAATATGTTGTGGATTAGATATTGATAAAAAAGGTTTACATAATAACATGACAAAAGAGTTAGATTGTTTATTTTCTTATGCTACAAAAGAAACAATGTATAGAATGTTTTCTTGCTGTGCAAAAGATAGCACTAAATTAATTCTTGCTGGAGAACTTGTAAGATATTTGGGATTGGAGTCTCATTTTGATAGTGCTATAGATAAAATGCAGAAAGTAAGACCTCAGTTTGATAATGAATTACTTCCTACAACTTCATTAAACTGGTGTTTATATTGGTTCTTACATCATACTGCATATGATACTTTGCCAGTATATACTCTTAGACAGGGATTATATTGTACTGGATCTCTTTTAATGAAAAGAGCTATTAAACAAGCATTGACATTTTTAACAACTTTAGATTATAAAATAAATTATATTGAAGAATCTAAAAAGAAGAGTTTATTTACAAATATTAAACTCAATGGAATGAAATCATTAGAAGACGATGTGTATGAATATTCTATGAGAGTTAAAAATATTGACGATGAATCATCTGCAATTTTGCTTATGAGACAGATTAATAGTAGAATTGGAATTATTGAAGATTATCTCTGTAGTGAAGAGTTATCTGATTTTGAAAGAAAACGTTGGGAAAAGTTATATGATAAATATGATAAGCTCAGAGATGAAATGATTAAGAAACCTATATATTCAAGAAAGATGTATGGTTTATTTGTAGATTATAATGCATTAGCTTCAATGAGTCCAGAAAATTATATGACAATGAACACTATGTATTAATTTTAAATTTCAATTATATATTATTAATATGAAATAGCGAGTATCTTTCATCGCGTTTCTCCTTTTTTATTTTGCAGACAAAAAGATATGGGGGTGAGTTGTGACTCATTTCATACTCCAATTTGAATTATTATAATATTATTACATCCCACCCCAAATAGAATAATAATTATCACCCCCATATCACATTGTCAAAGAAATAATTCAAATTATTTTTTTGTCATTTTTTGAGAGAGTGCTTAAGTAAGCACTCTCTCTTATTTATTTTAAGGAGTCATCATCCTTCTCTTTTTCTTCTTTTTCCTTCTCGGCATTTCTTTTAGCCTCTCTTTCCAATTTCTCTTCAATATTTTCAGCTTCCTCAGCCATTCTTTCTAATACTTTAGCTGCTGGACCTGAAATGTTTTTGATTAAAGTCTTTCCGAGAGACTGTATAAATTTGAGGTTCAAGAATAGTTTAATTAATGACGAACTCCACATACCAACTAATATAGTGATTGCAGCGAATAAACTGAATGGAACTTCAACGTAATCCATTAATACGCAAATAAGAACAGAGGAAAATATAGTAGATGATAATATTTTCGTAAAACTTATCTTACCAGTAACAGTAGATTCTTTAATGAATGCTCCAACTAAGCATAGTAAAAATGTCACCACAAATCGCTTGTATAAGTATTCCAGTAGTATATTAAGTGATATTACATCCATACTATCTTTCCCCCTTATACCGTAATTATTCATTTATTTTCATATTATGATTATTTTTTGGTGGAATATTACCAAGATCATGTTTATCAAAATATCTATTATATTTATTGGATACAAATGCTAGCAATACTACTAATATTACTCCATAAAAAATCCCAACAATGTATAGAATATTTAAAACATTGTGATAGTATAATTCCACAGATTTTATAAACGAATCATCCATTAATTTAGGATAATGAGTTTTAATCTGATCATATAAATTAAATTCCTGTACTACTATAAATGTGTGGGTTTCTTGTTTTAACCCTTCGATAATTTGTGGTTGCCCAAAAATATCTTCAGTATCAAGAATATATGCTGGATTTAAAAACTGATAGTTCTTTAATCCATTGATTCCTTCTTCCATATAAACTGATTTAAGAGTGTCATAACTAGCACTATTTATCAGTTTATGTGATTCATAATTGGAATCGTCTTGTGTAAGTCTATTAACGTGCTCTGTTATAATAATTTCTTTGGAATGGTTAGTTAATTTTCTAACTGCTTCTTTTTCCAAATAAGAATTATACGCATGTCCAATTTCATATTCCCAATCTCGTTTATCTGTTACACTGGAACTAGCTCTATAGTGATTCATATCTTCCAATATACCATCCATAGAAGTTATAAATATACCATCTCGTTGATTTCCAATTCCATTAAATCCGACATTAGCAATATTTTTTCTGAATACCATATGTAAATCTTCATTCGTTTGATTACTATCCAGATCAATTTTTAATTGTTCCATATCAATATTGGATTTGATATCTTGTTCTATGCTTACAGCAACTTCTTCGGCTTGATCTGAAGCCATTTTTCTTAATTCCATCGCATATAAATATATTTGATTAAATCTTTCTTCTTTAAGAATAGAGATTGTGTCATGCATAGAAGTATTTATCTCATTAATGGTTTGCATGTAGACGAATGTTAATGCTATAACACAAATTGCTACTGCGATACATAGAGTCTTTGCAAAAATCAACTTATTACGATGACTTCTATGTCGCCATATATTGCACAATTTGTTTCTTTTTTCTTCGTGATTTGAATTATTTTTTATACGCATACCAATAATTATCCTCCTTTCTATAAAATTCCAAAATAGATGATAAACCATAAAATCATCCCATCAATGGTTTATCTGTATGTTAAATTTTATTCCTTTTTTGAGTTTTCATGATATAATCCCAAAATAGTATTTATATAATCTATATTGCTATTAGCGTATGATAATTTTTCTATATTATTATTAACAGTGAAAAGAATCGTATCTTCATATAAATCAACAATAATATCATTATTGATATATTTGCAGAATGTATGAGTATCAAATTCCCTTATGCAATCTGGAAAATATTTAAATTTTACTATTTCTTTTCTGAGCCTCATTCGTAAATCGCTACTATAATTAAATAACACTATTCATCAACTCCTTTATATTAAGATTATCCCAATGTTGTCCATGACGCTAAACATTAAGATAAATAAATATATAAGGAGGTAAATTATTATGACAGATTTACTCTTAGAAAGTGTTAATTTAGATGCATATATTAATAGTGCGCTTATCATCGGTTTATTAGGAGTTGGAGCTCTTATTAAACATTTAAAAGTTGCAGAAAGTATCTCTAATCGTCTTATTCCGGCAATTTTAGCTATATTAGCTATCTTATTCTGTGTTTCATGTGGGGATAATTCATCAGCAGCTTCAGTTGCAAATAATATTTTAAGTGGTATTATTAATGCTGCATCTGCTGTTGGTACTCATCAGTTAGGCAAGAATATTTTCCTACAGAAAACTCCAATTTCAGATTCTTCCGAAGAATTATGAAGGAGATATTACTAATAGTAAAATAAAAGAATAAAATTACAACATTATCATAATCAGATATACTATACATAATTATCAAATAAAGCATTTCTGATTATTATAAAAAATTATGACCCATAAATGCCATATTGGTATGATGTAAATTTTTTCTTACGCGCATTTCCCAGAAGACATATAATAGTCTTCTGGGTAACTCCTGTCAAAATGAAAACATACCAGTAAACATGCAGATAGTAGTGGCTACCAATTGCGTTTTAGGTAGCCATTTATTTTATAAGCAAAGGAGGATTAAAGTATAATGTATGAAAAACAAGAATGGAATACATTCGATCCTGATCTAACGTTACAAGAAAATATAGATAGAAATGCTGTAGTTACTGAAGATAACATGGCACATATTGAAGATGGTATATATGCAGCTAATAAACCGTTAGAGATTGGTATTGTAGAAGTAGCCGATGCGCCATCTGCATCTATAACAGAAACTGCAGATAAGAGATTACTAAATATAAATGTACCTGTTGGTCCTAAAGGAGATCCAGGTCCGCAAGGCCCAAAAGGTGATAAAGGTGATAGAGGAGAGAGAGGCCCAACTGGTCCTCAGGGGGAAAGAGGAGATACAGGTTTACAGGGTCCACCTGGAGGTGATGGTCTTAGAGGGGAAAAAGGCGATAAAGGTGATAAGGGAGATAAAGGCGATAAAGGTGATAAGGGAGATAAAGGCGATAAAGGTGATAAGGGAGATAAAGGAGATCCAGGTCCACAAGGCGAACAAGGTCCAGCAGGTCCATCTAATAATATAGCAATAGATGATACCTTAACTAAAGAAGGATACGCTGCGGATTCTAAAGCTGTAGGTGATAAATTCACAGACATTGTACAGATGATAGAAAACGGTAGTGGGAAAATTAATGTAGATACAACGTTAAGTGTTACTGGAGCTGCTGCAGATTCTGCTGCTGTAGGTTCAGCTATAAGAAACGTTCGAGAGTATGTTAATGCTGCAATTCAAGAAGCAATAGATATGACATGGGAGGCGAGATATTAATATGACTCAAGCAGAAAAATTTCAAGAAATTGCGGATAAAATTCGCGGTAAGAGTAAAAGAACTAGCCTTATTATAGCAAATAATTTTGCTAAAGAGATAGATAATATACCTGTGAATTATATGGATATAAGTACACCTATGGGTGTATATTATTCAAATTTTGATAATGCATGGGAAGCTGTAAAATTAGCGATGACATACATGAATTCATCTATTAATGGAGAAAAATCTTTTAAATATGTAGAAGAAACAGGCTGTTTGAAAGGCGAAACAGAAGCTACTATTCGAGATAATAATGGAAATGCCATCATGGATGATTCAACATTCATAGGTTTGGTATTAAGGGGTATATCTTATCATCAGAGCCCATATTCTAAAAACAATGCAGAGTGTAATCCATCATTAATAGAATGCGATTATGATAAAAAATGGGTGGAAGAATATTTTGATTTACAATCAGTTAGATACGAAGAACCATATGTTTTTCCATATTACGAATATATGGATCAGCATGATTATTTAAGAGTATTAACTGCTGGAGATATGGCATTATATTATGATAGAATGGGATTTACATGGTTCTTTGATACATCTTATGCTAGATCTGGAGACTTATGCTTTTTATATACTGAAAATGATGATGGAACTTTAACAAATCCAGATTTCATAATGGGAATAAATCATGTTGGTATTATGACTGACAGTGAGCATTATCTGCATATGGATAATTCTGGAGCTGATAGAGGTCTTATTAGATCATCAATTTATGACTTACAACCATTCTTATATGCAAGACCATTATATGGGGCATTAGTATGCGGGCCTACAAATGATTTGACTCCAGGTACTGTAGATTTAATACCTGATACATGGGCTGGGTTGAAACAAGGTTCAACCATAATCGATGGACTTCGTTTTTCATTACATAATAAAGATGTAACAGTCACTTCTTCTGAACAGACTAGTGATCAATTAATTCCAATAATATCTGATGAATGCCCATTGATGTTACCAGCTGGAGCTTACAAATTAATTGGTTTAAATGACAATACTAGTTTGGATAAATCTTCATATGAGCATAATATGTTTGGTGTTAAGGTTTATAGTAATGGAAAAGAGATACCTGGAATAACACGATCAGCTGACACTACAAATCAAGGTAGTAGAGAAGATGTATGCGATATTGGCGGAGGATGCGAATTTGTTATAGAAGATTATGAAACACCTATTACTATAAAATTATGGTTAAGTAAGGATATAGACTATACTAATTTTAGCGTAGAACCAGTATTATACAAGAGTATGAATATCGATGAATACTATTTCAATATGCTTCTAACTGATTTTGAATATGTTTACGAAGATCATGTTGTTGAAATAACTGGATGGAAAGGTACATTAAATGGAGTTCCAAGTACAATATGCCAACTTCCAGATTATTATGGAGTGAAATTAGGCGAAACAATGAATTTTAGAAAATATTCAAATATTACTGAAATCAGTATACCTGATACTATAGTTATTGAAAACACTGATATGAGTAATGCTTTTTATTCAATGAGTAATCTGAAACACGTGGAGTTTGACCATCAATATGTATCAAATATGGCTAATATGTATACTTGGTGCGAAAAGCTTATTGATAATCCATCATGTGGAGAAAATGTTCTAAATATGTATAGCACATATTATGATTGCACTAACCTTACAGGAAGTCCAGTGTGTGGTAATAACGTAAAAGATATGAGATATACATATACAGGATGTATTAATCTCACAGGTAGTCCAGTATGTGGACCTAATGTAACAAGTATGACTAGTGCATATTCTGGATGTACAAAATTAACAGATAGTCCAGTGTGTGGACCTAATGTAACAAGTATGTTACATACATATGAGATGTGCTATAACCTTACAGGTGATCCAGTATGTGGGAATAAAGTTACAGATATGAGTTATGCTTATCATAGTTGCCGTAACCTTACAGGAAGTCCAGTGTGTGGAAATAATGTAACAAATATGCGTTATACATACTATCATTGCTACAATATTACAGGAAGTCCAGTGTGTGGACCTAATGTAACAGATATGTATATGACATATTATAATTGCTATAAAATTACAGGTAGTCCAGTATGTGGTAATAATGTAACATATATGGAATATGCATATTATAATTGCTACAATCTTACAGGTAGTCCAGTATGTGGAAATAAGGTAACAAGTATGGCTAGTACATATCATGGTTGCATGCATATTACAGGTAATCCAGTGTGTGGACCTAATGTAACTAATATGACTAAAACATACATGTATTGCTACAATCTCACAGGTAGTCCAGTATGTGGTAATAAAGTAAGGAGTATGAGTAATGCATATACATATTGCTCCAATCTCACAGGTAGTCCAGCATGTGGAAATAATGTAACATTTTTATCAAATGCATATACAGGATGCTCTAACCTTACAGGTAGTCCAGTATGTGGAGCTAATGTAACAGCTATGGACAATGCTTATTATGATTGCTACAATCTCACAGGTAGTCCAGTATGTGGAAATAATGTTAAATATTTTGATATGGCATATTATAATTGCTACAATCTCACAGGTAGTCCAGTATGTGGAGCTAATGTAACAAATATGTGGTTTACATATCAGAATTGTTATAATTTATATGGAAATATGTACATGTATTCACCTAATGTAGAAACTATGATTGGTTGCTTCTCAGGAAGAAATAAGGAGAATGACCTTAATATCTACGTATTAGAAAATAGCAAATCGTTAGAAAGTTGTTTGCATTACAATATATCATCTATAGTTGGAGAAGAAGTAACTATAATTGATAATGGTAATAATAGTCATACAATTGTTGGATATGGTATACATATATATCCAGTTGCAAATGTTGAAAAAGCCAGAATAGATAATGGTGATTAAATAAATAAAAGATGAGAGATGGTAAAATACCATCTCTCATTATTACTTTGACTAAATTCACATTATATTAAATATATTGAAAGGAGAAGTGTAAATGCATACAGGTAGTTTTACAGCAACAAAAAAGGTAAGAATTATACCTAAGTTTGATATAGGTGTACCTGATATTCTTCCTGATCGTATTCATGAAGAAATAGTATTAGAATTAAACCGTAAAGAAGTCATTCGTGCATTAAACTATGCAGATGTATATGAAGTTCTTGAAGATAACAGTGAGATTCTATTAGATAAAGAGAATTTCAATGATGACAATTCAGACGAAGCTCTTGGAAGTGCAACTGATCCTATTATCCCAGATGAAGGTATGGAAGGTCTAGTAACACATGATGTTACTGGATTTGAAACTGGCGGATATGATCTCGCGCGCTTTTATGAATAAAAACTAAATAATAATTAAAAGAAAGGTAGGATTAGTATAATGGCTTATAACTATACTCCAAATAAATATAACGCATATGATAATACAAAAACATTTGAAGAAAATAAAGCTAACAACGCTGTTCTTACAGTAGCCCATATGGAACATTTAGAAGAACAGGTTAAACTTAATAGTGCTGATATTTCTGTAGGTGAAGTTAAAATTGTAGCTGATGCTTCAGAAGCTGCAGTAACAACTGAATTTGATGCAGAACAGGGTACTAGAAAAATTAATTTTTCTATCCCTCAGGGACCTCAGGGTGTTCAGGGTATCCAGGGTGTTCAGGGTATCCAGGGAGTTAAAGGTGAAAAGGGAGAAAAAGGTGAAACAGGAGCTAAAGGTGAAAAAGGTGAAAAAGGTGAAACTGGTGCTGCTGGTGCTCCTTTTGCTGTAGAGAAAGTATATGCTTCTGTTGAAGAAATGAATGCAGATGTCGCTAATATTGCTGAAGGAAAATTTGTTCTTATTAGCAGTAATGTAGAAGATGAAGACAATGCTAAATTATACGTTAAAGGTGCAGATGAATTTAAATTTGTAGTAGATTTATCAGGCATGACAGGTATTCAGGGTCCTCAGGGAATCCAGGGCGAAAAAGGTGAAACTGGGGAAGTAGGTCCACAGGGCGAAGTAGGTCCAATGGGTCCTCAGGGCGAACAGGGTATCCAGGGTGAACAGGGTATCCAGGGTCCACAGGGTGAAGTAGGACCAACAGGTCCAATGGGTCCACAGGGTGAAAAAGGTGATAAAGGAGATAAAGGTGACAAAGGAGACCAGGGAGAACGTGGTATCCAGGGTGTTCAGGGTCTTCAGGGAGAAGTAGGTCCACAGGGTATCCAGGGTGAACAGGGTATCCAGGGCGAAAAAGGTGATAAAGGTGACCCATTCTCTGTTGCTAATACATATACTTCTGTAGCTGCTATGGAAGCTGATAAAGATAATGTTAAAATCGGCGAATTTGTTCTTATTTGCAGCCATGTAGAAGATGAAGATAATGCTAAATTATACATTAGAGTAGCTGAAGGATTTGCATTTGTTGTTGACTTATCTGGAGCAGCAGGTATCCAGGGTCCACAGGGAGAACAGGGTATCCAGGGTATTCAAGGTATCCAGGGTGAAGTAGGTCCACAGGGTATTCAGGGTCCTCAGGGAGAACAAGGCGAAGTAGGTCCAATGGGTCCACAGGGTCTTAAAGGCGAAACTGGCGAACAGGGTCCAGTAGGTCCACAGGGTGAAAAAGGTGATAAAGGTGATCAGGGTGAAACTGGTCCAATGGGCCCGCAGGGAATCCAGGGTGAAAAAGGTGAAACTGGAGAAGCAGGTCCACAGGGTGAAGTAGGCCCAATGGGTCCTCAGGGTATCCAGGGCGAAAAAGGCGATAAAGGCGATCAGGGTGAAACTGGTCCAATGGGTCCACAGGGTATCCAGGGTCCACAGGGTGAAGTAGGACCAACAGGTCCAATGGGTCCTCAGGGTCTTAAAGGTGATCAGGGTCCAAAAGGTTTAGATGGATATACACCTGTAAAAGGAACAGACTACTTTACAGAAGAAGATAAAAAAGAAATGGTAGATACGGTATGTGCTAAAATGCCACATGAACCATACTTTGATGAAGAAATTAAAGCATTCTTTGCATGCGGAACACATGTTGAAATCTATGCTGGTGAAGAGGCTGGTACACTTAAAGCTGTATGGGATGAAAATGGTGGAAAATTACAGAAATCATTAGTATTCCCAGAAAATACAGATATCTATGGTGGCGGAAATGGATTAGAAAATCCTGTACACTATGCAGCAGGTAGTGTAACAGTTAATAGCGGTCTCGTTAAACGTCTCAATGGTGGTTCGCTTGGACATGGTACAGTAGGACACACATTAGTTGTAGTTAATGGCGGATCATGTTCTGCTATTGCTGGCGGCGGTATTGCTCATCTTAATGGTGTATACTATAACAATACAGTTGGATATGCAGAAGTTATTGTAAATGATAATGAAAATCTCAATGAAACAGCAGTATATGGTGCAGGATGTAATGGTCTCGGAGTTACAAATCATGCTCATACTACAATCAATGGTGGTAAAATGGAATTCGCAGTTGCAGGTGGATCAAATGGTTATACTGGAATTGCAGAATTAGTTATCAATGGTGGAGAAATTACTGTAGCTCAGGCTGGTAATAATGGTAAACTTGGTGATGCTAAAATTACTGTAAATGGTGGAACAATTGATAGATTATATGCAGGAGCTGCTACAGCAGCATATAATAAAGCGGAACTCTATATCAATGGTGGAACAGTAGTTACAAAACTTGGTGCTGGTCAGAATAACGGTGTTGCTGATGTATCATGTGTTTCTGGTACATTCAGAGATGGAGTATTATCAGACGCATTTACAAAAGTTGCTGAAGAGATGAACCTTGTTAAAGTTCTTGGAGATTTACCAGCCGTTCCATATTATGATGAAGAAATCAAAGCATTCTTTGCATGTGGTGTACATGTAGATTTCCATGCTGACAAAGACGGTTATGTGAGAGCAGAATGGAATGTCGATAGAGACTCTAAAACTTGTAAATCTATAGTCTTCCCAGAAGGTGGAGATGTATATGGTGGAGGGGATGGTAGAGAAAGAGTAGTATACTATCCAGCAGGAAGCCTTACAGTTTATAGTGGTAAAATCAAGAGAGTAATTGGTGGCTCTTTGGGCAATGGTACTATGGGGCACGCATCTATTGTTATAAATGGAGGTACAATTACTGGTGTTGGTGGAGCTGGAGTTGGATATTATGGAAACGTTCACTATAAATCACTTGTAGGATGCACAGACGTAATCATTAATGATACAGAAGCTGCAATAGTTGCAGTATATGGAGCTGGTATTAATGGTTTAACAACAGCTGGAACTACAAAAGTGGTAATGAACGGTGGGGAAGTTCAGTGGATCACACCAGCAGGTTCAAATGGTAACGTTGAATCTGGAGAAATGATTATTAATGGAGGAAAAGTTAAAGTTGCAGATGGATGCAGTAGAGGTACAATTAATAATATTTCTATTACAGTAGAAGGCGGAGAAATTGAAAGTTTAATCGCTGGAGCTGAAGAAGATGATACTTGTACAGCTGTTTATTGTAAATCAGAGCTTCATGTAAATGGAGGTAAAATTGCTTCTATCATTCCTGGAAGAAATGGCGGAGTTACAAGTAATGAAAAAGTTTCTGGTACTTATGTAGCAGGAGTTATTGCTGATAATGATGCTATGAATCTTAACTTAACAAAAGCTCCTATCAAATTTACAGATGTTGTTATTGAAGGGTCTTCATTAGTATATATGAATGGCGATGTTGTTACATATACAGTAAATTTATCAAGCTTAATGGCTTAATAAAATAATAGAGGTATAGGGATAATCCCTATACCTCTTATTTAACATAATATCTATAAAATGAAATTCACATTAAATTAAATATCATTTTAGATAAATAACTATCGAAAGGAGTTTATACATAAAATGGCTGACGCATATGTAAAACAGGTATGGAGAGATTATGATGAAAATCTTTCCGAAGAAGATAATATTGCGCGTGGTGCTGTTGCTACTGCACCTCGTATGAATCATATGGAAGAAGGCATTTATAATGCTAATAAAGATTTGAAAATCGGCTGTGTAAAGGAAGGTGACAGTGCAGAAGCTACTATCACCGAGGCTGGATGTGGTTGTTCATGCAATAACTGCGAAACTAACGTAAGATATCTTAATTTAACTTTACCTCGTGGACCTAAAGGTGCAGACGGTGTAAACGGATTAGATGCTTATAAATTAGCGGTAATGAATGGTTATATAGGGTCTCTAGAAGATTGGTTAGCTAGTATGAAAGGTGAACCAGGAGAAAGAGGACCTCAGGGGGAAAAAGGTGATGTAGGACCTAAAGGTGATAAGGGAGATCCTGGTGATGACGGATTAGATCTTTATCAGTTAGCTGTAATGAATGGGTTTGTTGGTTCTATTGAAGATTTCTTTGCATCTTTCAAAGGTGAAGCTGGACCTCAGGGTGTTGCTGGAGAGAAAGGCGAGAAAGGTGAAAAAGGAGAAAAAGGGGAGAAAGGTGAAAAAGGAGAAAAAGGGGAGAAAGGTGAAACTGGTGCTGCTGGAGCTAAAGGAGAAAAAGGAGAAGTAGGTCCTGATATTTACCAGGCAGCTGTAGCTCGTGGTTTCACTGGTTCTTTTGATGACTTTATCGATAACCTTAAAGGTGATCCTGGTGATGATGGGTTAGATCTTTATCAGACTGCTGTTAAAAATGGATTTACTGGATCTCTTGAAGATTTCTATGAAACACTTAGAGGACCTCAGGGTGTTACTGGTGAAAAAGGAGAAAAAGGGGAGAAAGGTGAAAAGGGAGAAAAAGGTGAAAAAGGTAGACCTGGTATCGACCCTTATCAGTTAGCTGTTCTTGAGGGGTATGAAGGATCTAAAGAAGAGTGGTTTGCTAGTCTTGTTGGACCTCAGGGACCTCAGGGAGAAAAAGGAGATCAGGGAGAAAAAGGAGATAAACCTGAAAAAGGTGTAGATTATTATACAGAAGAGGATGTTGCTGATATCGTAAATACTATAATGTCTAAGCTTAATCCTACTCCATTCTATAGCGAAGAAAGATCAATGTTCTTTGCTTGCGGAAATCATGTTATCATTGACCCTACAGATGATACAGAATTTATTTCTGTAACTTGGTATGATAATATGGGAATTAAACAGAATTTAATATTGGATGCTAATTGTCCTATTATTGGTGGCGGTGATGGTGTAGAATATCCTGTATATTATCCTACTACAGCGATTACTATTAATGGCGGATCTGTTGCATCTGTATATGCTGGTAACTTAGGAGCTGGTTCTGTTGGATCTGCTACTATTATTATTAATGATGGAAAATTCTTAGAAACTAATGCTGTATCATGTGCAGGATTATCTGATTTCAGAGGAATATCTTATAATAATAGCGTTGGTAATTCTGATATAATCATAAATGGTGCAGATAGCGTATTTGAAAATGTATATGGTGGTGCAATGAAAGGTATCGGCACCGTTGGTAAGGCAAGAATTACTATCAATAGCGGTTCAGTATCTAAGCTGACTGCTGGTGGTATTGGAGGAGATGTTTTATCATCTACTATCGTAATTAATGGTGGTAACGTTGAATCTCTTGTAGGCATAGATGATGGTACAGTTGGAGATATCAAAGTTATCGTTAAAGGCGGTAAAATATTAGATATGACTGTTGGTGCTACAAGTGCTACCAAAGAAGGATCATACGATTACGCCAAACTTATCTTTAGAGATGGCGAAGTAGTTACATTAAATGCAGGTTACAGTGATGGTATATTAGCAGCAGATAAAATTTCTGGCGAATACTATACTGGAATTATTGGTAATGAAGAAGTCGCTGAAGCAATTGGTCTTAAATTAATTAAAACTATTGATGAAATTTCTGATCATATTGAAGAAGTTGCAGAAAAAGTAGAAGAAGTTGAAGATAAATTACCAGCAAGCGTTGATTTTGATGGCAAAGAAGGTAAAATTGAACTTGAAAATGCTGATGGAGAAACAGTTGCAGCTGGAACATTTGATCCAATTATGCAGTGGGAATCTATGGGTAATGAAGAAGATTCAACAGATATCATAGATGGTGTTATGGAATAATATAAAAGATGACCATAATTCATTTTAACATTGTAATAAGAAAATTTTTAAAAGGAGGCTATTTAAAATGGCAGTTAAATTCTTAAAAGGTACAGCTGCTCAGTACGCAGCTCTCACAACTCCAGTTGTGGATACTTTCTATTTTATTGACAATACAGATTTATATCTTGGAAGTATTAAACTTTCTAACGCTGCTGATCTTGCAGACGCAGTAGCTCGCGTTGCTGAAAATGAACAGGCTATCGTTACAATTAACGAAACATTAGCAGTTCTCACAAGTGATGGAGAAGGCTCAGTAGCTAAGATGGTAGAAGACGCTAAAGCTGAACTTCAGGCTCAGCTTGGTGATGTTACTGCATTAGAAACAGTAGAAAAAACTAATGTAGTTTCTGCTATCAACGAATTAAAGACATTAATCGGAACTACAGGTTCTGCTGGTATCGTAACAATTGAAGAATCTGAATCTTCAGATTACGCAAAAGTTTATACATTTAAACAGAATGGTGCTGCAATTGGTGCAGTAAACATTCCAAAAGATATGGTAGTTAAATCTGGTCAGGTTGTTGAAAATCCAGAAGGACAGCCAGCTGGTACATATCTTGAAATTACACTTGCTAACGCTACAGAAGATAAGATCTATGTAAACGTTGGTACACTTGTTGATATCTATACTGTACAGGCTAACGCTGCTCAGGTACAGTTATCTATGGTTGGTCGCGAAATTAGCGCAACAATCGTTGCTGGTTCTGTTGGAACTACAGAATTAGCTGACGCTGCTGTTGTTACAGCTAAAATCGCTGACGCTAACGTAACATTAGCTAAACTCGATGTTAACGTTCAGGCTTCTTTAGGTAAAGCTGATTCTGCTCTTCAGGTTGCTGATATTACAGCTGGTGCTGCTAATGGTGCAATCGCTGTTAGAGGTGCAGATGTTCAGGTAACAGGTCTTAAGAGTGCTGCATTTATGGAAGCAGCTGACTTCGATGCTGCTGGTTCAGCTAAAGCTGTTGAAGATGCATTAAATGCATACAAAGAAGCTAACGATGCTGCAGTTAAGAAAAATGCAGATGATATCGCTGCTATTAACAATGAAGAAACAGGTGTTCTTGCACTGGCTAAAGCTGACGCTACAGAAAAAGCTGATAAAGCATTAGAAGATGCTAAAGCTTATGTAGATGAACAGGTAGAAGCTGCTATGTCTTGGGGAACAATGGAATAATATTCTAATAAACTAACAATATTATAGGAGGAGGAGGTGTAATCTTTCCTCCTCCTGATATTTTAAGTTGAAAGTGGTGGCAAATACTATGGCAAGAGTTAAACATTATAAATTATATGAATATCAGGTAAATGCTTTGACTATTAAAGAAGGTCAAGTTATTTACACAATGGATACTGGAAAAATTTTCCTTGATATTACTGATACCGTTCGTATTCAGGTATCCAATCTTTATAAAATAACTTCTGCCGAGAAATCAACTATTACTCCAATCACAAACGGAATATATTTCATCACTGACACAAGAGAATTTCAATTCTATGATGGAACTAGCTGGAACCCACTTGGAGCAAAAGACAGTCTCGGGCAGGATATTGCAAGCACATATATTAAAAATATGGGCGTTACAGATGGAAAAATTACATTAACATTGGGTAATGGTATCGAAACTTTAACTGATATTGAAATTATTGCTTTAGATGATACATTATCAGTTCAAGGTAAAGCAGCCGATGCAAAAGCAACAGGTGATGCATTAGCTAAAAAATTAGATAGTACTCTCACTGAAGAATTTTATGGAACTATTCTTGGGGTTGATCTTACAGGAAAAATTATTCCAGTGAATAGAAATCCTGTATTATCAGACGATGGAGTATTAATGTTTGGAGAAACAGCTTTGTTATCAAGTGAAGGTGTTTTAACTGTAGAATAAATTGGAGAGAGTATTGTGTAATACTCTCTCCTTGATTTTATGATTAAAACGCCTTAAATATGGTTTCTATTCACATATTATTAAATACCCAGTTTAATGGAAAGGAGATAGAAATTAATTATGGCTGATTATATTAAAAGCATAATGACGGCAGATGGCCCTAAACCGATCGACTATAAATCTTTAGCCAATCTGCCTAGTTTAAATGAACAGCAATCTGATTGGAATCAAAGCAATGCAACTGCTCCTGGTTTCATTAAAAATAAAACACACTATTTAGTGTATGAAGATAATGGATCTATTGTTGAAAATGCAACAATTATTTCTGGTTGGGATAGTAATTTTAATCCAACAAGTATTACTATATCTAATATGCCTGTGAATAATGAACCTGTAAATATTTATATTGATGGAGTTAAGTATGAGAATATACAATGCGTAAGTACTATTTCAGGTAACCAACAAATGACACATTATTATGGAGAATTTGACCAAGATCTTAATCCTAAATATGATAACTTACCATTTGTATTTGGTATTATGACTGGTAATAATATGTCTGCTATAGCAGTATTAGCTTTTTCAGATGGTAATACAGATGAACATACAGTTTCAGTACATTCAATAAATGAAACAGTTCATAAATTAGACGAAAAATATCTCCCTAAACACTCTCACAGTTGGAATGATTTAGAAGATAAACCTTTTTACAGCGATGGAAAAGTAATCCTGGAGACTGATGGAAACTTTGATGACGCAGAGAGAATTGAAATTGTTGGTGGTATTAATTTTGTAAGAGTGGCTGACTATGTACCAAAAGAAGAACTGTATGGAGCAAAAGCTGTTGCAGATACAATCGAAGACGGATTGGTTGCGATTTATGAAGAGATACCTGAAAGTGCGATTCATGGGTTTAATGATGGGTTCTACAGAGCAATAGAATTTGTTTATGGATTTCCAACTGATGGCTATGTACTTACAGAAGATGTGTTAGGTGTAAATACAACAGTGGAAAAAGCTGGTTTATATCTCATTGAGATGATGTTTGTGGAGAGTGGAGCTACGTACCTTAAAATCTCCAAAGAAACTACAAAAACTCTAGATGAAAAATATATTCCAGATACTTTGGCTCGTATTAAAGATGTATTATCTAAATCTAATACAGAAGAGTATACTCCTACCGAAGATTATCATCCAGTTACAAAGAAATATGTTGATACTGTTAAAGAAGATATTTTAAAAGAATTGGATGAAATCGGGGAAGTTAAATATAGAAATATCATAATGATAGATGCTATTACTGGAGAAGAGTATATTGTTCAGATGCAGAACGGAAGTCTTGTATCTTTTCGTAGAGGTGACGGCGTAGCCGGTCTAGCTATTAGTGCAATGCCTACAAGAGTTGACTATATTGAGGGAGAAAAATTTGATCCAACTGGAATGGTAATATCTGCTGTATATCAGGATGGTACTAATAGAATATTAGAATCTAATGAATATACATATGATGAATATATATCAATGAATGCTACATCTGTAGAAGTATACTATACAGAAATGGGCGAAACAGTATCAGTTGACGTTCCACTTGATATAAAATCTATGGAGGAAGCATTAATAGATTTTGAATACACATATGATGAAGATACTGGAATGTATACCCTGACAGATTGGAAAGGAACTTATCGGGGTAAATCAAGCACAGAATTAATAATTCCAGACAATGCATATATTATGCTGTAATTTAGAGAGATGGATTTAAATCCATCTCTCTTCATTTTCACATAATAATAAATCGATTACGAAAGGGGACATATCCAATGTTAACTAAAATTAAATTATATATAAAAGTAGATGCTGAGAATAATGTAATTTCATGCTCAAATTCTATTATTACTAAAAATGCAAGTGAAATGGATTATATTGAAATCCATGAAGAAGATATTATTATTAAATTAATTCAGGTGGAGAAAAAATATTTCAAAAAGGGATTAAAAGATACATTTGGTCGTTATAATTATAAATATATAGATGGCAATGTTGTTGAAATTTCTGAAGAGGATAAACCAGATATTGACTTAGATAAAGTTAATATTATAACTGCTCAAATCATTAAATCTTATATTCAGAAAATTAAAGATGAAAAAGTTTCAATAGAAAAAGTGCCAGTTGTATATAGAAATATTGTAGCCAAAGAACTCAATAATGGTTAAAAATACTAAATCATATTAAAGGAGGTAATTTATAATTATGAGTGATAAGATGAAAACATATTTAAGCGATCAAGACTTAGCCTTCTGTGATGACTTACCAAAAATAGCTGGAGAAGAAACACCTGGTTCTTCTGATACTATAGCAAGAGGTGATCATGTTCATCCTGAACAGAAAACAGTTGAAAAGTTTAAAAATGCTAGAGAAATATTAGTTGATTTAGAAAGTGATATGAGCGCTTCATTTGATGGAAGTGAAGATGCAACTCCTGGGGTTGTAGGTGTTTTACCTATAACAAATGGTGGTACTGGTGCATCAACTGCTGATGAAGCATTAAATAAATTAGGATTATTAGAATCTTCTGGTGCTTCTTCTGTAGTTCCAGAATTATTAACTTTTTCTGGAAATGGTGACACTTTTATTACTGTGCCTGATAGTACGTTGGCATTATATCATGTAAGTAATAGTGTATTAACAATGGATGATCTTGCGAATGGATATACTTTTGGAATAACTGATGTCAATTATGATGATATTATTGAGAATACAACAGAAGAAGAAGATGGTAGCCAATTTATGGAGGTGGTAGATGGAGTTCTAATGAGATTTGATATGACTATAATGGTAGTTCCGTCAGATAATTTCTCATTATACGGTGTTATTTTCCCGAAAAAAGGTATTTATTTTTGTAAGACTACTGATGATGAATATGTTTATACATATACATCATCTTTATATATCCCTGGGTATATGTTCTCTGTAGGTGGGGGAAATGAATATGACGGTCCTAAAATTAAAAAGAGTCTCATTCCATGTTTGTCTGGAGGTTCTTCATATACAAAAGCTTTAGATCTAGCTCTAGAATTTATGTATATGGGAAGTATGGGCACGGACGCTGCAATGGCAGGGGTTGAAATAATGGATTATAATGATCCGATAACAACCTTAGATCCTACAAAAAATATGAAAGTAGCAGTGAATGGTAGTTATATTGAAGGAACACCAATGTTGCTGATGTCTGATACTGATGATAGTGGTACCACTCAAGAGGCATACGTCTTAGGAAATATGGGATTAATGCCTGACGATGAGATGGCTATGCCTGATACAGGAGAAGATATATTGTGTATTTTTATGGTTATGAGCGACGAAAATCTTGGTATGAGATTGACAGCCATGGTTCAAATGCTTACTCGTTCAATTCATGAAGATGGCGAATATACTGTTGAATTCTATTATGCTGACTCTTCTGGTAATGATTATGTAATTACACCTAAATGGTTGGAACCTTTTGAAAAAGTAACATCTGGTGGAACTGATACATTAGAATGGAACGGTGATATAACAGGATTATATAACGTACAGGGCATGTTATACAATATTTCGGAAGCAGATATAACATATGATGATATTGCTAATGGAATGACAATTGAAATTACAACACCAGATGGCGTTGAAACTATGGATATAATAGCAGATGGTGTAACGGCATTTGGATCTAATTTATATGCGATCGGTTCAGATGAATTAGGATCAATACTATTTATAGCAACAGAAAGTAATATATCTCTTCAAGGAATTACATTAGCTAACAAAGGTATTTATGTTCCAGACATGGGCAGTGAAGGATATATTTCAAAAATCACTATACCTGGATATTCTGGTTTTGGTGCTGATTCAACATATAAATTGAAAAAAGAATATCTCCCAGATGATATAGAAGCTGGACCAAAATTCGTATTAGATGGTACCACTTTACATATAACTCTTTAAAAATAAAAAAATAGGGAGGTATATGATATGAGTATAATTGTAAATGGTGTTGAAATAACAGCAATAACTTTTGAAGGAGTCGATTTGGATGCTGTATATTTCGATAACACGATGGTATGGGACAAATTTAACTTGATTGATTTTGAATATTATGTGGAAAATGGTATAGCTAAAATTACTGGATGGAAGGGCACATTAAACGGAGTTCCAAGCACAATATGCGAAATACCAAATGAAAAATATATTCAAATTTACAATATAGACTTTACGCAATATAAAACTATGACTAGTATAACTATACAAAATAATGTTAGTGTGTATAACAATAGCTTATTCGGAGCATTTTCTGGTATGAAATCTTTAAAAACAACCAACATAAATTGCCAAGATGTAACAAATATATCCGCTATGTATTATTTTTGCTATAATCTTACAGGTAGTCCAGTATGCGGTAATAATGTAACAGATATGAGTCGTACATATCTTTGGTGTAATAGTATTACAGGTAGTCCAGTATGCGGTAATAATGTAACAGATATGAGTAGTACATATGAATATTGTTATAACCTTACTGGTAATCCAGTATGTGGACCTAATGTAACAAATATGAGTCGTACATATCTTTGGTGTAATAGTATTACAGGTAGTCCAGTATGTGGAAATAAAGTAACAGATATGGCATATGCATATTATAATTGCCTCAATCTTACAGGTAGTCCCGTATGTGGACCTAATGTAACAAGTATGACTAGTGCATATTCTGGATGTACAAAATTAACAGATAGTCCAGTGTGTGGACCTAATGTAACAAGTATGTTACATACATATGAGATGTGCTATAATCTTACAGGTAATCCAGTATGTGGACCTAAAGTAACAGATATGGGTTGTGCATATGATAATTGCACTAATCTTACAGGTAATCCAATATGTGGACCTAATGTAACAAGTATGATCAGTACATATAATAATTGCACTAATCTTACAGGTAGTCCAGTATGTGGTAATAATGTAACAGCTATGTGGGAGACATATAGTAATTGTTATAACCTTACAGGTAGTCCAGTATGTGGACATAATGTAACAAATATGAATAATACATATACTAATTGCTCCAACCTAACAGGTAGCCCAGTATGCGGAGATAATGTAACAACTATGAGTGGTGCATATAATAATTGTACTAATCTTACAGGTAATCCGGCATGTGGTAATAATGTAACAGATCTGACTCATACATATCGCTATTGCACTAACCTTACAGGTAGTCCAGTATGTGGTAATAATGTAACAAGTATGAGTGGTGCATATTCTGATTGCTACAATCTTACAGGTAGTCCAGTATGTGGAGATAAAGTAATATATATGGGCAGCACATATAGTAATTGCTATAACCTTACAGGTAGTCCAGTATGTGGAGATAAAGTAATATATATGGGCAGCACATATAGTAATTGTACTAATCTTACAGGTAGTCCCGTATGTGGACCTAATGTAACAAGTATGAGTAGGACATATGTTTGGTGTACTAATCTTACAGGTAGTCCCGTATGTGGACCTAATGTAACAAGTATGAGTAGGACATATGTTTGGTGTAATAATCTTACAGGTAATCCAGTATGTGGACATAATGTAACAGATATGTATGAGACATATCACGGCTGTAGTAATCTTACAGGTAGTCCAGTATGTGGTAATAATGTAACAAATATGTATTATACTTATTATTATTGCTCTAACCTTACAGGTAGTCCAGTATGCGGAGATAAAGTAACAGATATGAATTATACATATAAGGGTTGCTCCAACCTCACAGGTAGTCCAGTATGCGGAGATAATGTAACAGCTATGAATAGTACATATTATAATTGCTATAACATTACAGGTAATCCTGTATGTGGTGATAAAGTAACAGATATGAATTTTACTTATTGGAATTGCTCTAATCTTACAGATAATCCAGTATGTGGAAATAAAGTAACAAGTATGGGTTATACATATTATAAGTGTTATAATTTATACGGTAACATGTATATGTATTCTCCTAACGTAGCGAATATGCAATATTGTTTCAACGGTAGAAATACATCTAACATGTTAAATATATATGTATTAAAAGATAGTATTAGTATGAATACTTGTTTGATTAATAATAGAAATAGTATGATAGGTAATACTATTACATGGACTAATGATACTACTAATAATAGATATTATAATACAGTAGAAAATATCTACATATATCCAGTATCTAATGTAGAACAATCAAGAATAAATAATGGGGAATAAGTATAAATTAATGAAGGATAGGAATTTTTCCTATCCTTCTTTATTAATATTTTTATATAGAATTAACCTTATAATAATATAAATCAATAATAAGGAGAGTAAAATTATGGCTAAAAAAAATAATCGTAAAATTGATATAATTATCCCAGCTTATAATGTGCCTGATAATATTATCTTTCGCTGTTTAGCTAGTATTGCGTGTCAGGATATTGCTAGTGATTTAGAAGTTACTATTGTAGATGATGCTTCCACTGAACAGAACTATCATAAAGTAGCATCATGTTTCGAATCTATTCTTAAAATTAATATTTTAAGATATGAAAAAAATGGAGGACCAGGTGTAGCTAGACAGTACGGTATTGATCATACATCTAATGGATACATGACATTCATCGATGCTGATGATACATTTAATGGGTCTTTCGCATTAAAAGCATTAAGAAATGGCATTGAAATGAATAATGGTGTATTTCAAGCATGTGTTGGTATATTTGACGAAGTACACGAAGAAGGATTACAGCCAGGTGAAGGTCCTATCTTGTTACAGCATGATAGAGATATGATATGGATGTTTGGAAAATTATATAGAAGAAGTTTTATTGAAAAATATAATATTCGTTTCCATGAAACTTCCAGAGCAAATGAGGATAATGGATTTAACACAATAGTTAGATTATGTTGTAGTGATCAGGAGCAAATCAATTTCATTCCAGCACATGTATATTATTGGCATGAAAGTCCAAATAGTATCACTAGAGCAAATGATTGTCAATATAGTTATGGAAGTAGTATAAGAGATAGCTTCTATGGATATGTAGAAAATATGATCTATGCTGTTAAAAAAGCCAAGAAAGAAAAACCATATAATGGATTCATTACTATGTGGGCTGTAAACTGCATGTTGAATATATATGAATATTATATTGAATGCTATGCTAGAGCAAAAGATCACGCAGAAACAAACTTTAAATGGTGCAAACGATACTATGATGAAGTATATAAAGCATTAGAAGATGATATTAGCGAAGAAATATTATCTCAGCAGTATAATGATATCATGAGAAATGCATATATGGGAAATAAATTAAATGGAATTATTCCATGTATGGGAATTCGTGAATTTTTGGATAAATTAAAAAATCCAATATCTGATGAGTCTTCACCTGTTATATCTCCAAGAGAATAACTTAAAAATAATATATAGGATAGGTTAATATAACCTATCCTATATTTATTAACTAATCTCACAATATAATAAGTTTATTTTAAAAAGGAGGATTTTATAGTATGAGTTTCTTAGTTGCAATTGACACTGGGCATGGTAGCTCAACAGCTGGAAAAAGAACTCCAGATGGATATAGAGAGCATTGGATTAATGTAAAAACAGCTTATGCTTGCGAACAGTATTTATTAGCTCATGCCTCTTATATTAAAGTATTAAGAGTAGCATGGGACGACACAAATTCAAAAGATGATGATGATTTATCATTAACAACAAGACAAAAAATTATTAATAATGCGAATTGTGATTTTGCTGTATCATTCCATGCTAATGCATATGGAAATGGATCATCTTATAATTCTGCTAAGGGAGTAGAAACTTTAATCCATTCAGTAACAGCATATCAGAACGATTCATTACGATTTGCTGAAATGATTCAGTCTTATATTATTAAAGGAACTTCACAAACTAATCGTGGAGTAAAAGAGCAGTCTTTAGCAATGTGTAATTGTGATAAGATGGGTGTAAAGGCTGCCGCATTAATAGAAATTGGTTTCATGACTAATAAAGTTGAAGCTGATTTAATGGCAGGAGAAGCATTCTGTAAAGAGCAGGGTGAAGATGTTGCTAAAGCTATCATCGCATATGTGCAGAAATATTATCCAGATATGACTTCTGAATCTACTTCAAATACTACTTCTAAATTATATAGAGTACGAGAATCTTGGGATAATGCTAAATCTCAGGTAGGTGCATTTGCTGAATTAGATAATGCGAAAAACGAATGTGATAAGCACAATGGTTATACTGTATATGATTGGAATGGAACTGCAGTATATGGTAAAGAGTATTCAGAACCAAAGAAGATTTATCGTGTAAGAAAATCTTGGGATGATATTAATTCACAGATTGGAGCATTCTCTGTATTAGAAAATGCTAAGAAAATCTGCGACGAAAATGATGGATATACTGTATATAACTGGGACGGACAAGCTGTTTACGGTGCAGGATATGTAGAAGAAAAACAGATATATAGAGTAAGAAAATCTTGGGATGATATTAAATCTCAGGTTGGAGCATTTTCAGTATTAGATAATGCAAAGTCTATATGTGATCAATATAAAGGATATCATGTTTTTGATAATGATGGCAAAGTAGTATATTCATCCACAAAATCAAACGATAATGTGGAATCTGATACAGAAAAAGAAAACGAAAACGTTTCTGCTGAACAAACAACTCCAGAAGAACCATCAGAGAGCGTTACAGGAACACTTAAAGAAGAACGTGAAATTATTAGTCCCGTATATGGATTTTCTAGAGAAGACTTCATTGAATATCTTGGAGAAAAAGCTAATAAAGATTTAGAAAAAACTGGAATTTTAGCTTCTATCACAACAGCACAAGGTATCTTAGAGTCTGCTGATGGTCAGTCAGATTTATCTTTATATGCAAATAATATATTTGGTATGAAAGCTACTTTATCTGGAAACACTTGGGCTAGTGAATGGGATGGAGCTACATATAAAAAATATTCTCCAGAAGAAGATTCAAATGGTAATATTGAAAATAAGTTATCTACTTTCAGAGCATATAAAACAATAGAAGCTTCTATTAAAGATCATAGCGATTATTTAAATGGAGCAATGAAAGGTACTAAATTAAGATATGAAGGGTTAAAAGGCGAAACTGATTATAGAATAGCTGCTCAGATTATAAAAGACGGTGGATATGCTACAGACAGTAAATACGTTGATAAATTATGCAATTTGATTGAAAAATATAATTTGTCTAGATTCGATTTATTGGAAGAAGAAGTAGAAGAAGATGTAAAACCTATTGAACCAGAATTACCAGACGAAGAACCAATAGTTCCAGAAACACCAGTTGTTGATGAGGATAATACTACTGATACAGAAGTGACAGATGAGATACCAGAGGTTCCAGATATTGATGAAGAAATTCCAAATGAACCTGAAATATCAGAACCTAAAGAAGATTATACAGATCCAGAAACTCCAAATACTGATGAGACAGACCCTGCTGAACCTGAAGTATCAGATACTGAAACCGACTCAGAATTACCAGATGAAGAACCAGTAATTTCAGATGAATCAGAAACTCCAGATACTGATAATGATTCAGATGGAGCTGATATTGGAGAGTTTATGGAAGACGTTAATAGAAAATTAGATATAATTACTACAATTATGGAAGGTATTAAATCTATAGTAGATGCTATATCTAATTTATTACACAAAATATTTAAATAAAAAAATAAAAGAGAGTAGGAATTATTCCTACTCTCTATTTTTTAATATAATTAAGATTTTTTAAATGGATCAATATATCCAAATTTATCAGTTTGTATCTTTTCATATTCTAATAGATATGAAAGACTAGGATCAATTTCAATTAAAGGATCTTTAATTTGCTCAAAATAACTATTAAAATCTCCACTATATATTTCAATATTTCGTAATTCATCTAAATATTCTTGAGAAATTTTAATATTACCATCCCTCATATCAAATAAGAATAATGGTATATGTCCAGCAGATTGTATAATTCCAATTATAGGTAATATACTGTATTGTTTCGATGGAATCAACGCTGTAATAGAGAAATGAATTTCAACAATAAATTTTCCACCTTGAACAATGTATACATGTTCTACGTGTCTAATATCAACAGTATTTCCTCTTTTATTTGGAATAAGCTCCTTGACAATAAATCCATGAATAGGTTTGATATCAATCTCATTCAATCCTAAATCTTTAATAATTCTCTCAAACATAGGTTCATCTTCCTTTCTAATATTATCTGGTATACCTAATACTGTTTCCGATTGATCATTAGTATCAAATAATTCATCGTTAGATAATGGATCATATTCTACAATATAATTATAATATTCTATCTTTGTAGAGCCGATATGTTTATAAATACTAGATTTTAATGTATTTATAATATCAATGACACTATTGTCTTTAAAATATGAAACTTTATTTTTCAATATTTCCAGATATCCAATATCTAATATATCATATGCTTTATTATATATCAAATAATATTCAGAACAGTTATTGCAATTCCCCTCAAAATCAATACGAACTTCTAAAATATCTACTAAAATTTGAGAAATATTATGATTAATTTTCAAACACGATGATATTCGTATATTGATATTATCTGTTAATACTGCATCTATTTTACAGGTATAACATTCTATATCTACTTCATTTACTTTTATACAAAAATCTATAATATCTGTTCCTTCTAATAATTTTTCTAAACGAGTTTTACTCTTAAAAAAATCTTGCACTTTTCTCATACTTCTCTCCTTTTTAATATTTCATTATTATGTATTAAAAACAAGGAGTATCTCTATGATACTCCTTGATTATTTTAATATATTTAAATTAAAGTCACATACATCATAATTTCTTCGGCAATCATATCGGAAACATTTCCAATCATCTTACCATCAATTTCTTTATTATGATAATCAATAATTCTAAAATCAGACACTAATATTGTAGCAATAATTGATAAGATATGATCCATAAGTTTATCATTCTTATATTTTTCTTGTATCTGTTTATAGTATGGACTTGCTTGCAACTTTAACATTTCTTTCTTATTTAAACTTTTTCTTAGCTGTAATCTTTCCACTTTACTAGAAATGATATATGGTAATACAACCATATTATTAGCCAATAAAATCTTTCTTGCAGCTAATAATAATTTCACGTAATCTCTACTATTAATACCATATGCACTAATAGGATCACCGAAATATTTATAGAATAAATTGAATATAAGATTCTTCTGAAATCCATTTACTAAGTCATGATCATTATCGCTTAATCTAGATATATAATAATCAATCTCAGCTTCATCAAATGGTCCATACTGATATTCAATATTCTCAATAGTTTTATCTGAAGCAGCCTGCAATTGCAAGAATAATGCTTCATTCTGTTTAATTAAAAACGATTCGAATTTCGTGCCTTCACATAGAGTCGCTACTTCTATGCAGTTCTCTTATGAACTTCTCTAGGTGTTACCCAGAAGACGAGACTATATCTTCACCCATTATCATTATGACATTGGGGTGCCATCCATTTCGATTTAAAGAGGTCTTATGTGAGTTACTCTGCCTCTACCGCTTGGCTCTACTCTACTCACCAATTAAATGATTTTCGATAGTCGTTGAATCTTCTAATAATTATTACAGAGATTCATTGGTTATATTTAATTGCCCAAAATCATATTCGCAAGAAATATGTTTCCAACTATATCCGTTCTTTATATTTTGAACAATTTTTTCTATATTACAATTTGGAATATTCATCAATTTTTCTATTTCTTTTGGACCTTTACCATCAGAAATTAATTCACATATTCTTCTAACTTGAAATTCGTTTAGTTTACTATTACCTCTAGTACTACCTAAATTAAATAGCCCGTTAGATAATGCATGTTGAATATTTTCTTTCCTTGTTACCCATTCCAAATTCCATAACCAATTATGATATTTTATTCCATCCAAATGATTCACATCCAGATTTTCACAACCTTCTATATAAAAATAGGTCATCAACAGAACTCTATGTGGCTGCACAAAAATTGCAGTTTTACCAGTTCCTTCTTTTGGAGATAAGCGTATAGTTATATACTTATCTTTATTATAATTTATATTTTGAGGTAATATAGTATCAGTTTCTATATTATATATTCTACCCCAAGTACTTATTAAATAATGAGGTTTTGTATCTGGTACTACATATTCTGGTATCTTTTCCCATAGTTCCATCATAACCATTTCATTTTTATTTGGTATTATCATATTTAATTCTCCTTTCATTATAATTATTAGTTTGACTGCTGATTAGACATTCTTCCGCTCACCCTTAGGTCTTTTAACCATAGGTTATCTCAATAATTTTTTCCGATTTTCATCTGCATTCACGCTTACCTTTACAGGTTACGTTGTAGCCTATTGAGCATTAGCCTGTTCCAGCAATTAAGATGGTTTCCTTAGCTATATTCCTATATCTAAGCGACATTCAGTTTATCGAACTCAGAATTATTATCCGCATCACGTTTACTGCTACTCAATGGAATATAATTAAATTCATAATCAATTTCCGTTACATTGTATTTTGTACTCTTACGAATACTTGTATAGTTTAAATAAATAAGATTTTGAGAATACTGATATTTTGGAACGATATTTAGCAAAATATTTGTTCTACTATCCAAACTATGGATAGTAGTATTAATTGATCTAATATCCTGCATGTCCCATAATACTGAATTGTCTTTGCTGTTCTTTTCCGTGTTAGAATATGCAGTTTCAAAGATCTTACTTTCTATATTAACGTGCATATTTCTATCAATATAATCTAAGATATAATCAATTTCTTTTAATAAGAAACCATTTACATCTGCTATTTTTTTCACATAAATGAAGTGTGTTAATAAAGGTATCATCATATTATACATAAGACTCATCCAACATAATATTTTCGCATGTCTATCTGTATATTGTAGACTAGAATTTTTATTATTTCTATATTTCTTTAAATCTAATCCAAGACAATAATTATCTTCGTTCATTCTATGTGCTTTCGTTGTTATACTGTCTGACATAATATAGCGATTTAAATCATTATAAAACATTTCAGGAGTATACTCTTTCTGATAATCTATCATATATTTTATTCTATAGATTATCACTAAAAGTTCATGGTCTTGGTCATAGAACTTTTCAAAATAATTTAAGTAATGTGGTAAATGCTCTAACATCAATCTCCATTATAACATTTCTTTGGAGATAGAACAAATATGTTTAGAGCGTCATTTTTAACCCCGTAAAATTCAGATACCGGTAATTGTATGGACCCTTTTGTTGCTTTGAAAATACGATCAGCTTCAGAAGGTTTCCAACTATCAACAGGTATGAATTTCTGAGGTTCGATTTTTCGTATAAGTGGTATCATATTTTTACTCCTCCTTTAAGTGCTCAAAACTATAATATACAATTAATAACAGCTTTGACTTTTAGGAGGAATTAAATATCCCAAATATGTACTTTCTAATCATTTTTGTTACCTCATCTTTCCTATTTTGCTGTACGAATACATTATTCGAATGTAATTAGTATATTAATTTTTTACTTTTTAGATGAAGTTGTTCTTTTTATCCTTGTACTTGTCTTTGTATTAGATATTTTATTCACTGTGTGAGTATGAACTACTCTATTCACTCCTTGTTTGATTGGTATATCTGGGGAAAGAGTATTCTTTTTATCTTCTTTCTTTTTTAAAGCTTTCTTATCTTTTCTCTTTTTTTTCGATAATTCTTCTGCTTCTTTTTGTCTCTGTTCTATTTTTGTAGTAGCATGTGTAATCAAAGTTTTAACAGTAGTTTTATTATATTTTTCTACATATAATGCTTTACTGAATAGCCCTCTTTGAGCCATAATTAAATATGCAAAATATAGACTTTTTACATAACCAACTTGATTACTAGGATTCTTTTCTGTAGCTACTTGTTTGACAGCTTCAGGTGACATTTTATCTTTATATTCATCTATAAACAATCCATTTTCAATGAAAGCATGTGCAAATGTGAATACAAATGATGGATCATTAGAATAAAATCTCACATCATATTTTGATAAGGTTCTATCTAATGGTTTAGCATTTTCTGGTTCTGAAAATTCAATCAACACATCGTATGTAAATTTAGGTACTACTTCCGATGGAACCTTGATAAGTGCATAGTATTTAGATTTAGATTTATATAGATAATACTCTACCTTACCAGATTCCCTAACAAGAATCTTATTTAATTTATCAGTATACATAGTTCTATACATTTCTCTGTTAGACATTACAGCATTTTTGTTTCCCATTGGATTCTGTATGTATTGATCAAAAGTCATATAAATATATCCTCCTTATAAATATTACACAGATGTCAAAAAGATAAAAAATAAAAGGTATAGCTATTAAAACTATACCTTTTATCAATTATACTTCTAAAACCTCTCCTATATATTTCTGAATAATTTCATTTACATTATCAGGATATGTTTTAATCACATAATTTGTATCTATTTCTATTTTCAGAATAGTATTATTAGCATCTACTCTAATAGAACCAACTGTTCCCCCTGGAACTCTTATAGCGAGCCATTCAGATGATTTATCCATGGCATCGATAAATATATAATGCTTAAAAAATTCAGATCCATCTAATTTTGCTAAGGTATCAAGTTCTCTAGTTAAATCACAATAATAATCATCGCGAAGTATACCGTTAGGTCTGTTTTCCATTTTCATACTTTTAATAAACCTCCGTATTCTAGTCATTATTTTCATTAGGTATTGGATATAACTTATTGGATACAATTTTCATAAAATCATCAAATTTGTTAGATTGTAATAGTATTTTTTCTCTTTCACCACCAGGAATACAATTATATTCAAATAATAAATCCACTTTAGTCCAATCGGTATCTTTTAAATTAATACCAGTGCATATATAATCATTACTTATCATGGTTATAAAATTTCTACTTTCATTTAGTACAGATTCTTTTGTACTTAAATCAACCTCTGTAATTATTCTTGAATCAGATAGATTATCTGTATACAAGCTACCACCATTATATAATTTTGATAAATACTTGAGATAGTCATGATTTTTAACAATTATAATATGTTTATCGATAGTACCATCAGATATTTCAAATGAAATATAATATTTATAAGATATATGTCGTATCCCAATAATCATATACCCATCCTCTATAAGTTTCATTATAGTGTTTTCTTCATGTTCATTAAACTCAACTAATATCATTTTTTATTCTCCTTTTTCTTTAGTATTTAGTATAATATTATTTGCATAAAAATGTTGATGAAGAACTTCCATAAATTCTTCAAATTTATCCTCAAGTTTAAATAAATTCACATATTCTTCATCATCACTACATAATAATTCGAATGTGACAGTGCCCACAGGTGAAGATGCAGTTACAAAATTTACATCTGTTATAACATATCCCATTTTTATAAGATGTGCTGTTTCTAGTAAATAGTCACACGTATCGTTTTTACTATTTATGGTAACATTCCATTTTCTAGCAGATGCTCGTCGTATTACATTTAAACTATGATTTAAATATAATATATATGCCATATTTTTTATATACAAAACATCAACATCAGCATTTTCGATAATCTTTTTATAAACACAGGTAGTACAAGATCCAGTTGATCTTGTGCCATATATTATTCTAAAATGATTATTGGAAATTTCTTTAACATATTCTTTTATTTCATTATCTATATTGCACGGATCATACGTAACCTCATCAATATATGAATATTCAGTATCTAATAAAATATTTTTACAATTTATCATTTTTAACCCTTCTTTCTATTAATTATTTAAATATAAATAAAACGGTAGGAATTAATTCCTACCGTTATTATATATTTATTTATATAAATAATTATGAATCATTTTCATAAATTCTTCAAACTTATCTTTTATTTTAAATAAAGTAATATAATCATCTTCATCAGAACACATTAATTCTAATGTAACAATATTTGTATCCAGACCGATATCTGTAATAACATATTTGTTTATGAGTTTATGCGTTACAGAAACAACCCAATCATATGCATCCTGTGAATTATTAATATCAACTTTATACTGAATCATTGCTGGTTCTAAGATTTTCCCTCTAAGATATAGACTATGCAAAAGATATGCAATATTTTTCATATATAATTCATCTTCACCATATCTGTCATCTTTTACCCAAAATAAAGTATTAGAGAAATATCCAATATCAACTAAACTATATCCTTCGTTTGATTTTTGAGAAATTTCTTGATCCAACGCTTTCATATTAGATTTGCTCATTTGCTCATAGGAATAAATCAAATCATCCCTATTCACTAATACCATATTTATACAATTTATCATATTATACCCCTTTTGTTTGTTTATTTTTCTTTTTTCTGCGATGTCTTGTGCGTCTAGGACTCATAACAATATCACGTTCAAGATAATATCTACCTTTATTTTTTCTTATATAGTAATATACATGATCTGTAGGTTCATTTTTGGTTTCGTTTAAATAAGATTCAAGCTTATCCATAATATAGCTATCAGTTTTGATATGATCCCATCTATGCGACGTACTATTTGGTTTAAATTTTTCCTTTTTTATAGTAAAAGGAACAATACTACAATTTTTGAACATCCATACCATTAGCTCAAATTTAGACAATTTTGATAGATCTTTCCCTTTATAATTTTTTGGATGTTCAATTGTAAAGGTTTCAGTTCTCTTGTCAACTATAACTCTAAATAATAAGTATCTGGAAATTATAGATGAATTATCTGTTACTCTTATTTTATCTTTATTATCTATTATAAGAGATAATATATTTACATTTTCAACCAATGTAAATGGAGATTCAACCCAAAATGGATCATGTTTAACATCATCTACTATTTTAAGTCCTTTTTCCTTATTAGCAATTTGATCTAAAATTTCTGCATATACAGATGGAATTAGATCGTATGATGAAAACATATCATATCCAAATGGTTTATATGGTGGTAATACAGTAATATCTGATTTAGGTAACTTCTTTATATAAATATAATATGGATTTCCAGAAAGTACACCTAAAACTTTCATTTTAATATCACAATCAATATTTTCCATTTTTGATTCGAATATCAAAAATGTTTTGATTCTCTTCATCTTTACAATAGAAATTTCAGTAAATTCTTCAGTATATATATTATATAGATAGGCTTTATTGGTAAATCCTATGGTATCAGTATATACATAATATGAATTATCATTTTCATCTTTTCCATGAAAAGAATAAAATCGATTTTCCATTTTTATGTGTATAATATCTGTAAGTTTATCATTAACAGTCATATGCCTCTCCTTGTATATAATTAATATTCTATAGTATTTGGACTCATATTAACATCTCGTTTAAGATACCAAATATGCTGCCCTTTTCTTTCTATATGTTTAATATAATAGTATACATTATAATTTGGTTTGTAATCAGCGATTTCTAAATATTTTTTAAGTTTTAAGAGAATATCTTTATTTTTTCTGAGATGAGACCATTTATGAGAAACTTTATTAGGTTCAAATTCTTCATCTCTAACCATTATAGGTACAAACTGAATATTTTCAAATGCCCACTCTAATATCTCATAATCTGTTTTGTCGCTAAAAAATGGATCATCTTTTCTATTAGGAACAATAACACTGATACTTTCTGTGCGTTCACTGATAAATACTTTAACTGAAAAGAATGGCCAAATTTCTCCATTAGTTACATATCTAATTTTATGCATATTATCATATATTAACTGCTTAATTTCTTTATTTACATGCAATGCAAATAATGATAATATAGTTTTATCATGTTTATTTGAATATTCCCCTTTTGCGGATATCTTTACAAATTTTTCTAAATAATACATACTATCTAAAAATGAATAATACGATTCTCTGCTAACACTTTCAAAGAATTTATCATTTTCATCGTATGATAAAAATGGAAGTTTGGTAACAACTTCCTTTCCAGATAAATTAGACGCGTCTTTAATAATATAATACGCCTTATCTCTAATAATTTCTCTAAGAGCTTTCTTTTCTTTCCCTTTTGACATGGTAATATACCTCCCTAATTATCATAATATTGTATCAATACTATAATATGTAATCTAAAGGAAAATTGTTTACATAATTAAAAAATAAGAGATGTGAAATAAATCACATCTCTTAGATTTATTTATTTTTTGTTATGGTCTGCATATTTATTCATCATAGGTTCAGCAACCAATGCCTGATTTGCAGTAAACATAATAGTCACGATTTTAGAAATTGCTTCCAAAATTTCCACATCAGTTCTAATACTAGACAATACAGTGCCATCATATTCAAGAGTGCGTAAGTTTATAGGCATTTCTCTAACATCTACTGAATTGTTCACTTCTATAACTGCTTTGTCTTTAGCCATTGCAGTTTCATATAACTCAATGATCATATTCTCATATGCAATTCTGATAATTGCAGCTATATCATCTTCCAAAGAATCTTTAATATCAGATACTTCGCAATCATTGAAATAATCTACTAATTTAGTAGCTGCATTGAATCCTTCGAAGTTACAGCCATACCCTACACCATTCATTATTGCAGATCTACAACTATAAATAGCATCTTCTGCTAAGTCTTTAATTGCATCTCTGTCAATAATAGATACTCCACCAATATAATAGTCTACACTATTAGCAGTTAAAGTATGAAGTCGACGTTTCATTAATCCTAACTGAATTTTATCATCTGCTGTTTCTTCCTGTTCAGCAATGGATTTCTTTAAGAAATCAATCATTCCGTAGTATAATGGAGTATAATCTCCAGTTTCATAATTAAACATTTCTTTAGGATTGTCAATCTTTGTTTTTGTAGCTGATGCAATAACACGCTCTGCAGATCCATAGAATTTACATACCGTATCTGGCGTTGGAGCTTTACCTGTTTCTACATCTTTGATATAAACTGAAGGATCAATATATTTGTGAATTGGCGGGCAACCACATAATTTACAAATATCATCCAATTCTCCAGTATATTTAGTAAGATTGCTTACTATTAATAGTGGATATTTCGTTCCATTATACATAGTAGTTTCAACCTGTGCAAGAAGATCCTTTACATCTCTAGAAATAGATGGCACAAAAACTACAGTAGGTGTAAGTTTTTGTTCTGTAGAAGCTGGAAGTAAAATATTATCATATATGATTCTTGTAAATAAATTAATCATTTCTGGGGTATCTACAGGGTCTTCAAAGTAATAAATGTGAGGATTAGGAATTTCACATTTATCTTCGAAGTTAATATATGCTGGAGATGGATAACCCTGATTAAGCGTAAGTCCATCATATTCTTTAATAACATGGTCAGTTCCAGTTGCAGTATTTAATGTAATATGTACATCTTTACCATACTTCTGATAGATATCAGAAATATTTTTAGATACTACTTCATCACCATTTGTAGAGATCATGCAGATATTATAAATATCATCTAATGTAGCTTCTCTACCATTTTCAAGAATAGAATTCTGAAGCTTCTTTGTTACTTTCTTAAAAGTATCAATGATATCGTGTGTAGGGATATTTTCCCATCTCTTACTTTCATTTTCAATTAAACCTTTGAAAATATAATAAGCCATTCTTGTTGCAGATGTAGTTCCATCTCCAACTTCTGCAACCACATGAGTTACAATCTCATGCAATTCTTCAGTAATACTGCTTTCAAGTGGACCATAGTATTTAATATGCCCTAACACTTTTTTACCATCTTTAGAATATGATGGTGCAGCTCCATTTGGATTAAGAATCATAGTATTTGAACCATAAGGTCCAGCAGTTTTCATAACTGCATCTGACACATTTTTCAATACATTGCTCTGCATAATTCTAAGGTTTTCCTTAGGTACAATGTTTGATAATAGTCTTTCATCCATAATTTAGTTCCTCCTAATTATCCTACATATTGTGATTTGTCTATAGCATGCATATCAATAATCTGAATTGGATTATCAATAATTATTTTTTCTGCTACTTCTGCTAAAGGTAAATTTTGTTTACCTAATTCAAAGTTAAATTTATAATTTCCTATTAGAACATTTTTGCATTCTATTTTAGGAAATAATAATATATCTCTAATATCTTTTACGTATATACTTCCATATGGAAGTATATCAATTTTATCATATGATTCTACAACTTTTACTGATGGTCTAATATGATATTTATTAAATCTTTTGATAATTAAATCTTTTTCACATTCAGATTTACAAATAATATCAAATCTAACTACATCATTTACACCATATGATCTTCTTATTATATCAAACATACCTGTTGTAACGGATAATTCCAATATTTCTTCATAATGCTGAGTCATAAACTGATTATATAAGCTATCTGCATCGCTTATGTATTTAGTATTATCTATCATAACTGCTAATAGTGGATTCTTATTTTCTCGTTCCGTCATGATATGCTTCATGAAAATAATATCACGTTCATCCAAAATGGATTTATAAAAGATTTTAGGATTATTGAAATTCTTTTGTATAAACTTCAATAATCCTATATCCGTATCTATTACCATATCGAATGTAACGCATCCGACTACAGTATACATTATTCTAATTCACTCTCCAAATCATCTAATGTAGCCTGTCTTGTTGCAGATGAAGTTGTTGAATGACTAGTTGAATTTGCTGATCTATTATTGTTAAAGAATGAGTTTCCTCCACCATTATAACTTCCTTTAGTATTTTCTGGAGAAGCTCCAACTTTATCAGCAATAGCATTTAATTTTGTATGGATTCTGCTCATATCAAATCTCTGCTGATACATTACAGAATATGCATTAGCATGTGTCATTGCTGTATAATATTCTTTTAACGCATCCATGAACTGTTTAATCTCAAGATTATCAAAATACATATGATCAAATTTGGAGGTGTTACCATCAAAATTGATAATTGCACTGTGATAATTCTGTTTAAATTCATACATGTATGTGCTCACTGGTCTTCCTGCCTGATCAATCTTTCTAATGATTAAGCATGGACCACTTAATCCTTCTGATTTTCCATCAGAGAATGTAATTAAACCTACTGTTTCTCCACTACCACTGTTTACACCAGCATTGTGAATTTCTGGTTTATTTGGATCAAGAACATTCTTAATTCCTTCATATAAAATTCTAGCTTTAATATGTGTAAGATAAACAATTGCTGCATTTTCATTATCCCATTTAATGCTTCCATCTGTTGTCTGCTGCTTAGGGGCAATTGCAATTTTCATCAACTGTCTGAAAAAGCTGATAGATAGGGCAGAAGGATCTACTACTCCTTCCGCATTAGTCATTCCATAAGCTGAATATACTTCGATCTCTTTGTACTGTGGTTTGTTATTATTATACTGATCTCCAAGTGCCATTTTAAAATTTCCTCCTAATACATTTTGGTTTTTATAGATTTATCTTACTGTTATATCAAAAATATTTTGTAATTATTTCCATATTTATAATATATTAGCAAAAAAAAATAATGGGTTATAGAAACCCATTATTTATTATCGTATATAGCAATATATGAATGAGTCCGCATATTTTGACATAGGTACATTATATATTCTATTATGAATATATAATGTATTACCACAATACTTATACTTTGACCTATCATCCTCAATTTTACATCTTACAGCTAATTCTCCATCAAATGATAATAACTCTCCATTAAAAATAAAATCAGCGGTTAATACTTCATCAGTATTAGTTGACAGTATCAAGTCAATATAAGATTTCTCTGGATCTTTTTCAATATCATATAAATGACCAATAAAACGACAATCGATAGTAGTTATAAAATAATTATCATGCCCTATTACAATTGCAATTGTTGTAGGGTCTAGATCATTTTCTATTCTATGATTATCTAAAATATTAGATATAGCTGCTATAAATTGTTTAATAGTAGAAACTTTATACGTATTATCTGGTCTAAGTATTAATTTTTCAGTATCAGCATTATTAGCTTCAAATTGATTAGATACCAATTCTGTATCTTTTTCTGGTGTTTTTGATATACGCCAACTAAATAAGGATGAAATTGGATAGTTGATTATATCTTTCCCATTCCTATAATAGTCAACTGATAATATTGTATTATTATTCCAATAAGTTATATCACAGTCAGTGTGCATCTGTTTAATACCTGTATTTGATATAATTTCTATTTTATCTACATGCATATGCCAGTTCTCCTTTCCAGCGGTGTACAATGTAAAATTCAACTATAGCATCATATTCATTGAATATAGACTTTTCAAATAATAGTCTATTTTGTTTATTCATTTTTTCTTCAAAATCTGTATAATTTGTTACACGCGATAATATAAAGGTATTACCTACCATATCTATAAATGCATCTGAAAATGATATTGAAATTGAATAATTATTATATTCATCTGGTATTTCATATATACGTTCACAATCAATTTCCAATCTTTTCAAATCACCATTTGGATATTTTTGAGAAGATTCTAATAATCTATATTCAATTTTAATCATTTTAGAATCATTATCTATTATATAATTATCCAGCACATACCAATTTTGTCCATCATCTAATGGGTTTCTAAATATAGGCAATACTTTAGACAGATCAATTTTTGCATTTTTTATAGTATCACATATTCGTTTTAATTCTGATATTATAGTAGCCTTTCCTCCAAGATTAAGATACATATTACATCTTTCTCCAATATCAGTAATAGTAGCCAATCCAACTTCATATGATTTTAAATCTTCATAATATTTAGTAATAACCCTATCATCATCATATATTATTATCGAATTCTTTGTTATATCAACATCGCAATCTTTATATATCTCAATTGCGCCGTTTCTATATACGAATTTAATATATTGTATAGTATGCATCTAACTGTCCTTCTCCCTTAATTAAACTACTATGAATACTCCGCCAGCTAAATAATCTGATATTAATCCAGTAAAACCATAAGCTTCGACTTTACCAGTAAATTTATTTACAGTAATAATCTCATCAAATATTTCATCATAAATATAATATTCAGTATCATTTTGTTTCCATCTTCCAATAAGAATTTCTTCCATTGCACCTGCATTTTTATTAAATTTTATCATGTATTTAATCCTCATCAATCTTCATTTCGTTAATAGTTGGATATATCTTCTCAATCACTAAGAATTTATTATTTGCAATCATCATATCTACTGATGATTTTGGAAAGGTTATTACATATGCATCAGCCAAAAAATTCTCATCATTAGAGCAAATCATCTCTGCAACTATTTTTGTATCATCAGCAACATTATTAGATATAAAAGCTTCATATATATCCCCAACAGTACAATATGTTTCAGCAGAATAATCTATATTAAATATTACTAATTCAGATACCATATCCTTTTTGATAGGCGTTCCGATAAATAAAGTTTTAACAGTAGATCTAGTTTCATTAAAAAACGTAAACTTATCTCTAGTTATCGTTCTAATAACAAGTGGCATATCGTCTACTTCGATTTCTGCTCCATTTAAAAAATCTGTGAATACTTTTCCTCGTCTTCTTTGATTATCTACAAACTGTTTAAAGTCTTTAACTGTTAAATATTCCATTATTATTTCTCCTTCCTTAAATATGGAAATTTATTCATAATTTCATATGCTAATATTTTGAATATATCGTATGACAATAATATATCCACATATTCTCTGGCAGCATCTATTATTATATTCTTATAATAATTAACTATATCTCCATATTCCATATCATATACTTTTTTTGATATAATAAGTGGTTTAATTTTAGATGTAATCATATGCTTATAATCACAGTTATCGAAATATAAAATATCTCTAATACATCTTACATTTGCAGCTATAACTGGATATTCGTTATCTATAAGTATGATACTATCATCATCTCGCAATTCTTCATATCTTTGTATTATACGAGATCCTTCATCTTTGTTGATATTATATTCATTTTTCTTGTATAATAAATACTGTAAATGGGCTACTTCATCATCAGAATATGCATCGTTAATTGCTTGTATTACTCTATTAATACAATCAACTGTTATTTTCAACCCCATTATATTCCAGCCTCCCCATATCTTGATATATTATCTTTTCTAAAAGTTGCACGCTTATCAATAATAAGTGATGATACTTCAACTTCTATCACACTTTTACTATCATTCATCTTACGTTTCAACTCATTATAATTAGTATTTAAAAATATTTTCTTATTGTTATACATAATATAACTTTGCGTAAATATACTCATCATACATATCACCCTATTGTATATTCAAAATCTTCAGTAGATAACTCATTTTTATTTAATAAGTCATTCAATTCCCTTTGTGCTAATTCCATTGCAATTTTTCTAATATTAACATGTTTAGGGTCAAAATTTGAGGTATCAACCTCAAATTCCCATATTGCTTGAACTTTCATAGTTTCCATATATTATCTCCTTTATTCGTTTATGGATATACAGAAAATCGCAGTTTCGTCTGAAACAGAAATAATACCAGTGCCAATAATAAGTGGATTGTGTAAATCTGTATCAAAAATATTTCCATCCAAATCTATTAATCTTATTGATACTGGTATATTAAATATTATAACTTCTTTTTGACCATAAGAAAGATTATATTCAGGTTTAAATACAGATTTTTCCGAATTTATTATATTATCACAAAGATTATATATATCTTGTAATGTAACTATATCTACATAGTCATCACCAATATTATTTGCAACTTGCTGCATATCGGATATTAATTTTATTTGAGGGTTAAGGTTTTCTTTATCATGTGTAACAAATGCCAATTTGGTGAAAAGGTAAACATTCTCATTATATTCTGCACCTATGATAATGTTTTCTTCACTAAAATCAGTTATATATTTCCCATATACTTCATCTAATATTTCTAATAATTTATAAAACTCTAATGCTTCAATATTATTTTCACTCATTATATTTACCCCTATTGTTATTTTTAACTTGTCATTGTAGAAGCTTCATCATTAGTATAGTTTTCATTATAAGTTTCAATAAACATCAACGCAACATTCATTGTATCGGTTTCATCCTCACTATTTACAGCATGAGTAATCTGCACTCCTCCTTCAGTTGGCATTAAATGGTATAAACGTGTAGTTTCTGCTGAAGCTCCTAAAATTACCACTTTAACTGCTCTGTCTTTAATACCATCTTTGAGATACACTCCCAATGATCTTAATGTGGCATAATATCTAACATTTAATTCTTTTGCATAATTTCCTCTATCAATTATGAAATAAATCTCCCCATTATCTGGCATATCTATTTCGCTAGGTAATAAAATATCATTAATGATAACACTGGAAATATCAATAGCTTCTCCTCCACTTTCTGGCAATTGATACGTAAATCCGACTAGCAGATCATCTAAAATAGTACCACTTTCTTTTGCTGTTGAAAGTATACCATTATAACACATTTCTAAAGTTAAATAGGTAAATTCTTTTTTCATATTATTTTCTCTCCTTTGTGTTTTTATTTTTATATTGATTTCATAGTAATAATATATAATTTCAGGCGAATTAGATTACATAAACATACATATAAATCATGGTAGGAGGAATTAGACTATGGATAGACGCGAATTGATAACTATTTTAAAAGAACCTGCGTATAAGGTTATGAGGGAGTTAAAAATTCCTTCATCAATTATTATGGCAATATCTATTGCTATATTGGAGCAGGAAGATATAATTCACATAGCAGAAGATTTAGTGTTGGGAAATAATCCAATGGCAATTGAACCTGATTATTCATATGATGGAGAAACTATATTAAATGAAATTACTAAAAAAGTATATAGAGTATATGGAAGTTTAGAAGAAGGATTAGCTAATTATATTACTTCAAATAAAGATATATTTGAAAATATGAAAGGTATTCTCCAGTATGATTATGCATTTAAAAAAAATGAAACGTACACTAGAGAAGAAAAAGATTATTTGATTAGTATCATAGAAGAATTTGAATTATATAGTTTAGATAAACAGGCTTCGGATATATTCTTCTCATCTAAATCAGAAAATTCACTGATTGAATTAGAGAATACAGATCATATAAATATAGTAGATGAAATTAAAGAATCTATGGGGATAATTGAAAATAAAAAAGAAGAAACTGCTAAACCTATTCACATAGTAAAGAAGAAAAAACGAGTTGAATTAAAACCAATAAAAACTAAAAAAATATCTGATAATCTGGAAAGTAAAACTATTATGGCTGGAACTAGAATTTATTTATTAGGCGCTAACTTATATGAATCGGCAGTTTCTAATGTTCCTGTCAGGTCAATAACTGGAGAATTCTTTATATGTAGTGGTGTGTGCGAAAATAATAAGTATGCAATAGCTAAAACTTTAAATATGAATAATTATATAATGGGATATGTAAATAGGAGACAAATAATATTAAAATAGAGTAGAGAACTTTTATTGTTCTCTACTCTATTTCTATATATAATTTTATTCTCCATTATTTATTCTTGCTTGTTCTACATTAGATACTGGATATATGTAGATATTTTCTACTGTATTGTAGTATCTATTATTAGCAGTATCGTTGGTCCATGTAATAGTATTACCTATCATACTACTGGTATTATTAATCAAACATGTATTCATACTAATACTATCTTTTAATACATATATATTTAACATGTTAGATGTATTTCTATCTTCGAAACAACTTTGTATATTTGATACATTAGATGAATACATATACATATTACCATATAAATTAGGGCACCATAGATATGTATGTTGCATATTTGTTACATTAGGTCCACATGCTGGGCTACCTGTAAGATTACGGCAATTATGATATGTAAAACTCATACTTGTTACATTATTTCCACATACTGGACTACCTGTAAGATTATAGCAATTAAAATATGCGCCACTCATACTTGTTACATTAGGTCCACATACTGGACTACCTGTAAGATTACGACAATTGCCATATGCTCCACTCATACTTGTTACATTATTACCGCATACTGGACTACCTGTAAGGTTGTAGCAATTCTGATATGTCTGATACATACTTGTTACATTATTACCGCATACTGGACTACCTGTAAGGTTAGAGCAACCATAATATGTATTGCTCATATTTGTTACTTTATCTACACACACTGGACTACCTGTAAGGTTAGAACAACCATAATATGTATTGCTCATATTTGTTACTTTATCTACACACACTGGACTACCTGTAAGGTTGTAGCATCCGTAATATGAACTCGCCATACTTGTTACATTATTACCGCATACTGGATTACCTGTAAGGTTAGAGCAATAAGAATATGCACTACTCATATTTGTTACATTATTTCCACATACTGGACTACCTGTAAGATTACGACAATTGCCATATGCTTCACTCATATTTGTTACATTATTACCGCATACTGGACTACCTGTAAGGTTGTAGCATTCGTAATATGAACTCGCCATATTTGTTACATTGGCCCCACACACTGGATTACCCGTAAGATTACGACAATATGCATATACATAGCTCATATTTGTTACATTCTTACCACATACTGGACTGCCTGTAAGGTTGTAGCAGCAAAAATATGTATTACTTATATTTATTACTTTATCACTACATATAGGATTACCTGTAATTCCAGAACATTGCCAATATGCGCTACCCATATTTATTACATTAGGCCCACACACTGGACTACCTGTAAGACTGGAGCAGCTTTGATATGCTCTCTGCATATCTGTTACTTTATCTCCACACACTGGACTACCTGTAAGATTGGAGCAGCTTTGATATGCGCCATCCATATCTGTTACTTTATCTCCACACACTGGACTACCTGTAAGGTTGTAGCATCCGTAATATGAACTCGCCATACTTGTTACATTGTCCCCACATACTGGGTTTCCTGTAAGATTATAGCAATATACATATGCACTACCCATATCTGTTACATTATTACCGCATACTGGACTACCTGTAATATTATTACAATATGCATATGTCATATGCATATTTGTCACATTATTTCCACATACTGGACTACCTGTAATATTGGAGCAATTACGATATGTCTGATACATACTTGTTACATTATTACCGCACACTGGACTACCTGTAAGGTTAGAACAACCATAATATGTATTGCTCATATTTGTTACTTTATCTACACACACTGGACTACCTGTAAGATTTCTGCAACCAACATATGCGCCACTCATACTTGTTACATTAGGTCCACATACTGGACTACCTGTAAGATTACGACAATTGCCATATGCTCCACTCATACTTGTTACATTATTACCGCATACTGGACTACCTGTAAGATTATAGCAATTCTGATATGTCTGATACATACTTGTTACATTATTACCGCATACTGGACTACCTGTAAGATTTCTACAACTATCATATGCGTTAGCCATATTTGTTACATTAGGTCCACATACTGGATTACCTGTAATATTGTGACATATACGATACGCGCCACGCATATCTTTTACTTTATCACTACATACTGGACTACCTGTAAGGTTACTACAATTTTGATACACACTGCTCATATTTGTTACATTAGGTCCACATACTGGATTACCTGTAAGATTAGAACATCCATCGTATGCACTAGCCATATTTATTACATTATCTCCACATACTGGACTACCTGTGAGGTTAGAGCAACCAATATATGTATTACCCATATTTGTTAGTTGTTCGTATATACCTAATTCATTTTCTGTCATATTTATCATATTACGAAAAACATTATAAAAATTAGTATTACTTACTTTGATAGACGCTGGTATTACTACTTTGGTAATTTTGGAATGACTCCTAAAATTTATCATAAATTAAAATTCTCCTTTCATTTTATATTAAAACTTTATTATTATGTGAAAAAAAGTGCTAAACATTTCAGTCTAGCACCATTATTTTTCATTTAATTAGATAATAAATTTAATATAGTTTCAACCCATTTTCGTTGTTTATCGCCTAAAATAATTTCATCTTTTTTAGACTCATAATATTCCTTTGCAGTGTTACCAAATTTATATCCCATAGCTTGCCAATCACATATCATTTCTACTACATATACAAATGGCATACTATCTTTATCAGTTACCGCCCAGTGATTCCAATGATGAGGATTATTTTCATAATGATGTTTCCATGCTATATTAAAATCCTCCTCAGATTCGGCTTTTTCTTTATCATTTATAGGATAAAAATATCTTCTATATGCATCAAATTCATATGATGAGTATTTAGACATATCATGATTTTCTATTAGAGAATCTATTAGTTCAACTTGAGCTGGATATTCTAATATATCTGAGCATTTTTCTTTGAATTCGTTCCATGCTTTTTTCACATTTTTAATATGCTCAGATATATACTTTCCATATTCATTTTCTTTTTGTTTTATCATATTCATATTATCCATAACTAGTCTCCTTTATAATTTATCAATTATAAGTATGTGAAAAAATTATAATACTATTGAAAATGCTATAAAGGTAGTACTATACTAAAAAATAAACAATGTAATAATCATATATTATTTATATAATATACATAATATGATATGAAGAAAAGGAGAATAAAAATATGTCGACATCAGAAAAAATTGGAAAGGTTATAGCAGGAATATTTTTAATAATTACAAATTCAATCATGGGTGGTGGAATTATAGTTTGGATAAGCAATTTATATTCCCGTATATTAGAAATTAATATTAAAAATAATTATACCTTTATAGAAATAATTCTTAAAAGAGCATTATATTTCTTCATCAGTATAATACCTATCACTATATTATTTATAGCTATAATTGCAATATTTATAGGATTATTCGCAATATTTTATAAACCGAAAAAAGACAATATTGAAACTGAAGAATTACAAGATGAAGATGATGAATATAAGGAAATTTAAAATTATATGCATAAAAATAAAACTATAAAAAATAAAAATAAATTCCTAAAAGGACCTATAATTAAAATTAAAACAGTTGAATACGTTGATAAGCTACGTGGAACATATTTCAATCATGAATATATTAACGGAAAGAGATGGTAATCCTTATGGATGGAAATAATTATAAAAATTATTTACTAAGATCTATACGACCTTGGGCTAAATCTGTTAGTGGCGGCACTGAGATTCAGTGCCGTTGTTTTTATTGTCCTGATTCCAAAGATCAAAAATCTGGACATTTTTATATAAGTGTACCACAAGACACGCAAACTGTATCGATGTTTCATTGTAAGAAATGTGGTGCGCATGGTATGGTAACACATACAAAATTACAAGAATGGAATATATATGAACCAGAAATAGCAATAGAATTAACTCAGCATAATAAAACTATATTCGGAAGTCATATTAACCCATATTCAAAAAATGGTCATCTCAGATATTCTCTAAAGCATACTGCGATAAGAGACGATAAGTTGACTAAATATAAATTGAAATATATAAATGATAGATTAGGACTTAATCTATCATATCAAGATTGTTTAGATTCAAAAATTGTATTGAATTTAATTGATTTATTATCAGAAAATATGATAGAGAAATTAACAAGATATCCAAATGTAGTTGAACAATTAGACACAAATTTTGTAGGTTTCTTATCATATGATAATTCAAGATTGAATATGAGAAATATAGAATTACCAAATCAAGAATTATTTAAATCTATAAATAAAAGATATATAAATTATAATATATTTGAAGATTTGGATAATACTACAGGTTTTTATGCTATACCTAATATGGTTGATTTGTCTATACCACAGCCAGTTAAATTACACATAGCAGAAGGACCATTTGATATATTGAGTATAAAGTATAATCTTAGAAAAGATATGTTTCAGAATATATTTATTGCTGTTCAAGGTAATCAGTATAAAGGAGCAATACGATATTTTATATCTCAATTAAAAATAATAAATATGGAAATCCATTTATATTTAGATAATGATGCCTCTGGTCATCATATTATGAGGGATATTGTTGATTATATAACACCATTTGGATATCCATTATATATACATCATAATCGTTTTACTGGAGAAAAAGATTTTGGTGTATCTCTAAATAGAATAAAAGAATCTGTAGATAGATTAATGTAGAGGGGTGTTAATATGAATGAAAAAATTACTACACATAATTCAAAAAATTCGATAAATGATACAGATGTAAGAAGTATGTTTTATGAATGCGATATATTATATAATCCATATACTAGAATTTCAGTTACGGGTAAGAAAATGAATTTCGAATCAGTAATTATTGATAGGGATATATCTGAAAAATTGTATGGGTATTCTAGCGACTGTATTGATATATCTTTAAAAATAGATAGTATAGAGAATATAAATTTTATAATATTGCCAGAAGATATATGCAGTTTGAATTTTAATAGAATATTATTTGATATACATCATTGCAAGCCAGTGACAATATTTGATAATATTACTAATGTATTATGTAATGGATTGATTCAAACTGATTGTTCCAAATACACAATTAAATGTTTTGCTAGATCACCTATAACATGCTTAATCAGTATACGATATGAAGATTATGATGAAACACCAATAATAGATTTTATTATAGATATTGATGATCTTAAGATTTTTATAAATAAAACAAAAGATCAATATTATAATTATAAAGAATTATCAAACTAATTTCAGGAGAATAATAATATGAATGAAACACTTAATAATATGAATGAAAAAATTACTACACGTCCAGTATATGGAGATGATGTGACAAATATGATCAAAGAGCACAAAACGAATCTTAGAATGGGTATATGTAATATGAAAAAACATGATAAATCTTCAACAAAAATGGCGTATGCTGGAAAGCTTTTCAATGCTTATGCTGAAATTTTGACTAAAGATATGCCTGGTTGTAGGATGATTCCTGATAGTGTGGATATTTCAATATATCCAGACTATGGACCTAGTGTATCTTTTCTTATAAGTATAGAAAAAATATTAAAGTTAAAGTGTAAATTATATACTCTTAAAGTAGAATTACTTAAAGGAGGATGGATTAAAATATTTGATGATGTATCTAGATTAGTATGCAATAATAAAGCATATGAAAACTTTTATCAAATAATGTTAAGCAGAAGAACTCCCCATAGAGTTGAATTAGACATTATCAAAGATGAGTATGATCCATCCGAAGATTCTATATACACAGCTGTATTGGATATGGAGGATTTAGAAAATCTGGTCATTGAGATAGTACAATTATACCATAAATATAAAGAGATAGCAGATTAATGCTATCTCTTTATTTTTTGTCAAATAGAAGTTATTTCCATATATATAGTTTGTATATTATTATAGTGAAATATAATATACAATTTTCAACAATAGGAGGAAAAAACTATGATAACACAAATTGAAGATAGCGTAATTGCGAAATGGGTTAAAACTGAACCTTATTCTATTAATGAACCAGTAGATAGAGTTAAAATGTCTGGATATGATTACAAGCAGTTATTTGTAGAAGAGGTATATGATACACAACAAAAGATTCATAAACGTACATATTATTCAAAAACAAATGACATAGAAATATTATATCAATCAGATTATTTTTATTATAACGATGAAAATAAATTAACTCATGTAGTAACTATAACAGATGATGGGAAATTCGTTATTAAAGATATCGAAGGCGATGAACTTTTAGATATTCATTTATTATGTAAAGAAATGATTGAAAGGAGAAATAGCAAATAATAAAAGAGGGGGCAGGATAAATCCTACCCCTCTATTTTTTCATATAGTGATAATAGGAAAACATTAGATTAAAGATCGAAGTTAGGAGGAATAAATAAATGGCAGGAAAATTTGTCAATACGAAGCATACTGATACGGTAAACAGTTTGGTTGCAGGTATGAAAGATTTATTAAAAAATCCTCATTATTTATTTAATACTAAGTCTGCTACTATAGTAACTTATCTGAATAAAGATATTCATAAATCTACTTTAGATGAAGCAGCTAAATTAGAACAAATGCCATATGGTTGTAATAGTCCAACTAAATATAATCTTATAAAAGATTTTTATGTATATGGAATAGAACAGATTCAAATTCAAGTAGAAAATGGCGAATATGGTGCTGAAGGATCACAGATAACTGGAGAGGCTATCGTATTGCCTAATACAATTATACCATATCAAGGAGATTACTTTATTATAAATTATCTCAAAGATAATATGGTATTTAGAGTAACTGGAGTATCTCATGATACTTTAGAAAATGGTGCCAACTTATATAAACTCACATATGAATTGGATAATATAGAAATAGAATCATTAAAAGCCAATATTAATGATGAATATCAAATGCTCATAGATAATACTGGAACTTCATATAATCCAATAATAAGATCTGAAAAATTTGAATTGTTAAAAAGATTAGATTATGTAAATAGTTATCTAAGAGAGCATTATATTTCATTATTTTATTCTGATAGGATACAATCTTTTTCTTTTTTGTTTAATACAAGAAGATTCTATGATCCATATATGATTGAATTCTTAAAGAAAAATAAAGTATTAGAAGATTCAGATAATTATATATATTTATCTCACCAATATCCTGTAGATAGCACGTTTTCTATAGATTATAACAGATCAATTTTCAGATGTTTTGAAATTGGAGATTTTAAAAACATTAGAAAATATAAACACAATGCTATTGGTAGATATATCTCTCATGATACAGTTACAATATTTGATAATCGTCCAGAAGATTATTGGAGAATAGACTTTAACTTCCTTCCAATAGAAGGCGAATTAAGTGGAGTATTACCGTGTTTTAATGAAGAATTATTTACTGGAATGGAGGATAAAATTATCTATGATTCAAGAGATAAGAATTCTATATATAATATTATCATCAAACATGTAAACGGAATTCCTATTTCAGATGAAGATATAGATAATCTTAAATTTTTAGAATATCAAAACAATACAACATTATTTTACTCATTACCTCTTATTATTTATTGCATTGATATCATAATCAAAGGACTAATGGTTAGAAAATAAAATGCATAACTTATCATAAGCGGAACATATAGGTAAATTTTTGGAAAGGAGAGTATATCATGAACCCTTTATATCAGGCAATGGTTGAAGATATGATTATGATATCTGAGGATGGTGTATTCACAGATACGAATGAAGATATGATTATTGGAACTATCGATGATAGACTCGATGGACAACAAATTGTTCTTCATGATGAAGATGAAGAATTAGATGACGATACAGATAAAATAACAGAGGAGGATATGGAATATGAGTTTGATTAATAATGGAATGGATGCTGGCGATATCGTTATGCTTGTAGATGAAGAATATGATGATGAAAATGTCAGTGAATGGGAAGTTTCAGTTAATGAATCTGATGAAAGAGCTGGAGTGCCAGTAGAAATCGATGATGATATTACTGAAGATGAATATGAGGATATTCTTTCAAATGATGACGTTACAAATCCTGCTGGTGAACCTTCAATGCTTTTAAAAGCTGCTATGGAGAGTAGTGAATTTATTGATGTTGAAGATCAGGTTATGGATATATTTATAGATGATGAGGAAGAAGACGAATTAATCGATGAAAGTGATATCGAAGAATATGATATGGAAATCGATCCAGATATCGAAGCATTAATGGACGATGATGATTTTTACGAAGAATTATAAATTATATTTAAGGAGGAACCTATAATGGAACATATTTACAAAATATATCCAAAAAATAAAAGACATATAAGCGGAATCCTCCCTAACCGAAAACAAATTATTGAACCTACTGTGGTTAAAAATCTTAACCGACGTGAATTCCTGAGGTGTATGGCCTCAGGAGAAGTTCATGCTATTGTTGATGGTGTAGAGATTCCTATTTATTCTCATAATTATGAAGAAGCTGAAGCTATGTTTGATAAGAAGGTTAGTAAAAAATCATATGAAGCTCCAACACTAACAATTATTCCAGACAAAGAAGATATTCAGATTCCAGTAAGTGATGAAAATAATACAATAAAAGATGATATTTTATCTACTGAAGATAGTAATATTCCAGTAGAAACAGAAACAAACCATGTAGTAGAAAACAATACAGATGATGAATTAGTAGAAGATGATCATGATGATACTATAATATTAGACGGATCTGAAGAAGAAACTGAAAGTGATATAGTAACTTCTGGATATGTATCATTAGAGGCTGATGAAAAATTACCCGAGGTTGAGCATGTTACAGTATCTGTACAGTCACAGGCAACGCCTGCCATAGCTAAACCATATAATAGTAATAATAAACATCATGGCAAACATTATGGTAAGAATCAAAACACACAATCAAATTATTCCAACCATAAAAAGAAATAATATATTAACCCCGAATTGATTGTCTATTATTTATGAAAAAAATAAATAAAACTATATATTGTATTTTTATCATTATTATTTATATTCTTTTATCAACTGTTACTTTGCATAGATAATATACAGCAATCAATGATATATTAGTTTCTTACATTTAATAAGTTATGTATTATATGTAGTTTGGATTCAGGTAGCATTATACATATTTTTTCCGTCAAATCGCATAAAATAAAAAAAATAATACAATACGTTCATTCTTCAATTATAGTGTATATTTTATTATGTGCGATTTAAAATATGTAAATGAATCAACGTATATAAATAAAAAATAACAAGCCCACTGGTTAATATGTAATATTGTTAGTGCTATATATAATATATTGTCACGTTTAAACGATTTTTCGAAGTAATCCCACTCAAATATAGCAATTTGGACAGTAGCTATTATATATACAAATCAATTTTACACAAAAACAATCAAAAACTTAATATCGAAAAGAGGAAAAAATAACGGGGGATCACCCCACAAGTTAGGAGCTAGAAGTAACCCTTCTAGCTCCCCTTTTTGTTGTTGAATTTTTTATACCATTATTTTTTGAAAGTAGAATACGTCTTTTGCTTAAAGTGCATAAGTTATGAGTGTTAAAATTTTCAATAATTTTTCGCATCATTCTTTTTCCTTTCGTATATAATAGTCTTCATTCAAGGGTTAAGTGTAAGATCATTAAGATCTTTTGGTTAAGTGTGAGATAATACTCTAATCCTCTACAATAATAACAGTATTATCTTCATCAAATGGACCCATTGTAATCACAGTAGGCATAACCATCAGACCTCCTTTCCATTATATTTCATATTCATTAGTAGCCAGCTTAGAATATGATAATGGATAACAAGTATAATCGATATTAGCCGATATCAATTGTACTTACTACACTATAATAATATACAATTAGTATTTTATGAAATTACAACTTAGACCAGTACCATATTATTGGTACTGGTCTATTAGTTTTTGTATTGATTGCACATATGTTTTGTTTGTACTTATTCTAATTATACTCTGCAATAGATATAAATTTATATGTTTCTTTGGTATTGACGAGTGGAGAGATAAATGCAATATATATTTAGCAGTGTTATAATTATGAATATGCGTATGCCCAGTTTTGAATTCTTTTCGAGTATTATATACTATATAATCATTTCCAACGACTCTATATATTTTGTAGTGTTTCTTAGAATATACAGTTCGCAACAATGATCACCCTTTTCAGATTATTTTTTATGCATTTTCAGCATTTGTATTATTCATCAATACTTTCAAATGATAAATTTCCTTCATTATTAATAAATAATCTAAATAACCTAGAGGCTCCATCTACAGTACCTTCTAAAATAATTCCTTTTCGCGGCAATGTATTTGAAAGTATATTAGGAGCAGGTCCTGCAATTTTATCTACAATATAACCTAACAAAGAATCTACTGTAATTTTATATGTAAAATCTCCACTATCAATAAGAATTTCTTCATTTCCAGATAAACTTGATGGATAAGTGCCCATTTCAGTAATGCGTTTAACGCCTTGAACTTGCACTAAATTATTAGGATTTGTCATGTTGGTCATCCTTTCTGTTTATATTTGATGTCTTATTTTAATGTTTACCTATATAGCTATATGACAAAAAATAAAAGACTAGATGAAATTAATCATCTAGTCTAATTGAATATTCTTTTATAACAGTAGCATTTTTAGATACTTTTCGCATCATTCTATCTATTGCTGATTTATTATATAATCTAGCATATCCTTCATATACTTTGTATACTTTAGGATTAACTATAGTAGATAAATCTTTAGGTGTAACTAAATTTGAAGTTTTATCTGTAAGGTGTATATCAGCTTTACTTAAGACATAACTTACAAATTGTGAACAAACCATACTCATTGCATTTTGACCCATCTCTTTAGACTTATTTAAAAGAATATTTATAAGATTATTATAGCCATACGCTGTAGACGTTTTATTTTCTATCATAGTATTAACAGCATCTCGTATAATCTCGTAATCAGATTCCTTTACGAATAAACAATTAACTTGTATAGATGAATTTTCGTATTTATCAATATATCCAGAAATAGATTCTACTGAAATTCCACCAAATATATTCGATTGATTATCTGCATTGAATGAATATAATGTTTCTAAACTGGTATCGAATGAAATAGCACTATGACTATATTTATTATGCGTATATGTACTAATAACTTTACCAAACGGTGTATTGGTAAAGGAGTTCACAATAAATATTGGTTTAATAGGTTTCTTTGATTTGCCAGCCTCATATATAAAAGTTTCAGAAATATATGATCTCAATCTATTCTTTTCTCCAATACTATCAGTAGATACACCAAATTTTCTCATAGCTTTTAATAATCTTTTTGCTAATATTTTCTCATACTCTTTATCCACATGATTAAACATTTTTACTGCCTGTTCTACATGTTTCTTATCATGAATAGGATATTTTCTCAATTCTGGAATTCCAAAATCATTATCATCTAACCCATTTCTCTGTTTAGAGGTTAATGCTTCTTCACCAATTTGATTAAATTTAGGCATAACTTTTTGATCGGTAGCATTATTTGTTTTTCCTCTAGATTTTCTTTTTAAATAGTTTTTATGGGCTTTCTGATTTTTAGCTGGTTTTGAACTACGTTTTATAAAACTAGATGGAGCATATTCCTCTACATCTTCAATATCACCATTCTCTAATAATTGTTTCTGTACTTCATTTTTTAGATAATCTACAGTCTTACTATCAATAGGTTCTTGTTCGGACCATTCCCAATCAACACCTTTATCAGTTCTATATACAGTAATTTTTCCAAGATATACAGAGGATAATTCTTCTCCAGCTGTATATAAATATGCTTCAGTTTTATCTTTACCTTTAAAATGATAGTTATATTCTATATCATTATGAATACAAGATTCAATATCTTTACTATACAATTCTTCATCCCATCCGCCAGCTTTCTTCGGATTAAATCCATCACGTTTAATTTCAGCATGATACCAGGCGAATTTAGTTAAATTAGAATTCTCTGAAACATTTGTATTGGATTTTTTATATAGCACTACATAATATAATCTGTTTTTAAAAAGCTTATCCAACCAAACATCTCCAATTTTCTGATAAAAATTGATAGCACCTATATTATTTTTTTCTACCCAACAAAATATTTCATCATATTTTGTTTTATTTCTTCCTACTATATCGTTAATAATGTTTGCACCATGACCCATTCTTTGATATTCTGGTAGTATCATAAAACTACGCACACCTAGATATTTTTTAGAAGTTTTCTTTCCATCACAATTTGTAAGTCCTATATATCCTATAAATGTATTTTTAAAATATATTTTCTTTATATATTTACGGATATCTTTTTCATCCATAATATTTTCATCGTTAAGAATTTCTTTAGAATATTTGTAAAAATCATTTATATCATCTTTATTTTTTATCGCATTATATTTATATTCTGATTTATTTTCCTCTTCTATATATTCAGCATTTTCTCTAACACCAAATACACTTTTATAATATTCCATATCATTATTAGAATATCTTGTATTTTCTGGAAATAAATATAGTATTCCAGATCTATTATTAATCACGTTATGTGATAATTCTCCTCTATATATTGTAGATTCTATTAATCTTCTACAGTATTCAATATATTTTTCTACTTCAATTTTATCATCTTCTGAATTTATAATATATTCTGCAAAAGACCATCCTCCATTATCAGATTCAATGTCTCTTGGCAGTATATTTTTACAAAATCCATCATCTCTCAATAATCTCAAAGATTTTTTTAATTGCTCTGCAGTTAAAATTAAATCTTCATCTGAAGCTAGTTGCTCTAAAATAATATTACTCATAATATCTCCTTTCAAGTGTATATTAGATATATAATATATTAGTATATTATGCTATCTTTAAAAGTATTATATTCTTTTTCCCAATCATTAAATAAAACTATCTCATCTGGACCATATTTTAATATTTCCCAAGCACTATATTTATCCCTAACCCATCTTCTTATAGTAGATTTAGTTAATGAAGTTCCAAGACATATTATAGGTAATTTATCTAAAGATTTATAGCTTGTAAAGAGCATTATATGTGCACCTTCTACAACATATTTATTCTTTTTATCCTTCTTCAATTCACTTAATAACCATGAGAAAAATTTATTAAATATTGCACCGAATTCTTTATATCTAATATCAGAAAAATCGATATTGTTAGCTTCTGGATGAAGTTTCAGATATTTTTCTACATATTCCATAGATTTATTAGAGATCCCCTCTTCTTTAAATCTATAGTAACACTGAAACATATCTAAATGAATAGCTGTAGCTTTATACTCTTCCGCAAGTGCCCATGCAGCAGTCGATTTACCAGATCCACTTAAACCAGTAATAAGCAGTATATTAGATTTACCATTCTCCCACTTATCTATATTAGCCATATAATTAGGACTATCAATAATAATATTTTCATTAATATGAATATATTTTGGATTTTTTCTAGCTTCCTGAAGACTTAGTAGTTTAGTTATATTCTCAACGCTAGGTTCTATTTCAGGATTCCATCCTAATTCTAATAATGATTCCAAATTTTCAATAGAATCATCCTTTTTATATGTATCCCATACCTCTAATATAGAATCATACCATTCAGATGGTATTACACTTTCATCAAAAGGATATTCTTTTTTAATTTCATTATCATTCAATACAGGGATAGGATTTTCTTCCGAATTCATAAAATGTCTGACAGCATCTTCTGTAGGTTCAATTTCTGGATTCCATCCTAAATTTATGATTTTCTGTCTAATATCAGCAGAATTAGTATTCTTATATATTCTATATAATTGCTGCAAGTGCATGAACCAATCTACTGGTATGGATTTTTCTTTCTGATCGTTCGGTGCAATGTATTCTTGTGATTGTGAGGATATTTCTTCTTGTTCTTTGATTGACGTCCCACATTCTGACTCTTCATATTCTTTAAAAATCTTTCTATGATGAGGATTTAGAATAGGAATAATATCTTTAATAGGATAAAAATCTCCATATTTTGTAAATCTATTGTCTTTGTTTAATGGATGAATTTCTCCTACATATGGACCTGCATACTCTGCTACATATACTTCATTATAATTCCCATCCCAATATATATAACCATCTTGCTGTTTTTCTGGTCTGTCATGCTCATCTATATATGTAATACCTGTATACTGAATATTTTCACATAATATTCTAGCTTCTTCTTTAACTTCAGCTTGTGCTTGATCTTGATGAGATAAATATTTATCCCAAGATCCACCTGGTATTGAATAGTGATATCCACTCTTTGATTTTCTTAAATAAACTTTATCCCCATCAAATACAAAAGTTTCTACTCTCCCTCTATATATTTTATCTCCAACTTTAACTATGGAATTCCATATTCCATCTATATCATAATATCCACCGTCTCTAATTATTTCATCTATTGATAATTTTCCCTGTGGTATATTCCAATGTGCCATAATTATAACCATCCTTTCTGTTTTTCGCTATATGCTTTACCTGAATGTTTCGGTTGGTGAATATTCATACATTTTGAATTATATATTATAAAAATGAATACTAGAGAATATTCTCTAGTATTCAAATTAAACAAAAAAAGAAAGATATAATGAAATGTAATGACATATCGAAAAAATAAGAAAACAGAAAGGAGACGAACGATATGTTATTTACAAATTCATTAGACAAGAATAATACTCAAGGAGGTATTGTTACAGAATCATCACCTTTTGTAATATTCAAAAACGTAAAGTATAAAGACGAAATAGGATGCACATATGCCGAAGCATATGTGCCTAAATTCTTTGGAAAGGTATATGAAAATTGTCCTATCCAAATGAATAGAACTTATGAAGTTGAATTAAAGCATGTTAATCTTTTAAAATATTTCTTAAGTAATAGAAAAGAAATAGATAAAAGATCAGCGCAAGCTTTAATCAAATATACTCGCAATAAAAACTTATCTGATATTAAGGAATCAGATATTAAAGCGGTATATCAATTATATAATATAGATAAACTTATTATGGATACATATGGTAACATTTGGATTTCATTTACTACCACATGGAATGAAGAAGTTACCATCCAGGTAATAAGTAATTCAAAAATAATGTCTGTAGATAATATGACATCGACTGTAGTTGGAGCTAATCATGGCTTCATCGAACGATGTATATTATAAGACAAATAATAAACAGGGTTATTCTAAAATAACCCTGTTTTATTTTTTATAAATTCTATTGCATCTGATGGTATTTCTTCTTTATTCTCATAAGATGCAGTTCTTATACCGGTTTCTTCATTGATAGCATATACTCCACCCAAATCTCTATAATATTTTATAGAATCGTATAATTGAGTAGATTCATATAATGCCATTTTAGGAAGAGTTATACCTTTTACGGTATTAGCATACACTGCAGTGATTGTAGCTAATGTGCATTCTTCTAATAAATCTAATACTCTAGTGAAAGGCATAGTCTTTTCAAATGTTTTATCAAAATGAATTTGATCATAACTATATAATTTTTTACCTGTCAGTATCTCATAAAAATCTTTATCAGTTTCAGCTAAATCTACAATATTCATATAAGATATACCATTCTCACCAATATATTTAAATAATGTAGGATTTATAGCTTTCTGTTTGAAATCTTCAAGACTTATATGAGAAAATGAACCTTTATCAAACTCAACAATATCGCTCATATAGCTTTTACATAAAGCAAATTTTTGAGTTGGTTCTGAGAAAACATTATTTTGCATATAATTTATGATATATACGTCATCTTTTTTAACAGGAGGAACTGATGCTAGAGGTACAGTGCTTTCATGCACTCTAATAATTTTTACATCTCTAGGATCATTTCCTTCTTCTCTCAAATCTTCTAATATTTCTACTATCTGATTAAAGTCTTTATTTGTACATCTTATATAATTATATTGACCAAGTTTGGTAATTGCTTCTTCTTTAGCAAATTGTTTTTCTCTATATTCTTCCATTGGTCTAGTGTTTGGATTATCTCCACCATCTTTAATCTCTATAGCAAGATTGTATGGTTTATAGTAAAAATCCATAAACCAATGATGCGTTTTACCTTTATATTGATACGGAATGACTGGATATGCTTGTTGTAAATCCATAGGATCTATCTTTAATTCAGTATCCATATATTTAAGAAATTCTAATTCATATGTGCCAATATAATCCATCTTTGTGCCATCTCTAAAAGTATAAGTTTTAGATTTATTTTTAAGCATAACTTCTCGTTGATATACAGTATCACCTAATTTATCACGTTGAGCTTTTCTGCTTTTAGCATATTTCTTTCTACAGTCATCACTACAGAAGCTTTCATATCTTCCAGTATCCTGATTCCATTTTGTTACTGGTTTCCCACAAACTAGACAAGGTCTACTATCTTTTTTATCCCTAGCATTTACTGCTAACTGAAATGGTGTCATATCTTTAGGAATCATATCCTGGTGTTCATCTCCAATATGTAATGCCAAATCGCTAACAGTTGCTCTTAACTCGCAATATGGGCATTTATATTTTTTTCGATAAGTACCTTTCATTTTCGCTTCCATATCTTTAGAAAATATTTTATATACAGAAGATTTTTTATTCATAATGAATAACTCCTTCCCATTATAAACTTTTTACGAAGATGTTTCGGATATCCCCATATTATAATTAAATCTCACAATTATCTGATCAGCATATTCTTTTTTAAACTTACAAAATATTATACTTCGTTCATTTATCTGGACAGTCATCCTGATATTATATTTATCACATGAAGAATTTAATTCATCTATTATATTTTGAAACTGTTTCACATCTTCTAAAAAATCGTCCAACAGGATATCATTTTCTGCAATTATACCGGTTTGAAAAGCATCGTCATATGATAATCTATCTTTCACTTTACTTCTAATATTATCACAGCTGACAATTGTACCATATCCGCCAGTATTATTCATTTTATAGTAATTAGCCAAATAGATCAACTCCTTATATAAAAAATTAATATCATTGATATTTGATTACTTCTACATCAGTATCAGACTTTATTTCATTTCTAGGTTTCTTTTTCTTAATAATACACACACTGTTACTACTTGCTTCTATTATAAGTTTCATTAGATGCGTTTCTGTATCGAATTCTTTTGCAAGTTCTACATAACCATCAAGTTCATTAATCGTATTACCATCAATAAACTTATCAACTTTAATTCGCTCAGCCACAAAATCTTTATTTGATTCAGCTATATCTTTTATGATATCAAATAAAGAATCTGTAGTTTTTCCTTTAAATTCAAATTTCATATTACTCCTCTTCTATTACATATACAGCATCTGATGCTGTATATCCAGTTTTAACCTTTAATATATTAATAGTATTATCCCATAATTGAGCAGATACTAATATCATATATTCAGCCTGAGATGAATTTATTTCATTTGCAGCTTCCTGACATTCTTTGACAATATCTATAAGTTTGGCTAAAGATATATCTTTTTTTGGAATTATTTTATTTTTAGAATTATTAGGTGCATGTTGAGCTATGGTATTTATTATAGCAGAAGCATATTCTATAAGTTCATATTTTAAACCAACATGCATATTTGTTACTTTCATAAATCTAGGCATATATAATCACCTCGTCATTAACCATCTTCAAAAGGACACAGTATCAGTTGCCATTTTGTTTTATCTGTTTTATTTATTTTAACTATATATAAAATATCTTCACATAAAGTGATAAATCCCATTAATTCACAGTCTTCTTGCTGTTCATTAAAGTATTCTATATTAGTTTTGGCTATTTTCGCTATCTCTAAAATATCTTGATTATCTGTAATATGTATAGAATATACTCCATATGAATATGATTCATCGTAACATATAGTTTCAATTATTCTAGTGATAGACTTACCGGCACCACAACATATTAAAATTTCCATTTCAGTTTTACCTCTTTGTCATTAATATATTTATAACTCCATAGATGGATTTGCAGAAATTTTTACTCGTAGAATACATAATTTATCAGATATATTTTTATCTAAATTAGCGAATATTTCTACACCATATGCACTACAAATCTTAGCAAGTTCTCCAGAATTATTTAATTTTGTATAAATAGCAAATAGATAATCTTCTGGATAGCTTTCTACTATTCCTGTAAATACCCTGTATTCAACTAATTCATTCATATTATCTTTAGATGCGTCACCATAAATATAATGTAAAGATCTATTGTATAATGATTCAGATGCAGATATAATATCTTTTAACATTTCACTTCTAGTTCTAAGCATAAAACTATCAGTATCATATAATATATTTCTTTTATTCATTTCTCCTATAGCTTTCATTTCTTTTTTAGCTTGAGCTTCCACATCTATTATTATTATTCTAAATTTATCCCCTACATCACTGTATGAAAAATCAATATTATATTTACCATAAGTTAATTTGTATATGGATTCTATGGATTTAGACATTATATTCACTAGTTCATCGTTTGATATCCTTGTATCTATACCTATCGATGCACAATAGTTATTAATTATTGAAACTGAAGTGCCTAGATAAACTTCAATTTTTCCATCAGAGTGAATATGATTAAATTTGCTTACTATATAATCAGTAAAATATTTACCATAATATAGATACATCGAATGTTGTATTAATAAATCTACGATAGCTAAATTATGTACACAATACTGCTTTTTAAATATGTAGCATTTCATATCTTTATATAAACAAAAACTATCATATTCGTCTAAAGAAGGGTGTATAGCTTGATAGCCATACGCTGTCATAAAAGCCTGGACAGTATGTAAAATAGATATATCATGTATTCCATATTTAATAGAATATATAGGAATTGGTATTGCAATTATATCATATTTTAGTGGATTTGCCATCATTTGCAGGAAAAGTGTTTTAATATAAATTAATAAATTAAACATAGCGAAGTCAGCTAAAATATCTTCACTAATATCATTCTCTATTAGATTTATCATTTTATCTAATATTTCCATATATTCATCACTTACCATATCAATATTATTGGCATAACTATTAATATCACTATTCATATTATTTTGTCACCCCATCTTTATTATCACCACAATATCCAATATTGCATACGACTGTCAGTGTTTTCTTATAACCATTTTCCTCATCAATATAAGATTCTAATTTGATATCGGTAATATACTTGTTTTCCTCAACATATTCATTTAATATGACATTAAGTTCTGAGATTTGATCATCATCATTTAGTATATCATCAAAAGTAAATTTTGTACAAGAAACCCCTTCTTCATAGTAGTATTTTGAGATATATGAAAGAATATTTTTCATATAAATACTAATGATATTCATATATACATCAGTTGACATCGATAAGAATAAATCGTATGATATTACAATTTCTGTAATATTAAATGTAAGCATAGTTGTATTTTCGCTAATTTTATCTGCGTTCTCGTAATCTGAGGAAAAAATTCTTTTAGCTAAATCTTTAATGGCTTCTATAAATCCCTCATCATCAAATTGTTTATTAGATACCAATATAAAATAAGATTTTTCATCTGTTTTAGATCTTAATATATTTTGAATAACAAACTGGTTATAAATATTAATAAAGTATCCAAAACCTAATTCTGGAATGTGTTCTTTGTTATCATATCGTATTATCATAGTTTACCTCCAATAAAAATATTAAATTAACGATCTCTTTTTAATTTCAATATAACATTTGTGTTTATGTTTTCTTACAGAATATTTATTTCTTGTTTTAATACCATCTTTAAGTTTTCCTTGCACGTACTCATATATACTATCATATAATTGTATATCTTCTCGATCTATAATAAGTTGAAATAATTTTGTATCTTTTGTATCTGGATTGTCAAATAATTTTTTTATTAATGGATAAAAATATTTTATATCCCATGTAGGACCATAACAGACATTATCTTTATCATACATTACAATATATGGTCTTTCTTCAGGTATACAATCTCTAATGGCATATTTTATAGTAATAAATAAATCCTCAATAGTTTCTCTAACTCCCATAACTTTTTTTCTCTCCTTTTTATGTAATGCATATTATATATTTGTAAATCTACCTGTTAAGATTTAACTAGCTTAACTAAATAGTAAAATTATTATAAAATGGAGGTGATTTTTTGGCTACCGAAACACCTAAAGAATATTTACTAACAACAGATGAATTTAATAATCCTAAAGTATTAACTGGAAAAGATGCTATTTCTCAACTATTAGTACATCTTATATTATTAGAACCTGGAACTTATGCGGCTAGACCTCAAATGGGTATAGGTTTAGTATCTAGATATAGAGCTATGAGTGAAGATGATTTAGATAAACTGAGAAATGATATCAAAAATCAAATAGAACAATATCTACCAGAATTCGCTGGTTGTAGAGTTGAAGTGGCATTGGGAGATGATAAAAAATTATCATTAAACATCACAATCAACGGTACATTATATAAATATGAAACAGAAAAACAAGAAAATAATTTTGTAGATTTGATAAGTCTATCATAAACAAGGAGGAAATATAAATTATGAGTATCACACTTGACGATTTGAGAGATATCCCTAGCGAAACTTTACCAAATCCAAATTTACCACCTAGACGACCAAATGGTGCAAAACAGGTAAAACATCCTAGCGGGGGAACAAAAAGAAGTATTGATCCTGCAAAAGAATTCAATATTCCTTCTCAGAGAGAATTAGATAAAGTAGATCCAGCTAAACAGACTCTGGAAACAAAAGTGCTTACTGAAGCAGATGGTATTATCCAGCAGAAAATGGGAGAGGCTATCGCAATGCATGAATTAGAAGAACAATTAGATGGAAAGGTTGAGTATGAGGATTATGTAGATGCTATTGGATTTGATCCATTAGCAATGATGGAAAATCCTCCTAAACCTGGAAAATCTAAAGCAATTAGAGATCAAGAAGCTGCAAATAGAGCAGCATACGAAAGGGAACAAGAAATGAAAACACAATATGAATATGATCCAGTAGAAGAAGATATCGAAGAAGAATATGCTGATTCTTATGATACAACAGAATTACATTATTCAGATTCTGAAGAAGAAGAATATGGAGAGTATGAATCTGACGATATTGAATATGAAAATGATGATATAGACCCAGAAGAAGAATTAGATCAGATGATTCAGGATGCAATTCCTGAAGAGGAAGAATATGATTACATTGAAGAAGATGAAATTGACAATGAACCAGTCACTCCATCTTTTACAATCACAAAAGAAGAAGAAGTTGTAAATAAATCCGATGTAATGACTCCTATTCCAGATGATGTATCTGAACTAATGGATAGAGATGAAGATGCAGATTTAAAAGCATTAGATGATGACAATATTGTTGAAAAAGGAGACTCTGTGCAGAAAAGACGTTTAGAGAATCTTAAACGAGAAGTACAGTCAAAAATCAAACCTATCACAAAAGGTTTAAATTTAGCATCTTTTAAAATCATTGATAAACCTATTAATGTAACAGAAAGTGTTAATAGAGCAGCGACAGCTTTCAATGTTAAAACTGCAGATTGGGCATTACCAGCTACAGGAAGAAGTATTACTATGAAAGCATTCAAAGGATCTGAAGTTGCTAATCTGTTAAAAGATCCAGGAAGAAATAAATTAAGAGCAGCAAAAGAACAGTATGGTTTAATCCATAGTCATATTATCGATGAATATAAACCTGAGACTGTAGATGCTTGGGCTAAAACTGTATCAGTTGCAGATGTAGATCATTTATATGCTGCTATTTATAGAGCATCATTTGAAGGAGAAAACTTCTTACCATATGACTGCCCTGACGATAAGTGTGCTAATTCATTCTTAACTAACAGTGTACCTTTCATGGACATGGTTAAGTTTAAAGATGATAATGTTAAAGCTAGATTCGATAAAGCTTATAATCAGCCAAGTACACCATCAAATAGAAAAATGAAACTTGATGTAATTCCTGTATCTGATAGTTATGCTTTTGCATTTAAAGAGCCAACAATTTATGATGCAGTATTTACACCAGCATATTTAGATGATGAATTTATTGCTAAGTATGCAGATACAATTACATTTGCTACCTGTATCGATAAAGTATTCTTTATTGATCCTCAGTTAGAAGCACTTAGACCATTAAATGTAAAACAGTATCCAAATGATCCAGCTAAATCATTAAAAGCTAAGATCATTGTATTATCTAAAGTAATGAAAGAACTTACATCTGACCAGTATCAGATTATCAGATTATATGTAGAAAAATTAACTGGAGCTGAACAGGATATCACATTTGTTCTCCCTAAAACTACATGTCCAAAATGTGGTAAAGAGATTGAAGAAAGTACATATTCAGCAGCACAGTTGCTTTTTTTACGTCATCATCTGGCTGCTCTGGCCAATGGCTAGATCACTGCAGTTTAGTAGCTGGATGGTTAAAAGGACGAGTCTCGTTTATGGAGTTATATGATATGGAAATTGGAATGTTCCATTATCTACATGCCTTAGTCCTCAATGAATCAAGATCGGAAGAAGGCAAGAAAAATAAAGCGGCAGAAGAATTACAAGACCAAATGGAAGGATCATAGATATTATTGATAAGGAGGAAATTATAGACATGGATAGAGTGGCTTTCTCGGAATCAATAAGTAATGATCCAGTGACATTGGTTAAAGATCATTTTGATGAATTGATGGCTATGTATGATCTATTTGGATCATATGATGGCACATCTATTGAAAGTTCTATGGCAAATGATCAACCAATTTCATTTCGGATTACATTTGATTCAAAAACAGATGCTGAAGAAATGAATAGAATTGCTGCAAATAAAGAGTTAATGATATACGGAACTCTTTATACTGTTACTGGAGTAGTTGAAGGTAATGCAGTAATTATTCAATTATTATAAAAATATCCCTGATACTGTAATGGTATCAGGGAAATTTCATATCCGAAACATTATGATAATAAATATAGAGAGGAGAATATGACTATGATTTCATATTCATATGAAAGAGGGATAGATACACATTCCCTTTCGGAATTATTAAAAATTAATGAAAATTTTGCATTGTATGAAGCAGTTGCTGATAAGCATTTTCAGATGCAACCTCTTAATGTAGACGCATTTATTAAAGCAAATAATGTAAAAGAAATAACAGATCCAGTATTCTTTATTAGAGATGGAGTTCCTACTCCAGAAGGATTGTTATCTAATGAAATATTCGGAATCACTAAAGAAGAAAGATCTAATATATTTGGATATATAGATCTGCATGATTGGTTTTTGCATCCGCTAGTATATAAATTATGGGGAAGAATGGATAGTAGAATAAAAGAAATAGTTCATGGCACTAAAACTTATTCTATTGGACCAGATGGTGATTTCGTAGAAGATCCAAATGGATCAAACGGAGTAAAATTCTTAAAAGATAATATAGATAAAATAAAAATAAAATCAACAGATTCTAGAAAACGTGATAAGAAAATTCAATTCATAGAAAAATATAAAAAAGTTATATTTATGAATAAATTCATAGTAATTCCACCATATTATAGAGACGTTCAAAATAGAGGAGGAAACATTGGAGTTGGAGTATTGAATAAGTATTATTCATCTTTAATCATTTCTGTAAGAGCTTTAATAGAAACTCAGGATTACGGATTATCTATGTCTAATTCTGTAAAGGGGCGTATACAGGACACATTGGTACAAATTTATGATGTATTATGTGGAACTGGAAGTGGAGAGAGTGATGGTGTAGGATTATCTAAAAAGAAAGGTTTAATTCGAAATGCAGTTATGAGTAAAACTGCAAATGATGGAACTAGATTAGTATTATCTGCTCCTGAATTGAAAGTTGAAACTATGAACGATATGATGGTAGATATAGAACATTGCGCTTTACCATTAGCATCTGCAATAGTAAACTTCAGACCGTTTATTATATATTGGGTGAAGAGGTTCTTTGAAAATGAATTTAGTGGAGGTATAAGGCATAAAGTTATGACCACTAAAGGAGATATTATGTATGCAGAAGTAAAAGACCCATTAATCTCTTATTCGGAAGATGTAATAAAAGGTGAAATAAAAAGATTTATTCACGGATACTCTAATAGATTTTCCCCTATTGAAGTTCCATTATTAGATGGAAAAGTTGGATATCTTGCATTTAAAGGTCATTCTGTAACTGCAGAGGAACTGGCTAGTGGAAGAGTAACTGATGCATCTCCATTGATTTCTAGAAAATTAACTTGGTGCGACGTTTTTTATATGGCTGCATGCGAATGTGCAGTAGATAAACATATATTGATTACTCGTTTCCCTATAGATACCAGCTATAATCAATTCCCATCTAAATTTAGAATAAATACTATCAGGGAAACTGAACCTGTATATGTAAATAATACATTGTATCGACATTATCCTAAAATTAGACAAGAAGATGTAGGTAGAAATACAAGTCAGGATTTCATAGATACGCTTAATATTTGCAACTTATTGCTTAATGGTATTGGAGGGGACTATGATGGAGATACTGTATCTATTAAAGGTGTATATACAGTAGAAGCTAATGAAGAATTAGATAAATATATTAAATCTAAAAAAAATTATATTGGTCTTGATGGGAAAAATATGAGAAAACCTTCAAATGAAGCTATGCAAGTTTTATATAATTTAACATTGACTTTAGGTGAAACTGAAAAACATTTAACAGCTCCTATATTTTAAAACAGATAAAAGAGAATACCCAACTATGGGTATTCTCTATTTTTATTTTTATATACATCTTCTAGCAATTCCATTTTCATCACCTATCCAAGCAACACACCGTCTAGGTATTTTATCCTCATCTCCTATCCAAATTTTGCATCTTCTAGGAATATTTGTTACGCCAACATGTGAAGTTTTCATATTTCCAGTTAGTGTCACAGTTCCATCACTTACATGAGAATATTCTTTCACCTTACCAAGTGTTATTACTTTATATCTAATTGGAATTGTATTTGTATTTTTATATTGTCTATACATTTTATCTAACTCAGAATCTGTAGGAACATGATTTATTGAATTTAAAGCTGGATCTATAGTAAATATATGCACATAATCATCTCCAGCTTCTACTTCAATTCTATTCAAATTTCCAGATGGATTTATTTTAGTTAAAACAAAAGTATCCCCAAATATAATATTTGGATCTGATGTTAATTCTGCTATCTTATCTGTAGTTCCTTCTACATAATCAGTATAAGAACTCCATAAACCGTCATACTTATCAGTTGATTTAACTCTAACTGCTACTATTACAGTCATATTTGGTTCTAGATCTTGTATCGAAATATCACCAGTTTTAGCATTATTAACAGTACTACTCTTTTCAGTTGTATTCCCAGTTACAATATATTTATATTCCATATTGGAACATTCCACATTAGCTGTCCATGTATATTTCAACTCTTCTAACAGTTCATCTATCAATTTCAATGTTACCGTAGGTGGGTTTGCTAGAGTTCGTATTGTTATACTTATGATATCACTAGTACCTGCATCATTGGACCCTCTTACGTCTATATTATAGGTAGTATACGCTACTAACCCAGTTATATCAGTATCATATAAATTGTCTGCGCTTTGCCAAGCTCCGCCATTTAATCTATACTGAGAACTCGTAGGTGCATCCCCATCCAACAATGCCCATTTTATACTAATACTGTTAGCTGAAGCAGATACCCCATCTTGACCATTATATTTATTATCATTCTGAAGATTATATAAAACTGGTTTACTATCTAATTGAATATCGGATACATCAAAATATCCATACTCATATAAATCTGTGATATTTTTATTTTTAGATACATAGTAAACACCAGGTTTTCCATTAGTACCATATACACCTCTTAGATTTGCATGTATCTCAACATATACTCTTTGTGCAACACCTTTTATATTATCAATGGTAACAGTAGCCATTGTTTTGGTCAAATCAACACCGGTCATCGGTGTATTTCTAAAATTTACTGATGCGGTACCTATAATTTTACCTGTTGACGATTCTTCTCTAAGGGTAACTATCATTTTAGAATGTTTAGCTTTAGTTGCAGAGTTATTCCAATTACGAACGTTTAATCTATATGAGTTATTTACTGAAATGGTGATTGTAAATTTCCACGCATTTCCAGCTTCATTTAATTGAACAGTAGATCTTTCTCCATGAACCCACATCCAGGACGCATCTGATGGAGTGGATTTTCTACTGGTATATTGATAAGCTCCCATATCCTATTCACCTCCAATGTTTTAATTAGTTTATAAAATATTGGAAGTATAATTTTCCAGTTTCCAATGTAGTAGGAATAGCTGTTCCCCATGAATATAGCGTATCAATTCTTTTATGGATATCTTCAATAGCTTTTCGTATATCAATAATATCCTGCTTATTGATATTGATATCATTTTTTATATCACTTAAAATGCTAGATTGATCATGTAATAAGTTAGATAAATCTAATATCTTCTTATTAAGTATAGTAATTTTTTGATCTATCATTTCAGATGTATAAAATTTAGATTCATGAGCCTCTTCTGCTATAAATGCTAATCTTAAACTAAGAAGTGTAACTTTTCTAGTTAAATTATCTTGACTTACTACAAAATACGCATCATCTCTAAGTCTAGTAAGTCCTTCCAATTCATGTATTCGTTTCTCGTCTCTAATGAGACCAACATTATCAGCCATAACTATTATTCACCTTCCCTTATTCTACATTGTGCTATGATGTAGTTATATTTATAGTGTCAGCTATATTATATACCATATCATTAGTTTCCAAAGATGCTATATGTGATAATATTGATGACACATTAGTTCCTTGAATATTAGATATATTACAAACTCCATGTGCTATGGAATCTGCAATGTATGAAATATTTTTAGCATATATATCAGATATTGTCACATTAGTATTATTCCCACCTAATGACTTAAATATGCAAGAATTTGCAAGTAATGTATCGGAATAATAATTTATATCTCTGATTCTAATATTATCTATAACATCTGCACTGTCACTTGCCTTTTCAGATTGAACAATGGTTCCGATATTTTTAGCATGAATATTATCTATAACTATAGATGTCATACTCATATTTGCTGATGGAACTTCATCTCCCAAGAATGAAATATCACTATAAATAATAGATGTATTAAATTCTGGATTACCTGAAATATATCCATTTTTAACAGCGAGTTGATTTACTATACTAACTTCTATTGCATGTCTATTAGTATTTAGTATTCTAAAATTATCGATAATAATATTTGATAAAACTCTATTGCAAAATTTTATTGCACTTAATCCATCTCTAATATCTACGGTAAAGTTTGTAATATGAATATTACCAATAATATCAGATTCTGATAAATTAGATATTAGTGCAGCCTCTGACTGTGAGGATTTTAGAGTAAATACATCACAAACTACTGGGAGTAATGTGCATCCATTTAAGTCCAAATATGTATTAGATTTTAACTCTAATGGAGTATGTATGCAATACTTTGCATTTGGTTTAAATAAAACATGGAGACCAGAATCTATACATGCTTGAATAGCAATACTGTCATCTTTAGACCCATCACCTTTAGCGCCAAACTGTTCTGGAGTTACTGTTCCTGTGAGTGATATAAATACTGCTCGTAATGTATCAGATGTGTTAAGTTTAATTACATCGTACCCATTTGGTTTCAATGTAGGATTATATGTAATTATATATTGAGCTGCCCCTCCATCACCTCTTGTCCTATAACCAAGAGTGATACATGTTAATCCCTCTTCTAAATCTGCCTCTCTCATATCATATAATGTTTCAAAAACTGTTGCTGTGTCGAGTAATGATTTAAAAGTATTAACGTTTGCTACTTGTGTTCCATCATTAGTTTCTATTACAACTAAATCAGAACTACTTAATTTCGATTTATGCGGAAGTTCGCGGATTTTTACGTCATCCATAGTAACTTTCTCCTTTCATAATTACTAATAATAAAATGATAATCCGCTAACGATCTTATCTGCAATTAATGCGTTCCCAGCATCGTTAAGATTCAAACCATCTCTCAAATACGTATCAGCGGTATATTGATTTATCATACTATTAGTATATATATTTAATACTGGAACATGATGAGCATTGCATATGTCTATCATAGCATCTGCATATTCGTGCAAATATACATCATTAACAGCAGTTGTATCTGAATTTTTTCCATCTCCATAATTTATACGACTTCTAAATATTGGAGTACAGAATAAAATCTTAACAGTAGGATTCTTTTCCAATATAGATTTAATAGCTAATGCTACTGACCCTTTAAAAGAAGAATCATTAGTTTCATATTTATTATCATTAATTCCTAATTCAGAAATTTCCAATCGCCAATCTTCTGTACCTGCTAATACTATAACATAATCAGCATTATCTATTGGAGTTGTTTCAATCTGTTTTAATACACTTGATTGGGAAATATGCTCATCTCCATAATTACCAAGAGTAGCTCCAACAATAGATCTATTATAGACTATCATACCATACTTATTGGTGAGTATACTAGCAATAGATTTAGTATTCATATCACTAGATCCAGATCCAAATAATATTTCATCTCCGAATAAATATACACGTTTTCCATCAAATTTAGATTTTGATGTAGTACTTATTGTGTACCAATCTGAATTTATTGGTAAATATCCAGCTTGGAAATACAATATACTGTGATATACTATGCATTCACTGGATGATATTTTTTCTGCAGTGTAGATATAGCTTTCACCATATTTTTTCACTTCAACTAAATAATCAGAGTCATTTGATGGTAACCCTTCTACTGTAGATTCCATGTAATAATTACCTTCATCTCTATATTTATATATATTACCAGTCGATACTATTCCATTATTATTATACTCTTCTTTGAGCATATTTCTACCAATTTTAAATTCAGAAGATACTTCGTGAATTTCTTTAAATTCGGCAACATGTATCCTATTTATATTACATTTTCTTCTATAAATTGGTCTTTCTTCATAATCATTAGAATAATAAACTGTCTGAATAATATAATTATTCGCAGCTATTACATCTAATATTCTAATTTCTTCATCATCTTCATCCATCTTAGGTAACCCTGTTACATTTGGGCCTAATGTGTATAATCCATCTTTGATGAATTCATTAATATTACCAGACGTAGAATGCTGAACGAATCTATAAGTTTCACTTAATTTTGACGCAATAATAGCTCTATTAGCAATATCTTCAGTAGCCCATCCACTAGCAGGAGCTTTACTTACAGGAATTGGAGTTGCACCTGTCATTGAATCTATTACTTCTTTAGATAAATTTTTGATTTTTATCTTGACTGCATCAGAAGATGTATCCAAATCTTCTGACTTGATTAGAACGTTTTTATCACGTTTTGATTCTAATGCTTCCATAGCAACGTCTGTGCTTAATTTTTTACCTAAAGCATCATCTACATATTTTTTCAAATCATCTAACTCTGATCTCTTGGCTAACACTCCCATGACTTCTTCATATCCGCCAGAAACTCTACCAAGTTCAATTTCAAGTTTATTTGATATTTCTTTGAATAATTCATCTATTTTGAATGATGAATATAATCTAAAATTAGCAGGAGCTTCGTTGTCTTTAATAATACTCACAACAAAGTCCTTTAGCGTAACTTTTTTAGTATTTTCTGAGTCTTCGATAATGAGGATATCAGTTTCTAATAAAGATTTTTTTTGGAGAAGATCTCCAATTTTTATTCCATCAATCTTATCCATGATATACTATCCTCCTCCTATCCTAAATATTAATAAAATGTTTCCATGGGTCATTTTACAGGCTTTTAGAGTGTATATTTGATGTAAAAGTAATAAAAAATAATAGCATATTATAATAGTGAAATAATAAAAAGTATTCATAATACACAAAAAATATATATTTAGAAGGAGGATAATTATGGGTATTTTAAAAGCATTAGATAACGTAGGTGGTATCGGAGGTTTTATAAGTAATAATGTAGTATCAGCATACTACGGAGCTAAAGGAAAAGCGGCAATTGTAAGTAGAGATTTAAAATCTTCAATAACAGAACATTCTCGACGATATGATTCAAACAACGATGATGATTCTGAAAATAAAACATCTGAACGTTTTGCAAAAGCAATGGGATTCAACACTGTAGAAGAGTGTGATGCATTTTTTGAAGAGATTGAAGCTGCTGAAAAGAAAGCTAAAAGAGATGCAGAAAGAAAGAAAAATGGTTCAAAAGAATTAACTCCAGATGAATTCGAAGAAAATATCAAAGAAGTATTTTCAGGTGTATTCGATGAATACACTGACGAAAAAATTGCAGCGATGACACCAGAAGAAAAAGCACAGCTTATTGGAGAATTAAATAGTATTCCGGATGCTATTTCAGCAATGTCACTTGTGATGACATCAATGGTATCATCTGCAAATGATCTTATGATTAGATTACAGAGCTCTCAGAATATTGAGAGTGAAAAACAGATACCTGTTACAGGATCAACTATTGCACAGAATATTGCAGCTGCTGAGGCTAAACAGAATGCAACAAATGCGCAGCCACAGTTGATCCATGAAGGAGTTCCATTTATCAAACCAATGCAGCCAATTCCACACGGACCAGCAATGGTCTAAATCAGTAAAAATAAAGTAGGAATATTTCCTACTTTATTTTTTTTTGGTAATAACTCGTTATATGGATAATAGGAAAACATTAAGTTAAAATCGAATATATTAGAAAGAAAGGATGGATATATAAATGAGTGCATCATCAACACCATCTAATAGATATATACATATCGAAGAGTTATATGAAAAACTCAATGTAGAAAACGATAATTTAATTATTGTAGAAGACATTGAAGATACAAAAAAGACTACGGTTAAAGAATTTAAAAAAGCATTTGCTGGAGATTTTATCGATCCTAGTAGAGATTATTTCTATACAAGTGCTAAAATAAAAGAATTGCAGGATGAACTTTTTCTAGCTATTTCATTAAGAGCACCAGCTGAAGATGTAATTGAGCTTAGAAAAAGAATTAATAATCTCATATTGTCGGCTGATATTGAAGGTAAAGATCCTGAAATTGTTGAGGCTAGAGGAGACAATGTAACGTTAAATGAAAGATTTAATGATGAGAGAAGAATATCCGATATATCATATTTATCTACATTGAAGAAAACTATAGTTGCAAATGAAATACAGTTGGATGGATTTAGAGGGAATGTGGAGTTATTCATAAGTCCTGTAGATCTTAGCGTTAATAAAATATTAGAAAAAGCAATAATAGTTCAAGATAAAAACTTATTAAACTGTAAAACTTTGCATCACACTGGCAATAGTTTAGAAAAAATTCAAATTGTAGATAATGGTTTCAAATATACACAGACTTTAAATCTTACATCTGAAGAGTCTATAGAAATAATATTCGAAGTAGCATCTGCAAGAAATGGCCATTATTGGCTGAAATCTATCGTTAGATATGATGATATATTTGCTGATAGACATATAGTATTAAGATTACATAATACCGATGGATCTATATCTGAAATTAATTATTCTCATCAATCAGTATTTGAATTTGATGCAGTTAAACCATTTACTCATATTGGATTCGTATATAAAACTGCTAATCTTATTCATAACACATCTGTTTCATTTTCTAATTTAATGCTGTGCCCATATGAAATTAGTGAATATAGACCATTTTATAGAGAATATTATTCTCCTAATATTGGAGATACATTTATTTTACATTCTGAAGATTATATTTTTTATTGTGTGGATTCCAATATCAATATGGCAATTACATATCTGGATAATAAAACTACGACAGAAGCTATTATTAAAAGAATAGAAGATATAGAAATATCTTTAGGTACTGTAGTGGATAGATGCGGCTTAATGGAAGATTACGGAATGATACAATTATGTGATACATGTGAAATAGTAACCTCTGAAAGTTCTGGTACTATTACAAATGGAGAGTATGAATTTATCAGAAATGGAGTTAATAGTAAAAAAATAACTATTGGCGATTCTGAATTACATATTAAGCAGATTTTAGATTCTACGCCAGAAGAAGTTAAAACTGCGAGTGTATGCTTCTATATAGATAAACCTACATATGAACAATTCGGAGAAAATGAAGGATTAGAATTCGTATTATGTAGCGATATTCCATCAAACCCTAATAGCAATTATTATTCATATACAATCATGAAAGATGAAATGGTACAGGGATGGAATACTGTATGTAGAAGTATAGATGATTTTATTGTAATTGGAACTCCAGATTTATATCACCTGAAGACTGCAAGTATTATTGTACATGCAAATTCTTATATGTCTGGGTTATCATTCTATCTAAGCGCATTTGCATTTAATCAGAGAATGAAACCTACTATTATTCTTAGTATAGAAGAATTCAGAGAAGTGGGAGCAGACTATTTATATCCATATTTAACAAAATCAAATATACCTGCTACTATTTTTATGAATGGGTCTAGAGTATTAGAAAATGAAGAATATGATAGCATTATAGGGCAAAGAGTAGCTCATGGTTGGGATATTGGAGCTAATAGTTGCTATCCTAATAAAGAATTATTATTAGAAAATGATAACTATAGAAATCAATATCAAGCATTAAAGAAAACTAAAATGCATCTCGAAGATAATGTAATTTATAGTCCTATTTCATATAGTGGATCTCGTGGTATAGTTATGCCTATAACAATCCCTATCTTAAAAGATTTAGGATTTAAAATTGCTAAAGCAACTTCAACTGGATACATTGCTAATTTCACTGATAAGGATTTTGTTATTCCTAGCCAGCTAATAAGTAATTTAGTAACATTTGATGATATAAAAACTAGAATAGATTATATTATTAGAAATGGATTATCTGTAGCTTTTACAATAAGGGATGTTACTGAATATGGAGATGAAGTAAATGCTACTAAGGTAATATTTGAGTCAATTGTAGATTATATTAATGAGAAGATGGAAGAAGGAAAACTTCAGTGCCTAAGTTTAAGTGAATTTTATAATCGTTGTATAAATGGTTAATAATGTGCAGTATAGGGGTATAATCCTCTATACTGCTCATAGTAGATTATAATAGCACTAACAACTACATATTAGAGAGAAAAAAGGAGGAAATGTGATATGAATATCATATTAGGATCTAAGTATTTCGATAAAGATATAAATATTATAAGAATCATATCCGAAAAGAATCCAGATAAAATTAAAGCTATACGAGAAGAAGATGGAGAAAAAATTATATTAACTTATAAAGAATTAGAAGAAAATTATACATTATTATCTGCAGATGCATTCGTAATGTTTAATATAGTAAAGATTAAAAATCTAGAAGATGTAATTATATTAGTATATAGAAAAAAAGAAGAAATAGATACAAAAGAGCCAATCCCATATATAGTTTGTAGACAAAATATTACAGATTTCTTTACAAACTCTATTTCTCCACAAATGCAATATTGTGGAATAAGTATATCTAAAGATACTGCACCTGAAGGTGTAAACTTGCAGCAAGTTATGGCATGTGATGGGTTAGAAAGTGCAGACAGAGTTGCAATTTATATCGATGATACTTTAGATAGTATTTTATCTTTGATTAAAACTAAATTATATGATAATGTATTATATACATTATTTATGGATCATTTAAGATATGTCTCTAAATCCAGAGGGGGAGATATATATTTCAATTTCACTAAAAACGAAAACATGGTAGACGGATATTGTAAAAGTTTAAAAGGTCTACTGGCAAGTAATAATTTTATGTATGATATACACAGAGGATTCGGTATATTCCCGTTAGATATAGATTTAGGTAAAGATGAAGATAGTAATCTATCAGCAGAAAATAAATCTGTATTGGAATCTTTATTATGTAAGAATATAACAGAATCATTAGTGGTTAAATTTAAGAAAGATATAGATTTAACTAAAATTAAAAAAGACTATGTATTAGTTTCCGACATTCACGAAAACTTATATTTAGTAGCTTATAGACATCATGGAAAATATCATATACCTGTAGAATCTATCGAAACAGCAGAGAATATTCAGAAGATTGCTGCTAGTATTGGATATCATGGTGGAAGCTCTGCAACTGAAGCTTATAAACATATTAGATTAAATAGGGATAAATATTAAATCTAAATATGATTATATATTATTCTTGTGATAGTTAAAAATGTAGTATTTAATTATTACTAAAACAACAATGTAAACCAAATCAAAGGAGGAAAATGAAATGGCTAACGCAACCCAGAGTATTTTTAACAAAAACAGAGGTTATGTGGGTAACCAGAACAGTAGCGCAACTGCAGTAGAAGAGAAAGAGAGAAAAAGAGCAAAAAATAAAGAACCTCTCTATTTCGAAGGAACATTTGATACTAAGTATGTATCATCAAGAGAATTAGCTAGAGATATCAACACTGTATTCGAAGGATTATTCTCAGATTTCTATGGAAGTTTAATTCGTGTAGTTCCATCACCAAATGGAGGAAACACATTAGATCTTGAATTATATTTCCGCCCATCAACAGATGAATCCACAGAAGGAACATTCAAAGCATTTGAAACAGCAGCAAGTCAGTTTAAAACAGGTGGTCCACAGATTAAAAATCTTATCCACCAGGCTACATTAGCAGGTAGAAATGAAAAGACATTTGTACTTACAAGCATTGCATCTGAATTGTTATATGACTTCATGCATGATGATGCTAAGAAACAGATCAAATGGGATAATCCATCATCTTACGATAAATTCATCAGCATTATCGAAGATAAACCAAACGTAATGGTTGGAGGAACTGGAACTCTTTATATGTGTATCAAAGTAGAAATTCTTCAGGTTCTCAAATTCGTATATGGTGAAAAACAGGGAAAATCAGGAATTATCTATGCAGCAACTCCAATTACACCAGTTAGAACAGCAGCATATCCAATGCAGAACATGGCAGGCTGTAACTGGATTCTGTCAATTACAAAGATGACATGGGATCAGTACCATAAGATTATGAATGAACTTGGAGTAAACGTAAATCCAAGTAGCCTTGATGTAATTGTAGCAGAAAAATATAAATAAGGTATAATCATTCAGGATACAATCTGGATATTATATGTATATTTTCATTCACACAAAATATAGAGGATGGTACTTAAACCATCCTCTATATTTTTTATACTGAAAGGGGGACTATATTATGGTATTTGATTTAAAATATGAATATCAAGAAGATGGAATAAATAGAATTATTGAGGAGAAGGGAAATTATTTTTCTGCGCTTCGCATGGTTAGATGGAAAGATTCAGCAGAATATAAATTGGATTTAAGAAAGTATAAATCTGATGAAAGTGGCGAAATCCCATTAAAAGGTTATTCATTCATGACAGAAGATGGACCTTCTGAATTAATGTCAGTATTTATTGAAGAGGGTTATGGAGATACAACGCAGATTGCAAATAGTATTTTTACGCATAGACCAGATATCTGTGATAGAATTGTATCTCTTGTTAACGGAGAAACTACAGTAGATATTCCTGATGGGGTAGATCCAGCAGAATTCTATGATCCTAAGGAGTTGATCGCGTAATGGCAGCATATAATTATATCAAATCAGTAGAACAATGTATAATGGGATATGCAGTGAGATATGAAAAACTTGGTAAAATAATTCAAGAATTATTCTCCAATAATAAATATTCATCTGCAACTGAAATAAATTTGTTTATATCTCTAACAGAATTATTTCATACATTGAATGATGCAACTTCAGGTAAAAGCGAAATACCTATTACAGCAGCTATATTCAATCTATGTGCACATTATAAGAATTTCTTTAAAAAGGGATATGGTGTAGAATGCAATATTTATTTGATTCATACATCTGAAGATTATACTTTTAATAAGAACTATACTCCAGATTATACACATAAAAACGGGAAGATTTTTGACCCAGAAATCAACAATGCATGTACAATGCTAGATATGATATGTCCATATTTAAACAAAATTCAGTTTATAAGAACTTCGAATGAAGCTGCTTTGGTTATGATGGATATAGATGCATATACATCATCTTCTACAAATAATATACCAAATTTGGTATTGTCAAAAGATATGTACAATTCACAGTTGGTAACTATTAGTGGAGCTGAAGGTATATATGAATTCATTATGATTAGACCAGTAAAGTATCAAGGTGATGATCAATCATATTATATAACTAGAGATAATATTTATGAAGCTTTCTGTAAATCTAGAAAAGTAGCATTAACGGAAAATATATTAAAATTGCCTAAGGATGGTAATACTTATAGCCTGTTGTTAGCTATGACAAGATTACCAGAAAGAAATATTAAATCATTATATGGGATTCCTACTGCAGTGAAAATGCTATTGGAAACTACAGATAGATCCACTTGGAATGATGCATTTATAATTGGCTGTAGATTAAATGCAATAGGATTAAGTAATCAATTTGCAATGTATTCATATAACGAGATGATAAAATATTCAGGCTATCCAAATTTATACGATCCTCAAAGTATAGAAGAGATATCAAATAAATATTATAAAAAACACCCAGTTGATTTCTTGTCATTAATATAACGCATATAAAATGCGTTATATTAATTTGAAAATATCTTATATGAAGATTGTATATTATAATAATGAGATATACGATACATATAAGAAAAAAGGAGAAATAAAATGGTAAACTTAGATATCACATTAGAAGAAATGCATTTTGATTTATTATATATAAAGAAATCGTTTGAAAATGATGAAATCAGATTATCATCATTAGATGATGATATTGAACAGATACGATCATTTATATCAACATTAAACCATCATGCAAGTAGATTAAACTCCTTACCAATTCATTCTGCTACTAAAAATTATATCGACTTTAAAATAGAATTAATTGGAAGTGAGTTAAAGAAAGTAGAAAATATAACTACTGAATTGTCATTCCCAATTAGGTGGAATATATGCAGAATTGCATTATTATCTATTATTTCGTGTTTACAGTCAGACATCAGCTGTCTCGAACATGGTATTAGATATATACAACACAATGAATAGAAATGTGCTAGTCGCAAGCACATTTCTTTTTTTATAAAAAATACATAATAAAGGAGAAAAATTAAATATGACAGAAATAATGGAAATGAAAGCAGAAGATAGAATTGATATATTAAAGTATATTAAAAATACAATCAATACTGCTACATTAAAAGCTAGCGTTCAGGTTAACCATGATAAAGATTCAGCATTAAAAATACTTAAACAAGGTAAAGATATTGTAGAAGGATTTAACACTGGTCGTATTGTAAATTCACACACAATGGAATATATTCTCAATAGATTTATAATATTGGAGTGGGAAATTGAAAAAGAAACTATTAATAGAGAATTATGGGTAAATATTGTACGATCAATGATTGCGATAATAAATGCTGATATTTTATTGGCAGAGAATCTTTACGCTATCAATTTCGGATATGATATGATGGGGAATTAATAATATATATTAAAGGTGTACTTTATAGAAGTACACCTTTTATTTTTTGCCAAATTTTACATTATAGTAATTATAAGGAGGTATTATTATGCTTAATACATCATATCGTTACACTGCAAGTGCAACGTTTACATATGACGACAAAGAAGATCCAGTAATTATTCCATCGGAATCTATATTAGCGATAATAACTAATTATGATTACGATAATAATAACATGCCAATTATATATATGAGTTTCAATGTAAACTCTACACTATATGATTTAATGGTAGAATATGCAGAAACAGCAAAGATAATTTTATCATTAAAGAAGTATGATAATAAAGCAGCAAGTGCAGTGCAAAGAGTATATATTCAAGAAGAATTTTCATATCTAATACAAACAGATGCTGATTACCATAAACCGTTAAATAAATTGGAAACTGCTAGGGATAAAAGTAATGATTCATACAAGAGAGGTACTATCGCATTATTATGTACAAAATCTATAGATAAGAATAGAGGATTATTTAATGATATTATTAAGAATTCAAATATGATATCTGTAGTTAACAAATATACTACAAATATGACTATGATTATAGAACCTTTTATCAATAATGAAATAATACCAGTCCTAATCATTCCTCCTATGAGCAGTATAACAGACCTATTATCATTTTTAAATAAAAATCAAGTTTTCTATGAACGAGGATACAGATATTTCAGAGATTTTTCTAAAACTTACCTTTTAAGCAATGAAGGTAATCCTGTAGATGATGGAGATGCAGATTATGATACTATAGTAATTAATATAGTTAATACCACATCGATAGAATCTAAATCTGTAGGTATTGACGTTGATAGAGAACAAAAAGCATATGTTATGAATGTAGATGCATTAGATACACATTTAGCTTTCAACCTTGTTCAGGAAAAAGACTATAATCATATAATAGGATTAGATGATAATGGCGCTACAAAAAAATTATCTTTATCTGTATTAAATGAACAATCTATTGAAAAAGTTAAAATTGAAAGGGTTAGAGATATTAATACTACAAATATAATTAAACATACGGTAGATAGTGTATCAGTAATATTAGAAATACAAAGAACTGAATTGGACGGAACTTTATTTACACCTAATAAAGAATATATTGTTAGAAACTATCAAGAGTTCCAAGAATATAATGGTAGATTTATATTATCTGCTAAAAAAGAAATTATGATTCAGCAAGATAATGAATTCATTTCAAATACATTGTTAACCTTCAGAAAAGTAATGGAGTAGAGGAAAACCCTCTACTCCAAATTTTATTCATCATATGAATATTTATTAAATGTATCATCAATTGAATTTTCGTAATATGTAAAATATTCATCTAATATATTCATTTCAGCTTCTAAAATAGAAGCAGCCTCATTAGATGAAACTCTAGCAGCCTTCAAAACAATTACTCTACTCTGCTGCTGTTTAACTTTAAGCTGACTGAGAAGCATTTTCTGATAGTTAAGGTCAATATTATCCTGAACCATTTGCATGAATGTATTTATTTTCTTAACATATCTTTCGCCTTTTGTTCTTCCTAAAACTTTAGGGTTCCATAAAGCATATGAACTTCCCATAGAACGTTTCATATATTCATTATATGCTTTTGTAATTTCAGCATCTGAATTTTCTAAAAACTTAACAGCTTCTTTTACATCGGATGGTGTAACTTTATGATCTCTCTGAACATTATGTGCCAAATCTTTAATCAATGCAGCTTGTTTTCCGTCAAGCATTTTAGCTGAAATAGCAACTCCTTTAGAGTCAGCCCCTCCAAGTAAAAAAGTACCAGAAATATCTTTCCATTTAGCTTTAAGTTCTCTAACATCTTTAGTTTCAGGGTCCATTTCTTTTTTAACTTCTGCAATAACTTTGTTATGAATAGCATTGATATCTTTAGGAATGTACCATTTTTCAATAGTGATGCCATCACATTTAGATTTCAATGCAGCTTCTTTATGCTTTTTAAGAAATCTTTCATTACTTAAAGTAATTTTAGCTTTAAATTGATCAAATGCATTTTTAACGGCACCTTCCATAAGAAATTCACTTATATGCATTCCTACAGTCTCTTCAATAACACTATCAAATTCCTGTTCAGCAATAAAGCAAACAGATTCTGTTCTGATAATAGAATCTTTCAAATCTCTTGGATTATGATTAGCTACCATAGCTAAAACTTTGTAAGACTGTTTAACTGATTCTATTAACTGATTTTCTAACTGCACAATATGTGCATGATTGACCATATCATACATTTCATGATAACAAGCAGCCACAATAGCTTCTTTTACGGTAGATTTACCAACACCATGAACTGTTTTGACACATTTATCCATATCGTTACTAATAATAGTAAGCTTTTCTTTTGTTTCACAGCATTTCTTTTCAGCAATAGAAATAAGTTCTCTAGCACTATCAGCACAATTCTCAATTACTGAGATTGCATTTGAAATGTCTTCTCTTGTTACAGAATGTGTATTTTCTTTAATGAAACAAATATTGTCAGATGAACTTTTTGAAGCTCCAATAGTATTTGCAAATGCAGGATCAACTAAAGTTTTGATAAATGGATCATAATTTCCAAGAATACCATCACATTCTTCTGTAACTGCAGCTTTGATAGATTCTTTCATATTTTCTATAATAGTATTATAATGAGATTCAACTTTTTCTTTACATGTAATAAAATCATTATATACTAATCCAATAGGATTAACTGATTTTGCAGCTTCTAATAATCTTTCAAATTTAAAAGAACCGAATACACTTGCAAGTTTTGTTAATCGCTCAATATCAGATTCCAATAAACTTTCCGTTCTGACCTGAGGGAAATCATAATCTGGGTTTTCTAAGAATGATTCTTTTACATTATTAACGATAGCCATAATAAGATTCTCATAAATAGTATCATTAACTTTAGATAAATCATTGTATAGATATTTAACCATTTCTCAAGTTACCTCCTATTTATTATTCTTTTGATTTATCCAACCAATTTTTGGCGAACCTTCATTTTCACGTCTCTTGTTAATATGCCATAATAAATATGCAGTATATTCATTGAAAGTTCTCTGGATAGCTGTAAGTTTTGCTCTACATACCTGATTACATACTTTAAAATATACTGTCACATTTGCTGGAGCATTATCTGATGGTGTATTATCAGAAGGATCTTTCTTTGGTTCTTCTGGTTTATCAAATTCTAAGAAATATGATTTCATAGTATTTTCTAAAGTTGCACTTTCAGAATTTACTGCCTGTTTAGCTACTCTTTTAGCATTATTCTGACCTTTTTTAAGAATACTCATATCTTTAGCTAACTGATCTTTCATAGATGGATATGTTTTACACCAATTGTATGCTTTAGCTGGAAGAATTTCTTTTGTATTCTTATATGGATCGTTATAATCAATAATATGATTAATAACTGCATCACTGACTTTCTGATCATCAGATTTTTCGATATTAGGCCATGATTTCTTGAAAAATTCATCTTCATTAGATAATCTTTCTTTCATAGTGTTATAGTTGAAATCTGGTATAGAGATATCAGAAATAGCTTCTGTTTTGATTCGTGGCATAATATTATCACCAGACATATCAAAAGGTTCAGTGTTAATATAACGCTCATTTTTCTTTAAAACTTCTAAACGTCTAGTAGATTGAACAAAAATCTTTTCCTGGAAATTTCTCCAAAGTTCATCTAATTTTCTAATAATAGCATTGATGATAGATTCCTTACCAGACTGATCAACAGCTTTCTTAGCGTTAGAAATACTTGTTCCTCCACTACTAGAGCTTGTAGTTGTTGATGTGGTTGTTGTAGATGAAGTAGTACCACTTCTACTCTGACCATCGCCTGATCCTTCTCCATCTTCATTGTAGTATGATAATACTCTATTATACATTTCATTTCTAGCATTTTCCTGCTCAATAGCAAATATCTGATATTCAGCTAAAATACATGCTTCTTCGAAATCTTTCATAGCTTCATCTAACTCATCTGATAAATCATCCTTATCAGAATTATCATTTGACGGTTCACTATTATCTGAAACAGTATCGTTATCATCATTTACTGGTTCTGTAGATAAATCTGTATTGTTATCATCGCCATCCGTAGGTTCAGATAAATCGTCATCTCCGTCATCAGAATCGTCATCGTCATCATCCTCTGGATCTTCTTCTCCAGTTGGACCGTCATCTTCTACAGGATATTCATCTCCCATATTTGTATCAGTATCAACCTGATTATCCTCTGAAGTTCCAGGAATACCAGAAGAATTCATTTCAGCCATTACTAAAATATCTTTACATTGTTTATAATATTCTACAATAGCATCAAGTTTAACAGATAACGCAATAACGTAGATATTAGCCATCTGAACAATCTGATTTATTTTAGTTTTCATAAATAAATCTAACTGATTCATTGTATATGTATCTACTTTATAAGTAGTATTTTTAACCCCATCAGTTGGAGTGTTAATTTCAAGAGTATTCTTTGGAGTTCCAGAAATAAAACTTAAAAGACTTCTCTTTATTTCTTCAAACTGTGAAATCAATTTATCTGATGTAGATGTAGCAGCAGCAACAGCTGTCTTATAATTCTTTAAAGACAACTGAATTGAATAAAGTATTCCTTTATCAATAGTTTGATCTTTTGCTTCATCTTTTCTAAATTTTTCATATAATTTTTTAGGAAATTTAGCGATATCACAATCGTCATCATCATCCATATCTAAGATATCTTTTACACATTTCTTAGTAAGCTGATCTGAATTTCCTTTATTGAGCATATTGTATACAGATGCAATAACCTGCAATTTCATTTGATTTGTTGCAGCTGGACCGAGATCCTGTAACAGCTGTCCCATGAAATCAAATTCTTTATTATAAATTGATAATGGGTTAATCTTAGGAAAATCTGCATCTGAAATATTTTTAAATTCATACATTCGATAATGAAATGGTTTACAATCTGAAAGTGCAGATGTGTTTTTAAGAATATCCATATTTGCATCTACCATATTATCTACTCTAATAACAAATCTAGATTCAACTTCAGATATCTGTTTAATTAATTCAGAAAATGATTTTTCAATTTCACTAAAATAATGAGTAAAAATATCATTTTCTTTTTCTTTCGATTCTGCTTCTGAAATACTCATATATAATTTTTCAGTATTAATATTAAAAGATTCGTTAAAAGTTTTTAATGGACCTAATACTGAAGATCTGTATGATTCAGAAATAACAGAATTATTTAAAGCTTTTAAAAAAGAGCTTTCTATAAACATATGATCTAAATTCAAAAGATTGCTCATTGGAACTTATCCTCCTCAATTATTTAGATAAAAGAAAATGGAGTTGCCAATTGGCAACCCCAATCTTTTGTTTTATGCATTTTAATCAGTTTGCCTGATACAAGTTTTGCATTAGATAAATACAACTGATTCTAAAGCTGAATCACCAACTTTTTCTTTCTTTTCTTCTTTATCTCCACCGTTAGCCATAGCTACAACTACTTTTTTAGCCTGGTTATGAGCAGCATTAATATTTGCAATGTGAGCATTCATCATAGCATGAGCAATATTGATTGCCTGATTACAGCATGATGTCCATTTACCAACTGCTTTTGATACTTTATCAGCATGGCTAGCATCCCTCTTATTTTTAACTGCATTATTTGCCTGAGCTTCGACCTTATCTGCAGCTGCAATAAGGAATTTGAAGTATTTCTTAACACCTTCATATGATGCTTTTGCAGAAGCTTTTGCTGTTTTGCATGAAGATACTTCGTTAAGAAGTTTTTCTCCATTAGCTGCTGTAAATTTAATTTCTTTTGCTTCTTCTTCACCATTTCTAAAGTATTTGTTGAGTTCTTTTGTGAATTTTCCTGCTTCAAGAGATTTTCCAGAGAATCCAGGAACACAGTTAGCTCTCATCTTATCACCAAATCCACCCATATCACCTTTTGTTGCATCGAGTAATGCTTTTTCTGGATCTGCAACTGTATCAAGGTTTACAGCTTTAAGAGATTTATCAAAAGCTTCTGCTGCTCCTGCTTCAATATCCTCTTCAAGATGTGTAAAGTTATAACCTTTAACTGTAACTGTTCCTTTGAACTTATTTACAGCTTTCTTGTGAGTTTCTACAAATTTTTTATCATTCTGAACCCATCCAGAAATGATATTCATAACTTTTTCAAACACGCCTTTAGCTTTCTGCCAAGCTGACTGGATAGCTTTTTTAACTTTATCCATGATGCTAGCGAATTTGCTTTCTTCGTAAACAACTTCTTCTTTTGTAGCGATAAGTGTGTTCATTTCGTCAATAGCGATAGCCATTGTTAAGTTGTGGAAGTTAGTAGCATTTTCTAATGCTAAACGTCCAAATGCGAATTCAGGATCTTCGAAACATTCAATAGCATCAAATGCTTCCATCATCGCATCGTCTTCTGCTGTATATTCGAATCCTAATCCAGAATTAATTGCACTTTCCTGTGCAAAGTCTAATCCAAACATTCCCATAGTAATGTCCTCCTTCTTTCTTTTCACTTAAAAATTGAATTTTGAATATTTTACTTAATTGTTGACATAGTATGCCATCTTGTAAGATCAAACTATGCGATTATAGATATGTTTAATATCTTTATATTTACTAGAAAATGCTTGATGGTGCAATTGTAGCATCAGCACTAGTAAATTTCATTTTAGAAGATCTTTCTTTATCAATCATTGTTTCCGCAGATTTATTAGATCCTTTCATTTTTACAGATAATTTTGTACTTATTTTCTTAAAACTATCTGCAATTTTAACCTGTTTCTTATATATTTTTTCTCTTTCTGCTGGAGTTTTTGTCATATCCAGTTTTACATTTTCAGCATTTAATCTAACTACGTCAGATTGAATGCTAAAGTAATCAGAAATACTCTGTTTAGCACAGTAAAAGAAACAAACTACTTCTTGAATAATAGGTAATAAAATTCCTATTAATGCAATAATAGTAGCTGTACCAGCAATAGCTGCAACGATAGCAGTGAATGCTTCTTCTGTAACAGCAGTTTTTTCTTCACTTAACAATGTAGCAACTTCACCAGATTCATTTACACCACTTGTAGCTCTAAGAAGATCTATAAGTGATTTTTTCATCTGACCTGTTGCACATGATTTGTTAAACTTTTTGAGATTTTTATATAAAATATGGTCTTTAGATTTTGTTTTTGAGGTATTCTGTAAAGAAATTTCATATGATCCTACAGCTGGATCTCTCACAAAATCAATTGTAGTTGAAATCAAATAAGATACAGCACTTACAATAGATAATGCCATAGTATTATATAATAATACAACAATATCACAATTGATAACAAATGCTTTCTCAAATTCTGGTTTTAATACTTTCATATTTTCAATAGCGTTGAGAATAGTATCAGTACTTTCAGTGGACTGTTTATTCTGTACTAAGATAGTATGAATTGTATTTGTGCATTCAACTAATTCCATAAAATTTGGAATCTTTGTAATGTCACCTTTAGATTTAGGAATTTCACCAAAATCAATATCAGTAACTTTAGCTTCAATTAATTCATATAATTTAATAGAAGCGCTTAATAATGCAGCATTCTGATCTTTTGCTTCTGATAGACTAACAAGTTTCTTTCTTGTTACTGAATCTTTAATATCAAAATACTCATTAATAAAATTTGAATATGTTTTATAATCCATCTCTAATTATCCTCCTTTCCTTAAAATTATCTAACCATTTTAGTCATGAGGTTAATTGCTTTCTTAGAACTTGAATCTGATGCTTCTCGTTCTAACTGAGAGAAAGATAATGTTTCATATACATCGTCTCCGCTATCCATAATCATCTGAATAGACTCTGAAGATTCATCTGCAATGATAAACATCATCAAGTTTAATTTTTCCATAATAGGTCGCATTATTCTAGGATTAGTAACATCAATCTTATTTTCCTGCATAATATAGTCTGCTTCGTCTTTAGAAATAACTAAAGTAGAAATAGCTTTGAATGCATTATCAAGTTTAAATGTTTTACGAATCTTACCACCTAATGCTCTACGTTCTAAAACTTTTAATAACTTATTAGTTCTAGAACCATGTTTAGAATTTGCAACTGCAGATAATTTAGCATTATCAATTGCAAATAAGAAATCTTTAACAAAACTGATTTCTCTAGTAGATGCTTTTACAAGTTTGAGTAATAAATTACCATCAACGTGTTTTGTGATAATCTTATTTACTACATCCTGAGAATCAGCTGGATAGAATTTCGCTTTAACTCCAATTACAACCTGTCTTAAAATTGGCTGTTCAATTGATTTATCAACTGTAATGAAATTTACAATCATCATAGTTGGAACCATTTCATTGATCTTCTTAACATCGCTAGATAAAATTTGATTCTTGAATACATCAGTCATATCTTTCTGATTCTGAATATCATTTCTCATATCTAATCTTTTATCAATTCTTTTATCTCTAGCAATATTTCTCTCTCGATCTTCTTTATCCCATTTATGCTTTTCAGCATCTCTTTTATCTTTAGCATCTGAACGGACATTTCCCATATAATCATAATACTGCTGGTTGCCTTTCCATTCATGCTCATCTCTCTTCATAGCATCTTTTTCATCTTCAGATAATTCTTCTTTAATCACTACTCGATTAAATCCCATCTGACGAACTTTAAACTGGTTGATAGAAGATTCAGAAATATCATCCGCAAAATGGTATGATAAATTTCTAAGGTCTTCTAAAACAGCGTTGTACATTCCTCTGGTTTCTCGTGGCACTAAACCATTCTCTTGCACATAATCATCCATAATTTCAATAAACTGATCTAAGGATAATTTTCCACCACTTAAATTGGTATGAAATTGTTTAATAAATTCTGTAGCATCTGCTGCATTTGTAAGGTTGAATGCAGAAAATGCAATCTGTAAAAGTGATACTGCTTGTCTTTCGACAGCTTTTACAACCATAGTGTTAGTCTCTAATGAATTATTAGTAGACCCAATGACAGGAAATACTAAAGTAAGACCAGAAGTTGCCTTACTTATTGAACCTGACCTAGCAACACGTGAACTCGGCGTAATAGATTTATCAGCAGCCTGTTTTGTATCAGAAAGTATATCTAACACGTCTCTTATAACTGTTTCGTGGAGTGTATCATACTTCATTTATGCAGACCTTCCTTTCCTTTCTTAATATTAACTCAATGTTAAAAGGTAAAAAAATAAAGGTATCATCCATGGTCAAACTACGCATCTATAATAATTCTATTACCTATTGGATCTGATTCTTTCTCACCCATCTTTTTACCATTAATGAAAATATTTAAATTAAAATTAACGTTTATTGGTGGTTGGGTATGATCAATCTGATTAATAGGTTTAATCATAGCTTGTTGCTGTGGTTGTACTACTGGCATAGTTTCCTTTACTTCAACTTTTTCTACTACTGATGGTTTATTACTTTTTGCTATTTCAGCAATACCTCCTATAATTGGTACTGCTAATCCTAATATTGTTTCAATTGTCATATTATTTAATCTCCTCTCTTCTTGTTAATCTGTTACAATTTGGCATTATTGTCACATAAAGTTGAGAAGGTTAAGATTTATAATATTTAATAATTTTTATATATTCGATATAATTAACCATTATGATACCTTGTTGTTATTTTCTCGTTTCTCATTCAAACGTCATAAGTATAATATGCAATTGAAGCGTATTTTGTCATAATAAAAACATACCGATAATCGTACGAAAGGTCGGTGACTTATATGCCTTTAGAAAAAACAACTGGAACTAAATCTGGTATTTTTACATCAGATATTTCTTCCATAAAAGATATGGGAAAGATACTACAGTCGTCTAATATATATAATAGACAAGATATCGAGTGGTATACAAAATTTAATAGATTTGGGGTTATTGACCCTTATAATTCATTAACAAATACCAGAGAGTATTTGTTCTTTACTAAACCAGATTTACATATTTACAAACCTGGAACTAATACATTGAATCCTCAGCTTAGTAATAATGCATTCTTTGTAGAATTATCTCAAAGATATCCAGAGGTCATAACACAATTGCAGCGAAGTGCACATACTACGAAAACGTCTAGTTTTTCACCATTTATAAACATTCTATCGAATTCAGTAAAAAATACATTAGATTTGCCAGAAATCACAACTGAAGATATAGATACTTCCGCTACAATATATGGAACACAGATTACATATAGAGGTAACGGATTTTCATCAGACGAAGGAGCAGAATCTACATTAGAATTTGAAGATACTAAATATTTGGAATTGTACCATTTCTTTAAAGCATACGATGAATATGAGAGATTAAAACGAGATGGTATTGTATCGCCTCCAAATATTAATAGTGCACCTGAATCCACTGAAGGGTACAATTTTAATAGATATATAGAATATAAAGAACTCCACGATCAATTCGCAGTATATAAATTTATAGTTGATGAAGATTATGAAACTATAATATATTATGCATATGGCGTTGGAGTTTATCCGAAGAGTGTTCCTAGAGAAGCATTCTCTGATGTAAAGGTTGAAGGTGGATTAAGATATCAGGTTCCATTTAAGATACAATTTATCGATGATATGAAACCATATATTTTAGTATATTTCAATCAATTAATTAGCGAATCGATGTCTCTTAATAGTACTCCTAAATATTTAGATATATACAATGATGAAATTAAAGGTATAGACGGAACATGGGCTTTGACACCTTGGGTAGTTAGAAAAAATAAAAGTTCGTATTCTCAATGGTTAGGTCCAAGTTCAATGAAATATGACTATAAATTAAAATGGAGGATGAAATAAATGCCGTTATTAAGTACAGATATTTATGATATGCATCAAGTATCATTGGATTTGTTGAAACAATTTATGCCAGATGAATCTGATAGAACTAGAGCTATTGGTATCAATGGATACTTTGCTGATGCTAATTCACTTCATTTACAGAATGCTGTTATTGTAGCGTCAGAAACTGCAAATGAAATGTGGCCATCAAAAGCAAAATTTGAAAAGAATGTAATTGCACATGCAATTATCCAAAATATTACAGATATAAATGCGGTTCCTTCTACTATGAGAGTATTTATAGGTATACCAGAAAAAACTATTAATAGTATACTAGTAGATGGTAGAATTATATTAGATAAGGAAACTCCATTTTTCATAGGTAATATGGAATTTCATTTACAATATGATTTATGGATAATACAAAATATTATAGAAAATAATGAGATAGTGTATAGCGCCAGATATGATATTAGCAGAAATAACCCTCTAAGTGAAATTACTAACCCATACATATCTCCACCATTTATTCAAATACATAATACTGAAAGATACTTGCTCATAGAAGCAGTGTTAATGCAAGTTGAGCATTCTACTATTTCTAGAAAGTTATTAACTAGCAATCCAATTGAAAATAAAACATTTGAATTTGAATTTACAAATCAGCTTGCTAATTTCGAAGTTAGAATAACAGAAAAGGGAAAAACAGTATATCTTACTCCAGTATTTGATGGATCAGCAATAGATCAAACATTAGAAGATTATTGTTTTTATAGTTATATAGAAGCAAATAGAATAAGAGTCAGATTTGATTCTTCTTCATATATGCCAGAAATGAATGCTCAGATAGACGTATTAATAAAAACAACTCAAGGTAAAGCTGGGGAATTTGAATATAATCAGAATTTATATATGGCTATAGATTCAGAAAACTATGGTTATAGAAATATGGCTATCTATATGATTATAAGTACAAATTCTACTGGAGGTAGAGATAGAAAATCAGTAGATGAATTAAGAAGAATATTACCTAAAGAAGCACTTTCAAGAGGTAGTATTACAAATATGCAAGACTTATTAAATTATTTCAATATATTTGGAAGTGATTTAGTGAGAATGCAGGTGCAGAAAAAAGTGGATAATCAATTTGAAAGAACTTATTATTCATATATAGTTTTAAAAGACTCATATGATAATGTAGTTCCAACAAATACAATTGATATTAGAGTGTCAAAATCAGATGGTTTCGATACAGTAGAAAATAGAAAAAGAGCATTAAAACCAGGATGCATGATCGGATTTGATGGTAAAGAAGGATTTATTATTAAAAATGATGAAGAATTATCTGCATATATTGGAGATAATGATCCAAATAAATTTGTATATACTGTACCTTTCACTACAGTAGTAACAGATGATCCTTTATATGTATCATATTATAAAACAATAATGAGATATGCTGGATTATTGGAATTCTCATATATTAATGCAAATGCTCCAGTTCAATTCATATCTACAGGAATCACATGGAGACGTGGATATCAAACTGATCCTGATACTTATAAATTAAATATATCATTTACTCAGAATATTCTTGTGAATAAAAATATTGTAAGAGTAGATGAAGCAGGTAAAATTGTAGATAATACGCTTAAAGTTATAGCAGTATTTTACAATAAAGGGCTATATGATGATAGATCTGTTCCATATAGATATTTCGTTGGAGATATTGTAGATTATGATATAGAATCAGTATTCTCATATGATTATGAATTCTTATTAAAAACTACAGACCAATTAAATGATGATGCTAAAATAAAAATTACAAATACATTAGTTCCAGGAAATGGACAAGAAGACTATGGGTATTTTAGTGGAGATGTAGATGTAAAACTATATGTATTGGCTAAATTTGCAGATGGCGAATATGGTAGACATGATTTAGATAATATAGTTCCAAATTTAGAAGGATATACTGTAACTAATATGTATACTGTAAATAATGGATTACAATTCTTTGAAAATTTCTCAGATATAGTATCATCCGTAGTTAAACATGAAGACGTTGTATTAGATTATGATACTGCAGAGACTTTTTATATTAAGAGCGTGCCAGTTATAAAGTTAGCATATGGAGATAACGAAGAAAATATACAATCATTCATTACACAATTAGTTGATACTAAAGCATATATTGATCAGTGTATATCTTTATTGGAAAACAACTTTAAAATAGACTTTAAATTTTTTAATACTTATGGTCCATCTAGAACGTACTCAACAGATATAAATGGTGAAAATATCATAGATAGAGTAAATCTTACTTTATACTTTGAAATTAAACTTACTAAAACTGCTGATAAGTTGACCAAAGAATTAATTATAAAAGACATTAAGGATATTATTGAAGATCTAAATGATATGACCAATTTACATATACCTAACCTCATCACAGAAATCACAAATAAATATAGACCGAACTCTATAGAATATATTGAATTCTTAGGATTTAACGAATATGGCCCAGGAGTGCAGCATTTATACAGAAACGAGTATGATGATATCACTGTCGTGCCTGAATTCTTAACAGTAAATACTACGCTAGACTTATCTGCAGACATCAATATACGCGTTGTCTAATAACATATGGATAATATTTAAATCATATTAGAGGAGGAAATCCCGATGAGCAACAATTACTTCATTCATACAGGTTCTGTGCCTACAGGATATTACAGAGAATCTGCATATGAGAAGAGACAGGAAAAGCAAATGCAAACCAGAAGAAAATTGCAAGAGTTCAGCGAGAATACCATGAATCTTTTGATTGCAGAATCTATCAATTATATTTTACAGCAAACACTGCATGAAAAGAGTGATTGGGAAAAAGAATACGGAAGAGTACTTTGTGAAAAGTATGTAGAAGAAAAAAATAATGTAACTCTTTTGGCAAGATTTGAAAAAGAGTCTCTCCTTCTAGCAGAAATGGCATCTATTATCAAAGAAACATATGAAGATATCATATGTAAAATTGATAAAGATGATGTCTTAACTTTTATAATTAAACCTTCAGATAAAAAATCATTCTTTGATAAATTAGAAGGTTTACCTACATCAAAAGTTGTAGATAAAATCAATAAGAGAGTTTGCGATGCTGCTGAAGAATTCATTCAGAACAATATCAACGATAAACTTGATATGGAAGAAATTACAGCTGCAACAAAAGCAAGAATTGATGCTTCAAAAGCAAACTCAAGAGAAAAGTTAGATGCAATCAGACAGGAACATGCTAATTATGGTAGACAGAGAATTCAAGAAATTCAGAATAACCGTAATAGAAATGTATATGAACAGATGGTCCATGTTGCATCTAATGAGATTTTAAAACGTGAAGAACTTAAGAATAAATTCGTTACTGAATCTGGTAAAATTAATATGGATCTGATTATAGAAAAAGTTGATACGGCTTATAGATTTTTAGAAACTATCAATACAGCTAGAATTCAGAAGGTAGACACTGCATATATTAACGAACTTATTAACTCTATAAAATAGACATATAGTTATTTTTCTCCTAAAAAAATAAAAAGTCGAGCCCATACGGAAGTATCCGTATGGGCGATTTCCTAATTAAAATGACAATATTAAAGTATCTTTATTCATATTTAATAACTGGTACATACCTGAACATGAAAATCCATGTGTACGAAGTGCATCATATGCAAATCTTATTTTATATGCATGAGATTTATCTGTCTCTTTAGAAATAAGATCTGATATGTAATCAATAATATTTTGCTGTGATGTAAGAAAGTTATATATACATACGTCTATATATGGATAATGATCTGTTATATCAGAATATATGTTTTCTTTTGGTTTTAATATATAAGAATCTGAAGTATTAGCCGATACCTCATAAAATTTTTCTAATTCGCATCGTAAAGCATTATTTAAAACACTATCACTCATATGTCTGTGTAAGAATATTCTAAATTCATATGATGAGTTTATTGTATTATAGTTCATCGGTTTCCACAATCCTTCCTTTACTATCAAGATAATTTAACGACTGATAACTTAGATCATAATCTTTTCTAGAAATTATTCTTTTATATTGCTGCTTAGTATATACTGCATTTAAATACTTCAATTGTATTTCTACTCTAGGTTTAATAGAATAATACTTATTAACTGTGCCTGAAAATACTAAAGCATCATCTAACCAAATAGTATGATTATACATATCAGAATATTTTTTTCCCGCATTATCCCAGTCAGGTTTATCTATTGGAGGTCGAATTAATCCTATTTCTGCTAAAAATGTATCGGTAACGTTATAATTGGAAGGAGTCTTATAAAATAAATCATATTGGATAATACATGGTGTATTTATTAATCCATCTAAAGCTACTAGCTCTTGCTCATTTAGTTTTCTCATATATGCATTATCTTCTGCAGCATGAGGTGTATATACATGAACAAATTGTGGATCTGATATTGCAGCATGATTAAAATTAGATTTATTTATAATTCTGAATCTGGGTCTAACTGATCCTTCTGGATCTTCCATTAATACTACTAATTTACATTCATAGAAAAATAGATTCGACATCATAGAGTTTCTTTTATTTATAATTTCAGCCATTTTAGCTTCGCTTATATTATATCTATCTATCATATATGATATTCTCTCTTCTAAGTCTAACGGTATATCACCATATTTTTCTTGATATTCCCGTTGCTTCTGTTTTCTATTTTTCATAAGAAAATACCACCTTTTCTAAACATAAAAAAGTATGGGATTTTTCAATCCCATACTTAAATGTTTAAGTTTTTGTTAAATTTGATTATAATATTAAAGTGGAAGAAAATTATCAATAGATCCTAATAAACCTACTAATTTAGATTGAGTGGTCATTTGCAAATTAGCTATATCTTGCTGTATACTTAACCAAACATCTGGTATAACATTTTTAAGCTTATGCCCTTTAAGCATTACATATATATCTACCATTCTGGTTAGATCTGGCTCGTTTATGTTTATCCCACATGAATTTGCAATGTAATCTACAAGAGCAATATTATTAGCAAAAGCTCCAGGTGTATCATATCCTGTCAGTGTTAGCATGCTATATAAATCTTTCAATGTTAATGATACATCAACTTCTGTAGGGAGTCCATCTAAAGTCCATGCTCTGTCTTTCCCTCTTGTTATACTTAGATCTGTTATAATCCCCATATCGCAGTTAAATAATCCCTTATAAAATCCTCTAACTAAAAATGGGGATATATAAGCATTAGGTCCTTCAGTAGCTGCTTGTCTAGGTGCTGTCAAACAAATAAGATGGCATAAAGGTACACATATATTCATAAACCACGAAATTTTATCACAATCTGGAGTTCTAAGTTTTATATTTATATCATAACTTTTTGAATATGTGCTATCTGCCCATATTTCTGGAAATATCAATTTTCCTCCAACTGCCACAGTAGCAAAGTTTTTTGCTATATCTGTAAATAATTGGTTACCATTTAAATAAGTATTACTGATTGTAGATACAGTACTCATTGCTTGTTGTAGAGCTTCTTCTTCACCGAATCCTAAATTATTTCCAGTGGTAACTCCTGTAAGGAATGCCAATTCTCTACCAATATCGGAAAATGAATTAATTTTACCAGCTAATTGCGATTCAGTAGTACCATTTGAAAAGGATTCATTTACAGTACTTAAAGAATCCACATAAAATGCAACATATTCACTTTTAGATACAATACCTTTAAACGCATCATTTCCAGCTTTTGCCCATTTTATATCTTTTATTTTTGTCCATTTACCATTTATTTTTATTTCAGTATCATGAATACCAAGAAAATATGCAGAAGACATACACATTGCATCTACGTAATTATAATATGACTCATAATCATAATCAAATGTATAATATCTACCAGTACTATTTACAAGAGTATTCAAATCTGTTGGAGTTGCAGTGTCTATAAGAGCTTGAAGAGCTTGAGCTGCGGCATTTCTTGATCTGAATTCTCTAGTAAAATTAACTCTACCAGGAGATAACAATAATAACGGCATTCTAGCAACAATTCTATCTGCATACATATGCCCGAATTTGGTTCCTTCTAATTTTCTATCAACACTAGACATAAATTGATATGGTATACCATATATACCATCAAGACTAGTAGTTATATAATTTGAAGTATCTGTAGATGCATAAGGATTTTCATACATAAGATAACTTTGAATCTGATCGGATTCACTTGTAGTTTGAACTTGAGTTTGCGTAACCGCTTCCTTAGGTGGTGTATTCGTACTAGTATTATTAGCTGTAGCTTTAATATAATTACCAGAGGACCACCCTTTATATTTATCTATATAATACCATCCATTTTGTACTTTGGATGCAGTAACTTTCGTACCATTAGGTATTTTTGCAATAATTTTACCAGACATTGATGGTGAACTTCTTACATGCAAATTACCCCCATTTTTTTTTATTGTACATGAATAAGTAGTTGCCATATTTGACACTCCTTTACTATCACGATTTTAATAGCATGTTGAAGAGAAGGTCTTTTAACGACCTTCTCTTCAATTATTCTATGCTTTAGCTAATTTCTCAGCATTTTTAATAAGTAGTGCTATTTGATCATTACCTGAACCAGAAGTCATGGAACCAAGGGTATTAAATAAACTTTGTTTCTTAGCTTGCAATTGCTCTAATTTACTCTTATTATTTGATTTCTTAGCTTCCACTTCTTCACTCATAATACCAAGCACTTCTGTCAATACTGATACAATTGATTGTAATAATGATGTATTATCTACAACTTTTGTAAGTAATGCTACAATATTCATCAATTCTGCTGTATATGAAACTGTTCCATTTGATGATGAAACTCCCATAGGAAGCAATGTCATTCCAGAAGAAGATGATGAAGTTGTACTGTATGACGATGTAGGAACAGTTGCTGATGTTGTATTAGAATATAATACTGAAGATGATGATAATGATGCATTAGATGCACTAGAACCTTTGCCATATCTAACAATACTACTTCCAACGCCTTTTCCACTAAACATTTCTGAGCCTTTGCCCATAAACTTATTGAGTCGTCTAGCTCTTAGGAAGTTACCTCCTAGATTTTTAGTCTTAGGTCCTTTTCCGCCACCATGCCCAATTTGCTTACCATTTCCTATATACATTTCAACATGCCCAACACCGTCAGGGGCTCTATGTTTAGACCAGTCTCTCCAGTATAATAATAAATCACCAGGTTGTAATTTAGATTCATCAGGTTTTGATGACTTAGATCCATTTCCTGTATCTACCGTTGTAGTATTCTTATTATTATACATTGCAGGTGTACTATTTCCAACGTCAACTCCAGTAACTTTTTTATACGCCCAGTTTACCGTAGATGAACAGTCTGCTGAACCTTTGTCTGGATTTCGTGGACCACTCATAGAATATTTAAGTTTACCCTCTTTAGACTGCATAGTTTTAACGAGGTCCTGTTGAGTTGCATTTCCAACTCCTCCGGTACCAATTACTTCAGATACATTTGATTCTGAAGCTCCAGCTTTAGTTAAACCATATGCACCTGCCATAGTGTCCCATACACCTAATAATTGATCTAAGACTGAACCAGTTGAAGCTGATGACTCGCTATATCCATCTGCCGATGATATACCTGTTACAGGAGTATACTTGCCAGAAAACTGATTATAATACTGCTGAGCATATGAAATACGTTTAGCTCTGTGAGGTTTACTTGGACGTTCAAATACACGTTCAAAGATTTCTGTAGCTTTAGCTACATCATTCAACTTCTTGAAATCTTCCAATGTCATTTTAACTGGCCACCAAGTCTTAGTTCCGTTAGAATAAGTATAAGTTTTACCAGTATACGATTTGAAGTTTGCTGGAAGTTCTGAAATCATAAACTGTAACTGGCTTTCCAAATCTGTCCAAGGTCTTCCTTTAGATTTAGCCAATGCTGCCATTTTTCCCCAACGAGTATTAGATTTTCCATAAGTTTCCCATTGACAAATACCAGCAGCTGGACCTTTACCATTCTGTAATCTGGTAGGATCTACTCCAGATTCCGCTTTTAAATTACCAAGAACACCTGCAGCTGCAGCGTCACTAAATCCACATGATTTAAGATAATTCCAACATTTTTCAGCAGTTGAAGATCCAGGTAATGTTGAACCGCCATAGAAAGCACTTCCTTTACCTTTAAACAATATTCCAGTTCCTCTTCCAGCAGCAATACCAACTTTAGTTGATTTTAATATTTCTCTAGAAGGATAAAGTTTATTAGGTTCAGATGCTTCTGGGTCATTGATCTGTATGTATTTTCCATCTTCTGTTATACCGTTAGCTACTACATAGTGTCCACCAGGTCCAAACGGAGACTTAGCTTTAGAAGTATTTGATGCATTCTGACCTCCTAATACTACCTGATCACCAGATAATAAACTACTTGTAATATCATTAGAAGAAGATACATATCTAGAATCTAATCCTTTTTTCTTAAAATAATGCCCAAAGTATTCTGAGCTTACACCGTTTTTATTCTGATATTTTCTAGCAAGAGCTGCTGCTTCTCTTAAACCATCAGCTTCCTTTTCAGTACCGTCTGTAATCATATATGCAGATGCAGGTGCACATCCAGCCTGACTAAATGATTCATTATTACCCATCTGTATATTTGAATATTTAGGGTCCATTTGAGAAACAAATCCTCTACCTCTAAAAATTCCAGAACTGCTTCCACTATATTGAACAGTTCCATCTTGAGCTAAATCATCACCAAAGAACCAACTTTTAAATTTGTTCCAACCATTTTTAATACCATCGCCAAGGTTATCAATAAGTCCTCCAACTTCATTGATCATCTGTTTAACCCCAATAACAGGGAATAATATCAGACGCATTGCAGAATTTATAATGGATGCAAATCCCCCTATAATACCTTTATTGCTAGTATCAGTAGAATCCGCCCAATAACCTTCAAGATTAGTTTTATCCATAAAAGTATTTAATCTGGTAGCTTCATCAGATATCATAGATGCTGCAGTTTTTCCGCCTTCTAACAATGGAGATATTAATTTACCAATAGAACTTCCAATCATACCAATACCAGCAATTGGAGCTGTTACTGTTCTAGCAACTCCTCTCAATGCTGTAGTAACCCATGAAACTGGACCTGTTCCATCAGATTCATATCTTTTTGTAAATAAATCAGAAAAGCTAGCTTGACCTGTGAAAGCATTTGAAATTAATGTAGCTTCACTATTTATTACATTAGGTATTACCTGTTTTGCTCCATTAACAACTGATACGACTGCATCTTTTATTCTACCGCCAAGGAATATAAATCCAGCTATAGGTGATAATAATACTCTAGATGCGGTTCGCATAAATATTCTATATGGAGATAATGGATTACCTTCCGCATCTGTAGGTATGGATAAATAACTATTAATATCCCCTCTCCACAGATCTTTTATACCATTTGAGGCATCTGAACCAAATTGTTTTAATATATTAACAGCACTTCTGAATACTGGTTCTGCTTTTTCCCAGATAGTTTTACCTATATTTACTACCCCGCGAACAGGAGTAAGCATTGTATCTGTAACTTTTCCAGATATTCTAAGAATAAATGCATTTGGATCGTCTTGATCTGCTCTGTTTGCAATATCATATGCAGTCTCATTAGATTTACCCAATGCCCAATTCCAAGAAGCTTTAGCAGATTCAACAAAATTAGATACAATATTCTTTTGACCAGTTTCTTTATTTCCAAATAAAGTTTTTCCAGCTTTTTGCACTATTCCGTCAGAAGCTTTAACATAAGTTCCATCATCATCGATATAATCTTTCTGACCTATAATAGAAGATATGAAACTATTACGTTTCTTATTCTTCATAACTTTGTTGTATTCTTCAACACTAAAATTTGTACCGTGTTTAGCATTAAACTCTGATACTAAATCATTCGATGCTTCTCTATCTTCAATAATATTTGTAGTAAATTTAGAAAATGCTGGTATACCCTGAAGAATAGGTAATGCTATATTTACAATTGTATCTATAGGTATTAAACCTAAACAACAGAATTCGTTCAATGCAGATACAACAGCAGCTGATAATCTTGCAAATAATGATGGTTCTGATACATCATTTGCTACTCCCAAATAATCATTTGGATTATTAAACCCTCTTATAAATGCAGTTACTCCAAACGCCACATTTATAATTCCAGCAGTTAATAAACCAGATGCTAATTTAGCAGATGCTTTTCCAGCACTTTTAGCTATAGTTTCTCCAGCTTGTTCAACCAATTTAGCTGTTACTTTTTCACCAAATTCTTTAGCAGATTTCTCTGCTGCTTCTTTGGTCATACTAGAACCTAAAGATTTTATAACGCTTCCAAATTTACCTATAACTTTACTATTACTAAATAATTTAGAAATTGATTCTGTAATGTGCTTAGCAACACGTCCAACTACACTATTGTCAACTTTTGAGATTACTTTGCTAGCAGTACCACTTACTTTTGATGCTATTTTAGAAGTAGCAGTCTGTTTTGTTACAGCGAAATCTGCACCTTCGATAAATCCTCTTCTAAGAGCATCTGACCTTGTAGTTGTCATATAAATATTGTCTGCTACACTTGGTCCTGTAGATCCTATCAAAACATCTACTGTATCTCTGCCAGTAACAAAATCTTTAACACCAGCTTTTGCTGTTGATAAAAATCTACTAAGTCTACCGCCTGATTTAGCAGCATCTGTGGCATGATTCATACCAAATATTGCATTTCCAGGTAAAACTCTACTACCAAGTTTTCCAGCCCCAGTTACAACATCGTCTGCAGCACTTAAACCTCCTCCAAGCATCTTAAATATTCCATTTGGAACTTTAGACATTGCTTTTCCAGTTTTACCTAAAATTGTACTGTATCCTCTTCCTTTTAAGAAAGCTTTTCCTGCAGTTTTTGCTAAACCTTCTCCCAAAGTTGTTCTATGAATAAATCTTTCACTATTAGCATCACGCTCTTCATCAGAAATTTTTCTATATACTGTTCCTTGGGCAGTTATACCATAATCATCCTTATTGATATCTTTATAGTCCTTACCAAGTGTATTAGCAATATAATTAACTTCTGCTAAATCTTGCGATGAATGTGATCCGCTGTTAACAAGATTTGTAAAAGATGATGCATTATAATTCCAGTTACTTAAATCAGGAAAACTTGTTGACTCCATCAACGGTTTTATAGTAGAACTAGATCCACTTAATGATGCTAATACACTATTTGTAGCTGATGAGGTATCTCTAAATATATCATCAGATACATCTTCCGGTTTAGTGTCTTTATTTTTACCAAATATTGAAGTGATAGTAGTACCTAATACTTTACCAATACCAGTTACAACTCCCTTTAATATTGATGGTAATGCAGTTATAATGATTTCGGCAGCTTTTGGAACTACCTTTTCCATAATAACACTAAAACCATATCCCCATCTATTTACAAGATAGTCAAGTACCATTGGAAGCCCTTTGCCTTCACTTTTACCAGTACCAGTTAACCAGTCAGTTATTCTATCCATCGCAGTATTGAATACGTTTCCTAAATCTGAACTAAGATTTGGGAATATTCCTTCGAATACAGGTTGAATCTTAGGCCAAATATCTTTTGTCCAAATACCTGTAAATAATGGCAATCCTAAAGCTATCCCTGCAGATAAGCCGACTTTTCCTAATAATTTAGTAAATAAATTACCATCTTCATCTTCTTCTGCTTCTTCACCCAATTTAAATAAGGATTTAATTCCACCACCTATACCAGTTACAAATCCAGTTAAAGTTGACCAGATAGTATTTTGCTGCTTTTCTTCTTTCTCTATTGCATCTAATGTACTAGCAGTATCAGCGTCAGATTTATCAACAGAAAGTTTACCTGTACTATCTTTAATATAACGAACAGGTTTACCTTTAACGAAAGTATATATAGCATTCTTTGCTTTCTGAGCAGCTTTTTTTGCTCTGGTTATTATATTATCCCTCTCAAGCATAGCCTCAGCAGTTTTATTAGAAGGATTGAGATCTGCAGATACAATAGATTCGCCTTCTGATACTACAGCTAAACCTGATTGTTCAACATTATCAGTTCCAGTAGCAGCATTAGGTATTTTCCAACTAGGGTGTTTTTCTCCCATTTCTTTTTGTAATCTTGCATATTTGTCTCTAGCATCATGAGATAATTTTTCCCCTGTAAATATATCATATGCATCTGTATTTTTATGATCGATTGTTTTATTCCCAAATACAATATTTCTAGCACCAACATTAGCTTCATTTCTAGCTGCTTTTCTGGCTATACGTAAAGATTTAGCATCTTTTATTCCACCTTTTACAGCCCTATATGCAGGTCTTCGAGCACGTTTAAGCCTATGGAATGTTTCATTTTCAATAGACTCAGCATATTCATCATAATTTTCGCTGCCATTTCCTAATATAGGTGTAGAATATAATTCTCTTATAGTTTTAAGAATATCTATAAGAGTTTCTTCAATAGTTTTAACATGCTCTATTGTTTCAGTATGCTGAGTTTTGTCTTGCTCAAGTTGTTTTTCTTGTGGATGGTCAGCATTATATTTATCTTCTTTTTCTTTTTGAGCAGTAAGCTGTCTCTCTAATAATTTAATAAGATTAGGAATATCTTTTTCATCCTCAATATTAATACCATATCCACCAATACCTTTTAAAATATCAGATTTATTTGATATTAATTTATCGCGTCTTAATTCACGTTCACGAATTCCAGCTAATAATTTATTAGATGAAGATGAAATAACTTTTCTATCCGCCTCAGATAAATCCAACCCAGCAATATATCTATTAATTTTTCCAGCCATTTCATCAGCAGATTTTGATTCAGACATAGCTTTATGCATAAACTTACCAATTTTTTCAGTTTGTCTATAGTTAAGCTTAGTATTTTCCTGAACGTTTACTCTAAACTGATTTCTCAGACCTTCTAATAATTCTGGATTGTATAGGTCCCCTCCAGCACCTTGAAGTTCTTTCAAAATATTCAGAGTGCTAGTAATATCTCCAGAAGACATATTAACCATAGCTTCATCATAACGTTGAAATCTCTTAGCTCTAGGGTCAAATATATCACGTTTTCTTCTTCGCTTTTTACGGAATAATAAACGCTGTTCAGCAGTATCATAATCATCCTGGCCTCTGGCAATTTGTCTTTTTCTAAAAGAATTACCTATTCCTTCCACTGCTTTAAAAGGTAGTGTTATAATTCCAGTAATAGGAGCAAGTAATCCTTTTATAAATCCACCGAATAATTTCTTTATAGGATCAGTTATAGCTTTCATTAATTTATCTAATGGAGCCCCAAGATGATCCTTTAAAATCTTATTCAATTGATCTTTAAAAAATCCTATAGTCCCTTTAGCCATTATTTCGAACTGTTTCTTTATAGGATCAGCAGCATTTTTGAGTCTACCTATAGTAGCATCTAAAGTTTTCTGAATCCATCCACCAGTACGTTTACCATCTTCGCCTTCAACTCCAAATATTATATCTTTAAATGTATTAGTTTCAGTAGCTAATCCAATAGCAGACCCTAATACAATATTTGTAGTTAATCCAAAAGGTCCAATTAACGCTCCAGCTAAAGCTCCAGCTCCCATTTTAGGTAAAACTTTCTTTACCCTTTCCATCATATTTTTAGGAAGCAGACCTTTTTTATCTTCTGTACCAAATAATGCTTCTTGAATTTTTTCATTTTTAGAAGCAAATCCTACAGCAGAACCAAAGATAATTCCAGCTAATGGTCCACCAGGTATTCCAGGTATCATAGAAGTAATAGCTCCTAATATACCACCTTTAACCATATTTGGAGCATATTTTTCCATAAGATCTACGACTTTAGATGGAACAAATCCACCTTTTCTACCTTCTTCTGTTTTTTCTCCAAATACAATTTGTCTAGTATTTTCACTATGTTTTAACAATGAAACTCCAGCACCAACAACAGCTCCTAATAAAGGACCTCCTATAGCACCAGTTATTAAAGATACTCCTCCACCAATAACTCCACCTGCAGCTATTTCTGGGAAGTATTTTTTCATTTCTTTAAAAACAGTAGTTGTTATACTTGCTTTTTCTTTTTCAGCTTGTTCTTCATTCACAGGAACCATACTTTTAGCATAATCAGATATAGTTTTACTAGCTTTTATAGTTTCTTCAAGCAACAATGTAACTGATTTACCAAAAATACTTTGATCTCGACCTTCTTCATAATCATCTTTAGAGAGATCTTGAACAGCGTCTGCTACAAGCTTTCTATATTTCGCTTTCTCTTCCTTAGGTAATCTGTTTATAAATGCAGTTATTTTATCAGCTCTACCATTTTTAATCATACTTCTAATATGAGCTGCACTTCTTGCAGATTTATCGTCTAAATCTACTTTAGCAGTTCCAGTAGCATATCCAGGTATGTTTGAGCTAACACCAAAACTTCTTGCAAATTTCTCTTTAGCCTTATTTTCAGCTTTTATATTTTTTGCTACATTAAAAGGATTCAAAGAAGCAGGTACAATCATTTCACCTTCAGATACTGCAACTACTCCAGTTTTTGCAACTCGCTTAATACCAGTAGCAGCATTTTCTATTTCAGCAACTCCGCTATCACGAGTATCTCTCATAATTTGATAAATAGCTTTATTAACAATATCTTTCTGTTTACCAGAAGCGTTTTTCTTTTTAGTTAATTCTAACACATCAGCTGCATCAACTACTGTATCTTTTACATACCCGCCAGCACTTTTTACAGTATTACCAAATCTGGTAGTGAAATCAGTTAATGCACCTTCCTCAATTAATCTACCAAATTCATCTTTTTTACCAAATAATTTAGTTTTAGCCTTAGAAACAACTGTTTTGGTATCTAACCCTAATCCTTCCATTACTTGATCATATTTTTCTTTAAATAAATCTTTATTTAAAAAACGAGTAATTGGTATTAATACGTTATCATCCAACCAATGTTTAAATTTAGAAAAAGAGTCTTTAAGACCATCATGCATTGTGCCTAAAAGACCTTTTTGTTTCATATTCTTGTCTTCAGAATCATCTGTATCTAATCCAAAAATAGCAGTGTATAAAGCATGATCAGCTGCTTTAACGATATTAGCAATAGATCGCACAGGAGCATTTGCTAACCCCCTCATACCATTTACAATTGTTTTAAATTTATCGCTAGCTAAATCAGACTCCATGAATTGATCAAATAATGTAGAATTTACAATACTATCACTATCTTCTTTTTTCTTTTTAGCATCTGCTACCATTTCTTTAGCAGTCTGTTTCACTTTTGTTTCCTCAACGGTAGCCGTTTTAGAACCTCTAGCTTTTTCCCATAACCTCTGTTTCATCTCTGCTTCTACTGGAGATATTCTTTTGACATTGGTTAGATATGTTTGCAATGTCATTTTTTCCATTCTTTTATAGTCACAATAACCAGAGTTCTTTAATTTAGCGTCAACTTCTCTAGGAATATCCGCTAATAAAGATTTTCTGATCATTTTCACTTCATTATGGATATTAATTAAAATATTTCGAGGAGATGTGGCACTATCATTTTTATTAGAAGATTTTTTATCAACTACAATAGAATCGTTAAATAATGCAGTGAAGATGCTATCTCCACCCTCATTTAATTTAGACATTTTCTCATAATGCTGATCTTTAGCACTAAACATCTGAGGATACCATTGCATTTTCATACTATCTGGCATTTGTCTGAATATTTCAGCAATTATCTGAATATTCATATCAGATCGCTTTCCACCTTTTAAACCATATTTCTTAGCACTCGCATTTTTAGGACTAAATAATTTACCATCATGAAATGATTTACTTAATATAGCATCTAAATCTTTCTGAAATTGTTTAGAATCTTCTTTAGAAAGATTCATATAATATACCATATCATTTATATATGACTCTATATCAGAAGATGCCATTTTATGAGCATTTTTATCCATATCTTTTAACTGTTTAGATATTTTTGAAGTGCTTATAAATTTACCAGAATGATAATCATATCGTGTTTCTGGTCTCCCTGTTAAAGCAGATTCAATCCTAGCTAAGTACGTAGGTATTACTTCAATGATAGATTTTCTAGTAATACCATCAAAAGGAACTCTACCTTTTTCATAATCAGCAGTATTTATTCCTCCAAATTTAGCAGTTTCAACTCCAAGTAAATTCTTAAAGAAATCAACAACTGGATTGAATCCTTCATAATTATTTAATTTAGATATCATAGCAGGAAATAATCCTGTTAAAGATTTATTAAATTCTTCCATTGCGCTTGTAAGCATACTTGGTATTAATTTCTTAGCAATAAGATTGCTTACGCCTTGTAATGGAGATGCTATAATACTTTCGATAGCACCTGACTCAAACATGAAGTCTAACATTGCACCTGAACCAGATCCCATTTTCTTAGCATTTTGTTTTATTTTTTGAAAGTAGGTTTCAAGATTAGGCATTCCATTAGAATCCAATATATCAGACATAGTAATTCTTTTACTACTAGATGATACAGATTTTTCTGGTTTGTGCAGCTCTTTCTGTATTTCTAAAATTTCTTTAATCATACTATTCTGCTCTTGCATCAATTTTGTTTGATTTTCATAGAACTGAGTAGAATTAGTAAAATGAGTTTGCATTGGACCACTTGCTAATTTAACAAGCGTACTCAAATTAGTATTTATAGTATTCATCCCAGTATGCAAATGGGAGAATATAGCTTTATTCTGCTCGTACATAGCTCTATTCATCTGAGCATTTGAATTTACTACATATTCAGCAGATCTAGCTACCACTGCAGATATCGCAGTTGAAGTTTTTTCGCCTACTGTATCCATCATTTCTAAAGTAGCTCTCGTAGAATCATCACCCACATCAAAAGAACTATCGCCCATATCGACCTGAATGTCAAAATCCATATCGCCCATTATTCTAGCTGCAGCTTCTGATTCAGCTTTATCAATTCTTTCTCTGTTATAAAATTTACCTGTTTGTAAATCACTATAAATATTTTTTATAGCTTTTTTACCAACTTCACCATATTTACTTTCCAATACTGCTGTTTTGCTTTTATTCATAGTATCTTTTAAATGTGTAATTGCAGTATATGAACTTTTTAATACATCTGAATTTGTATCAGCAAAACCAGTAATAGCTGGATTTGCATTCTTAATAACGTCTACAGATGAATACATTATAGATTTTCCAACATTAGAAAGATATTTAATTGCATTCGTGGCCATTAATATATATCTCCTTTCTATATGATTATCCTAATGTTGAAATTATCCATTTTTCCCATATAACGACGGCAGAAGGACCAGTACCCGTTAAGGTACTGGCCCTATCTACTCGATGTAAGTCCATGTATTGCCGATTATTTTAATTATATATAAGTGTCCGTCATCGCCACCAAAAAGAATATACCAAGCTTTACGTTCGTTGGAGGTGTTATGTGCCTATGTATACATGTCAACACAAGATGGTGCACAACGCAGTTGTTGAATGTGTTTATGCGATTAGCTGAAAAGTTATTGTCAAATAAAATTGATGCGATGTATATATAATTATATCCGATCAATGTAATCGGCAATATCGTATGTTTCAAAATGAAAATAATGGTGGCAAACAAACAATGAAAGCTATGAGAAAAAAATGAAAAAGTAATCATAATGCGTATTAACTATAATGAAGTACAGTTCATTATAGTTAAAAAAATATATATTCGGTATAAATGTCTAAAAAGAGAAATCAACCAATGAAAAAGTCATATACATTTTACAATGTAAATCCATTTCAAAAGTCACCATTTTTTCATTTATTCCCATGTTATTTAGCTAGTATAATTATATTTATTAATTCTTGTATAAATACTCTATATGGTTTATCTGTAAACACTTCATGATGCACAAAATATGCCATTAGTTTATCATAAACCTTACTTGTTATTTCATCTGCTAAATCTGGATTGTAACTATTCTCGCAATATAATTTCTGTAATATATTACTAGCAATAATTTCTGGAGTATGTAGATCTTCTGTTCTATACTCAACTTTAGTATATATAGGTTCTTTAGGCTCACAATCATTACAATGTCTAATCAAGATAAAATGATTAGGTGAATGACATTCGCATTTTATATTATTATAATGATAATATTTTCTAGATAAAGGAACATTTTCTCTACCACAACATTCGCAACGTCCAACTTCCATCTCACCGCAAGAATTTGGTTCTTCCATATAATTTATTTTAAGTCCTTTAGATTTAGCATATTCTATCTCCAATCGTGTACTTTCTCCGATATACCCATTTTTATTTATGACATATATCTCATCAGACATGTCAATTTTTCTTTTATGTATATCATCTAACATTGTTTTTATTTTACCATCATTTTGCCAAGCTTCATTATCTCCAGAATGCCCAAATAACCCAACAGAAATAACAATATTGCCTTTAAGAGTTAATTCTTTCTGCACTCTTATAAAATCGTCTTTAAATTTTGTACTTCCACATAAAGTTATAACTTTATATTCCATATACTATTCTTCCTCCTCAGGCATATCTGGCATTGCAGTATATACTTTCAAACCAATATGTTTTGGTGTTATTGTAGGTATCATTTCATAAATACCTTTTCCTTCTTCATTTACACCAATCTTTTTAGGGCAAGGTCTAACTCTTTCATTTACAACTTTTCTACATAACTGGAAGTTTGTTTCTTCCCTACAACCTAAAGGAAGTTTTCGTCCAGTTTCTAAGTATGTATTGATAAATTGTTTAGATATTCCAACTAAAGCTTCAGCTTCAGTTTTAGTAATATCATAATCTGCAATAATTGAAGATGCTTCTTCTCTGCTAATTTTGGTTGCAGATGAAATAATAGAAGAAGCCATTTTCTTAAAATCTGCAGCTGGACAGTATTCTCCTTCTCTTCCATTTTTACCATATACTCCAACTACAAATGAAGTATCGTTAACCATGGCTTGCATAATAGCAACTTCATCCTCTTTAGATGAATTTTTATGTTTCAAATTTTCTTGAATATCTTTCAATAAATCTTCAACTTTAGTTCCCATTTCCATTTCCTCCTTTTTCTTCCCTTAATTCTTTTTTTAAGGGTGTAAATAAACGAATCAATTTTGGCGGTTTACCATTCTTCTCAATAAAGTTTTGGATATCCTCTCTTGAGAATTCAGTAAGTTTCTTAATAAATTGATCTTTTTTCATTTTTTCTCATACATCCTTTCTATATGTACGTATAATGGAATGTTTAGCCTATATTAAAAATATATTTTTTTGAAATTATATTACATATTAATTGTATATTATAATAGTGTAATAATATACATATTATATTATTATCATAAACATGCGAAGGAGAAGTTAAAAATGAATACGAAAAGTGATATAAGTAATATTAAAACTTTGATCGATATTGCAAAAAGATTAAGAAAAATAACTAATGACTATGAAGTGAAAGGTAAAGAGTTATTAAAAGATAATGCGAAAGGAATTAATAACTTATCGATTGAAATAATACAAGCTGGATTAAATGGTGGATATATATCTATTAATCCTATTGAAGATGAAAAAATGGATAGTATATCAATACGATCAAAAATTATAAGCGAACAAATTAAGAGAATTAAATCATATGGAATTTTTTATCACCCTTTATATTTTAATTATGATGCAGAGGATATTATATTTAAAATATTATCAGATGAATCTATAGATTTCAATAATTCGGAATTTGATATTTTATCTTTGTATTATACCATTGTACAAAAAGAGGAATTTTTAATAGATAAACAAGAAAAGGATTCCAATTATCATGCAGTATCTTGCAGCGTATTTAAATCTACTTATTATAACACTTTGATATACTTGAAAATGATCCATCCAGAATTATTTGAAAGTATTGATATTGAATGGATGATTCATAATTAAAAATAATTATTAAGAGATATTATATTTTATAATATCTCTTATTTTTTTGTCTAAAAGACTCATATAACGCTAAAACCAGAACAGTATAGTAAATTTGGAAAGGAGGATATATCATGTTTTTTCTTGACGAATTACAGGATATAAAAATCTATCGTAAGAAATTTTTATTACCTATTAATGATAAAAATAAAAGAAAAAATAGTGTAGCTATGTTATTGACTCCGTCATATGAATCATCAAAACGAATGATGACACATCCATTATTCGTAAATAAATATTTTAATTCATATTACATTGAACGTGCTGCATTATATTATGTGAATGGTTCTACTATTATAGAAGAATCAGCTGAACCTGTATTGGAAAATATAAATGATATTATTAGTAGAGATAATAATAGAACTATGTTGTATTCTGGATATGAATCTGATACTTTTGAAGTTATGAAGTTTTTAAATATCTCTACTATAGATAGTCTTAATAAAGATTATAATATAGATATTGATTATCCAATTAGCGTAGAAGTATTTAGAAAATATTCTATCCCTCATACTACAAAAACAACAATAAATGTCGCTAGTAAATCAGCATTTAATAAGAATCTCAAAAATTATGGAGCATATCTTAGATATTGTGCTATGGAATTTTTATTAATGAATTCTAAATTCAATATACCTAATGAACTTAAATATGCAATCTCTTTATATGAAAGCGATTTATATTTTATTCATAAAAATAATTGGATATTCTCTGATGAATTGCAGAGATTATGTATAAGAATCGATAATTATATTGAAAAACATGGTCATAAAAAATTTGCATCAATTGTAAGAAAAGGTCAAATCAATGATTTATTCTCTGCTGAATATGTAGTTGGTACTATGATTAGTGCAACAATTTCAAAAGTATTTGGATTTTTAGAAGAAACTTCTACAATTGTAACTGAAAATTACAAATCCGATTACTTTAAAAATGATTCTATTTTACAGATTGGTGAATCTTGTTTATTTGTATTTCAAGAGGGAAATGATACAAATAATACTGTAATTAAAAAATTACTGTATAATGATCGTATAAAAAATCTTAAAGAAATGCAAGATATATATGAAAAAGTAAAAGAAGAAAATGATTTTATTAAATATACTTACAATAAGCTTGAAATGTATAAAGGATTAAATCTCTTCATAGATTTCAGTAGATATAATGAAAGTTTTATTAGAAATAATACCTATAAATTAAATAGAGGATATGAAATTTACCTTGATTTAATGGATAGACTTATTAATGATAAACGATTAAAAGCTAATGGATATAACGTAAAAACTGTTATTATTCCTATTATCGATTGGGATATGAATGGTAAAGAAAGTAAGTTATGGATGATTCAGAATGGAATTAATCCAATTTCTTGTATTTATCAGACATTATATAAAAATCCAGCTAAAATGAAAACTTTATTTGGCGATATTACATTTTTATTTATGGGCGCAAATGGATATTTCAAAATAAATTTCAGTACAGTTGATATGAAATCTGTAAATCAGTTATTTATTAGAAATATTAAATTACTCAGAGATAAAAAATATGTGCCAGAAGATGAAACTTTAGATAGACAGATATCAGCAAAAGCTATCACTGTTGATATTGTAGATAAAGTTGAAAAATCTCAAGGTGTTACTATAGATGACATCTCTGCTAAAAAAGATGATAATACAGAAACAAAATCAAATAAAGTTAAAACAGATACAAAGGATAAAGAAGATAAAAATGAAGGTACTGATAAGAATAAAGAAAATAAGGATGAAATTGTAAGTAAAGTTGCTAAAGCTGCAGCTATAAGTACTACTGTAGATGATACTTTGGATACGCTGGATAATGATGAAAAATTAAAACAAATTTTAGCTGACTTAGCAGAAGATCCAGATGATAAATCTAATATTAGTGCAGCTAGAGCATCTAGAATGGTTAAACTTCAAAATGATTTAATGGAAAAAGAATTTAAAGGAAAACCTTTAAAAGAATTATTAGCTGAAGATAATTCTAAATCTCAAGAACCATTAAAAGAAGTTAAATTAAACGTTGCTACAGTAAATGATGAATGGAATCATCTTACTTATTGTAGTTCTTTCGATCAATATAATCCAGATGAAGATATAGTTAAAATATTTAACTCTTTTGCAGATATGAATCCTCCATTAAGTGTAATTAGCATTGAAGCTGAAGATACGTCTACAAGTGAGGATATAATTGAAACTTATACTGTTAAATATGAAGATATAAATGGTAAGAGATATACTATTAAACTCGACGTTCCATTATTTATTGATAATAAATATATGAAACTTAGAGGAAATAGAAAAGATATTTCTAGCCAATTATTCCTCATGCCTATTATTAAAACTGGTGAAGATACTGTACAGATTGTATCCAATTATAATAAAATATTTATTAGAAGATTTGGTACTACAAGTGGTAAATCTATTGGACCTTGTGATAGATTAATTAAAACAATCACAAAGCATAAATTTAAAAATCTTAAGATAGTTGAAGGTGATAATAGCAAGATTTGTTCTCGTTATGAATTACCGATAGATTATGTAGATTTAGCTACAATATATAATAAATTTATTACACCTGATTATACAGTATATTTTAATCAGGAAGAATTACGAAATTTATATGGAGATAAGATTGACGAGGGTAAAGGTATTCCATATGCAGTAGTAAATAAATCAAAAGAAATATTATATTATGATAGCGAAGCCACAATAGATGGTAAATTTGTATCATTTGCTTATTGGTTAGCTTTATTATTAGGGGTAGATAAAGAACTTTCTAAGGAAAACTTTACTCAATTATATGAAAAAGCAACTCCTTCTATTAGATACACATATTCAAAAGCTAGTATTCTTAATACAGAAATACCAGTAATAGTTATATGCGCATACAGTGAAGGATTAAAGAAAACTTTAGATAAAGCTGGCATTAATTACACTATAGCTGATAATAAAAAAGGTATAGATTTGAATACACAAGATTTCATTCGTTTTAAAGATGCATATTTAATATATGACTTAGATTATGCATCATCATTATTATTGAATGGATTAAAAGCTTGTGACACTGCAAGTTATTCTATAGGAGATATGAATAGTAAATCTATGTATTTAGATTTCTTAGATGATTTTGGTGGAAGAATAAAAGCAGATGGTTTAGACAACTTCTATAATTTAATGGTAGATAAACCTATTACTGTAGAAACTTTAAAATATTATAAACTTCCTACAGATTATATTGAAATATTATTATATGCAAATAGATTATTAGCTGATAATAAATTTATCAAGCATACTAATCTTACTGATAATAGACGTATTCGTAGAAATGAACAAATACCAGCTATGCTTTATACTGTGATGGCTAGAGCTTATGGTCAATATTCTACTCAGATGAAACATGGTAGAAGTGGTATGTTTTCAGTAAAACAATCTGCATTGATTGATGAAGTATTATTAAACTCCACTACCAGTGATAAGTCTATTATCAATGCTTTATCTGAATATGAAGCATATACTATTGTAACTGCTAAAGGTCCATCTGGTATGAACTCGGATAGATCATATACACTCGACAAGCGTTCATATGATGAATCAATGATTGGCGTATTAGGTATGTCCACTGGATTTGCTGGAAATGTAGGTGTTTCTAGACAAGCTACAATTGATGCTAATGTATCTACAGTTAGAGGATATATTACAAATAAAAATAAATTAGATGAAAATGTAATGTCTGTTACTAAATCTTTGTGTATGACTGAAGCTTTGACACCGTATGGGTCTACTAGAGACGATCCTTTCAGAACAGCGATGACTTACGTTCAAACTTCAAAACATTACATGAGAAGTAGAAGAGCTAACCCTAGTTTGATCACTACAGGAGCAGATGAGGCGTTACCTTATTTAATTTCAAACATCTTTGCAAAAAAAGCAGATAAATCTGGTAAAGTTATTAGTTTAAATGACGAAAGAATGATTGTTGAATATAAAGATGGAACTAAAGATTATATTGATTTATCTACTAATGTAGAGAAAAACTCTAGTAGTGGATTTTATGTAACTTTAAAATTAGATACAGATTTAAAAGAAGGAAGTACTTTTAAAGCTGGAGAAATTTTAGCATATGATAAAGAATCTTTCTCTAATGAATTAGGCGAATCTGGTAATATTGCATATAATATTGGTACTATTACTAAAGTAGCTATATTAAATACTGATGAAGGATTTGAAGATAGCGCTATTATATCAGAAGATTTATCTGAAGCTATGACATCAGATGTAATATTAATGTGCCCAAATCATCCTATTATTCTTCCAAAAGATACTAATATTTATAATATGGTAAAAGTTGGACAAAAAATAGAAGAAGGAGATACATTATTAACTATACAAACTCCATATGACGAAGAAGATGCTAATATTTTATTAAGAAATCTCATCGACGATGAAGATGAAATTAGCGAATTAGGTAGAAGATCTATTAAATCTAAAGTAACTGGAGTTGTACAAGATATAGAATTATTGCGTTGTGTAGATAAAGATGAATTATCTCCATCATTAAAGAAATTATTTAATGATTATGAACGTAATATAAATAGAAGAAAGAAAGAAATGGATGAATTAAACATTGCTGGTAAAGATTTTCATTTAGGAGCTACTGATAAATTACCTCCTGTAGGCGAATTGAAAAATGCTAGTGATGGAGTAGCTATAAAAATTTATCTTAAATATGAAGATAAGATGTCTGTCGGCGATAAGTTAATTTATTATTCTGCAAATAAAGGTGTTATTAAAGGATTCTTCCCTAAAGGAGATGAACCTAGAGGAAATTATAGACCAAATGAAAAAATTCATTCTGTAACTTCTTGTGCTTCTATTAATGCAAGAAAAGTATGTTCAATTTTAGTAGTTGGATCTATATATAAATATCTTGTGGAATTGGATAGGCATTGTAAAGATATTCTAGGAATTAAATATCAAGATAATTTATTTGATTAAAAATTTAAGATGATACTCTCCACGGGTATCATCTTAAATATTAATATTATTTTTCCACTTATTTCCAAATAGAAAATTACAGAAGACAACACATCGTTTTAAAACACAAAAAAAACAAAAAACTAAAAAAACAAGAAAAATAAAAAATAAAAACAAAGACTAAGGGGGTTCAGGGGTTTTTAACCCCTGACACCTGCTATTTTTGTATTTTTAATATTATCTTTAAATTATTAAACATGATAATAAGCATATAATTATAAAGTGGTAGTTATAATTATTTTGCTAAAAATAATTCGTTCAGTGTGTATGTCATAGATTTTCATTTTTCTTTCTTTTTTGTTTTGAATTTATGAGATTCTAAGGACTAATTTTTGTAACTATTTTGTAGTACAGGACTTCAGTTGTAGAAAACGAGATAGAACGGAAACCCAGTATAGAGTAAATCTATACTGGGATATCTCATGTCAAAATATATTTATATTAAAAAATATAATTAATAATACTAATTTAAGGAGGAATTATAATGAAACAATTCTTTATAAAAATATTTAAAAAAATACAAATATTATTTAATCAATTAACTAGAAAAAAAGATTATGAAACAAACTATTCAAATGAATATTCCAATATTATAGATTCACAAATTATATATACAAATAGATATACTATGTATGATACTAGTGAATTATGCAGATTATTTTCTAATATTGTAATGGAATTTACATTAGAAAATGGAGAATATGTACATAATCATATCTCATTCTTAAAATCAACAAATATTAATTTTAGATATATGACCATATTAGATCAATACAATACAACTAGATTATATATATCTGGAAGAATAATAGATTATGAAAATTTGATATTGAAATATAGAAATTCAGACAATAATATTATACCAAGAATATTTGATTTAATTACTACTTTACCATCAGATGGTTGGGATTTATTAATCAGATATAATTTATTATCAGAAAATGATTTTGCAATAGAAAATAATTATAATTTTTATGATGCAACTGATAAATATATTAAAAATATATCTCCATATAAAGATTATAAAACAGCATTAAAACGATATAACCATGAAACATCAGTTTTAACTATTTTAGAATTTGATCATATGGAATTTGTATTTGAAAATTTACTAGAAATACCACGAGAAATAATACAAGATAATATTATAGAAATAATGAACTTATCAACAATTACAATGCTATATTCATATAGTTCTTATTTAGAATTAAAAAATTTACCAAATTATATATATCATCCAATATCAGGAAGTGTAATATTATTGACTATGAGATTAGATGATTGTATGTATCATTGTAGTTATGATAATATTTGGAATTGGGCTATGAATATACATATGAAAGATAATGACACAATAGGATATTTTAATTTATTTAGAACTTCTGGATATAATATATATGAAAATTATAATAAATATTTTGATGGTTCAAATTATCATAATAATTCTTCAAATATAGAAAATTCATACTACGAAGATGATTATATTGAATCTGATGATTATTATGATGAAATAGATGAAATAATATCTGAAGAAGAATTTGAATAAAATTAACCCAGTATAGTAAAATACTATACTGGGTTATTATTTGTCTTTTTTCTCATATCATGTAACATTTTTTCCATTTCTTTTCTTTCTTCTGCTGTAGGTATTCTTCTTTTGTGTGAATTATATTCATCTAACTCTTTTAACATTCTTTGTTTATATTTTTCTGCTTCTTTAGATATATCATAATTTATAAATTTTATATTAATATCTCCACCATCTTCTCCAACTATTTTACGTAAAAATTCACCTATACTTTTATCAGTTGGAATTATATGAAAACAGTCTATAAAATTAAATCCAATATTTACAGTAATATCTATATCTTTAGAAGATAAATCAGGTATAAATTTAGGAGTAATTTTAAATATTGTATATAATTCTTCATGATAATTAGGATAAGAACCATCCAATTTTTCCAATACAATATGATCAACTATACCATATTTTATATAATTATGCAATTCAGTATAACAATCATTTATATTACATATACAAGTTAAATAATCATTATATTCTTCTTCTATTGAAATGATCATATCTTTCAATTTAAATAAATCATCAATAGATATGATAAAATTATTAGTATATTCATCACCAAAATCTGGATATCCACTTGTTAGCATCACACTTATATTTTCAGTATCTCCAGTTATAGTTCCACTAAATAAATATTTTGATCCATTTCCCATATTATCTATACATTCTAATTTATGATCTTTAAATTTACGATTATATGGTCTATATGTAGTTTTATCATCTTTTAATTTCATAAAAATACCTCTCTTTTTAATATCTTATTATGAAGTTATCCAAATATTATAAAATCAACAAATCGATAATTAATTAAATAGGAGGGAACAATATATTGAGTGATAAAAATCTTGTCAGGTTATTTACTAAAATCGAAGATAGTAAATCATATCTACCTGAAATTCCCAAAAACAATCAATTACAAAATAATACGTATTATAACGATATAATAGTATTAAATAATCTTCCTGAGTATGACACGCAGGATTATGATATATATGAAGAAAAAGATTATAAAAAATATGTCGAAGATATTAAACGAGTAATACGGAGCTCTAGGGAATATCGTCGATTTGTGAACTATTTAAGAGAAAATATGAGTATGGATAAATGTGCATTTTTAAAAAATGTTACTAATACAGATACTTTCAAAATTAGAATAGAATTACATCATTCTCCTTTTACTCTACATGATATAGTAGTTACCGTAATAGAAAAGAGATTATTCTATCATGAAAGTATTGAAGTTGAATTAGTAGCTAAAGAAGTAATGTATATTCATTACTATTTATTAGTAGGAATAATACCATTAGCAGAAACAGTGCACGAATTAGTTCACCAACAATACCTATTTATTCCGTTAGATAAAGTGATGGGTAACTATGAAGGATTCATAGAAATGTATGGAGAATGGATACCTATGGAAGTAATGGATAAAATTGAAAAGATGAAACAACGTACTTTAACGTTTGATGAAAAGTATGAGCTTTCTATATTAGAAATGAATCCATTAGCCATTCAGCTTCCTGGAGACTCAGGGGGAGGCCTATACAATTTACCTACAATGCAAGATATAGAGACTGTCCTATGTAGAAGAATTTCTGAATTAAAACAGAAATCATATGCTTCTCTACCTGAAAAGTCCTCTAATGAGTACAAAAATAAACATTAGAATAAATGAAGAAAGGAGGTTGACTAGCCATGTCAAACACAATAAATTTTTTATTAGAATCAGATGCTAATTATGGTTTAGGTATTCGTGGATTAACAAAAAACCATATAGCATTTAATGAATTAGAAAAAATTACTGAATACCAAGAACAGATTATGGGATATACAGTAGATAAAGTAGATATTCATAGAGAAGATGAATATTCCCCATGTTTAATTGAATACTCTAACAATTTAGAAAAATATATTAATGATCAAAAAATAATATCAATAGAAGAAGCTATTGATAACGTTATTGAGCATTATGGTATTTTTGAAGAAGATGAAATTGTTATTGTTGTAGATGAATCATGCATACATAAAGTAGATATTGCTGCATTATCAGAAAAATATAAAGTAGCTCGAAAATAAAAAACTTTATATAATTTTAAACAAATAACAATATAGTAGGGTTCATTTTTGAATCCTCTCTTTTGTGTATTTAATCATTTAAAAATTCCATGATTGTTGCCATAACGCGTGCAACGGAAACAACAAATAATCCCTAGTGGTTGCGTGCCCACTAGGGATTATTTTTGTAAAAAATTACATTATATGTAACAATAATATAAGTATAGTATGATATATACTATTACTAGCTATAATATGTAAGATGGATTTATAAAATAGCAAAGAGTATCATTTTTATTTCTCCTGAAAATGACATTTTTTAAAATCTTCATGTTAATCAGTTTTAATTTTGGCAGAATTTCCTTGATTAATGAGTTTCCCAGTAGTGTAATACTACTGGGATTTCTCATGTATTTTATTACACTATTATAAACAATTAATTAGAATGATTATTATCGACGCTCACTCGCCGATTTCTATCATTTTTGTATATCTTTTTTATCATTTTATGACCCAATACCTTTTGTTTTACCTCTAGCATATATTTTGCTAGAGGTGACTTCCTAACAAAATATTTTTTAATAAATATAATAACATTATAGTAGGACGGATAGTATTTACATGGTATAACTTCAAATTATATATGTAGGTAGTAAAAATGATTTTTTTTTCATGACTGTAACCCTCTAGTACTTTATTACTAGAGGGACATCTCCAATTATTTTATACAACATAATATTATGAAGCTGCATATATCAAACATCAAAAATTATTGCCTTCTGATATCATATATTCCATGTTTGATATTGGTATAATCCTTCATATTATTATATACAATAACCAGGATAGATTAATTTCTATCCTGGTTATTTTGTGTTTTAGTTATATATTATTTTTATGATAATATCTTAATAATAAAATAATTCTATAGTCTAAAAGGAGAGCAACGCATTATGTCAACAAAATCAATGAAAGAATTTAAAAACAGAACAAGAAATAATGATGGAGGTAAAAAATATAATAAAAAACCTCAGAAAGTGGAAAGATTCAAACCAACTACATTCAGAAAAAATATTGTAGATATCGAAATGGATAATTCAGGAAATGTATATATGGATTATATCTTAACAGATTTATACAATCTTTGTCCAGAAATTAAACAGTTTTTTGATTATGAATCATTTGGGCTTGAATTTGATCAGTTAACTGCAGATGACTGCAAAAATATGATCATTAATCAATTCACACAGAATGTTCCAGAAATGAAAATTGGTGGAGAAAATCCATTTTGGTCCATTCAGGTATCATCAAATAGATGTGTAGTTAAAACAGATAAAGGGTTCCAGTTTGGATGGACATTAAAAATTAGAAGAGATAATAGAGATGAATATGAAGGTATTGAACTCTCATATACTGCATTCTCACCAAAAGCTTTACCAGATGATACAATAGTTTCTAGATTCGGATGGGAAGAAATTACATATTAAAGTAATAAATAAATATTATCCAGGTATACTTAAAGTATACCTGGATATTTTATCATAAAAAGGAGGATTATATGCCAATATTAGAAAAAAGTATGGTATTTACCTATGATACTTTGAATATATTTACAGATGCTTCAGTAGATGGAATATTTTCTGCACCTGGATATATAGCATATTATGGAAATGAACCATGTCATGCTTTATCTAAATGCTTATTAAATTCTACTAATAATGAAGGAGAAGTATATGCTATAAAAATGGCATTATTATATGCAGCAAATTTTCCACAGGTTAAAAATATAAATATATTTTCAGATTCATTAATTACAGTAAATGGATTAAATGATTGGATTAAAAATTGGATAAAAAATGTACGCAGTGGAAAAATGTATTCATCATCGGGAATGGAAGTTGCCAATCAATCTATATTTTTAGATTGTATAAAGATTATAACGTATTATAATATTAACGTTAGATTTTACCATGTAGATGGACATAAAGATTGTAATAATAAACGCCATGTTCAAAAATTTATGAATGATTTTCAGCGAGATAATCATATTAATTTAGATATGGCTTTTGCTATGTTTCTTATGAAATGTAATAGTGATATAGACCGATTTACAAGAGATCAGCTATTAATAGGTAAAAAAGTTGCATTGGATTGTAAACGGGATTATTTATTCAAATCTGTATATTCAGATAATATTGATTTTGAAAAATATTTTAAATTAATAGGAAGGAGTTGATAGTTATGTGTAGAATTGAAATAATAAGTTCAGAATCAGAACGCACAATTATTGTAAATTCTGATACATTTAGCGATTGTACTAATTATCAGCGTATAATTTATATAAAAGAATTATTAAAAGATTACCTTTGTGATAAATTATGTGGCACCTCTGCAGATGATGATAAACCTGAATTGGCAAAAATTGTAGATAGTGTCCCTGTGGGAATATTGTATAATATAACCACAACAGGTTCTAAATATATTTTATGTAAATTTATATATAATAAAATTATATACCATCCGAAAAAATATGCTAAATTTGCATTTATTAGAAATAAAATATTCAAATTTGATCAATTATATAATTTAATTCATATATTTACACAAAATATTGAAGCTGGAATTTATAAGATATGATTTAAACATTAAACAGCACTATAACCATAAAATAAAAATAAAAGGATAAAAGTGAGGTAGAGAAAAATGAAGAAAAAAGAAATGAAAAAGGAATACCCAGTTTTAGTGGAAAATGAAAAAGAAGTTGCTAAACCTTCTAAAGCATTGATTAAATTGTTTAAAAAATTAGAACCCTTGCAGGAAATTATTCCAACTCCAATAACACCTAATACTGATATGACTAAAATTACAAAAAGTGATAAAGAGTTTTATTATGAGCCAGTAGGTATTACTAAAAATAAAAATGTTATTGAATTTGGTGATAGTAAATCATTATCAGTATATGATCATCTATTAATTCAGAAAGGAGATTTTAGTAAAAATTATATTTATGACTTATTAGATTTGGTTAGAACTGGTATTATATCTGAGCATACTTTTAAAAATGAAATAAATGCAGAAGTATATATTAATGATCAGACATTTAGAGGATATATTGCTACTATTGTTCTGGATCTTATTACAGCTTATATGTCTTACATGTTTGAAATTATTAAGAAAGAATTTCCAGAATTTGATACGATTACATTATCACAAAATCTTCTTAGTAATATTGTAAAGGATTCATATAACGTATCAGGTTCAAATTCATCTATATATCAAGTTATATATCAGACTGTATATAGAGAAGTAGACGCATATAATATACCAGAAAATTCAAGTATGGATAATGTGGTTGAAACATATACAAGATATCATATAGAAATTCCAAATAAAGTAATTGTTATATTATATGATAATATTCATATTAAATTATGTAATATGATTGGTATTATCGGATATGAAACTGTTGAGAAAATAATGACAACTATAGTAAATGATTGTCTTACTTCATTACATGATGCAATATCTCATACTATAGATGAAATATTGACTAAAATTATTCCTATATTTGTAGATCAAAAATCTCTTAGATCATATGTTAATTCTAGACCTAATAATTATGATGATGAATTCTTTAATGTAGAAGAAGGTTATTAAAATCTTGTATTATAGAATATATTTTTGAATAGTATATTATATAATAGAAGGAGGATAAATTCCATGCAATATAATCAAGGAATAACAAATCCATACCTATTACAACAACAGCAGAGTTACTCACCTCAACAATATACACAGCCATATTACGGGACAGCATATCAAAATGCTGTCCCTATTGGTGGTGCTGGATATAGCGGAGGATATAATTTTGGATATGGTTATGGGTATGTATCGTATGATCCATTAGAGATTAGACGAATGCAAGAAGAAGAGGAAGAAAGGAGAAAAAGAGAATATAACAGCGGTATCAATCTTAGAAAAAGATTAGTGAGAGCGTCTGAATTTTATTTTAATAATGGTATCGTTGATCAAGAAACTCTAGATAGTCAATATTCATTGGAGAATATGCAGAAGATTTATAAAAGAGAAATGCATGATATGAATATGGAACGATTATCTTATTTAAATGAAGTGCAGCAAGTGCAAAGAGAACAATATTATTATCAATTAGCACAAACTGCAAATAGTGAATCAAATCAAAGTAAAAATGAATCACTAATAGAATTCTTGGAAGGTATAGCTACTGATAGATATATGGAAATGGTTGTTAAAGCAAAATATGAATCGCAGAGCAGAAATATAGGTAGATTATATAATCATGAAAGCTTTGCTGAATTAATTAGTATGCATAATCTAAATAATAACACAAATCCAATATTTAATCCAATGGTAACTGTAGATGACTTAGAAATATCATTACCACAAAAGCTGAAAAATGAATATGAAGAAAGACGAGCTCAATTTATTAAAGCTATTGTGGATAGTAATCCTGTAAGATTATAGGAGGTGTAATATATGGCAAGAATTACTGTGCTAGATATGCTATATACAAAAGATATGAATCCATTAGATTTTTCTTTTGATGCATTATCAGCAAGACCATTATTAACATATCTTACACCTCAAGACATACAGCAACTTAATAATATTGCATTAAGTATAAAATATACATCAAAACCAAAGTTAAAGTATCAACTAATTAACGATATATTAGTACCAAGAGGATTTAAGAAATTGGCTTCTGGTACTAACAGAGTTGTATATAAACATTTAGAAGATACTAGAATTGTAATAAAAGTAGCATTAGATAGAGTTGGTTTGAAAGACTCCCCAAGAGAATATTATAATCAATTTTTATTAGCTCCTTTTGTTACAAAATGTTTTGAAGTTAGTCCATGTGGAACTGTAGGTTTATTTGAAAGAGTAAATCCAGTTCAAACATTAGAAGAATATGCTTATATTGCATCTGATGTATTTGATGTAATCAATACAAAGATTATAGGTAAATATGTTATGGATGATATAGGTACAAGATTCTTCCAAAATGTTGGAGTGAGAGAAGGATTTGGTGTAGTATTTCTAGATTTTCCATACGTATATGAATTAGATGGAAATAAAATATTTTGTCAAAAGAAAATTTCTGATAGACACATATGTGGAGGGGAAATAGATTATGACGCAGGTTTTAACCATCTAATATGTACCAAATGTGGTGCTAGATATATTGCACAAGAATTACAAAAATTGGAAGAGACTAAAGATATAATCATACAAAAAAGAGGAGGTAAAGGTATGAGAATTGAAATTTATCAGGGTAATGAAGTAGTTAAAGTTATTAAAACAACAAACGCTTCAGATGTATTACCAACAAAACCTATTAGAGAAGAAAAGAAACGCAAGCTTCCGAAGATTAGTATTGAAGATCCGATAAAAGAGAAAGCTGATTCTTTAGATACTATTGTAAAGGAAGAGCCTAAGAAACATAAAGTTGAAGTTAATATATATTCACCAGTTAATCAGAATAGTAGACCTTCTTCTGAATATGGAAATGGGTTAAATAAAACTATGTATTCTAAAAATGAACCTGTCCAGGATGAAGTAGTTGCAGAAGTAGTAGAACCTGCAGATATTCCAGTTGCAGAACCATACTATTATGAAGGAAATGTAGTTGATTCAAACGCAGTTGAAGTTACAAAAGATCATCAATGCGAATGTGATGGAAAATGTGATGGAAACTGCAAATGTAATAAGTCAGAACCAGAAGTTGAAATTATTGATAAGATTGTTGTAAGTGGTAGAGATGAAGAAGTTAAACATGAAACAATCAATATCAATGGAACAATTTCAGGATATTAAAAATATATAATAGGGAGGTTTATATTATGATTATTAAAGGAAAAATTCATGCAACTTCAAATATTGAAGTTGTATATAGTTTCATCAAACAGGGGGCTCAGGCTATCTATATGGGTGATCCTATGGATACTGATCCTCATGGAATTAGATTCTGTAAAGCAGCATCATTAGTTCCAAGTTATGCTGAATTGGGAATGTTTGTTGATGGCAGACAGAAAGATTTTGCTGGAGCATATAAACATACACTTAGACAAAAAGCTGCAAATGAAATGTTTGCATCTATTATTGGGTCTTTATATATGGGAGCAAATATTGTATTATATTTCCCAAAAGATGTATTAGAATTTGGATATTCTGATATTTTATTGGATCATTTCTTATACAACTTTGGTATATCTGTTGAAACTACAAGTACAGCAGCTGGATATGATGAAGGATATGACATGTTCAATGCTCAGTTATTATATGCATATAATATAATTAATGGTGTTGATTATGTAATGATTGTAGACACATTAGACCCAGTAACAATTGGAAGATTAAGACAGGAGTTATGCGAAAAATGGCATATTCCTGTTAATGTAGATGATATGACATTTGTTAAACTTGTTGGAGATTATAAAGATAAATTATTAAGCTGCAGAAATCAAGGTGTACAGATGCCATTATTTACAAAGATGGAGGTATAATATAATGCTTATTTTCGAACCAGCAGATTGTTTATATTGGACACGATATAATTATCCTAATATAAACGTGTTTGAGCTTGATAATAATAGCAATATAGTAGGCATGATTACTCCATTAGGTATAACTAGTAATAAGTTAAATATAGATATTCCAGACGAAATTGTTCGTCTGGAATATTCTCATCAAGAAAAAGCTTTTGAAGATTATATCATTTATAACGATGGGTTATTTTTAACAATAATGCAAATAATTACATTATTATATAATGGGGAAGATGTGGTTATTTTAACAAAACCAGATTCGTTAATATTTGATTTATTAAGCAATCTTATTTATAATAGATATGGATATAATTGTATAATTATTAATGAACCTGAAGATATAATGCCACTTAGTTCATTATCTGAAAACGAAAAAGGATCATTCTCCATTCAAGGATTATCTTTTTTGGATTCAGATAATGCTAGATATGCATATTTAGTTACAAAAATGCAAATTGGATAGAGGTTGTTATATATGCAAAAGCAACAATACTTATGGGAGAGAGTGAATTATCACTCTCAGATCCCATATATTTTTAATAATTTTATTAGAGAATATGATATACAGAAAGCAAATATAAGTATATTATATTCTAAAGGGTTAATATCGGAGAAACTATATAATAGATTATTAGTAGCCCCAAGAGAAGTACGACAAGTTGAAATTGGCATGTTACAGAAAGATGAAAAAATAGATAAAGCATTGAAACAAGGTATTGTTGAAGCAAAGAAACAATTATTTGAAGCAAATAATATTCAAGATCATGAAATACTTTGTATAAAAAATGATGCTGTATTTATTATTGGAAGAGCATTACAATATACTGATTTTGGGTTTATTAAATTTATTGAAAAGCATGTATATACATCATATATGCTATTTACTGGATTGGGTAATAATGTTGAATGTTTTTATCATTATGATAGAATAAATAAGATAGAGCAATATGTTGTAAAAGGATTAGGTGATTCTTATAAGATTCATGAAGAATATTTATCTGATTTTATTAAATATATATTCTATGAAGTAGAATCTGGTAGAGTAGAATCAGCACTTGGTGCTATAATAACGTTTAATATGGATTATGTATCATTAGAATTGGATTCTGGATATTATAGGGAATTTAATTCATATTCTATGTTTTCTATAAAAAATAGTGAATATAAAATATGGGCAGTTCTAGATGACAAAGAATCGAAAAAGATGATAGATATAAATTACAATTTAAATATTATAAGAATGATGTTTCAATATATATCCAATATATATTTTCAATCCAGGAGGTAAATATAATATGGCTACAGATTATATTATAGGTAGGAAAAAATATAAAAATAATAGAAAATATGGATGTAGGTTTGTATATTATTCTGGAAATAAGGATATACTAGATATATCTATAAACGATAATTATATGGATGAAATACCTTTAGCTAAAAATTTTAATCATGCGACTGGATACGAATCTATTCACGAAGCATATTTGGTAAAAGAATTATTAGCTGATGTAGATTTTATGCATGATTGGGTAATTTTTAAACGAAAATTTTAAATTGATATAATTGATAATAATCGTATTTTTGGTTATATATTATAAATGTGATAATATAAGATGCTCTCCTTCTTATATTATTTGGTTTTATCATATATAGCAATAACTAACTATAATACTCCCAGTTATTGCAAGTGTATCGTTATATGTAGAGAGTTTAATAATCTCCCCTTATTAAACTCTCTACTATATATCAATTTATTTTTTTATTTTTTATATAGATAAAAATATATAATTAATATAGTAAAAGGAGGAAATACTATGAGTTACGCAGATCAAGTATTCATAAATATGTGTCGAGATATTATTGATAATGGCACAAGCACTGAAGGTGAAAAGGTGCGCCCAAAATGGGAAGACGGAACACCAGCTTATACTATTAAGAAATTTGGAGTTGTTAATCGTTATGATTTACGAAAAGAATTTCCAGCATTAACTTTAAGAAAAACTGGTATAAAAAGTTGTACTGATGAAATTCTTTGGATTTGGCAAAAGAAATCTAATAATATTCATGATTTAAAACCACATATTTGGGACAGTTGGGCTGATGAAAACGGTTCTATTGGAAAAGCGTATGGATATCAGCTTGGAATTAAGCATCAGTATAAAGAAGGAATGATGGATCAAGTAGATAGAGTTATATATGATCTCAAAAATAATCCTTATAGTCGTCGCATTATGACAAATATCTATGTACATCAAGATCTTCATGAAATGAATCTTTATCCATGTGCATATAGTATGACATTCAATGTAACAAAAGAAAAAGATTGTGATAAACTTATATTAAATGGAATTTTAAATCAACGTTCACAGGATGTACTTGCAGCTAACAATTGGAATGTATGTCAATATGCAATATTGTTACATATGATAGCACAAGTATGTGATATGCAAGTTGGAGAGTTTGTGCATGTAATAGCAGATGCTCATATATATGATAGACATATTCCTTTAATTGAAGAATTAATCAGTAGAGAGCCCCTTCCAGCGCCAACACTTTGGCTGAATCCTGAGATTAAAGATTTTTATGACTTTACACCAGATGATGTAAGACTGGATAATTATGAAGCTGGACCACAAATTAAGAATATTCCAATTGCAATTTAAAATAAAATATATAGGAGTAGAGCTATTTTGCTCTACTCCTCCTTTTTATTCTTTAAAATTACCATTTATCTCTACCTTACAAGATAATATTGCCATACTGACTTTTTTAAATATTATATCTTCTAATTTATCTTTATTATATAATAAAGATAATCTTTCTAATATGATTGGAGATAATTTTGTTAATACATCTTCCAATACAGTTTTAAGCATTTTTTGTTCTTCATTGCTATTCATATAAAACTGTGGATCATAATCTATATTTAAAATTCTATAGTCTGTTACACTATCCATAATAAGTTGATCTAATATATCCATATCGTTATTATCTATATGCATAGTATATAGCAATTGACGTTCATCCAATAAACGTCTTTCTTGAGATTCTTTATTTTTTATTCTTAATTCATAAGCGATTAAGAACAAACCAATTATAGTTGCACTAGTATATAACACCATTAATCCGCATAATATCTGCATATTCATTATATTGATTCCACCCTTCTACTTGTTCTCTTACTTCTAATAACTTTCTAGTCATATCCTCATCTGGTAAATATTTCTGTTCATATTCAACGCTTTTGCGTAAGAAATTTACAACTTTTTGTGCTATATTTATAGTTATACCTCTATTATATTTTCTAAGTAATTCATACCAGAATCCAAAGCACATTCTCGCTGGCATAAATAATTCTCCGTTTGAATTGTGATATAATTGATGAGCTGTTTTAGAAAGCATAACTATTGGAATATTATTATTCTTATGCTCTTCTTTTAATGCTTGAACTACGTCGAAAGTTGTACAATAACCTATAGTATTTATCATATGCTCAGTTATTAATACAGTAATATCAAAAATATTTAAGAAATTATGATGCATTTCTATTGCCACTTTCATATCACTTGTAATATTACCTAATAATTGGCATCTGTTTAATCCTATATCATACAAGTAATGCTTATAATTTTTATATGTAACACTATGTCTAAATCTGGAAATACAATTTTCCACAAAAGCTTTATATTCATCCACATCCATAAATGTATCTCTATCTGATAAAAAAGGTTGTTCGAATGGTGTATTTGGAGAATGTAATGTTGGATTTCCTTCCATTTCATAAGACATTCGTACATCTGCTATATTATCATTCATATATTATCACTTCCTTTTTAAGTTACTGCTATGTTTCCCCTATTATATTGAATCTAGCTATATAATTGAATTATTGTTGTATATTTTTGTTTTTGTGCACATTCTAATAAATATTTCTAGAGAAAGGAATGAATCTAGATGGTCGATACAACGCAGAGAATTTATACAGACGTGCCGATAATCGATGAAATAGTATTTCAGTGTCGTAATATGATAACTGAAGGTATTATATTAAAAGATCAAGACGAGGCAGATAAGCATGAAACGCTTTATAGTGTAAAAATGGCTGATAGATATGCCGATATCGTAGAGGGCAGAGATAGATTCGAATTATGGAATTTCGAATATAAGGACCTTATAAAAGTTCCAGGTATTAGTAGCGAAGCAGCAAAAATGTATGCTAATAATAATAAACTTATACCGACTTCATATAGATCTGCTATATTAAAGAATAAGGAAGAATCTTTTCTAGCAGAATTTGAAGAGCAGAATGAATATTATAGAATGCTTAATGGTATACCTCCTCTTGGGGATAAAGGTATACATTTAACTTACGATCAAATGTCTAGAATTGGCATTGAGACTTTTGATTATTATAAATATATTCATGAGATGGATAGTGATGAAATTCATATACTAGAAACCAAGAATATATTGCAAGAAATAAAAGCTACCTATCCAAATAAGACATATTTGAATTATGTTGGGGAGAAAAAAATAAATCCATATTTAGCTAGAAAAACTGCTAAATTTGGGTTGTTATATTTACCATCATGTCAATCAACAGAAGTTTATAATAAATTTAAAGATAGATTAGAAATAAATCGAGTATTTTTATTACAAACCTTCTATTCAGAAGCATACAAATTTGAATCAGATTATTATGATAAATTTGTAATGTGTATGATTATTATACAATCATTTGTGGATATGATAAACTTATCTCCAGAATATATTATTCAGCGAGAATTATTTGACCTTAGAACTATTCAATATGTATTTGAGTCTCAGGGAGTAAAATATTTTCCTGAAATACCATTAAAATATCAAAAGAGATTAGTTAAAAATCTTAATAGATTAATTAAGTATAAATCTTGTAATAAGAATCTAATAGATATAGCATCATTATTTGGATTTGATGAAGTTGAACTATTTCAATATTATCTTTTAAAAGATCCAGTTATTCGCGAAGATGGGTCATATCAAAAAGATATGTTTGAAGATCCTAAAACTGGTCAAATGGTTGAAAATGTTGATGCTAACTATGAGCTTAAATTCTTAAAAGTTCCACTTGATGGTGGTATAGCAGAAGAAGCTATACGAGATCCATTTAATATAGTATCATATGATGATTTTGTGAAAGATGATGTATATTGGAATGGGCCTTATACTGCAGAAGAGGTTAAACATACTATATTGGAAAGAGAATTCAATATGGTTATTACTAAATATCTTGGTATGGAAACAACCTATTCTTTAACAGAATTAACGTTGGAATTATGTTATTTCATAAATATGATATTATATAGTAATATAAATATGAACGAATTAAATTTAGACATTCCAGAATTAAGTTCTACTAATAAATTTAATCTCGTCGAGTGTTTAATTGGGTTATATTCTTTAATGTATACATATCTTGGTATCAAAGATAATATCATATATAATCCAATTCAAGTATTAGCAGTTTGTGGGTTTAATTTTGAAACTGACATGAATGACTTAGCTTCATATGTAGCAGAAAAGAAATTTACATTAGAAGAATTAGGAATATCAGGATTTAAGAACCCAAAAGATGGAGTATTTACCTTCGATCAATTAATAGAAATATACACAAATAATAAAAATATTTATAATCACTTAGTTGATCAGATGTATACTGCTAATGATAAGAATATTTATGATATATATAAGAAACTCTTCGATTCATTAATGATAACGCAATTAAATTTTGATTATTTTAGATCTATCGGATATGAACCAAAAACATATTTAGAATTCTTATCTGAAAAAAATAGTCCGCTATATAGTATTATTTATGATTGCAAAAATATTGATAGTGAGTCTGATAGAAAAAATAAATGCTCAGAAATTATCAATTATATTGTAGATAATATTTATATATATCTTGATGAAGAAGAATTTAGATTTATTTTCCATGGAATACCTACTGTATCTATGGATTATCTAAGACAATATTTATATAAAGTATTAAATTTCTTTAAATCTTATAAAGTTGATTTCACTCATATGAATATTGTGTACAAATTTGACAATAGAGTAGATAACTGGATATCAATTATAGACAGAATACTGTTCAAGTATTTACTTCATAAAGTAGATCATGTTCAGATTGATGATTACATAAATGAATTATTAGTACACCTCAAACCAAAAGAAAAAATATATCTTGAGGATGTGATACATATTTCATATACAAATTAAATTTTTAGGAGGTAATAACAATGAATACTAAAAAAGTATTATATGATGGAGCAAAGTCGCAAGACAATGCAAATTTTAATAGAATTGCAAGAGGTCATGGTAAATTTTATATTCATGGTACCGACATTTTATTATTTGAAGAGGATAATAAAGTTATATTACCAGGTTCAACTTTTACTGCAATGAAACATTTTAAAGATATTAGCATTCCAGTAAAAACTCCTACATACAATTCAGTATTAGGATTAGATAATATATCATCTATTACAGATTCGGAAGAACGTTTAGATTCATATGTTTATTTATTTGCAGTAGGTGTTGGTGGATGCGGACCAGAAGTTAGTCAGAAATTAGATGTAGATTATACTAAGTGGATCAGTGCAGAAGATCTTGTTCCATTTAGATATCAGTTAACCAATGCAGATATTTCAGCTGATTTGCGAGAAAAATATTTTGGAAGAAAAACAATTGCTGCTGCTGATAGAATTGCATATTATTTCAAAGCTTTTGAGCAGGCACCTATTTTCAAACAGGAATATGTCGATGGTACTCCTATCGATGAGAATATATATATGTCAGACAATTCAATGAGAGTTGAATCATATGTTGAAATTAAGCTATCTATTACACCAGAAGATTGTAGAGAATTCTTTATTGCTACTACTGGTATTAATGATGCCAAAATTAATACTATTTCATTATTAACAGCAGTGCCAAAGGTAATTAATGGTTATACTGTATATCAGAATATTAGACCACTTACAAAATTGAATTTTTCTACAGAGTCATTAATCGAAGAAGATAAAGGTATCGATATTATTTATCAGATATTCTATTAGAAGATTAGTAAAAATGTATATTTGTACAGATTTAGTAACTATAAAATATAACAGTTGTATATTATAGTTATGATACGCTATAAGTATACATTATATGAGAAAAAGGAGAGACAAATATGATGGAAAAACAAAGAGGAAGAATCGTACAATACCGAATAGAAGATATTCAGTATATACGAGTGCAAGCTATTGAAGAGGGCGAGTTAGTAGCTGAACTGGAGTACACAAGAGTACCAAAAAACGACACAATCTTTGAAGAACGTTTTATAGGACCAGGAGTTTGTCCATATTGTGGATATCCAATGAATGCGGGAGCAAATGAATGTCCAAATCCTGAATGTCCTAAAGAAATATTATATATCGAGGAAGTAGATATCATGGAATATCTCAATCAAATTTATGAATACAAGTCTTACATCGTTTCAATTAATGATAGAACATATCGATTCAATTAAAAATATTAATCCTAGTGCTGTAAAAAAGCACTAGGATTATTTTTTGTCAACTTACTAATAATATTTTGAAAGGAGCAATTCAATATGGCTTCAAGAAAACCTAAAGTGATAACAAAAAAAGAAGATATACAATATATAGCAAATATAAGTGAAGATGATATTACAACAACTTTTATAATGGAGACTTTTGGTAAGTTTGATGGAAAAACAAGATTTCAGACTTATGATGAAATAACAATACCACCTGGAAGCTATGGTAAAGGAAATAGAAAGAATAAAAAAGAGTTCACTACAACTGTAGGTATTTATGTATTTAATAAATTTTTTATAGAGCAGGAATTGTTTGATCTCATTGATGGTGGATATATAAATAAAACAATTGACGGTAAAGTGTTCAGTGATATAACTGAATTATTATCATATGCTTTAATGGAAGATAGAATTACTGTTGATATTTTGCATAGATTTTTGATGAAGACACAAAAGTTTATGCCATATGTAAGTATATTATCCCCAGCATATACTGAAAAAATGTTAACCTGTAGTAAAGCTATAAATAAGAAAAAAGAAGAATTAATTAAAAAATATAAGAAAGAACTAGATGCTGGAGATGTAGTAGTTGCAAGTAAATTGGAAAAAGAATTAATAGAATATGCAAAAGAATACATGGGAGATGATCCATCTATGGATATGTTTCTTTCTGGAGCTAGAGGAAGTGTAAATAATCAGTTCAAAGAAATGTTTGTGATAAGAGGTCCAATTAAAAATCCAGACCCTTCAGCTAAACAAAAATATAAAGTTGCTACTTCTAGTTATATTGATGGTATTAAACCTGAAGAATATTCATTATTTGCAAATTCATTAGCAGCAGGTCCGTTCTCTAGAGCAAAGAAAACTGAAATCGGTGGATATCTTGAAAAGTTATTTTTATATGCATATCAGCATATAACATTAGATACTAAAGGTTCTGATTGTGGAACAAAAAGATATATTAAAGTTACATTAACTAATGATAATATTGGTGAATGGATGTATTGCTATATGGTGGAAGGAAATAGATTAGTAGAATTAAATTCTTCTAATAAAAATAAATACATAGGAAAAACAGTTAAAATGAGATTTTCATCAATGTGTGAATCTAAAACAGGAATATGTAATGCTTGTGCTGGTAATATGGAGTATTATAGAAATGAAAAGAATATTGGAGTAGCTTCTACTAATTTGCCATCTACTATGAAAAATAGATCAATGAAAGCTTTCCATGATGGCACACAAAAAATGACAACTATGGATATTAATAAAGCATTTGGAATTACAAAATAATAATAAAGGATATGTGGGAACACATATCCTTTTATTTTTTACATCTAATTAATATTTTATTTGATCGAGGTAAATTAATATGAAGATGAAAAGATTTTTCAAAAATTTTACAAAGAAGATTCCAATGTTTAATAATAAGGTCAATCAATTAGAATCTAATGTTGAAAAAGATGGAAATATTATTGTTGATCTTGAAATTGAAGATATAATGCCAGGTCGTTATGGTATTAGTCCTCTTGGAAAAATTATTGATAAGAAATCAAATACTATAATTGAGATAAGTTATAGAAATCGTATTGGTCGAGTTGCTCTTTATTCTAATAAAGGAAAGATTAAAGAATATTCATTAAATAGATTAGTGGCAATAACATTTCTACCAAAAACAGAAAAAGATATTCAATATAATAGAAATCTTGTACATGTTAGAGATTGGAATAATATGAATCATACTGTGGAAAATTTACAATGGTCCAATCCAGCTGAAGTTTTCATATATACTAATTTCTATAAATATGATCGAAAAGATAGAGATGATGAAAAGATATATATAAAAATGCTTATTAGACGCAATTATGATTTTGATGATATATTAGACGTTATTCCATTTAAAACTCCAATGCATGATATTGTAGCAATATATGGAGATATGAAAATATAATTAATACACGAAAGGAGAAAAATAATGTATGAATTATATTTTTTATATTATGGGCAAATCATCAGCAGGGAAAGACACTATATATAAGCTTATTCTAGATGATTTATTAGAAAGATCGGAAATAAATATAAAACCGATAATAATATATACTACTAGACCTATGAGATCTGGAGAAACAAATGGTGTAGAATATCATTTTGTTAATGATAAATTGTATAATGATATGTATAAAAAAGGTAAAATATTAGAAAGCAGAACATACAATACATCTAATGGGCCATGGGTATATTTTACTTCATCAGATGTTATTGATCTAGAGTCTAATAATTATATTGGTATTGGTACACTTGAAAGTTATACAAAGTTATGCGAATATTATGGTACTGAAACTATGGTCCCTATATATATCGAGACTCCGGATGAATATGTACGAGCATTACGTGCTCTTAATAGAGAACGAAATTCTAATAAAGACTATGCAGAAATGTATAGAAGACTTAGACAAGATTTAATTGATTTTTCTGAAGATAATTTAAAAAAAGCAGGTATATGCGAACTTGATAGATTTATTAATGGTAATCTGGAATCTTGTGTTCGTTCAGTATTTGGTAGGATATATTATACTATTTTAGGTGCAGAGTAGACTAAAAAGTCTACTCTGTTTTTTGTAAAAATAACTATTATTGGTAATATATTATTATTATGAAATACATACAATACATTCAACAAAAATAAAAAAGAAGGGAGGATTTTAAATAAAAAAATAAAGGATGGTAGCGTGTCCTTTATTTTTTTACTAATAATTTAATAAATTTTTAAAGATACAATAATATTATTATTGTAAATATTGATATCATTAATGATATATTATTATTATGAAATACATATGATACATTTAAAAAAGGAGAGATAAAAAATGTTACACACTTTAAATACTTTAAATAAATCAACTGAATGTCACAGACTCAGCTCACAATACAACCCATCAATTAAAATTGAAGATGGTAAATTAAAAAGATTTTTAAAATAAGGAGATATATGAGATGTATATAAAAGCTGTTAGAATTGCATTCATAAAAGCGTGGTATATTCTGAGAAGGATGATGCTCGAAATATCAAAAAGATCATCAACTATTAAATTTAAATCAAATTAATACTAGATCTATGCAGATCTAGTATTCCCTAAAAAATAAAGGATGATCAACAATCCTTTATTTTTTTACTTTTTCCCAAACAGCCAAATAATCATATATTATTTATATGAACAAAAATCAAGGAGGTGTAAAATTAAATATGGGAGGAGAATTTGAAGTAACTCTGAGATATCCGTACTCAGAAGACTACGAATATGAAACCAGATTAAAAAGAATTAATCTAGACCAAGAACGTATTATGGATTTATCCATAGATAACGGTTTTGTTATTGGTCCACCGCATGGTATCAAGAAAGACTTAAAAGATTATGATGGATTATGGTCATCAAGATTTGGTCAGACATTAAGAGATATGAATCCATATGCAAACAGATATCGTTGTAAATGTGGACATTTAAATTTCCGTATCAACAATAAAACCATCTGTCCAATTTGTGGAACTCCAGTAGAATATGTAGATGATAATTTTGCATATTTTGGTTGGATTGTATTGAAAGATCCACATTATATCATGCATCCAAATATGTATAAAGTAATCAAGAATTTCTTAGGAAAAGAAAGATTAGATCATATTTTAGCATATGCTGCAGAAAAAGATCAAGATGGTCATGTTACTGATACTGGGGTAACAAAGACAAAAGATGAACCATTTGCTGGTATTGGTATGATGGAATTTAAAGAAAGATTTGATGAAGTTATTGAATTCTACGCAAGATCAATAACTACCAAAAAGAAACGTGAGCAGTATCATGAAATACTAGACAATAAAGATGTAGTATTTACACAATCAATACCTGTATTTACAGTATTACTTAGACCTATTGATGTAGATCAGAAAAACTTCTATTATGAAGATAGCAATGGTCTTTATAATATTATGAATAATATTGTAAATAAATTAAATCAATATGGTGTATTAAAGATGAATGCTAAATCCACATCAAATTTCGAATTATTATATGATTTACAAAATAAATTTAATAAATTATATGCTAATTTAGAAGATGTATTAAAGAAGAAAAAAGGTATTGTTCGTTCACTCTTAGGTGGACGATATAACTTTTCATCTCGTTGTGTTATTGCAGCTGATTTATCAGTTAGAATTGATGAGGTTAAATTACCTTATAAATGTCTAGTAAAATTATTAGAACAGAGAATAGTTAATATAATTCAGAAAACTTATAACAAAAGTTATTCTGATGCATATCAATTATGGTATCAGGGATATATTGAAGAAAATATCATGATACGACAGATTATAGAATCATTAATTCAGAATGATCATAGTGGAAGAGGAATTCCTATAATTATTAATCGAAATCCAACTATTGCATATGGTGGAATTATGCAAATGTATTGTGTAGGAATATCAGATAGTTTTGTAATGGGAGTTCCATTACAAATCTTACCACCGCTTGCGGCTAAACAAACTTGGCCACTCATGTAGGAATACAGGAGTTAAAACTCTTTTAATTGCTGGGAAGGATTAATGCTCGATAAGCTACAACGTAACTTGCAAAGGTAAGCGTGAATGCTGATGAAAATCAGAAAAAATTATCGAGATGGGATATGTGGAAACACTAAGTCTTAATCGCCGAAATATCCAATCAGCAGCGAATTTGTAAATTAGAAAAAATAAGTATGAAAGGGGATGATAAAATGATAATACCAGAAAAAAGTGATAACTTACAAAGATTATTCTATCCAACTGTAATGAAAAACGTAGAATCGCTACCAGGTGAATACTTCACTCCAGTTATCTTTTATGATGGAAGGGTATTACCTTGGTATTATATTAGCAATTATGGTAGACTCTACTCAATAAGATATGAAAGATTGATGTCATATTATCTAGATGAGGGTGGATACTATAGAGTGAGCATTACAATATCTGAAGATGGTAAAACTATATTTACTGGAGTTCATAAGTTGGTACTAATGTCATTCTGCCCAATAAAAGAATCATTTAGATTTATACCTAATCATAAAGATGGGGTTAAAACTAATAATTATATTGGTAATTTAGAATGGTTGACTGTATCAGCTAATACTAGACATGCTTTAGATAATGGATTATGTGGATATATTGGAACTGACAATCCAAGAAGTTACATTACGGATGAACAAGTACATTTGATCTGTCAATGTATAAAAGATGGATTAGAAGCTCCAGAAATTGCCGATAAATTAGGTTATACTAAACAAGATCAGATTGCTAGAAATAAGATGTGTGCTATTATACGGAATATAAAATATGGTAGCGCATATATGAGTATATCCATGGAATATAATATACCAGGAATGCAAGGCGATTACAGATTTCCAGAAGAAATGGCATATGATGTATGTTATATTATGTCACAACCTGAATCTTCGAATTTTGATTATGATGACCTAGCAAATGCTTTAAATGTCAACGAAAATAGACGTAGATATTTTAAGTCTTTCGTTATTGATATTTTTAAGAAAGCTGGATACTCAGATGCAAGAAAAACATATCCAAATGCAAAGAGACCATTACCTATTATGCCTGGACATAAAAATTATCATTTATATTTCTAATTTATAAAACGTTCAACGACTATTCGAAAGATTGATATTATAGAAATATAATATTGGTATTAGTAGAAGTAGATCCTAGAAAATAGGAAGGGCGCTGCAAGCAATAAGTCCCTTTAAATCCAAAATAAGAGTATCCCAATGCCTAAAGATTTGTTTCAATGGTAATGGATATAAATATAGTCTATGTATTACCATGAGGTTGAGAAAATACCTCATGGAAGTCCGGACTTCGATGGCGACGTACTCAACATACTTTTGATCACTAATGATGAGTTTTATAGACGCGCATACGAAGTTTTCAATCCTAGAAATGTTATGTATATTTCTAGAAATGATGCTAAATTTAATACAGATGTATGTCATCAGAAAGATACTATTATTAGTGCTCATACATTAATGAAATTAGGAAGAGGTAGCTATACACCTCAAGAATATGCGGCTATTAAAGCAGTAAAAGAACGAAACAAAAATAAAAGAAGTATGGCATAACCCATACTTCTTTTTTATAATGAAAAAGGAGAAACTTTCATATGAATATAATTAAAATAATTTTTAGTAAATATATAGGATTAGGTATAATATTATCATTTACAATATTAATGGGAGATATATTATCTAATGCCTTTTTACCATTTTATCCTATATTTAGTTCATTATCTCTAATATTTTATACTTGTATTTTTACCATAAAAACATATTACGATAACCGTTATGACAATACAAAAATAAGTATACGAGATATTAAACGAACAAATAGACTTCGAACATTTTTGCATATATTGGTTATTATATTGACCACTACAGATACAATATTTGTGCTACAATATGCTCCAATACAATTACATGTAGCTGGTTATTTGATATTAAAATATATAATAATGTGGTTAGTTGCAGCTGTGGAGGTAAAATAAAATGTATAGAGATTTAATTAATATACTTAAAAGAATAGGTGCGAGTTTTTTATTATTATATATTACAAATTTATTTTCACCTTATATGAATACTTATTACAATATGGCTAATAGTTTTATTATAATTATAATATCTATATCTAGTATAGTATATAATATTTATGAAAATTTTTGGTATTACATTAGAGATTATATGGCTGAAAAGAAAAGACGGAGAATAAAATCCATATGTGTAAATATCGGTTTTATATTTCTGATAATTAGTATTATTACAAACTCATTGATGTATGTTATTAATAATGATCTGTTATTATCAATATACTATATTCTTGAATTAGTAGTATTTATATTTTTATTATTATAAAGGGGTGAATGTTATGTATGATAAGAAATATTATATTAAAATAATGGAGCTAAAAATCCCAATGATATTAATATCATTGGGATTATCTTTTATATATTGTATATTATATATTGAGTCTCCGTATTATGTGACCCATATTGCATATACTGATCTCTTTATAATAGTATCAGTATTATATATCTTTATATATAATATATCTAATTTCTTTGCAGCTCATTTTTATGTAGATTATTTGAAGAATAAACAAAAATCATATAATGTGGAAAAATTAGATAGTATATTAAATATGAGAAGAAAATTCATACGAATTAGTAATTATACTATAATAATATACACAATATTTCATGCTATCTTTCAGATATATTTGATTTTGAATAATTATTCTGCTAGATGGAGAATAATAACGTCTTTATATATTATATTTATTTTATTTCTCAGTATAACAGACCAGTTCATAAAACGATTTTGACAATATTTATTATAATGATTATATATTATACATATGATATATAGTATATTAGGAGGAATACTATATGGGAATTAAAACACTTTTAATATCTATACTAACAGGATTGGTTGGATATTACATTGCTAAATTTGATAATAGGAGGAGAAAATAATCAACAAAGCAATGCACAAAAGATAAGATGAAAAAAGGAGAGAAAGTCATGGAAAAAGACAACATTACAACATTGCAGATTGAAAATTATGAATTATTAAAAGAGAATTCTGCATTGAAAGAAGAGAATAAAATTCTCAAAAAAGAAAATACATATCTTAAATCGATATGTGATAAGACAGACAGGATTTTAGAACTGTCAGCTGAATTAAATTCGCAGAGAAAAGAAAACAATGAATTATATAAATCTATAGCTGGATCAATTTTCGGTAGTTTAGAAGACATGACAGCTTTTAAGTTAGCATATGATGATTATCTTATTAATACAGATAAACCATTAGATATTATACAATTCATTGCAGATGGCACTTTAGTACGAACCCAATTGTTAGGGTGCTTCGGAGATTTTGCATCCCAATTATCTGAAAATATCTGTGAACGGGTAACAAGATGTATTATGAAATATGGTAATGATGCTGTTACTGTATTTTTAGAAAATATGAATGCATATATATCTGACGAATTATTACCATTACTTGAAACTTTTGGTGATTGTAATGATATCGAGAGTGATGATTTGATCGAAGAAGAATTAGATAGTTCTGAAGAAAAGTGTGACGACCAGATTCCAACTGTTGACGATTCTGTAGCAGAAGAATCTAATAATAGCATTGAATTGTTAGAAGATGAAGCAACAGATGCAAATACTACTGATACTGAAGCTAATATTTCTGAAATTAAACCTATCGACTATAAAGAAGAAGATGGTAGAATAAATTTGGCTAAAGCATATGATGCTATTAAAGCTCTAGTTACAGATATCTTAACCTCTCCAGAAGCATATATGATGACTCTGGATAAATATAAATTGAATAATGATTGTCCATTAGATTATATTCGTGAATATCATTCTGCATATTTATCATGGGTAGATGGTGCTATTAAATCGCTGGAAAAATTAAATCTTACATTAGGATCTGTGCAGTCACGTAAAAATACTGAATTGTTATTAGATACATATAACGCTCTTAAACTTAGCGACACACGATTTCCTACTGTTACTAAAGAAATAGCATCTAGCTTTTTAGAAGCTTGTTCCGCTAGTGTTAACTATAGATCTATCTTTGCAAAATACATAATGTTTGATGCCGATCCATATAATCTGACACATATGTTAATATTAAGTGCAAATGAAGTTATGTATCATAGAGATGGTAAATATTTTGTTCTGGACACTAATATTCGTACCATCAATAGAGATTATATATTATCAAGTTTGATTAAAGCATTTACTGGTATGAGTGATGAGAGTGTAGCTAAAATAAAATCTAATGTATTAGATGGAAATGCTAATAACATTTTAGCAAATTCAGTATTATTTGAGATTTTATATAATTTCGGAAATAGCTATACGCATTTATTAGACGCATACAATTATGCAAAGGTATCATATGCCCATGCCTATGTAGAATATAAAGATCTCCATAGCATTGTAGAGTTGATTAAGGTATATGATGACAGATTAAGAATATTAGATACAACTTCTAATATTGTTTCTAAAATTTTATCTAATTTAGATATGTTTATATCATCTCGTATTTTGGTTAAAAATAGTAATAATAAATATAAAGTTACTAATTCTGATTTATTTGTATCTCTTATATTTAATTTATATATTAGTGATAAAAATGTGTTAGAAACAATTGCTATAAATGGATTATATAATACGCCTACTGAGAAACTTTGTGAAATGATAAATGCATATTTTAGTGGCAACTTGAGAAATATCAGTGTGAATTCATATATTGATGGAATAGTTGCTTTGTTAACAGATGATGAACTTATCAATATATGTGATTGTGCATTTGATATTCTCTATACAAGAAAAAGTTGGGGTCAGCTGTGTTCATTATCGTATAAAGATGTATTAGATACATTATCAAAAGAGCTAGATATGGATATCGATTTAATCAAAACAGCTCTTAAAAATATCATTGCAGATAAATATAAATATACATTATGTATAGCTAAAAACAATTTGCTTGTATTATATTCTAAGAATAATAAATTTACATATTCTAAATTAAAGAAGAGTATATTTAATAATATTATTAAGAAGGATACACGCAAATCAAAATCTAATAAAAATAAGAAGAATACTTCTACAAAATCAGCTACAATAAATGCAGCTAAAGCTACATCTTCATCACCACAAAAATTTTATATTCATAGCGGTTTAAAGAAACAGGTAGATGGATGGACAGATGAAATGAAATTAGAATTTCTTAAAGATTCTAAATCTGGAGAATACTTTGTATCTGAATTGATGGAACTCTATGATATAGATCCTATTTCAGGAACAAATTCCAGACGTCAGATAGTTAATTACTTATGTATTGAGGTTTTTAATGGAAAATATAATCCTGATGAGTATTGTGGAAAAAGATACTCATCAAATAATAAACCTTCAAGTTCATCAATAAGTGGTAATCTCCATACAAATACAGTAGACAGCAAAGCTGTAGCTGCACCACGATATGTAATTTAATAAGCACATCGTAATTACTAAAGAGGAAACAGTCTCTATAAACTTTTATATATACATTAAATATATCAGACACTTTTAAAAAGTGTCTGATATTTTATTAAGGAGGGCTACTTATTAGATATCCAACATATAGCGATCGGCAAATACGAAAAATTTTACATGATAATAATTATCATCCTTGCAGACAAACTGGTAGCCATGTTATTTACACAAATGATACAGGTGATCATATAACTATTAGAGTTAATAAATGTAATAAAATGGTTATGCGAAGAATGATAAAAGAGCATAAGCTTGTAGTATATTAATAGCAAGGATATTTTTCATATCCTTGCTATATTTATTTTTATCACATTAGGATAATATGAAAGGAGATGCGATATTTATGATTAAAAGTCAGTCTCAATTGCAATCTATAAAATTGCATGATTATATATCTATTCCTAGTGAAACGCAAATATATTCTATTGGTATAGAGTATATGAGAAATTGGTTTTTGGAACAATTCGATACAAATTATTTTAAAACAGTACATATAAATGGCAAGCATATCTTTGACGATGCTCGTTTATTTAATCGAGAGAGATTAACAAAACAGCCAGAATTACCTGCAGTGGCAATTATACCGACTGTTGATTACTCGTATAATAGAGATACAGTTGATTTAAGAGTTGGCGGGAGACAGGTATTAAATAGAAGAAGTCGATGGTTTCAGGATGGTATTATACAGGATTATGATAATAATATATTCCTAAATATGATGCCTAAATTAGTTCAAATGAATTTTACTTTTAGAGTTAGAGTAACTTCAAAAGCTGAACAGATAGATTTAGCTAATTTTATGACATATGCATTTAGAGTAGGATCTACTCAAGGTAAAAATATGTCATATGATTTTCATATTCCTAGAGAGATTATGTTAAATATAGCTCAATCTGCTGGATTTGATTTGGAATTTAAAAATAATATACCTAGAGTAAAAAATATTACTGGGTATTTGGATTATTTAAATAGACATTCTGTATATCCAATATTATATAAAATGAGAACTATTAATGGAAATTCTGAATTTTTTGTTAGAGTTCCAGGAATGTATACTCATATTAGTAATATAGATGAACTATCATTAGATGATGGAGAACAAGTTGATCAATTATTTAGTAAATTTCATATAGATATGAATTGTACTTTATTAATACCTGGACCTCAATTATACTACTATTATTCTAAAGATAAGGTAGATCAGAAGTTTAAAACTAATTTAAATTTTGCTGGATTATATAAGCTTCCTAATATTATTTCACCTGAAAAAGATGAACATGATTGGCCTCAATATTTATCCACTGAATATATAGATGATGATTTGTCTATGAAAACAATTCAGTTTGAAGAATTGTTAGAAGATAAAGATCTTATGAAAGTTATACAATACACAAAATCTACATTTATTTCTCCATCAATATTTATTAATTTTAAAGTATATAATAATCAGACAGAAATACCAATAACAATAGATTGGGAAAATTTTAATATTAATATTTTAAGAGAAAAAGATTTAGATGTAGAAACTTCAGAATTAACTGTATATGTGGATTTAAAATACCTAAACGAGTCATTGATAGTATTAAATGATTTAGATGGCAGTAGACTTAATTAAGTCTACTGCTCATTTTTTACATTATAAGAAACCTATAAATAAAAATATATTAAAAGGAGAAATATAATGATATATCAAGATTATAATGTACGTGCTGTTGGGTTAGTAGATGGAAACGGCATCATATTACAAGAAGCAAAATATAAAGAATATGCGGAAAATGTAAAATTATTAGCAGATACTGATTCTGAATATTTTACTGTAATTAATAGACCATCTGGTAGACCTGATGGTAAAGAAGATATAATAATCACATTTAGTGATGAATATCATATAGTGATTAACTATAATGGTTTATGTTTAACTGATGCTAAAAGTGTGGAAATTTCATCAGACGAGGATACTCCAGCTGTAATATATACTGGAGAAGATGAATTCTTTGAATCTCATGGAATTAGTTGTCCAGATGCGTTTAAGGCAAGTGATTATGGTGATTATTGCTTTAAGCTTGAATTTGATTTTGAAGAAGTAATTGGAGAGTTAGATGAGAGACCATCAGTATTTTTTAAATTAATTTTATTTAAAACTCCAGATAAAATTATGGATATGAAATATCCATGCATGATAACAGAAATAAATAGTGGCACAGATTTTATCAATGGCCAGGGGATTGAATTAAAAGCTTTATTATCTCCACTTATGATAGAACCAGTAACCCTTGCAGCATTTGGAATTTCAGATAAAAGCTCAATAGATTATGCTAAAATATCATCATTATGTAGAATATACGAACCACTACTAAAATACTTACAATATACCAATAATATACTTGTATATGATAGAGAAAAAAATATTCTTAATATTAAACATATTTTTATTAGCGATAACATGCATACCCTTGCTATTACTAATGAATTTATTAATAAAATATCTAGAATACTTTCTCCAGATTCTGGGATTTTTCAATATCATGAATTGATTAATAGTGATACATTGCTAACCAAAGTTTTAAATAGTGATGATATGGAAAATGTTGTAATGGTGGGTAATTCTCCTATTATTGGTCGAAATGTATTTTATAATATGGATGAAGATTCAATAACAGAAGATATTAAAACTGAAGTTGACAAAATTTACGATGAATTAGATAAAGAATCAAAAGAAATTGATATGAACAGTCTAGAAGGTTTTAAATTTTCTGAATTGGTAAATGCTAGATATGATGGGAAAAATATTTTTAGTAATTTATTAGAATTATTGAATTCTGATGAAGGAGTATTAGTATACGAGCCAAATGATACTAGTAAAAATTTCCATTTAGTGTTTATTAGAAGATAATATCAATAGGAGTATACAAACAAAGTATACTCCTATATTTTACGTCTATTTCATATTTCACTTATATATTATTATTATGAATTAGATAAAATATAGTAATATATTTTATCATAAATATTTAGTTATATCGGAGGATAAAGTTAAACAATCTAAGTGAATTACATAATGCGAAAATGTTTCATAATGTGAATGAATTTATCTGAATAAAATTGTTATATATGCAAAATGAATTATATCTTGCAATAAAAGTTATGTGATTAAAATGAATCAGAATCAGAACAACCAAAATTATTAGAGAAGTTAAATGATTTAAATACTATAAAATTTTATATTAAATACAGAAAAAGAATTAACAAAATAAAAATAGGTAGAGGCTTATTCTCCTCTACCTATTTTTTTATTTTGATCTATTTTCTGCTATAGTGAATAGTGTAGCATAATCGGCATTCGACATAGTCGATACAGCTTTTGACCATTTATCACTATAACTAAATACTTCTTTTAATATAGTATCTGCATTGAATAATCGATGAATTGTTATATTACCTTCTTCGGTTATTTCTGTACGTAAACGCACTCTATTGATAGCAACATTTTGAACATTATCCATACTAACTTTTTTGCCATTAGCATATACAAAGAATAATGAATTATCAAATGGAATATCAAGCATACTTGTATCCAAGATAATATCATTATATCCAGAAATTGATGGATCTCTTGGATCTAATAATATTTCTTCATATGCGTCAGGAATATAGAAAATATCTATAATATCGCCATTTAATAAATCTATATTACTATGTATATATGCCATATCAAATGATTCTCCATTTGTCGTCAATATGTATGGATGAACCAACCTCCAATCATTGAATAATAATTTATTTTTAAATACTAAAAATTGATTATTATTTGTACAGAATTTGAATTCTTTTGGAAGTTCTATTTTATTTTTATCATTAGCTGATGTATAGTCATAATGATAATAATGAAATTGTCGTTTAGATATTAGTCTTAACGATTTATTTTTAAAATATGTATTACCTAACGCTATTACACTTCCAGTATAATTTCCATATTCATTAAATTGGTTTGCATATGAAAAATCTGTTATTGGATATTGTGATTTAGCCTCATCTTCAGAATAATCAAGATACTGAGGAGAATCATACTTGCAAGTTGCAAATAATTCAAAGTTATCATATCTTAACTCTTCAGGAATATAATCAATCTCATCAGTTATTATTATTTCTTTTGATGTATTATTTACTTTTTTAAAGTGAATAATTTCTACACTATCCGTATCATTTATATTTGAAATAGGGATTTCGAAATAATTGTTAGTATAATTAATACTATGATAATTATCATATAATTTTCCATTCACAAATACAATGATATAGTCAAATAATTTTTTTGATCTATCTCTATGCATGATAAGTGTTCCATTATGTAACGCAGCTAATTCATTAATTCTACTTCCAGTAAATGAATATGATCTTATATTCATTTTATTTTTATAGAAATCTATTAATAATTGCATCTTATATGTAATAATGTAACTTACCGCTTCAGAAACATTTCTTTCATATGTTTTATTTCTAGAAAATTTAAAATCAAATTGAGATAAAAAGTCATCTACACGATGATCATCTTTTCCAGCAGCTTTATCTTTTAATGAAATTTTTGTTTCATATTGATTTGGTATATCAAATATCATATTTTTAGATTCATTACTTTCTGTATAATAGAATGATCTAAAAGTAACACCAGCTGTTTCTCTTGCATATGTATATATATTTTCCCCATAATGATCCAAATAAAATCTTCCATCTGCATAGAATCTATCATCAGATTCAAATGTTAATATATTTTCAGGAAAACTTGTTTGTCTTTCATTTGGTTCTAATAATTCTATATGAGGATAACTCTCATTTATACGATATGTACCTCCAGCAACATGTTTATCTGTAACCTCTATTCGAAGATTTACTTTATTTGGATTTGTGGTATAGAATCCATTATAATCGAAATATAATCCAGTTGTGCAATTAGGGAGGATGTTATTATTTTCTCCATATCGTATAGTGCATGGGAATAATACGCAATCTAATGAATCAGCATACGTCTTACAATTACTAATTATTATAAATGAGAATGACCAGTCTCGTATAATAGTAACATTAGACCATTTAACAGCTCTTCCATTTATAAATAATAAAAATGGGGTTATTTCTTGATTTTCTACTAAGGTAACCATGGATTCAACAAATATAGAATCTCGTCTACGCTTATCCAGATAAGGTATATTTTTACACATAAATATCATAGTATTAGGAGTACGTAAATAAAATTCTCGTCCATCATATCTATACCCATATACTCTATGTGCATCTATATTATAAATACATGGAGTCATTGCATTTTGAATATCTTCTATCATACTAATGGTATGATGTTTTAATTTTTCTACATACTTAGGTAAAAGTGTTTCTAATACCCCATTCTGAATCAGATATTCAACTATAATATCGATATCTATGAGTTTTTTCACTACATATCTATGGATATATTTCTTTTTTCTAGCAATTCCATGACCATACTTCTTAGTTATAATTATTTTATTATCTTTTTTGGTTGCAATATTTTGATAGAATTTATGGTAATCTGCCAATAAATAAAAGAATCTAGTATAAACACCATTCTTTTCTATTGTTTCTATCTCGCCAGCGACAGATACATAATTACCTTGCCCATCTGTAAAATATTGTTCATCTATTCCCGATATATATGGATACAAAGTTTCGATATATGAATTATCGAAACTTAATATAGGCTTACCATTTTTTGTTTTCAATATGCTATAATCTGGTAATTCATCTAATACTTCAGATCCCAATAGTCTGAAATAATTGTAATTTTCTGGATTTGTATAATCTTTATTTTCTTCTGTGAGAATAAGTAAAGCATTATCTTCAGTAACAACCAATCCAGTATCATGTGCAAGATAGTAATCAATAAATTTTGGTATACCATCTTTTATTTTACTACCCAATAAATACATTCCTATATAATTTTCAGGTGAATATAGAATATCGTTACCACTATCAATCATTCGAACAAGCTCACCATTTCTTGTTTCAAAGATAATTTTATCATCGTCAACTGCAAGCACATAGTCATTTGTCAAATTTATATCTTTTTTAGTTGTAATATAAATTGCAGATTTATAAATAGCAACGTTGAATTCAGTTTTAGTTATATTTTCTGGACTAGTTATTTTCCATAACATATTTCCATTTGTGGATAACTTGCCAAAACTATATCCTTGTGTACTATCAAATATTTCTGAGAAATATATTCTATCTTTATATTTTTCATCATCAAATGTTATCTTATGTAACGAGTCAACTTCTAATGATAGTGGATTATATCCTAAACCATATCTCCATAATGGACGTAATTTTATATTTAGCTTTTCAATATAATTATTAGCATAGATATAAATATAGTCATCGTCTATATAAAGATCGTGATATGAAAAATATGGGTTATAAATATCCACATTATCATGTACTGATAGAGTGAGTCTTTCTATCTTTTTAAAAGTTCTATTATCATAATGATCTACAAATGAACGAACTTTATTATTCCAGAATTCAGAACCGATTATATATAAATTACCTCCACCTTTATTTATAAATATTTTATATAATTTACAAAATTTGGTAGGATCATCACTTTCATTAAAATATACTACAATTTCACCATCAGTAGTATATTTTCTTATAGTGCGGCTATTCTCATATATAACGTATATATATCCAAAATTATCCATCACCACATCTTTTATATAATCGTCAAATTCTAATTTCCATGGAATTTCTAAATTTTCTGTAACCTTCCAAATAGTATTTCTCTCATAGAAATACATATAATCTATTCCTTCTAAAAATACACCATTAGTAGCAGGAACTGCTATTCTAGCAATTTCCCCCATATCAAGTGTGCTTTTTACTATATAATCGTCATCATATGAATATACGTATCCATTTAAAAATCCAAGTATTTTATAATCGGCAGAGGCAAAGGAAACTTCTCCTTGCTCTGCCATTACATACTGATCATTATTTGTATCATATATGACTTTATTTTTTAGAATATCCAAATCTTCTAATCTAATAGCCATTATGCAAGATCACTCCCCAGACGAAGTAAGGAAACTGAATAATTTACCATACTCTGTCCTGTTATTTTTTCTATCTGTTTCTGATTATTTAAATATGCTCCGTTATAAGCGTTAGTTAATAACGTTGAAAAAGATGGAAACAGCTCAACAGCAAACTGAGTTCCAGGTCCATAAGTAGTCATCCATTTTTCAATAAAGTTATCAACTTTTAATCCATCTGCTTTTATAACTTTAGACACTGATTGGATAAAAGAATTAATATCCTTAAAAGTATCTGTATCTAAATAAACTTCAATCATTTCTATATCTCTGCTATTTAATCTAGAAATTTTCTTTGCTCTATTTTCTACACTATCAGAAAAATCTTTACATAATATATTTACCTGATAATATACTGATCCTAGATATAAACATTTTTCTCTTAACTTATCAACAGCTCCGATTCGTAATAAATCGATAATATGTGAAAACAATTTAGCAAAAGCTTCTGTTCCGTGTTCCGTTAATGATGAATTATTTACTATTCTAGAAGGATCAGCATAGTAAATGAGATGAGCAAGGGCAGAAGTTAAATAAGATAATACTCTGTCTAAAGAACCTGGACGTAAAACATAGTTGCCATCTTTCTTTACAACAGCATCACTCATATCGACGAATACCCTCATTTTTTTATCTCCAGTTTTTATATCCTGAGCTGCAAATACCTTTAATGCTCTAGGTAGAGGAGTTGTATTATACAGGAATACTACATTATCAGAATCAAAAGTTTTTAATAAAACAGATTGCTGTCCTCTCTTTACTTCATATCTAATGTCATCAAAAGATTTGTCAGTTTTATCCATAATTTCAGATTGCATAAAAAATTTAAATAAATTCTTTTCATATTCTCCGATTCCATATATATAAGAATCGGATAACCGTTTCATTTTTACATTCATTTTTAGGATACCTCCTATTACTCTAAAATTTACTAGTATGTTGTGGATACACCAAAATACGGGGTTTTACAATTATTTTATAAAAATATCATAGGGGTAACTTCTAATTAATAAAAATATAATGAGGTGATATGAATGAGACTTAGATTAGATAAAATGGTGGTATCATGTTCTAGTGTTAGAATAATTGGTAAGAATAATGATATATTAGAAGTAGATTTATTTCCAAATAATCAGTTTATGGAAAATAATATACATGGAATAAAAGATATAAGTGCAATAACAATAAATTGTAAAAATGAGTCAGATGCAGAAATATTATTACGCACATTACTTATCTTTGGATATGTGGATATATCTTCTCACTGCTATTGCATTCATTATAAAATGTAGTATTAGTAATGGTTATTATACTCATATATTATATTTAAAATATACAAAAAAAAAGGAGAATAATTATGAGAAAACCAAACAAACCTACAAATTGTATTAATATTGATAGTATTAGAAAATTATTTATTGGATTTAATAAAGAAGATTATTTTTATCTTAGAGATATAATCATGAATGCATCTATGAATTCATCGCATATTAGAATTAATAAAAATGGTGAAAAAGAGAGATATCGAAAGATGCCTAGAATGAAATTCTTCATAGTATTAGAATATGGTATGGATTTTAAAGAAGCATTTAGATATCTAGAATTTTTAATTAGAAGAATTAATCATTATGATAAAAATGGTCAGCAGATAAAAATCATATTGTTAACTTTAGGCGATTATTATATGAGATCCCACTTTACAGATTTTCTTGATGAATTGGGCCTTATTGGTAAGGGTATAGTTATAGATGATAGTTTCAATAAATCATTTTCATCAAATGGAAAAGTATACACTGTGTATGAATACCACATGGGTTCAATGTTGAGACGTAGTGATATTTTTAAATGCGGAATTGAAGTTGATATGAAGAATATATTTATGACTCATGGACAATGTATATACCGCCATGAGTATACAAAAAGCATATATATGAAACTAGATAATAATTTTAATAATTTGATAGAATATCTTTATCAACGTAAAGATGGATTCATGCCTAACAGATATCAATGAAAGGAGAGAACGCCTACAATGTCTTTTGATGGTATTTTTAAAGAAAAATTAATTTTCGAAAATTCTACTAAACTTACACCATTTGAAGTTTTTAATATGCTTATAAAAAGACAAGACGAAAAATTAAGCTCAAATGTGATTAAAGCTGTTTCTGTTTTAATGAATACTGATATAAATAAAAACTTTAGCTGCATGAGCTATCCACCTGTAGATGATGACATACTATATTCTATATATCATAGTATACTATGCAATACTATTTTTAAATCTAACAACAAGGAGGATTGGATAAATGAGTTTACTAAATTCATTACCAACAGACATAACAGATACAGTTTCAAAATTCCTTCCAGAGAAATACTCTTACAATGGAATTACTGTTCCAAGAACAACTGAAATTTTATCTGCAATGCTACATGAAGATTATCTAATGACTTGGGCAAATTCGATAGGGTTATATAAAAGACAAAAATATAAAAATGTAATGGAAAATGTAAGTAATATAGGATCTTTATGTCATAAATGTATTGAAGATTATATACAACATAATATACTCCCAGATGACACCAAATTGCAAATTGAAGTATTTAATGCATTTCATTCATTCTTGGAGTGGTGGAAAATAATCCTAAAGTGCAAATTTAAAATTATATTTGAAGAGAAAGAGTTAACGTGTCCTTATTTTGGGGGCACGTTGGATTTACTTATCGAGATTAATGGTAAAGTGTATTTAGTAGATTTTAAAACCAGTAATCATACTAGTTACAAACACTACTTACAGTTATCATCATACAGATATATTTTAAGAACAGAATACGGCATAGAAGTAGACGGATGCATTATATTAAAATTGAGCAAGTCTAATGTATTTTTTGAAGAATATTTATTAGATTTTTCCAATATAGATCATCTTAATTTTATTAATTCATGCGAAGCTACTTTTTTATCTTTAGTATTTTCGTATTATCATAGAATAAATATAGAACTTCAATACAAAACATTATTCACAAAAAGAGAGGTATAAAAAATGAATGATTTAGAACTTGCAGAAGAAATGAGATGCGAATTCGAAAAAGAGCAGCGTGAAAAACAAAAACAGGATAAAAATAGAAAAATAGAATTCATATTATTTATGCCTGGAAATAAAGATATGGCATCGAAATGTGATACAGGTGTACAAATATTAACTAAAAATGGTCATAAACACTATTCAGATTTAGTATTAAATGCTATTAAAGATTCTGCCAAAATAACAGATGATACATACGATGCAGATAAGACTATTAGTCTGACATTAGCGGATATTAAACCTAAAATGATCACTGCTAACTATCCACTGAAATTGAAAGATGATCCTAGATACGATACATTTCTAATACAAACTATAAGAGCATCTATGAAGCACGTTCAACCGCAATTTAGAATGGATACTACAATAGTTACAGCTACAATTCCAACAGAAATTTCATTAGATGATCTATATATTATAAATAATGGTGGTTGTGATGATATATATGATGAAAGATTAATATATTACATTCCTATGTCGTATTTATATCCGAAAAGTCATTATACTATCATAACAGGACAGGAGTGAACTATGAATACAATATATGATCAATTTATAGAAGATAGAAAAAAATTAGTTTATTTAGATAAAATAAATATACCAAATAAATTAAAATACTTTTTAATAAAAATCTATATAAAAAAATCATTAAAGAAGATTGATATTATAATTAATCAGCACAAATTATCTAGAAATAAGATAAAAGATATTTATAATTTCTTTGTTGATTTTCACGAATTTTACAAATTAGCATATTCAGATGCTACTAGAAGCGGATTCAATAAAGACAAATATGGATTTCAAATGGCATTATATACAAATTGCATAAGCTTGTTATTTGATAATATTCAAATTAATATGACATACAAAGTTGATATATATAAATTTGGATATATGGAATGTGATATTGATAAATTGGCTACGTATATGATTTCTGCTGTAGACGATAATAATTTGTATGTGGGTAATATAGAGTCTATTATATATTATTATATGAAAGACTTTATAGAAAAATATTTGGAATCTTATAAATTTGAATGGGAGTGTGTAAAATGTATAGAAAAATAGAATGTTTAAGAAAAATAATAGTATTTATATGGGATATTAATTTGATTCCTATATACATAAAATCCACTATAATATCTCAAATATCAAGATGCTGCGTATTTATCTATAGATATTATCTGCATAGATATGATTATTCTTCTTTTAAAAAATATTACCAAGAATTTTGTGATTTTTATTTAAAAGTATTATGCGAACTTCCAGATATATATGATGATACAAATACAAGTGACATATTGACAGCATGTTATGCTAATGGAGGAATATATTTATATTATCGTACAAAAAATACTTTAGGTGATAGTATGATATGCGATTTCACTATAACTGATAACGGTATACTAACTATGATATATTATAATGATAAATTAAAATGGGAAAAATATTATGATAATAATATGATATCTGAAGAATGGGATAATATCATATTTAGTAAAGCATTACGTCGCAGAATGATATTATTTGTAGATTGGTATATGAAACATAATATAATGTAATAAAAGAGTATAGGTTTATACCTATACTCTTTTTATTTTTTTTTGTATAAAGTTTTGAAAATAAAAATTACATTATATTAATATAGTTATACATTTTAAATGAAAGGCGGTTACAAGTATATGTCTACTAGATCATTTTATGATAAACAGATATTCAATCCTTATGATAAGACTCTTACTTTAGAAGAAAATATATTAAATAATGGTATTATCACTGCCGAGGATATGAATAGACATGAAGAAGGAATACATGCAGCACATGAAGAATTAAAAAATAAGATGGATAAAAAATTTTCTAGTGAATATCATGGTAAATTATTAGGAGTTGATAGTAACGGAAACGCAGTTCCAGTGAAAGTGCCTGGACTTCCTATACTAAAAGAAGATGGTGTGTTAGAATTTGACAAGTTTCAGATTCCAGAATTAGATAAAAATGGTACGTTAATACCATAAATATGACACTAGGTACACTTCACCTAGTGTCATATTGTATGTGAATTTTAATCATTATAGCTATATCTAATTAAGAAGATTAATGTATAGAGGAGATTATTCGTATCATGATACCTTTATTTACGCCTATAAATAAAAATATTTATAATATAGAAAGACAAATTAAGAGAGGTTCACTTGTAGAGGTGCACCTTGCTGATATTCATTTTGGTGCTTTAGATCCAAAAATACAATTTAATATATTGAAAGAACAAGTTCTAGATGAACTCATTAAACTTCCTTTTTTAGATATTATATTTATTAATGGGGATTTTTATCATAGAAAATACACTGCAGATAATCCTGCAATTATGTATGGGAATATGTTTTTTTCTGCTATTAGAGATATTGCTATACAGAAAAATGCTACTGTTGTTTTATTATACGGAACAGCTGGTCACGATGCAGATCAATTAAAACAATATTATCATTATTTACAAGATCCATTATTTGATCTTCGTATAGTAGAAACTATTTGTTTTCAATACATAAAAGGAGCAAAAGTTCTTTGTATACCAGAATTATATAATTTAGATGATTCTATCTATGAAGAATATTTATTTTATTCTGGATACTATGACCAATGTGTATTGCACGGAACAATAGATGGTGCTGGTATACCATCTAATGGGGCTAGATTATTCACCATGAGAGATTTTTGTAATTGTAAAGGCCCTATTGTTGCTGGACATATTCATATATGTGGTTGTTATGGGGGATATTTTTATTATTCTGGATCTGTTATGAGATGGAAATATGGAGAGGAACAAGAGAAAGGTTTTATGATAGTACTATATGATTTAGATACTAGAAAACATTATTCTCATATGATACCTGTATATTCATTTAGATACGATACAGTAAATGTGGATCATTTATTAATGAACGACCCAAAAGATATTATAGATTATATAAATAATTTGAAGCAAAAAGAAAACATTGACCATCTTCGAATAGAGTTTTCAGATAGTATTCCATCTGCTAATATGGAAGTTTTACGACGATATTATCAGAATAATGATAGTATAAAATTACATATGAAGAGATCCAAGAAAGTTGCAGAGGTTGTGGCTCCAGAAGTACTGACACAATATCATTATATATTAGATAATAATCTCTCAGAGTTCGAAATATTAGCCAGATATATTAATGAAAAAGAAAATGCTACTATTGTAACTGCAGATCAAATTATAGCTTTAATGAAAGAGTAAAGATAGAAGTTTAAGGGCATCTTTTAGATTATATATTATTAGAGTGAATAAAAGAATGGGAATATATTAAAAAACCGTCATATATTCTCATACCTGGAGGTGATAATTTACCCTAATAACAACATTACCATAATGGTTGAACTAGCCATTCAATCATTTATGGGTGTTAAAGCGAGATAATACGCATCATTCTCGCAAAGTACTTAAGTTAAGTGTAAGATGGACGATACAAATATAGCCAGTATTTGTATCAAAACAAAATAAAGGATAGTGTAAATAACACTATCCTTTATTTTTGTCAAAATTGTTGGTTTTATTAATATATTATTATAATGAAATATACTATACATATACATTTAAAGAGAAGGAGAAATAATATGAATAATTTATCAAGTGCACAAAAATGTAACATTATCGAGAAGACTGCAGCTGAATTTGCAAAATATGGTATTGAAGTTGTGATGGGTGATACCATAACAGTATACATACCAAAAACATCTGATGTTTCTGATATGGCTGGAACTAAATTGGGAGATAAATTTTGTGATGCATTATTATCAAATGGTTACTCTCTATATGATATTAATGATATTAATAGAATATATCTAGATAAACATTGGTCATGGTTGCAATATATAGGTGCTTCATCGAAAGATAAAGTAGATGAGGATCTGAAAGATATAAAGCATCAAGACCTATCTATAAAATTTAATACTAAAAAATCTGAAGAGGAAAAAGTAAACAAAACTATTGATATATCTGATAAATCTGTAGATGTATTATTAGATGATTTATTTGATATTTCTGATGAGTATAAAAAATCTATCGAAATGATTAAAGAAACTGCAGATTCACATCCGATGTTAAAAAGGTATGTTCAGGACCATGCAAGATTAACCAAAACAATGTTAGCATATGGGGTACTTATCGAAGATACAAAATTTGATCATATTAATAATATTATGTATTTAAAAATATCTGTACCTAGTGGAAGCTGTATGACTATTGATAAGAAAGAAGCATGCGGTGATTATTTAGCTTCAAAAATTGCAAAAGCTACTAGAGAAGCACTTAGTTTCTGTGAAGTCAAAATAAAATATAAAGAAAGAAATGTAGATTGGAATTTACAGCTGGTATCTAGTATGATTATGTTTGCGCATAAATCATATGGAGAAATAGTAGACTTATATGATTGGTATGACCTGGAATGGTAATTACCTCTATTCGTATCATGCAAGGGAAGTTTGGAGCTTCCCTTGCATTTTATTTTTTGTATAAATATATTTAGCATGAAACATGCTTATAATGATATTTATATAAAATGATAAGAAGGTACATATAATGGATATAGTAACTAGAAATAAAAAATATGGACAAGGTAGAACTTATGTTAAAAATAAGACCAAGTTGCCATTGAATTTTGATATTCATACATTGAACCTCATGTGTGAATTTATATTAACTGAAAATAGATATATAAAGAGATCTGCATATATGAATTTAAGAAATCTGATAGCATTATTGGATATGGAAAAATATATTTCAGATCAAGAAAAATATAAGAGAATTCTGTTCATAAAAAAAGGAATAGAAGCTAGATTAGAAAAAGGATTGACAAAAACTATAACTATCATTAAATATATCAATGGTGGATTTATTGATAGTGATTTGATAGATATTAGTTCATTTACAGGACTAACAAATGAAGAAATAGATTGGATAAATACGACTGTATCTAATACATTATCTCATACTTTTTTATACGAAGAAGCAGCTCAAGGTATAGATTTATTAACAAGATTTTTAGCTGCAGATTCTACGGATATTACTACATTGGGTAAAAAGGTTGAAGAATGGATAGCATTAGTAAACACAATGTTTCGTAAAAATAGAACAGAATCAGTAGTAACAGAGACATTTAGTTTACGTGATGGAATTCTTCAAGAAAAATTACAAGATATCCAGAATGAATTAAATTCTGATTATCGTAAATTATTAACAGGAATGCAAGGTGTTAATCAAGTTACTGGTGGTGGATTTGAAAATACACGTTGCTATTTATTTCTTGGGGTTACTGGTGTTGGTAAAAGTTTATCATTATTAAACATTGCATATCAGATAAAGAAATATAATAGAAACTTCAAACCAAAGGACCCTACAAAAATACCATGCATTGTATATTTAACCATGGAAAATACAGTTTCAGAAACAGTTGATCGTTTAGTAAAAATGTCAACAGGAGTAGATTTAAGAGATTATCCTGTAGATGAATTAGTTAATATGATGCATAAAAATGGAGAATTATATTTAACAGATGAAAATCCTATAGATATAATAATTAAATATAAACCAAACAGATCAGTTGATACAAGTTATTTATATACTGTAGTAGAAGATTTAGAAGATGAGGGATATGAATGTATATGTATGATTCAGGACCATGTAAAAAGAATTAGAGCTGCAAGTGGCCAGCCAGATGTTAGAATGGAACTTGGAGATACAATAAATGAATTGAAAACATTTGCAATTTTAAAAAATATTCCAGTATTAACTGTATCTCATTTGAATAGAGATGGAGCTAGAGTTATTGATAATAATACTCCAGGAAGAACCAAAGCAGATTTGACTAGACTATTAGGAAAATCTAATGTTGGGGAGTCATTATTAATGCTCGATAATGTAGATTTAGCGTGTATTCTTAATAGAGAATCCGATGCCAGTGGAAAAGAATATATGGTGTTTAAAACTATTAAGAAACGTATATATACTTTGCGTGATTATGTATGTCAACCATTTAATATGGAAAATGGACTGCAGTTATTAGAAGACTTTTACAGTCCAGTTCCAGTATTTAAAGATAGTCTTTATGACACATCATTACAACAAGTTGCAGAAGGTACTAGAGTTAAAACTAGTGGTTATTCTGCTACAAATCATGAGGTATATCAAGAAGAACCAAATGTATTCCAATATGCAGAAGCTGTTGAAAATATACAGCGTGGGCATATTGGTAGATATTCATCGAATAATATTGGTATTGAAGAGTTGGAAAAAGATCAATTTGAAATCGCACCGCAGCCTTCTATGGAACAACAAATATCAAATATTGTTCAGATGCCAGTGCACCAACAACCAGTGGTGCAAGAGAAAAAACCACTTATACGATTATTTCAAAAAATATCATAAATTTAGAGGTAAGCATTTATTGCTTACCTCTTATTTTTTTTTACCATGTTGATTTATTTTTATCATCTAAATGTTTACGATTATATTTTATATGCTCTGATTCTGCTGCATATATCTGATTTAGTAAATCTTGCATATCTGCGTAGTAAAGCATTTTTAATTTTTTCTTTGTAAAATCTTTTATATCACACATTCCGTTCAATGCCAATATTACGAAGTATAATTCAGTTGTATTGTATATATCGTACGCTAACAATTTTGGTTTGTATTTATATTTAGTAAAATCGTCATTGCTTAATTCTAAAGTAACTGCTCGTGATAATAAATCTTCCATATAATCATAAATTACATTGGTTATTGCATATTGAATTTCAGAGTTTTCATCTACGAATTTTGCTAATATTGAGAAATTATGATAAGTTATTTCATCTGCAGCTCCCATTTCTATAAACTCTTCAATAGTGACAGTTTTTTCAGGAAGATTTGATCCCCCTAAAGCTAATGTTGTATTTGTAGCCATTAATCACACCTCCTTATAAGTTGTGGTTTATTAGGATCTCCTCCGATAAATGATACTAAAAATTTATCACCTTTTTTAATATTATCATTACCAAAAGGTAATTTCAATTCAATATAATTGGAAACTGTACATGTCTTTATATCGTTTCTAATATCATTTATATTTATAATATTATTTTTGATAGAAAATATATCTTCTTTATCATAAGGTTCTGCATTGTCCAAAAATGGAGTTAATACTGGTATATAGAATTTACCATATTTAGAATTTACAGCATCTTCCAAGCATACTGCTATTTCAGCATATTGATAGCTTGCGAAATTATTCATTTATTAACCCTCCAATAACTATATAATAAATTATTAGATAGTTAAAATATTTAAAAATAGAGAAAAATGATAGAAAGGAAATATCTAATATGACTAAACTTAATAAAAAACAAAGAGATAAATTAACTACAGAAAAAATTCAATTAGAAGAAGATTTGAACCTAATGCTAATTCAAGCATTAGGGCTAACAACAGACCCTATGGGATATATTGTAGATGATGAAAGTGGAAATCGTATTTCATTTAGAAAGAAATATTTTAAATCATCGTCTCCAGAATTTGCATCTGCTCCTTTTCATAAGAATGATGCAATATTTGATCCATTTAATGATAAGAAAACAATACCTGTACTTTTTCAGAAATATATAAATGATAATGATATATATACTTCCACATATGCAACTCTTACTGATATTTATGCTGATAAAAAAGAAAAATTAAGAGTAGTTACAGATGATGGTGTATATAATAGTAGATCATTTCATAATCCTGCATATACCTATGCAGATTATATATTCTCTCATGAATTTTCTGGAACTCCAACAATATCTGATGATATAGCAAATAAATTAACAAGATTGGATGATATTAATCATGAGCTTTCAATGGAATAGTCAGCAGGAAAAAATAATACAAGCTGGTGTAGATCATGTTTTACGAAGAAAAAAATCAAATCAAGTTTTTCAGATATCTGGTAAACCTGGAACTGGAAAAACTGAAGTTGTAAATGAAATTGTTCGTAGAATCGGAATACCATTAACACGAGTAGCTTGTATGGCATATGTTGGGCAAGCTGTATCTGTTATGAGAACTAGAGGTTTATGGAACGCTAAAACTTGCCATTCATCTTTATATGAATTAATAGAAGCTGAGATGGTAGATGAATTCGGTAAACCTATCATAGATGAGGTATTTAACAAACCTAAATTAAAATTAACCTTTGTTCCTAAAAAATTAGAAGATGTGGATTATATTATAGTGGATGAGGGATATACAGTTCCTAAATATATGAAATATGAAATTGAAAAACAAGGATTACCTGTAATAGTATGCGGAGATTGCAATCAATTACCCCCAATAGGAGATGATCCTGCATATTTAGTTGATGGTGAAATTCATTATCTAACTCAAGTTATGAGACAAAATAAAAATTCTGGTATAGTGCATATTGCTGAAAGAATTCTCAATGATCAACCTATTAGTTGTGGGTATTATGGAGATATTCTAGTAATAGAGAGAAAAGACTTAACTGCCGAGATGATATTAAGATCTCAAATTGTTTTATGTGGAACAAATAAGACAAGAGATAAACTGAATAGACGTATTAGGGAAGATTTATTAGGAATAAATAGTACAATGCCAGTATCTGGTGAAAAGGTGATATGCAGAAAGAATAACTGGCAAATAGAAATAGATGGAATTAGTTTAACAAATGGCTTAATAGGAACAGCGTTGAATACTGTTTCTGTTAGTGATTATGATGGGGCTCAATTCTTTATAGATTTCAAACCAGATTTAATTCAATCATATTATCCAAAAATAGGATGTAATTATGAGTATTTTAAAGGTACTCATAAAGAAAGAGAAGTTCTGAGAGCAAATCCTTATTTACAAGGGGAATTGTTTGAGCCTGCAAATGTAATAACAACACATTTATCTCAAGGCGGGGAATATTATAATGGGATATATCTTCAAGAGTATCTTAGAAAAGAAATCCAAAAACAGTTGAATTATACAGCTGTGACGAGATTTAAAAATCAAGCTATATATGTAGTACCGGATAAAAAAATTTATTGGTAAATTTGTTTGTGGTGACATATTATATTTATGATAATATGAATAAAATAAGTAAAAAAGGAGAGAAAATATGAAAAAGAAATTACTTAATTTTGCTCTTATTATAGGAGCAGCACTTACGTTATGTACTGGCTGTGGAAATAAAGATATTATTGACACAGTATATACGTATGACTATGCAATTATTAAACTTCAAAATGGGGAAATAGTTGAAGGAAATGTTACTAAATGGTCTGATTATAATGATGGAGACCAGATTCAGGTTACTATAGATGGAGTAACATATTTGGAGCATTCTAGTAATATTGATCTCATGACAAAAAAGAAATAAATAAAAAAGGAGAGTATGCAAAAAATGAAAAAAGTTATTAAAGTATTAGGTTATATCGTTGGATTAATAGTAGTTTCTATCAGCGCAGTTGTTATAGCTGTTAGTGTAGTTGCTATGCATGAAGATGATGACTATTTAAATTAATTAAAAGGAGATAATAATCATGGGAATTCCATTAATGCAAAAAATTGAAAATGTAGAAGAATTCAAAGCACAACATAAAGTAGCAAAAGAATTAGGAGATAGATATAAATATTTATTACTTTTAGTTGGTGAATATAAAAGCAATGAAGGTGAAGAATATAAAAGTTTTGAAATAATTCAGGGTAGACAGGCTACTTATGATTATATTAAAGAAATGCTTAGAGGTCAAGATGATATTGAATGTGATGTGATTATTGATATTAGCAGATCACATATAATCTCAGAACCGCCAGCAGAGATAATTGAAAATACGCCTAGAATAACATTAACAAATATGATTACTATTTATGCATTCATGAAAAACATGCTGATGCAGGATCTAGTAGATGAAAATGAACCATTCGATTTAGATGACTATTTCGATGGATATATTGAAGAAGATGATGACGATTGTTAAAAAGGAGGTATAAATAAATGGCGAAGCCAAAGAAAAACAAAAGTAAGAATAAGCCAAATAATAATGGATATTTCTATCAAAATAGCCAAAAATTTGGACCTGATTTCTTACGTCAAAAAAGAGTAGACGATTTGCGCAAAGATGCACCTAGAATATTCAAAGATATTGCATTTTCTGGTGGATTTGTAGGAAGTATTACTCATTATTTCTTAACATATAACTTTGTTAAGAATATGCAAACGGTATCTGCTAATATGCAGAGAGAAGCAGCTGCAACTGCAATAGGTTTACAAACTTATATTCAGCAGTCACAGACCCAAGGTTTACCTGTAGATAAGCATCTTCAAACCACATATGATACAAAAAGACAGTTAGCTGATGCATATAAAATAATTTATGATGGATTCAGTACATTGTTACAAGTAATCGATTCTTCATCTCCAAGAAGTGGATTTTGTAAATTTGTAGATGCAGGATCAGTTTTAAAAGAGATATCATATAAGTTGAAACCTTATAAATATATCCTATAGGGAAAACATAGATATAACAATGTTTATACCGAAAGGAGATATACTCATGACATTAAAAGAAATACAATTAATTCGTAGCGAAATTGGTGAAGATAAGGCTATGCACATTACATGTGATAATGAGCATCATTTTTATGATAACGTTCAAGGATCAACTCCAATTATTTGGGATGATGAAAATGAACGTTTAATCTCTATTATACCAAATACAGAACAGTATGGTCAAGAAAAATTACCAATTAAAGTTGTTTATACAAGCTATGAGCACATTCAGTTCATCGAAGCTATTATTCCTATGAAAGATGCAATCAATGTATTAAATACTTTCAAAGATAAGATGACAGAAGATGAATACAAATATTGTTTAGGAATGTTTAGTACAGCTGCACCAAATCATATGTGCATTCCAAGTCATAAATAAATATATTCTAAACAATCAATTACTTGGCAAACTTGAGTATAGTTATATATTATATTCATGGTAACAAAAATATAATCATTCAAAATCAAGGAGGAAAAAATTATGTATAATCAAACAGGAATGAATTATCAGGGTAGTCCATATCAGTTTGCGCAGCCTAAGAAACCATTAGCGTACACTAATCCATTAACTGACGACGAAAGAAGATTGCTGAAACAGAACACTCCACAGTTTTCATTAGCACTTACACCAGAAGAAATCGCTAGAGCTAAGTGTACTCATCGTGATCCAGCGACACGTACACTTACTATTGTTGAGGAATCAGATGGAACAGTAAGATGCACACAGTGCGGAGCAAAATTCAATATTGTTGAGGCAACTCCAGAACAGATCGCTCAGGTTACAAGTAGCTTCATTGATGTGTTACAGTGTGCTAAAATGTATTGGGTTGATATGGCCCCAGAAATCGTTACTAATTACTTCCAGATTATCCCACTTGCTGACAAAGCTCCAAAATTATTCGAAACAGCACAGAAAACTTTTGTGAGCGATACAGGAAGTACAAATGTTGCACCAGGATTCAACGGAAACATCAATCCATGGCAGATGATGAATCATTTCGTAAATGGTGGTGGAATGGGAATGCCTGCATATGGATACCAGCAGCCATACCCACAGTATCAGCAGCCAATGCAGCAGCCATCATACATGAATCAGCCAGCATATGATTACAACCAGCAGGTTGGTGGAAATCCAATCCAGCAGGGAGTAATGCCTAATGGTCAGCAGTTTACAGCGTATGGTACTTATCAGCAGCCAATGCAGAATATGTCCGATTTACAGGCTGAAAATGAAAGACTTAGAGCTCAGTTAAATCAGTCAGCTCCAGCTATTGCTGATAAACAGTCAGAAACTGTAGCAACAAATAAAAAATATCAGGTTTAATATATTAAACTAACAAGATTGTGGAATAGAGTTACATACTCTATTCCATATCTTTTATTTTTTAAGGAAAAATTTGAAATAATGAGATAACTAACCATTCATTAAGTTAAGTCCATTATATAGAAAGGAAACCTTATAAAATGACAAAACCGAATACGCAATCATCAATGTCAAAAGAAATGATTGATAACATTAAAAATTATGGGTCTCAAATAGAGACGCTAGAAGATTTTATCACTGCAGTTAGAAAAAGACCTGGTACGTGGCTTACAGGTATTGGAGATCCAGGTTTTATTGGCATGATTCGCGAAATCGTCCAGAATGCATTAGATGAAATAAATAAAATTGATTCTCCATGCGACAGAGTGTGGATTTCATATGATGAAAGAACTTTATCTGTAGTTATAGAAGATAATGGAAGAGGTATTCCGTTTGATAATATTATCAGAATATTCACATCAGAATTTACATCTTCTAATTACAATAAAAAGAAAGGTGATTATTCATCTGGGTTAAATGGTGTTGGTGGTAAGGTTACAAATGCACTATCATCTAAATTTGTAGTTGAATCTTATATTCTTGGAAAAGCTAGAAAAGTAGAATTTACTGATGGCTATCCTTGGAAAAAAGGAGAAGTAGAAATACCTAATAAAACAAACAAACAGGGTACAATTATCATGTTTAAACCATGTTTAAGCATTCTTGGTGATTTACAGACTACATGGGAACAGGTATATGCTTTAGTTAGATTATTATTACCTTTAAATAAAATAGGTGCAAAAGTATTTTTCAATGCAATTGATTCTAAAGGTAAAAAGCATTCATTCGATTTAGAGAATAAAGATGGTATTGTGACTTATATTATTGAAGATACTACCAAACCTCTTATAACACCAGTTCATTTGTTCAAAGATACTGGGGAAATGAAAGCTGATATTATGTTTACTTATGCTATGGATGAAAATGCTGAAACTAGAATACATTCGTTTAGTAACTTTTGTCCAACTTTTGGTGGAGGTACACATGTTGATGGATTTTTAGATGGTATTGGATATTTCTTTAGTAATTATATGAATAAAACATATCTTGCTAAAGATACAGATAAAAAGAAAGGTTCTAAAAATACTAAGAAAAAATTAACAGTTACAGCAGCAGATACGAGAGAAAATCTTTGTGCAGTTATATCTGCAGCTCATTTAGACCCACAGTTTATTGGGCAGGCTAAAGAAAGATTAAGTAATCAAGATATGCGACCATTTGTTAAGAATATGGTGATGGATTTATTGGATCAGTGGTCCAAAGAAAATCCTAGCGATTTCTTAAAAGTTTGTAAGTATCTAAAATCAGTAGCAGAACTTAGATCTAAAAATGAAACCGAAAAAATTAAGATTGCTAACAGATATACATCTTCATCTTTAACAGGATTACCAGCAAAATTTGTAGCTCCGTTAGGAAAGAAAGATTTAGAGTTATGGATATGTGAAGGGGATTCAGCTTATTCTACAGCTATTAATAATAGAGTAAATGCTACTCAAGGATTATTTCCAATTAGAGGTAAAATTATTAATGCTTTTGAATATTCCAGAGCAAAAGTTTTATCAAATGCAGAAGTTGCTGGAATTATTAGTATTATCTTTGACGGATATAAAGATTTTGATATTAATAAATTAGGAACTTCTAAGCAGAAGATAGATGTATCTAAACTTAAGTATAAGAAGATTATACTAGGAGCAGATGCTGATGCTGATGGTAAGCACATTGCAACGTTACTATTATCTTTATTTGTAGTATATATGCCAGAATTATTAGAGGCTGGAATGATATATATGGCTCAGCCTCCATTATATGGTTTATCTATGGGTAAAGGTAAAAATAAAACAATGCGATATTTTAATGATCGTATGGATTATGTAAAATATATTCAAAAAGAATTTACAAAGAAGTATACTATTAAGAAATTAGATGGTACTTCGTTTACTCAGTCAGAATTATCAAAAATATTAATAAATAATATTGATTATGTATATGAAGTAGATAGAATATCTAAGAGATATGCTATAGATCCAGGATTATTAGAATCAATTCTTATTCTTAGAAATGAAACACCTAAGAACTTACAAAAGAAGCTTAGAAAAATTTATAGATTTATGGATGTATCTACAAGCTATGATACAACAATCATTACTGGATTGGCTAATGAGCAGTTCCAAACTATATATCTTAATAATAAACTTCTCGATGATTGTATTAATATAATATCTCATTTAAATAATAATGCACATTTAGGCTTTATTATTCAAGGTAAAAATTGTGGATTATATGATTTAATGTATTTATTCGATACAATGCAGCCTTCTAATATCGAACGATATAAAGGGTTGGGTGAAATGAATGGACCTAAATTATTTGATTCAACCTTAAATCCTGAAAATAGAACTCTAATACAATATACTGTAGAGGATGTAATGAAAACTTTAGAAGAAATTCGTTATTATGAATCTCATATGAACGAATTGATTCAGGGTATTAAAGTTAGTAGATTTGATATTATGGATTAAATATTATCCTAGTAAGATTAACTTCTTACTAGGATAAATTTATAATAATTATATATTATAAAAATGAATTATATATTAAAATATAAGTTACAGCATATAAATGAATCATATGAAACAATCAAGTTATTATAGATGAAATGAATTACATATGGAAATATAGCTTACATCGAATAAATGAATTGTACGAACCAATAAAGTTACAATAAATGAATGAGTTAATATTTATGATATAAATATGATAGAGAAACGAATCATTACTCAAGATATATTATTAAAAGAGGCTAATGAATTAATGTACATGACATAGTTATGGATATGGATATGAATTATATTAATTAATATTATTATAATATTAAAGTGAATTATAACATGTGATATATATATATTAATAAAGATGAATGAATTATTTGAATAACTATAATTAAGAAGTATAACTGAATTAATAGTACAGAAATTGTTATATGAGTAAAATGATTTATGAAAAAAGAATTATATTAGAATCAGTAAAAGAATTAATCCATACAATTTAGTTATTGGAAAAAAATGATCATCACAGTATCTTTTCATAAGATACTGTGATATAAATATGTTTGTATTAATACATAATATACTTTTTGAAAAATTATATTTTTTTATTAGTATATTATTATAGTGTAATAATAAATTAAGGTTTGATACACGACCTAAATTAACACAAAGGAGAGAATTATTATGGCAAGAAAAGTTACAACAGAAAAGAAAGAAAAAATGGAACAGAATGTAAAGAAAGCAAGAAAAGTCACACCTGCAGAACAGAAAAAATATGACGATGCTATCGAAATCGATGTTCAGGGTCTCGCTAATTTAAGTAAGAAAGTGCAGGAATCTGTAGTACATATTAGCAAAGAAGACTTACGCTATTTGGTAGATGCATACTATCAGTCTCAGGATGATAGAAAAGCAAAAGACAATCAGGTGAGAGCTATTAGCCAGAAGGTTGATGGTGAAGGTAGAGATGTACCATTATCTATGGAATGGTTAGCTAGAAATAAACGTAACGAAGAAAACCAGATTAAGAAGATGCTCGATGTTTACACTGATAACCATCCTATTGGCTCATGGGCAAAAGCTACAGTGGGTATTGGACCAGTAATTTCGGCAGCATTATTAGCATATTTAGATATTACAAAATGCCACAATGCAAATCAGTTCTTATCATATGCTGGGCAGAATGACAATAACAATCCATGGCTTGGTAAAGAAAAAGCTAAAGAATTAGTAGGTATTGTTAAGAGAATTCATACTCTTAAAATGAAAGTAGTTGAAGATTCTTTATTATGCTTAGATATATACGGCACAAAATTCAAGAAAGCTCTTAAAGATCTTGGTAAAGCATTCGATATCGAGCACGATGTTTATGGTTCCGATAATCTTAAAAATATGGTGCTTGTTCCATATTTAGCAGAAGATGGCAATTATGACCCTATTGCAGAAGCAGAAGATCCAAAAGATTTTGATGCAACTCAGAGAAAAGCAATTACTGCTTTCTTAAAAGATTATGGGAAAGATATTTTAGACTGGATGCAGAATATCGAAGAATGCTTAAGTGGAAAATTAATTGAAAAACAGAGAAAAGAATTATTATGGTATATGGAAGATACATATATGATTGATGATTCCAAAACTTTATCAATTATTGAAGATCTTAAAGAGAAAGGCAAATTATCTTACGATTATCAGCCATTCCCAATTCATTTAAGAAAAGCAAAAGCTGAAGTAGAAGCTATTTCATTGGCAACTTTCAGTGATCCTGCAGAATTATTATGCGATTATTGCTTATACTTAGCTAACTCAAATAGAGTAGTTCCAAGTGTTATTACTATTGTCGGAAATGTAAGTACAAGAAATCCAGTGTCAATTTCAAATAGTATTAATACTGCTATGTATGGAAATAAATTTGGACCTGTAAAGAAACAGCTTCCTAAATACTTATCATATGCAGAAGTTTCAGCTATTTTAGCTAAACCTCCATACAATGCAGATTTGAAATTAATCTGTTGGAAGATTGGTGATAGTTTATTGAAGCGTTCAAATCATCCAAATTCTTTATATGGACGTTTATATAGAGAAAGAAAAATATATGAACATGAAAAGAACAATAACTATGAATATACAGAACAGGTAGCAGATGCATTAATCAGCAAAAACTGGGATGATAAAACCGTTACATACAAAACATATCAGGATGGAAAATTAACAGATGCACATATTGATACCAGAGCAAAGAGATATGCAGTAAGAATCTTCTTAACACATGTATTCGAAATCATGTATATGAATGAATATAAAACTGCACCTCCAAAAATTTATGCAATGGCATATTTGGATCATTCTGAATATATTGCTCCAGAAGTACCATTTGATAGATATATCGACGTGCCAGATGAATACTATGAACAGTATGGTTTAGTAAATCCTAAAAAATAAATAATAATATTATAGAGGATAAGATAATATCTTATCCTTTATTTTATATATTTTGATTTATATATGCTAATATAGTTAGAATGGGGAAAGAATTACCAGTGAAGATATAGTATTTCAGATAAATGAATTATGATACACAATATAGTTATTTAAGATAAATGAATTATGCAATGCAATATAGTTACTTCAGATAAATGAATTATGCGATTTGATATAGTTACCTGCAATAAATGAATCACGTCAGTTAATATAGTTATTGACATGAAATAAATTAAAGCTAAAAATATAGTTAAAACCGACAAATGAATTAACCAAATAAATATAGTTAATCATAACAAATGAATTATATGTGATAATATAGTTATTTTTGGAAAATGAATTAAAATAAAATAGAGTAGATTAATTTCTACTCTATTTTATTTTTTTCCTTGATTATATATTATACTTATGATAAAAAAGGTAGCGTATTAATTACCTTTTAACTTAATATTAAGATTATATAAGGAGGAACTAAAGTTTATGTCCGAAATAATTATTCAAAAAGATGCAGGAGATCAATATAAAAATAATATTATATTGTATTCTATAGAAGCAAATAGAAAACGAACAACACCTGATGCGAGAGATGGATTAAAACGTGTAAACCGACGTATATTAGATACAATGTTTAATCAAAAACCATGTTCTGATATGCTTGTTAAAACAGCTGAAGTTGTAGGTGACGTAATAGGTAGATCTCATCCTCATTCATCGGATGCCGTAGCAGATGCCATCACCCCAATGTCTCAATGGTGGTCATATAAGGAGCCATTAATATATTCAGAAAGTAATATGGGTAATATGCAGGGTGCTGGTGCAGCACATATGCGATATACTGAAATAATGCTATCAGAATTTGCATTGGATTGTATCATATCTGATATGAGAAAAACAAAAGCAGTTGTGGATTGGTCTTCAACTTTTAATAACAGATCCAAAGAACCTGATTGTTTTCCAGTAGCAGTCCCATGGTTACTTATTAATGGTTCATGGGGTATTGGAATTGGTATGAGAACAGATATTCCAAAACATAATTTAGCTGAAGTTATTGATGCAACTATAAATTTAATTAAGAATCCAAAATCTCAAGTAGTATTAGTTCCAGATCATTGCATGTCTTGTGAGATTGTAGATACGAACTGGAAATCTATTTGTAATAAAGGTTCTGGAAAATATGTAGCAAGAGCTATAATAGATATAGAGGAATATGCTAAAGGAAAACATAGACTTGTTGTTAAATCCACACCAGAACGAGTATACTATGATAAAGGATCACCAGAAAAAGGTGGTGTTAAATATAGTATATTAGAAATGGTTAAAGAAGGTAAACTTCCACAAGTAGTGAAATTAGAAGAAGACTCAAAAGGTTCAAATATGAGATGTCTTATTTATTTGAAACCTGGATCTGATCCTAATTTTGTTAGAGATGTATTATATAGAAATACACAATTACAATCTACGTATACTGTAAACTTTGAAGTTTTGGTAGATACAGAAGTTGTAAGAATGTCATATAAATCATATTTAGAATTCTTTATTGAAGAGCGAAAGAAAACTAAATTTAGAATGCATTGTATAGAGCAACAGGATGCTAAAACTGAATTCCATAAATTAGATGCTTATGTTAAGGTTATGGAGTCTGGTTATATTCATGAAATTATTAACATGATTACTAAACAAAATACTTTAGATGATAGTGTTATTATTGAGTATATTGTTAAGCATGCTAAGATAACTGACGTTCAAGCTAAATTTATTATAGAGCAGAAAGTTAAGAGATTATCTATTGCTAACCTTAATAGATATAAAGCTAGAATAGAAAAGTTATTAGAAATTATTAAATATCATGAAGATCATATTATTCATGATGAATTAATTCTTAAAGATATTATTGAAGAATTAGAAGTTATCAAAAAGAAATATGGAAAACCTAGAATGTGCAAACTTATTAGTATGAATGATACATCAGCAATTCCACAGGGTAATTTTACAATAGTAGTTACAGAAAATAACTATATTAAGAAATTGCCTCAGAATGAACCAGTTGGTGCATACAGAGGAGATTCTCCAAAGTTTGTATTAAATGTAGAGAATACTGAAAATATTTTATTATTCTCTGCTCAAGGAAAGGTATTTAAATTGCCAGTTCATAGAATACCAATAACGGAGAGAAACACTACAGGTGCAGATATAAGAATGCTATTAAAAGGATTAACTTCTGAAATAGCGGCTGTTATGTACGAACCTATATTGAAAGATTTTTCTAAATTGGTATCACCTCACTATATTATAGTGGTTACATCAAATAACTGTATCAAGAAAATGGATCTTAATGATTTTATTACAGTGCCACCATCAGGAATAATATATACAAAATTAAATCCTGGTGATACTGTAAAGGAAGTATTAGGATTGAATGATAATCTTGATGTGATTATATATAGTGATAGAAGAGCATTAAGAATTAATATGAAAGATATTCCTAAGTATAGAAGAAATACAATAGGAGTATCAGCAATGGCGTTGCAAGAAGGTCAAACTATAGATGGTATCAGTGTAATATTACCAGATGCTACAGATATAATTGTATTGACAGAATCAGGTAAAGCTAATAGATTTAATATATCTGGATTGCAAAGATCTAATAGATATAAGGCTGGATCATCTGTAATTAAATTAGGAAAAACAGATAAGATTAAAACTATATTTGGAGTAAATGATAAGAATATTCTTAATATTGTTACAAAGATGAACAAATTTGAAATTCCAGTATCAGACATTCCAAGAGGATCAAGTATCTCGTCTGGATCAAAGATTTTATCTACAAAAGGCGATATGATAGTAAAATGCACAATAAAATAGATAAATTGCCCATATGGAAGAAATTCCATATGGGATTTATTGTACTCAATATATGAAATTGTAGGAGGATAAATAATGAACATAGGTACTTATGATGGTAAAAATATATGCGAGTCGTCATCTATTATAAAAGATATGTGTGTGAATTGTATAGAAAGTTATCCTATATCTGCGATGAATTTGGAAAAACCTATTAATAAATATACGTATAAGCATGTTAATATGGATGAATATATTCATATTAACGATGATGAAGATGCAGTTTTTGATATAGAATATTATACTGAACCAGTATCTGAAATAAATATTGTCTTTATGGTGCGTGTTAGATCATGTGTAAATATAACTATATAGAAAGGAAACAATATGCAAAAATTTACAACTATCGATAGGGCTAGCAAATGGGTGTATTCGTTTAGCGGGAGTGTGCGACGAACCCATGCAGAACCTTTTTCAAAATGTATTTATGGTATTGGATGTAGTATAGAATATGTATCATATACTGGAGCATCCGATGTACCATATTTTGAAGATTTTGTGTATCCTGATATTGGAATCGAATCATATTATCAGCAATTAGAGAGAGGAAATTTAGTTCAAATGTCTAAAGATAAAAGTATATTTAATCGTTCTATGCGCAATTACATGCCAAATATATCAGTACAAAGTATGTATTAGATGGAGGTAATAAAAAACATGAATATTGTAGTTACTAGAAATATAAAAGCTTATAGTAAATCTAATTTATCTATATTGGATATATCGTATAGAGATAAACATCAATCCCCTTCAATAAATGATAATCTGATATTATGTATTCTGAATCTCTTAGATCACATGAGTCGTTACCTATATATAATACATTAAACGTCGTTATGGTATATTATAATAGTATGATAGTACCAAAATATTTACATGATATAAAGATTGTATCAAGAATACGTCAATTATCTAGACGATTATGGGGGTGATAGTTATGGCTAAACCGATAAAAGCATTCACAACTTATAGACTTATTGGTTTATGTTCGGGATGCACATTACCAATAGATTCAGTAACAACTAGGATAGGAAGTTTTGTATATGCATATACTGAGATAGAAGATAAACGATTACCAACTGTTAATAATGCAATTGCTATTTCCAAATCAAAATGGATTTATGTTTCCAGAATATTAGATATAAATGATTTGGACAATACAATTATACAACCTAATATAGCAGAAGTGTGGTGATTTATGATGTATGATAATAATAGATATAACCCCAATACATTGGAATATAAATCATATGAAGAATTGGATATTGGAGAACTAACTAAAATTAGTCATCCCATAAATGCTACATTAGTTATAGATAGTATAATGGATATATTCTTTTCAGATGGATCTGTATATAGTATTAGTGGTAATATTGAATATGAATCTGATAGTATATATACAATATCAACTAGAAAAAGTAGAACGTTAGCTTATGTAACTAAAAATAAAAGAAAAATTGGAATGCAAAGGAAAAGATATTAAAAATAAATAGATGGTAATTTATACATACCATCTATTTATTTTTTATTGTTTTAATAATATAATAAAGATATTTTTTGAGGTGATATAAATGCCATTTTTGTATGATATGCGTATTTCTATATTTAGTGATAATATAGAATCAATTTCAAGAAAAGTTAATACTATAGAAGATTCATCTCTAGATAAATTTAATATACATCTAGATTCGTACAAATCAATATATTATAGTTTTAGTGAAATGCTAAAAGTGTTAAAAAATATATATTTAGATAAAGATTGTGATTTGAATTCTAATAATAATGCATATGTTGTATCATTATATACATTAGAACATGTTACACCATTAGAGAGAAATACTGAAGAAGGACGATATCTCTCATTGGAATATATTTCAAAACGTGTATATAATATAGATGATACGATGAGAATAAATAAAAACGATAAATTATTAGAAGAGTATATGAATAGTTCTGAAGAGTGGGATATTATTTAAATATTTATTAGTACACTTACTTCTATATAATACATAATATAAGAGGAGGTAGTCATGGAATGCTATATTCAACGACATGAAAATGCAATAGAAGCTAACTATACACTTGATTCATATAGACGTGCTATTGAAAGAGAGAGAATACAAAGATTATTAAAAGATGGGCAATTTAAGTGTGAATTCTTTGAAGAAAAAAGAGACCCGTCAAATTATTTTTATATAGACCCGACAAATACGTGTTGCACTATATTGGAAATTTTTGATGATAAAATCAAAGTAAGCATTGACGATAATGATAATGGTAAACTGTTACAAAAATTTATTAATACTGATAATATTAAAGTTGAAGCAGTATTGCGGGCATTGGTGATTCCCAATGCATTGCAAAAATATAATAATAAAAAATATCATATTAATTTAATAATAGCGTTTGATATAGTTGCACAAACTATAAATATAAAATAAATGGAGGATATAACGTAAATGATTGATAAAAATATTTATATTTGTCATCATGATGACGATGATGGGATTATGGCAGGAAGTATATTTAAATATTACTTCGGAACAGTAGCAAGAATGTATAAATATTCTGGCATGCTGAATATTAATTGTGTAGAATTAAATTACGAAATGCAGCTAGATAAAATATCTATATTAAACAATATAACTGAAAATGATATTGTTATTTTCGTAGACTATTCCTTATCTAATAAAGCTATTGAAAATATTGCATTTTTTAAACATTTGATAGATAATATAAAATGTAGATTAATATGGATTGACCATCATGCATCTTCTGTAGATACTATACAAATTTTAGAAAATAGATGGATGAGAAATATTGAAGGTGCAATTTCAACTAAATATTGCGGAGCAATGTTATCATATTGGTACATATTAGAAAATTTTATGACCAATAAGCCAAATAGTGATATTATAAAAACAGGCGAGCACTTGGCAGATATTATTGATAGTTATTATGATAATACTCCTATCGTATTAAAGTATATTGATGATTATGATTGTTGGAAGCATAATTTCGAACATACAAAAATATTCCATACTGGTTTAAATTTATCATATGATTCTAAAGACTTTATACAGAATGCTATTAGATATATTTATTCAGAAACAGCTACTGATCGTGGATATGAATTGCTTGATAGAATTCTTTCAACAGGTATGACTGTTAAACCATTTGATGAAAAAAGAAATAGAATAGAATTGAAAAGTGCATTTGAATGTACTATTCCTGGATATGAACAGTATTCTGTATTGGCTTGTAATAGTTCTACATTCTCATCTTTATTATTTGGGGATAAAATAAATGAGTATGATATATTATGTGTATTTAGATTTACTGGCGATAAATTTAAGTACTCATTATATACAGCTAATCAAGACATACAGGTTAATAAAATTGCTGAAAGTTTTGGTGGAGGTGGACATCCAGGAGCCGCAGGATTTAATATACCAGAATTTTTATTTTATAAAGTAGACTAGAATGATATATTATAAAAATGAGAAGAGGACTGTGATAAGTTCTCTTCTCTATATATTATACTATAATTAAAAAAGGAGAGTACAAAAATGAATAACACAATTAACAAAATGAATTTTTTAAACAGAGGATATGATGCAGCAAGATCTGGTGTACAAACTAGATCATTTAAAATAATCGATAGATTTATCGACAATCTTATTGATAAATCAATAATTGCAGCTAAATCGCATTTTGGCGTAGAATTAACTACAGGTCCATTACCTGATTATAAACATATGGCTATATTAGAATTCATTAAGAAATATGATAAAAACTACAATAAACATATTACAGTTAGAGATAAGAGAGAATATCTCGAAAATAAGGAGTTATATATTGGATTAGACAAACAGACATTTATGATCGTTAGAACAGGAAATCAGATTGCTAAGATGATGTCTGATAAAGAAGTTCTTATGAAGAGTAATCATACTAATGGTGGGTATCAGGAATATAATAGCTATTCAAATTATTATATCTATATCTGTGGTAAACATGCATACAAATATTACAGACAGTTAGAGAAAATTATGCAGATGAAAAATGCTGATCTTACATGTTATAAAATTAGCGGTGGTGAAAAAGATTCGCATGAAAATTTCAGATCAGTAGCATCTAGAATGAATACTCGTAGAATGGAAACAATTTTCTTAGAACCAGGCGTTGTAGAAACTGTTACGGAGCATATTGATAAGTTCTTATCACATGAAGAAATATATAAAGAACGAGATCTTATTTATAAAACAGGTATCTTATTAAAAGGAGAACCAGGAACAGGTAAAACTTCTTTAGCTACAGCAATAGCTACATATTGCAGCTGCAATATGATGGTTGTAGATATGTCCACATTTGATACATTAAAAACTGCAGAGTTTACAGATACGATCAATGCAGATGATTTTAGATATGTGATTGTATTAGAAGATATTGACTGTATTGTTGGTAATCGTAATGATGGTGAAGAAATGAGTAAAGAAGAGAAAGCTAGATTAAATAAACTTCTTCAGTTCTTAGATTCAAATTCATCTCCAACAAATGTTATCTTTGTAGCTACAACAAACTATCCAGATAGACTAGACGATGCACTTCTCAGAGAAGGTAGATTTGACTGTTCTGTATCTGTTAAGGGAATCTATTATCAGAGAGCTTATGATATGTGTGCATCATTCGGATTTGAAGATAAGAAAATTAAACAGATTCTTCAGTCTATCATAGATGACCCATCTACAGATGTAGATTTAAAGAATGTGCCAATTAATCAGTCCAAACTTCAGAGTATTATCTTAAAGAATATTGAAGATGAAAATAAATCTGTAGTAGAATAAAAATTAATAATATGAGAGTATAGGATATTCTCCTATACTCTTATTTTTATAATTTATAAAGGGGTAGTATGGTTACATATAATATTATGAATCGAATAAAATTAGCCAAAGAAGAATCATCAGTAGATGATGATATAAAGTCTGAAAAAGATATTAATGAAGATAAAATTTCAGATGATATTAATGAGATATATAGCAAATTATGTAATGAGTTAATATCTACTGGAAAATTTATGTCTTTTAAAGAAATAGAAGATATTGATCGCATTGAAATTGGTGCTAATCGTGAAGAAATGTTTAAGCTTATTAAGATGGCATATATACATAATATAGACACTATAAGTAGTTTTAAATATCATATACCATTTATAAATAAGGGTGTTATTAAAGGATATGATAAAACTGGTAGCATTTATGCATATTTTAGAATATTAAGATTGGATATTAATAATCATATATTAACTTTGAGAATTGATGCATATAAATTAATTTCAAATACATCTACGTTTATTAAGCTTATAGATTTTATAATACAGCATAAATATTATCATGATCATATTGAGATAGAAATGTCGCGTCCTAGAACTGGTTTTGATAGGTTCAATTCATCATGTGATGTAAAATCTATATTAACTGATACCGAATATGAACTATATAAAAAGGTTTATGAATATCAAAATAGTGAATTTAGTATATTAAAGAACAAATGTTACAATCTCGGTAGTGGTATAGGTATCGATAAGGATTGTAATATTGTTGAATATATTTATGAATTAGTAATAAGAGGTACAATTACGACAAATATATTATTAGAGGAACAGAGATTGAAATATAAATCTTATAATGCTGATCCAAATAATAAAATGGAAGTAATACAATGTATAGATCCTAATGAATCGCGTAGACGGAAAGAAGTGATAATTGATGCTATTAAAATCAGAAAAGGGAAGAATTCCAAAATACGAATAAATAAAGGTGTTATTATGTTTAGACGAATAGATGTGTGGGGTGTATCTGGACATATGCGTCATTATAAAAACGGAAAAACTGTATACATTAATCCATACAAGAAAGGTCCAGCTAGACTTATCAAAGATCCAGCCCCAAAAACATATAAAGTCAAAACTTCATGATATTGCATAATAAGAAAGATATAGGAATACTCGATATCTTTCTTTTTTTGTAAAATTATATTAAATTGGTAATATATTATTATAGTGAATATAATAAACTATTTGAGAGAAAGGAAGAAATTATTTATGAAAATATGATTTCAATTATTTTATTTATTATCATAGGATTGATATCAGCCTGCACATTAGTTTTATTATTTATGAGAAAATATTATGGAATGTATAATACTTATAATTATCACAAATGGATTAAAATTGATAAGTATATTGAAATTGCAACCATACTTATAATATTTTTATTAGCTAGTTTGGGTATGATATCTAAATAACTTAAAATTTATTTTTAAAACTTATATTATATATTGCGAAAAGGAGAAATATATTATGGAAAAAATGAAAATTATGAGAGAATTACGAACGGAAGTTTTTAAATTATCTTCTGGTAAATTAAAAATGGAAGGTCCATTATGTGGAACATTTGTGCATTTTGATGATGGAAACTTCTATGATATTGGCTTAGCAGATAATGGTAAATCGATATTAATTGTTGAAGATGATCACTATCTTCATATAAACGGATTACTTTTAGCAGCAGTAGCAAGATTTAATCTCATTGGCAATGATAATTGGGTTTATGTTATTTGTATAGATAGATTCTTATCTAATATGCCAGATTATGTAAAAGCTGCAATGATAAGTCATGAAATCGGACATATTAATTCTGGTCATATTGACAATTATAGTACAAATCAAGCTAAAAAAGATGCTATAAGACGGACATTGTTTAATGTTCCTATTATGGAATATGAAGCTGATGATTATGCTAGCAGAAAGATTGGAACTGATATTTTGATAAAAGGTTATGAGTGGGTACGTAGAAATACTGATATCTCATACGTGGCAAAAACAGAATTCAAGAAAAGAATAGAAAGGTTAAAAATGGTAAACGGATATGAGAAAAGAAATAGCAAATATTATTAAACAGTGGAAAACAGAAGCAGGAGTTGAAAGTATTATTCTTGTTGGAGTGTATCCTAACTTTAGAAAAACAATTAAAATTTGTACCGATAAACCAGGATATATGATTGGCAGGGGTGGAGAATTGATAAATAAATATCGAGAAAAACTTAAAGAAATCAATCCTAATTTAGAGAATATAGAATTTATTGAAACTGATAGTTGGTTTATAAGATAGAAACAGAAAGGGCAAATATCAAAAATATGTACAATAGAAAAATATATACAAAAGAAGTATGCACTGCAAACAATTTATACTTATTCTTAGGTGTTATATCTATAACATTGATTACTATAATAGAATGCTTAGTTATTAGAAATTTTTTCGTTAAGCCTATTGATGAGGCTATACTATTAGCTATTCTTCTGCAACTACCGTGCGCATTATGTTCATTATTCGCAATATTAATACACGCATGGAAATATAGAACAGATTTCACTATATATTATTCCAAGATGGAAACAGGAGTCGATATCGACTATATAAAAGAAAATTACTGCGTGAAAGATATTGACATGTATGGAATAGTGTTTGTGAAAAAAGAAGATAGTGGTAATTTCGACATATGGGAAATTTTTCAAGGATATGATGATATATCTGATTTTGGAGAGAAAATTATTAATACTAATTCACAATAAAAATTTATAAGAGAGTAGGAATTCCTACTCTCTTTATTTTTTTTATCTATTTACTTTATTTAATAATAATACATAGTAAGTTAATACTGATTTATAATAAGATGATTTAGTAGCTGCTCTACTCTTTCTCTTTCTATATTGAGGAGAGTTTTCATCTAACCAAGTTTCAATAATTTCTTTTTGTCTAAGAATATTTTTATTTTTTGTATTTGGTTTATTTCCAATAGATTTATTTACAAATTCTATTGAAGCAATATCTTTTTGTTTACTATCAGCCAAATATTCAGATACAATAATTCTCAATAATTCTTTTATAATAGGGATATTACTAGGATCAGATTGAATAGATTCAATTATAGATTGCACTTCAGTAATTTTAACGTTACTATCGCTAGCCATTCTACATAACTTCATATCAATATTATTATTATTGATTTCTTCCATAGCTCGTTCGACATAACGTTCTGCTCTTAAAGAATCTGTATCTGCAATTCTATAATTATCTTCATCTTCGTTATCAGAATCATATGAAATATAATTTCCTTCTTCATATGCTTTGTAGTATAATTCTGCTACATTTCCCATAAATGATTTAATTCGACCATGCAACTGTTGAATTAGATCTGCTACATCTTCATCATCCATATCAGATTTAAATAAATCATCATAAGTATTTAGCCATGTTATACATAGACTTCTAATAGCTCCGAATACGCTACCTTCTCGTTTTAAATCAAATTTCTGACTCATCATAGTATTTACTACATAATCCATTACATGCTTATATTCAATAGGTTGTACTGTAGGAAATTTACTGTAATGAATAGATGGATAAAACTTTCCAGAGAATGCCAAATATATAGCAGATATTTCAGCATTTTTTCTATCCCCCTTAATAAGAAAATACCTTATAATCATCATAAGGGCTACTGTAAATGGATCTTTAGCAGCTTTAGGATTAAAGTTCATATTCCAGAAATATGTTTTTGTTAATTCTCTTCGTATTTCTTCTTCTTTTATTCCTATAGATTTAAAAAAGTTATCATTGTCATCTTGATTAAAATATATTCTAGTATAAGGAGCTATCTCATATAATTCTTTAGATCTAGCTTCTATAAATTGCTGTAAATTCTTTTTATATTTAGTAGTATTTTTTTGCATAGCTGAAGATATAATTGGATATATATTTTTAACTATAGCACTGGTTACTTTAGCCATTTTATACACCTCGCAAATATTATCTATATTAACCGAATGTTGAAAATTACCAATTTATACTATATATGTAGAACAGACTAGTAAATTTAATATAATTCCATAAAGAGGGAGGAAGTATTTATGAAGCTGAATGACACAGTAAAAATGATGAACAGTGAAGACTATAAAGAGAGATTTATAGCCGAATACCAGCAATTAAAAATTAGAATAGATGGATTAAGTGAAATGCTAAAAAAATATAAAAATGGAACTTTAAATTTCACTCCATCATGCAGCTATGATTTACTTCATGGGCAACTTAAATCAATGAAATTATACGCATCGTATCTTGAAGAAAGAGCAGTTATTGAAGGAATAGATTTAAACGTTATTAAATAATTTATAAAAGGAGGATTTATTATCATGGCAGAAGTTATGGAAATGCTTGAATTTGAAGTTGAAGCTGAGGATTTTGATGAAGAAATAGCTAAAACTGAATTAGAAGGCATTGAATTTGAAGATGATGAAGGAGAAGGTATTGGTTCAGATGATGATGGTGAAGAAGAAGACGATATCGATGATGAAGAAGAGGAGGATGATGAATAATGGCATCAATTAAAATTACACAGCTTATTTGTCCATCTTCAAAATTTAAAATTAAATGTCCGTATGGGTTAAATCCAACATCAGTAACAATTCATAATACAGCAAATAATGCTAGCGCTCGTAACGAAGTGCAGTACATGATTTCGAATAATAATAAGACATCATTCCATTATGCTGTAGATGATTTGGGTGCATATCAGGGCATTCCTGATTACCGTAATGCATACCATGCAGGACAGAAAACTGGTAACAGAAATAGTTTATCTATTGAAATTTGTTATAGTAGAAGTGGTGGATCTAAATTTACAAAAGCTGAAAAGAATGCTGCTATCCTTGCAGCTGCTAAACTTAAACAGTATGGTTTAGGTATTGATAAACTTGTAACTCATAAATCATGGAGTGGAAAAGATTGCCCTCATCGTACAATTGATCTCGGATGGGAAAGATTTAGAAACATGGTTAGGGAAAATATGAATCTTCCACTTGCGGCTGATAAAGTTACATCGCCTGCACCTGCTACTTCATCTGGTTCATACAATGGTGGATCTGTTGTTGACTATATGAATAATAAAGGCATGGATAGTTCATATTCTAATAGAGCTAAACTTGCTAAACAGTATGGAATTGCTAACTATAAAGGTACAGCTGCGCAAAATGCACAACTTCTTAAGAAACTTAAAGAAGCTGCAACTTCAAAAACAACAACTGTTAAGCCTGCAACTACTACTAAACCTGCAAGCACTGCTGCTTCTACATCTACATATAAAGGAAACTCTCTTGTAGAATATTTAGATAGTATTGGCGTAAACTCTTCATACTACAATAGAGCAGCATTAGCTTCTCAGTATGGTATCAAGAATTATAAAGGTACATCTACACAGAACCTTAAATTATTAAATCTTATGAGAAGTTCTAAAACAACAAGCACAAGTACTTCTTCTGATAAGAAAATCACATATAAAGGGTCATCTATCGTAGATTATTTAGAAAGCATCGGTCAGGATTCAGGATACGATAATAGAGCTAAATTAGCAGCTAAATATGGTATCAGTGGATATAGAGGAACAGCCTCACAGAACACAAAACTTCTTAAGAAAATGCGTGGATTCTAAAAAATAAAAATATATTTCCCATAGGATGAAATATCCTATGGGAAACTTTTATAAAATGATTGGATAAAAGGTAATATTATTCTTTTGTATTATATATTATTATGGTGAATCAAATAAAACAGTATAATTTTATTTACACAGGAGGATAAAATCTTATGAATAAGAACAAACCAAAATTTACAGTATTACTTTTCTCTTATGGCACAGATATTAATACATCAAACATATCTAATTCTGAATATTGTTTCGAATTTATGAATGCTAACGAAATGAGTCAAAAACAACTTTTAACATTTATTTCATATAACAAACCTAAAGTAATTGTAGCTGACATTTTTAGATCAGGTTTTGATATATTACATATGATCGATTACATAGGAAAGATATATAAATATAATCCAATTATAATTGCAACTGGTGATATAATAAATAATAATATGATTAATAATGTATTGACTGCAGGGTGCAATCATTATATGAAATATCCAATACATACAGATTCATTAATATCGACCATATTAATGCTTAGCAAAGTTGCAATTATAAATGCTATAACTTCTACACCTGCAGATTCTAAGAATAATAAGAATATTGACATCACAGTTTCACTTGATAAGATGCTATCTGATATTGGAATACCTTATAATATCTTAGGCAGAAAATTTATTACCGACGCAGTTATATATATTATGAAATATTGTGGTGGTTACTTGTCAGGTATACATATTACAAAAGATATATATCCATATGTGGCAGAAAAAAATAAAACTACATCACCTAGAGTGGAAAGAAATATCAGGCACGCTATAGAAAGAGCCTATAATTCGAATCACTCTGCAGAGAATATTAATAAGTATTTTGGAAATAGTTATTCGTGGAATAGAGATAAACCTACTAATGCTGAATTCTTATCATGTGTCTGCAATAAGCTTTTATTAGAGTATGGTATGGAAGTATAATAGCATTAAATTAAAGAGGGAGTATATATATATTTCATACTCCCTTTTATTTTTTATTTATATTGAAACTATATATTAATATATAAGGAGAATATTCATATAATGTACGGATTATTAAAAATAAGTGCATCTATAATTATATTATTTGTAATCTTTTCATTGATATATTGTATTATAAATATATATATATATAAATTATATTTTATTGATACTACTGGAATTACAGAATTTGATAAAGAAATGGAGAAAAAAGCTTGTAACTATATTATATCGGTATCGATATTATGTATAGCATTATTTATTTTTTTATTATTTATATTATTAAACTAGAAAGAGAGATATAAAACATGAAAAATGTAGGACAATTTCATAAAGTTAGTTTTGAACAATTTATGGAAGGAATTCATCGTTTTTGTGATAAAGGACCTTTGAAAGATTATTTATTATTAGATGAATCACATGTAAAAACAAAAATATATGACAATATTAAATTGCCAGATAGATCTACAGAAGAATCTGCTGGATATGATTTCTATTTCCCATTCAATGATATGATACTATTACCAGGAGAATCTGTAGTTATTCCAACTGGAATTAGAGCACAAGTTATCAGTGAATGGTTTTTGGGTATATATCCAAAAAGTGGATTAAGTTTTGATTATAAAGTTCGTCTGGATGATACTATTGCTGTTATAGATGGTGATTATTTTAACGCAGAAAATGAAGGTCATATTTACTTAAAAATAACAAATGAAAACAATCAGAATAAAAGTTGTTTAATCCCTCATAATAGCAAAATTGTTCAAGGTATATTCCTTCAATATGGTATAGTTGTTGGAGATAACTGTAAAGTTAAACGCAGAGGTGGTATGGGACATACAGACCATCTTCGCAGATTAGAGCATACTGTATAAATTTGAAACATTCATTTAAAAGGAGGTTTTATACATATGCTATTAAAAAATGAAATAAAGCCAGTGCACGCATTGGCTATGCATTTATATTTTGATGACGGTTCTGAAAAAATTGATACTGTTAGAGAAGGAGATATTCTTTCTATTGAATATAGACGAGAATTTAAAAAACTTAAAGGAACTGGAAAAGTGGTAAAAATTGCAAATATTTATTATCCTGGAAGTGAAAATATTAGTGCAGTTTTAACTATGGATTTTGCCGATAAATACGAATCTACAATTATTAAGATTCCTACAGAGGATATATTAGATTTTGATAAAATTGTAGTACGAAAACCAAATAGTGCTAGAATTGGTCATGCTAATATAGGTGGATCTAGACTTGAATAATGGAGGTATTTATAAATGCCTAAAATGACCAAAGAACAGAGAAAAAAAGTAGAAACAATGGTATTAGAGTCTATGGATAAAATTGATAAATCGGGAACAAATTCAGATTATTATAGACAGCTATTTGCCAATATGAGTGATACTCAATTCTACAATCTTATGAAAAAACAATTACCATTTAGATTTCATGATAAACCGTCAATTACTGAACCATCGATGTCTGATTGTATAGAAGCATTGGATTATTTAGGAGTTCCATTAATGGAAACCATTACATTTCCATACTTCTATAAAAATAAAGATGGAGTTCCAGTATCTGGCCAGGAAGAAGCTATGGTAGTATATTTACCATTAAAGAAAGTTCAGCAGTTTGTTACAAAGAAAAATAAATGGGCTCCAGAAATATCTAATAGAGATATGAAAACTGGACGTTTATTGGGCGGAGATAAAGGTGCTGGAACTTCTGATAGAGAATTTGAATCATTAGCAATATCAGATTTAACTAATACCATGAAAGAATTTAGTGGACCTAAAGCTGATTCAATGGCTGCAATGAATGCTATGTATAATACAATTGGTACTACTGGAATTGTGAGATTAGAGGATCTGCCAGATTCAGTTGATGATTCATTAGCAAGAAATATGTTTAATGTGTATCTTATTGGATCTCATTTGAATAGTAATCTCATAAATCAAGGTGATTATACAATGTATACAATAAAAGATAGAAGGCGTGCTGGAGTGGAACGATCTTAATTCTAATTCTTTTAATACTTGTATATTATTAATATGAGAAGAGTTTAAAAATATAAGATAAGGAGGGTATGAAAAATGCCAACAACGAACGGAAATGGAAATTATGTAATTTCAGAACAGGGAGATTTAGGTTTAGGCTTAACTCCATTTAATGAACAAGAAGACAGAACTTCTAATGAAGAAGATGATAGATTTAAAGAATCTCCAAGAAGAATATAAGTACATAACTAGATACTCTTAATTGAGTATCTAGTCATATCTTAAATAAGGAGTACTATAAAATGAATAAAAGAATTCATCTGTTACTTATAAACATTTTTAAAGAAGATTATAAAACTTATGATATTGTATTATTAGCAACATCGCAAAATAAAACTATATTAGAATATTTACAAGAAGATTATATAAAAGTAGCGATGGAAGGATATGAGTCTATTATAAAATTCTTAAAAGATAATAATGCTATTTTGTTAGGAAATCGTTCACCTTTTGATCCTACCAAATATGCTAAACAATCAATAAATAATACTTATCAATCAATATACATCATGAGTGCAGATGTTCATATGATTGGAGTATTGGGGGTATAAACATGTTAACTGTTTATATTATATCATTATCATATGTGATAGTATCTGTGTATTACCTTATCAAATATGATTTTATACATGATATAAAAGCTAAATTTATTATAATATTATCTATAATTCTATTATTAATATCTATATGTGGAATAATAAGTGAAGTTACTGGAATTCCTATTAAAGATATTCTTAATTTAATATCGCTATCAAATAATTAAGGAGGGTTATATGCATGTATTATTTATACAAGATTCTACAATAGAACATTGCGAATTTAATTATATAGCCAAAGTATCAGATAATATAAATGAATTAAATCAAATATTGGAAGAATTCAATATTGCTTTGGTAAAAAGTTTCAATGATTTACAAATGTTTTTTGATAAGTATGAACCGCAAGCAGTGGATATTGAAGCTATGTGTGGTTATTGCACTCATTGGATAGATATAAAAGATTATGATGCATATTTATGCGGACATTTAACTCCATTTATAAAAACATTAAATTTTAGAAATAGTGGAGGAAAAATAGATGATTCATGTATTAAAAGTTAAGTTGAATAGCTATGATGAGAATAGTAATGATGCTATTATAATAGCAGCTTCAACTAGCTATGAGAGAATATGTGATATTTCTCAAGAATTTAAAAATACAATACATTTTGGGCCAACAGCTATGATGAATTTTTGTATTAAAAATAAAACAATATATGAACCTACAAATACATTATTTGTAAATCCAGATGAAGAATCTGATCCTTGGAGGATTCGAGGTTATGATACAATTAGAAATTTTTTAAATGCATTCTATTCAATTAAAATAGAAATAATACCAGTACATTCGGTATAAGTATATATTTAAGGAGGAGAAATAATAATGAGAACGAGAATTATTGGAGTAGGAGCTGCTGGAAACAAAGCAGCAATCAGTGCAGTAGAGGACAAAATTGAATCTATTGAAAACGTATTACTTGTAAACTCTACAAGAAAAGACATACCTGCAGATTATAAAGGTAATGTAATATGTTTTAACAATGCATATGGTGGATGTGGAAAAGAAAGATCTCTATCTAAAAAGCTTGTAGAAGAAAATATTATGGGCGGACATTTAGATTTAGAAGATTTCTTAGGAATTGATACAGATAATGAAGCTGAATTAGTGGTATTAGTATCATCAACTGAAGGAGGAACAGGCTCAGGAGCAGTACCACTTCTTGCTCATTATATTAAAGAGTCATATGATATTAATGTACATTGTTTCGCATTTACTGGATTTGAAGAAGATGGTAGAGGATTAATGAATACTGTACAGTATTTCCAGGAAATGAAAGAATCTTTTACTGTTGAATGTATTCAGAATTCAAAATATATGGATAAATTTGACGGTAATAGATTAAAAGCCGAACGTGCAGCTAATATTGATTTCTGTAAAAAGATAAGTATCTTATACGGAAACCCATTGGTGGCATCTGATCATAATATTGACGAAACAGATTTGTTTAAAGTTTCTACAACACCAGGGTATATGATCATTGAAGTGAAAGAATTCTCTAAGATAAAAAATAGAGAAGGTTTTAGACAGATGGTAACAGCTATGATTGATGAGACTACAACACTGGATCTCAATGATAAAAGTCAAATACGATTAGCAGTTATGATCAATATTGATGAAGATTTGACAGGTATTATAGATTATCAGGATATTTTAATTGATAAATTGGGCACATGTTTTGAAAAATTTGAACATATTCAGCATGAAGAAGATATGCCTAATTTTATTGCATTTATTTCGGCTGGATCAAAAATACCTGTAAAAGAAATAGAAGCTATTTATGATAAGTATTTAAAATATACTACAAAAGTAGATAAGAAGAAAGATTCATTCTTTTCAAAGAAATTTGATATGGATAAAAACGATACAATGTTTGATGTGTCAACTCCAAAGCCAAAAAAGAAAAGAATGGATAAGTCTGCATTCTTTGCAAAGTTAGAATCAGACAATGATGAAAACAATGAGGTAAATATTACATCTCCATATTAATGATGGAGCGAGAGGAGAAAAGAAAAATGTTTTTCGGAGGAATGCTAAATGAAATGGCTGAACGCCACCCATTACAACCAAAGCAATTTATTGATATAAATATGCTTGATAGTATTGAGATGAATCCTAGCATACTAGTACCAAGATTGTCCAATATTAATAACATTGATGACAATTTATTGTTTCAATTATTACAGGAAGCTTATACTCATATTCTAGACAAATCTTTTATAGATACCAATAGTGTATTAATTGCAAATTTATTTACAAATGAAAGATTTGTTGAAATATTCACTAGAGTATTATCGGCAAAAACTGATTCCTTTACATTAGATCAAAAAATCAATTGTAACCGACTGATTTATGATTTTATGATCTATAAGAAAGATCCAAATATTATGAATCTTTTATATGGATTAGCGAGAACAATTAATAGGGACTCCATTCCAAGATTATATGGATATGGTTTCTCGAATAAGTTGATTATTGATTTAATTATTTCTCGTTATTCGACAAAAGACCAAAAAGTTGCAATGAAACGAGTAAATTGTACAATTATGAATTCAGATATTGATATGATGACTGAGCAAAATATTGTATATATTTATGAGAAATTCTTTGATCATCTTTCACCAATGTTTGAAGGCATAATGTTTGATGTATGGGAAGCAGATAGTATGACTATTAATCAGGAAGAGATTTATGGTAGAATTACATTAGCTATATTGGATATTCTTAACGAAAGTCCATTAGATGTGATTTATGCTGTATTGAAGAATTATGCTCAAACTAAATGCTACTTACAGAATGCTGCACCTGTAAGAATAAATCTTAAATCAATTGCAGTGTCTGATTATGGACGAATTTGTCAGATGGTGGATTTATTTGAACAATCAGAACGAGAATTAGTATTAATATAAAATATATTTGAGGTAGATAGTCAGTAGGCTATCTACCTCATTTATGATAAGTATAGCAATATTTGTACTATTTTTATTTTTTAATATGTGCGAAACATGTTAATAAAATAAAATGATAGAAAGGATGAAATTTTTTATGGGACGATTAGCTTCAGCGTTTAGAGAAAGAGTCGGTTCAATGAAAGATTCTCGAATGAAAAATGAAACAGAACGTGATATTGCATACCCTACTGGTTTTTTGGGATTTGATTTTTTAAATGGTACTGTTATTCATGTAAAATCCGATACTATGGATTTTACATACAATTCTGTCGGAATTGTAGATGGTTCTATGGTTACTGTAATTGGTAGATCCGGATGTGGTAAAACCACATTTATTATGCAATCTGCTGCAGAAATTATTAGACCATTTCCTACATCATGTATATATCATGATGATATTGAAGGTGGTATTGTAGAGTCAAGAAAACGACTTCTCATGAGAATGGGAAATGAAGAAATGGAAGATAAATATATTGCTAGAAATAGCGGTGTAACAGCTGAAAACTTTTATCAGAGAATCAAAATGATTCATGATTTAAAATTAGAGGATAGAGCTGAATATGAATATGATACTGGTTTATATGATGAACGAGGAAATCGTATTTATAAATTAGAACCTACAGTTTATATTCTTGATTCATTAGCTATGCTCATGCCAGAAAAATTAACAGAAGAGGAAGAATTATCTGGTCAGATGTCTACAACAGCTGCAGCAAAAACAAACTCAGCTATTTTTAGACGAATTATTCCTATGCTTAAAGCTGCTAATATTATTTTATTCGTAGTAAACCATATTACAGAATCAGTTGAAATTAATATGTTTGCTAAGAAGAAAGCACAGGTGGCATATTTAAAACAAGGTGAAAGTCTTGGTGGAGGTAGAGTAGCAGTATATCTTACTAATTTACTAATTAGATTAGATGATAATGCTAAACTTAAAGAAACTGAAGGATTTTATATTAAAGGGTCTGTAGTAGAAGCTACATTGGTTAAATCCAGAACAAGCGCTTCTGGTAGATCTGTAAATCTCATATTTGATTATGAAAAAGGATTCGATAGAGAATTGTCATTATTCTATATGCTTAAAGATCAAGGAATTGTTACTGTAAGCGGAGTATCAATGACATTCGGAGGAGAGGAAAAAGTTAGATGCCCTCAGAAAGAATTTAAAAATAAGCTTAGAACTGATCCTGAATTCCAGCAATTATTTATGAAATATGCTATGATTGGATTGCAGAATCTTATCAATAAACCAGTTGAATGCGAAGAGGAAGACGAAATATTTGATGTATCTTCTGCATTGTTAGGGTTAGCAGGAGCAGCTTAATTATAATATAGACTAGCAGTGTTATCATTGCTAGTCTGTACATATTCAAGTTTCAGATTGGTTGTATATTATATTTTTGAAGGAGGTATAAATTTTACATGTCCAGACAAAAATATTACGACGCAAAATCATTATGTCCATTTGGATATTATATAGAAGAAGAATATGTGTGTATTGGATGTGGAGAGCCATGCAAATTAGGTATGAATCCAAATAAATATATATGTTCGGATTTTACTAAATATGAGAAAAATTATAAAACTGACCAAGAAAGGGGCGACCGACAATGGCATCAATAATGGACTTGGAAAAGACCATTGGTTATGAGGAAGCTCGATTAACATCGAGAGAGCAAATGGGTGGAAAAGGATTGTTCCAACCATTTTCTAGCACAAACTCTGGTTCTAGAAAGATAATGCAAGAAAGCCAATTAGAGCAAGCTATGCAGATTCTTAAACCAGAAGTTCCAGTAATAGGTACTGGATATGAAAATAGATATGGCGATGAAAGTTCATCTATTATTAGAGCAGAGTCTGATTTGGAAATTGTTGATAAAATATCTAAGTTCACAACAAATCCAAATGAGTCATATTACTTAATAACAAGAGATATTGATACTGGAAAATTTGGAGTAATCACTAAAGTTCCATATCGTTATACTACAGAAACATATGGTTATTTATATGATTATGACAATACAGTATTGGATAAATTGGATATTGGATATGAAATATCTGAAGGGGAATTAGTAAGATCTTCATATTCATATGATGAGTATCAGAATAGATGTGATGGTGTAAACTTATTATGTGGATATATCTGTTCGGATATTACTATGGAAGATGGTATTGAGTTATCAGAATCCGCAGCAAGAAAATTAGCATCTCCATTATTAAAAAGAGTACAGGTATCATTGAATGATAATGATATTCTTCTAAATTTATTAGGAGATAAGGCATTCCCAGATATTGGGGAGTATGTTAACAATGGTATTCTTGTCGGTGTTAGACGAGAAAAGATTGAAGAATCTTTATATATGCAATCTATAGAAAGATTAAAACAATTGTTAATCAGTGATGAGAAATTCACAGTAACAGGGAAGGTTATAGATATTAATATATATTCAAACTCTCCAGAAATTTTACAATCCAGATATTCTAATCAGCAAGTGTTATATTATTACAATGAGCATATTAGAGTATGTAAAGAAATTGTAGAATGTATTAATCGTTTAAGAAAACAGCATGGATATATCCATATGGAACGAGAGTTAGAAGAATTATGGTTTAATTCTAAACGTGAATTAGAAGGAACAACTTTCATCAAAGATAAAAGTTTTACTGGTACTTTGGTAGAGTTTTATATATTGGAAGAAAGTGTTCCCATTGCAGGAGATAAAATTACAAATAGATTTGGAGGTAAAGGTATTATTGCCAAAATAACTCCAGATCATCTTATGCCTGTAACAGAAAATGGTGACAGACTTGAAGTATGTTTCAACGGATTTACATGTACTAATAGATTGAATTGGGGTCAATTAGCGGAGGTTTCATTAACATTTATTGGTACAAGATTATTGGAATATATTAGAGATAATAATATTAGTTTGGACGATTCAATTGAGATGATTTATAGATATATATCTTATGTATCTCAATCTGAAGCCAATGAATTTTATGAAATGATGTATCATGATAGTGCTACTAATAACGATAGAGGTTGGTATATTGATCAAATGATAGAAGATGGATATATTTTATTATCAAATAAACCTATGTCTGAAAGTACAAGTATTGATATATTACGACAATTATATCATGAGTTCCCGTTTATAAAGCAATATAAAATGATTATTCCGATAGAAGATAGTAACGGAAATATTAGATATATTCCTGGATTAAGAGAAATGGTAGTAGGTAAAATTTATATTTATAGATTGAAACAGTACGCTGAAGAAAAATTCTCAGTAACAAGCTTATCATCTACAAATATTAAAAATGAAAATACCAGATCAAAAGCTTCTAAAAATCATAAAGCATTATATACAGATACTCCAATCAGATTCGGTGTAGCTTAACAGCAATTCACAGCATATCCAGTGATGGGTGTGTTCCAAAGGAGTTAAATGCTAGGAAGTGGGTTAAGAGCCGTATTCTCCACAACGTAATCTGCAAAGATAAGCGTGATGGTTGCGAAAGCAGAAAAAATATAATACGGATGAATATATGGTGAAATAAAAGCTTATATTATTGATCGTCTAGAATGATATAAGTCCTAAGTATTCGATAACAAGCCCATCTTTAGCAGCGAACTAATCTTAATGGTTAGACGTTCAACGATCAGCCCCTGGCGGGGGCGGCGAAAGCCTTAATGTAGAACCTCAAGCAGATCTACTATGATAGATCTAGGAGGAAGAAAAATACCTCTCCGTTAATATTAACGGATGGACAAATGATCTACGCACGTTCTGTAATGGAAGTGACATGGAATTGACCATGCATTATAAGTTGCGATTATAATGAAATAAGGTAATTATAAATTTAATATTAAATATCTAATATATTATATATTTATATCAACCCTAACAACTTCATAAAAAATATTTTTATGAAAGGAGGGTGAAATATATGAGTGATATTGAATATATAGGAAATAAAATACAATTATATCCAACTGATGAACAAAAAGATATTATAAAAAGATATTTTGGGATTATGAGATATATCTACAATTTTGCAATAGAAATTGAAAGTGAATATTTTAAAAATACGAATAAGATATTATCGCAATTCGATATAAATAATTTATTTACTGAATTTAAAAATAAGCCAGAAAATTCATGGTTATTGGAATACGATTCAACTACTATGAAAATTGCATTATGGGATGCTGTTAATGCATTCAAAATGTATTTAGCTAAAAAATGCGATTATCCTAAATATAAATCTAAGAAATCTATAGCTCAAAGTATGGCTATAAGAGCAGATAGATTAACTATAGGAAAATCTTCAGTTAAAATTTCTAAAAAAATTGGAACTATTTTATGTGGACATATACCAAAAGAATATTGTATAGGTAAAAGTTCTACATATAAAGATGATCCTAGATATAGAGAATATTATAACCCAAGAATAACATTTGATGGTGAAAATTACTATTTAAGTTTTACTATGAAAAAATCAGATAATATGAATTTTTCTAACTATGATAAGATGCATAATATCATAGAAAATAGTCCATATAGTGATACTATAGGAATTGACTTAGGATGTAGTAAAACAAATTGGATAGTTGATTCAAATGGGATAAAAATACAATTGCCTAATATTGATAAGGAGTCCAAGAAAATAAAAAGACTTCAAACAAAATTAAATAGGCAGTATAATATTAATGCTTCGAGACTCAAGAAGTGTGATGGTATTAGAACGAAAAATATGGATAAAACTATTTGTAAAATAAATAAATATTATCGTAAAAAGTATAACAGAAAACTGAACGAAGTTCATAATTATGTATCTCATAATATAATAGCACTAAACCCTCAAGCTGTTGTTATTGAAGATTTAAAAGTTTCAGATATGCTTATAAAAGATACATCAAGAATACCAATGTCTGCTAAGCAAGCATATAATGCTAATATACTTGAACATTGCTTATATAAGGTTCAAGAAATAATAGTATACAAATGCCAAATGCATGGTATTCCTATAATTAGAGCTGATAAAAAATATCCATCTACTAATAGATGCAGTTCATGTGGAAATATTCATAATATTGGGGCTAGAAAAATATATAGATGCCCAGTATGTGGATTAGTTATAAATCGAGATGATAATGCTGCTAAAAATTTAGCTATTTATCCTACATTAAATTTCGTATAATATTCATCTAAATAAATATTACGGATATAATTGTACCGAAACCGTATTCGGGAACTTAAGCCCCGATCACTGTATACAGTGATCCACTAAGATTATATACTTAGTGTGGAGTTTCATACATGATGGGACTATGAAGGGGGAAAGTGTTATTAGATATTTATAATAAATAATAATTACTTACGGAAATGGAAACTGGCGATTTATTACACATGGGTGCAGCAAATGTTGTGCAATGTTTAATGACTCATTCAGTATCTCCACAAGCTAGACGTTTAATGAGAGAAGCAATCACTGGAGATCCATATCATGTTGATATTAATCTTGACAGTAATTCTAAAAATAGAAATGTTGAAATTCTTAATGCATATTTGAAAACAATGGGTCTTAAATTAGAATTTGTAAAGAAAGCTAAAAAGAAGACTAGATTATTTATGCATAGACCTATCAGAAAGATTGAGAAGGTTGAATATAAACCATTGTTTAGAAAGATTCCTGAGGAAGAAATGAGAGTAGCAGATCCAATGAAGGATTTCTACCGTAGTGTAGAACTCAGAGAACAATCAGAAAAATATTTATTCCATCGAAAATTATTTACAAAAATAGAGAAGAAAGAATAGATATTAATGAGGACTGCAGAGATGTAGTCCTCTTATTTCTTATGAATTTGGGAGGGATACAATGTTAGCTAGTTATAAATACGTATTAGTATTTCAGTTATATGAAAAGTATGTAGATACCTCATATTTTTCAATGATTTGTGTTAGTGAAAATTATGACATATTAGATGAAATGAAGAATAAAATCGTTTATCTTATTAAAAATGAAGATGCGGATAATCTATTAAGATTACTATATGATATACAAGATCCAGAAACAGAGATTCCAGATAGTGAAAATGCTAAAGATAGTATGTATATATTTGATACCGAAGATCTAAAAAATACAATATTTGATTGGAAAGATTATATATTGGATAACATTGATACCACATTTATGATATATCCAGTTAGATATATTATATATAGAGGATGATTTTTATGAATACCAATAATATACAAGAAAATGAATTGAGTGTAGATTTTATAAAATCAGATAAAGAATATGATCATGTGTATAATATTGATAATAGTAGCATGTACGATGTGCCTATAATTCATCATGAACTAAAACCGTTATCAAAAGAAAAATTAGATAAAATAATAGGAAAATCTAGGATACCGCATTTTAGTAATACAATGGTCAAAACTAATCAATGTGTATATAATATATCTGAGATGATTACTGAAAATTTTTGTTTATTAAAAGATAGAAAAAAGGAGGAAGACTGATGATTTATATTTTGCAGTTAGCCATTTGGGATATAGATTACTTTAATGGAACTGTATTAGCAGCTTCGGAATCTCCATCTTTATTAGGAAAAATGAAAAATGATATAATAACACTTGTCAATGAGGGTGATGAAAATAAGCTTGCTCAGTATATTGGTGAAAATTATAATTATATACCTAACCCTAGAGTTAATATTACAAAAGATCAAACATCTCCTGAAAATTTGGCTAAAGATTTAATACTTTATATGGAAGACAATATATACAAAGATCAACTATTAGAAATTATACCTATCAACGTAATATAAGAAGTTTTATATCGTGAAAGAAAACAAAAAATGTATTCAAGTTGAAGGTGTTAAAGATACATCTGAATCTATTTAAGATTGTCAGTTAAATGGATCTTTTGGTTATATCTCTATGATTTTGATCGTATGAAGCATATAGATAAAAGCAGTATGCATGTATCCTCATATATGATACATTATGAAATGAATTTATATGACGAAGAGAGAAACAAAGTGATTTAAATATGTAGAATTACAAATTTGAGGTGATATTATGTTTGCTTTACTTGTTAAATTAGATGATGATTTTTATATAATGAAAATACATGAAGATGAGGAAAAATTATTAGATGAAAAAGATAAAATTATTGATATTATAAATAATAAAGAAGATAATCTTAATCAATATTTGTTTGATAATTATTTGAATACTCATGAACGTCAAGATATGAGACGTAGAGTAGTAATTGCACATAATACCTATAATGAACAGGTATTAGTTGTAAAAGTTAAAAGTAGTATGATATAGAAAGGGGATAAATATATGTCACATGTAAATTTTTATACAGATGATAGGAGGATTGTACCGATTCGTACAGATAATATACAAAATACTATAGTATCTGTAGTGGATATATTGCGAGAAGATATAACTAAAATTAATAATAAAATAAGCAAACAAGAAGCTTTTAATAAAAAAATTAATAGAAGAAAAACGTGGACTAATCCTAGAATTTATAAAAGACCTGGGAAGAGACATGTTAGATAAGGAGAATTATTTATGATTACTGCTGAATTTGAAAAAGAACGTGATTTTTTGAAAAAGAAATATGGTTTAAAAGAAAGATATGTTTTAATATGTGCTGCAATCGAAGATGTAGATGAACATGGATATTTTTCTTGTATAGAACCAATGTGTGTATACGATAATATCGATAACTTGCAAAAGGCTAAAGATGAATTATTTAGACATGCAACAGAAGATTCATTTGAAGAACTGGAAAAATATATTGGGAAGAGATTTTTTAATACCCATGTAACCAATATATTTAACGATGGTTCATTCCATTCGACTGATTCTGAATTATATACTAAATCCAAAGCTGCAAAGATTGCTGATTTTTTATATACATTCTGCAATAAGCATATAGAGCCTAATGTAATAGAATCCAGACAAATATTTGATAGATGTATATGTGCAAGCTTAATAGAATTTAGTGAAACTAAAAAAGAAGATATTGTGGAAGGTGAATAATTATGGTACTTAGTTACGATCAGTTAGGAGAACTATATCTTTATACATGTAAAGATAATCTAAATATCAATCTTAGTAAAAATAATTATGCGGAAAATCTCTATGATACTGCGAAATATCTTATAGATGCAGCAAATGATGAATTGCTGATTACAAATGAAGGTCATCATCATATGCTATATGCAATGGATACATTACTGGATAAAATATATAAAGAAAGCGACTCCGCAAAATTTTCTGAAGTAGTGAAGATGATACCAGAAGGATTCAGAGTGCAAATAAAAGCTATGAATACTAAAATCAATAAACAGCTTATAGATGATAAAATAAATCCTGCAGATTTATTTTACAGATCATCTGGAAGAAGCGTATATCAATCTTGGGATAAAATGTAATAAATTTATATATTATTCTTTTGATATATAGAAAGGAGGATATATTATATGATAATAGGTTCGAATTGCTCATTACAAGATATTTATAAAGATTTACAAGACGGTAGATTATCACTATTATGGGCAAATCTTTTACAGGTTAATCAATATATTTTATATCTACTTCAGAAACAAAATTTAACAGAAGATGAAGTGAAAGATTTAGAATTATTGATAAAGATAGGTAATATTACCTATAATAATATGGATACTAATCCACCAATAGAAGATGGTATATATGATTTAATGATTGAATGTTATAGAAGATATAACAACAATGTTTATCCTGTAGGTGCAGAGCCAGTACAGTTTAAGCCAGAGCATGCGACTTCTGAGAATACTGTTAGAAAAAGATTATTCGAGAAGATTACTGATGAAGAATTGGAATATGAAAAACAGATGATGTTTCCAGAAATATTACAATATAGCCATAATCATTTTAATATTATTACTCAGACAACAGAAAATTCTACAATATCTAAAAGATTACACAATACTTCCCATAATCATCCTGATTTAGTAGGAACTTTTGATAAATGTAAGTTTGTTCTAAATTCTCAAGCAGCAGATGCAGGAGTTTTAAATGATTCTAATGTCAGAGTTGTAGAAAGGGATTTCTTCCAACCACTATTAGAAGCTGGGGTGATAGGTGCTAACGAGAAATTAACTGTAATTGCTACATTGAAGTATGATGGTATATCTGTAGAAGCAGATTGTTCAAGTATACTTCATTCGGCTAGAACAAGAGGAGACACTGGAGTTGGAAAAGCTTCAGATATAACACCAATTTTAGCAGGATATAGATTTCCAAATAGTCTATCTCAAGCTAATGGTATTAAGTTTGAAGCTATTATATCTGAATATAATTTGGCTAAATTAAATGATAGAAAGAATTATCAATATGCAAATTGTAGAATGGCTATAATTGGCGTTATGAATTCATCTGAAGCAACAAACTATAGAGATTTAATAACTCTAGTTCCAATATCCACTGACATAAAAGATGGACAAGGTAATCCATTAGATAGATTAGTAGAATTGGATTTCTTGAATAGATATTATGCTACTGATGAAATAATGAGATATAGCGTATTTACTGGAAATTATGCTAGTTTATTATATCAGATGAAACGATTTGTTGAGGAAGCAGAATTTGCTAGAACTAGACTTCCATTTATGTATGATGGAGTAGTTTTTGAATTCTACGATCCAAAAGTTAGAACTTTATTGGGAAGAGATAATTTTATTGATAGATACAAAGTAGCAGTTAAATTCAATCCAATAAATAAACAAACTATATTTAGAGGATACACTTATACTGTAGGACAAGACGGATCAATAACACCAATGATTCATTATGATCCAATTGAATTTATGGGAACTATTCATGATAAATCTAGTGGGCATTCTTATAAAAGATTTAAAGAATTGGATTTACATTATGGAGATATCATAGATGTAAAATATGTGAATGATGTCATGCCATATGTATATAAACCAGTAAATGCTCATAATAAAAGAAATTCAAAGAATGCAAAAAGTCCAGGAGTTGATTTATTTCCAACACATTGTCCATTCTGTGGCGGTGAGATAGGAGTATCGTCAACTGGAGATAGTGCATATTGTTTAAATATGCATTGTCCAGAGATAGCAGTCAAGAGAATGACAAATATGCTAGCCAAACTTGGTATTGTTAACTTTAGTGAAAATACTATAAGAGCATTACCGTATAGAACTTTTAGAAGTCTTATGATTGCTAGCGAAGATCCAAATAACTTTGCAGTTTTAGGACCAAATGAGAAACTTGATTTTTCTAATCAATTGCAAAATATTAAAAAGGTTCCTCAGAAAGATTATAAAATAATCGGTTCTTTAGGGTTTACGAGTATTGCTGAAAAGACTTGGAAGTTAATATTATCTAAAATTAGTTTATCTAAATTCTTAGAATATTATAAGAGTGGTGGATATACTCAAGATAATTTGAGATCTACTCTAATTAATATTAAGGGTATTGGTGAAACTACAATAGAAGTAATATTAAATGAAATGGAATTATTTGTAGATGATATTATTTATATTTTAAATAATATTCCACTTACAGATAGCGTTAGAAATTCATTAATAAAAGCTCCACAGATTAGATTTACTCACTGTAGAGATGCAGAATTAGAAAAATATTTAGACTCTTTAGGATACGATGCTGATAGTAGTGCTGGAGTTACAAAAGAAACTACAGTTTTATTAGTTCCATATCCAGAATTTACACAGGGTAATAAATATAAGAAAGCTGCAGTTTATGGAATTCCTATTGTAAGTATAGAGGAATTCAAAGAAAATATGAATCAATATTTATAATTTTACAATTACCCAAACACAAGAGTAATTATATATTATAAATTTGATAATATAACAAAAAATTATAATTTTAAGGAGGTACTTGCGAAATGAAACTGAATGAAAGTAGTTTTGCGCAGAAAACAGTAGAAGTGTTTAAGGCTGAGGGGTATGAAGTAGGAGATAATGAGATTTTAATATTCCTCGAAGCAATTATTGAAGGAGCTAGTGATTATCTTAGAATCGTTAAAAACAAACAGAAAAATGCTGTAGTGTTCAAAGATCTCAAATCTAACTTCATTATGGCAGCTGTTCTTGAATATAATGTAAACGAAGAAGATGAAGATGCTCAGGATAACTATAACTATTACTGGACATTCGATAAAAACGATATCGACGAAAACACAAATGTGTATGAAAATACTCAGACTCAGGTTCAGGCATTAGTGAACAAGAGAATGCATGATAAAGCATATACAGTTACAGAAGTACTTATGGCATATATTGAAGGAAAGATTTTAGGAATGCTCGTAGACTTCTGTGATAGCCTTGCAGTTGAAGGTAAAACCATAGAGGTAACACATGAAGGATTCTTTGAGATTCTTATCGGTGTCGAAGATGGAAGAATTTTGAAAGTTATGGTGCCAGATGGTCCAATGAAAGTTCTTATTAAGGATGATGCTTCAACAGTAGCTTAATAGAATTTTCAAAAAGTAAAGAATTATCCTGTGTGTCTTTATCGGCACACAGGTTTAATTTTTGGTATTTTTTATAGAATAGGTGAAAATATGAGTAACATGGATATGATTAAAATAAACATAAATGAGAAATTATACGATGTAGTAGATTTGAGTGATTATATGAATAATAAAGATGCATATATTCAAAATCAAACTGCTATTGAAGTGGATGGTGTTGCACTTCCAATTATTAGTTCTAATGATAGAAGAAATCATGGTATAATATTAGGAGATTTATTTCATAAAATTTCTATGCCAGAAGATCCAGTAAATTCTGAATATCATATGTCAAAAGCAATAGATTTATCTCGTAGTAAAGATATTGGAGAATTACTTGAGAAACAAGAAGCTGTTAGAAATATTGAATATGAAATATTAACAAGTGCTAATAGTATATTTAAACCTATGATAGGCCCAGATGATAGCGCAGCAATACGTGCTTTAAAAGAAGCAGTTATTGCAAAGCATATTGATTTGGATAAATATGAACCTAGATTTGGTCCTAATTATCCAAATGATAAACGATTACTTCATAAGGATAGAATATCAATTCAAATGTTAGAGAGAGTATGCAATGCTTTAGATATTAAAGCTACATTAACATTGACAGATGAAAGTCCAGATGTGCCTAATCCTATGGGGACAACAATTACAGTTGATTTAACTGGAGTTGTAGATGGAGACTCATATGATGAATGATAAATATGAGCCATCAAAGCATATAAAAGCTGCACAACATTTTAGAGAAACTGTCACTAAATCTTTTATTAAAGCTGGCAGTTCTATTCAAAAACTTGCAGATGCGGCAATTGCTTCATATAAGGAAGCAATAACGAAACAATTTGGAGGTAATGACCAAGATGTATAAGAATCAAAGAGAGTTTATCAGAGAATATAATGATAAACATAGAGAGCAATTCAATAGACAATTGATCACTAAAAGTGAAGATTATATTATAGAAGAGCTCAAGAAAGTTATCTTGGCTTGTCAAAGAAATAGAGTATTTACTATACAAGTACTCAACTTTACAGTTATTGAATCGTATGAAGAAATTCACAAAATTCTTCATCAATATGAAAAAGAACGATTACGAAAGAAACCTACAGAAGAGAATGTGTATGATTATATTTCTCTTAAAGAATCTGATATAAAATTATTGGTAGTGGAGTACTTCATTGCAGTTCATAATGAAAGCAATCCAGATCCAGATGCTAAAGATGAAACAAAAACATCTGATATTTTAAAAGTATATATCGAAGTTCCTAGGGTTGTTAATAAATATTATTATAAACTTTATGGAAACTATTATACCAGCACAGGTCAGATTATTGAAACTACCTATAATAATAGTACATCTAGCTCTAAGGCTAGAATGGTAGCATTGAAATTGATGTTTATGGCATCTAGATTCTATAGATACAATATCGAAGATTCTAAAGAATTAAAGATTAAATGTACTGATGGCTCACAATTAACAGGGGTATTCTATCAGTCAAATATTTTCAGCAAATCAGTTCCTGCTATGAAATATTTGTTAGCACATTATGGGTTATATGGAACTAAAGATAAATTAAATATTCCATATTTATATTTATATGATAAAGATCCAGAAGACCCAAGTATGTATGTAGTTAAACGTCATAATATTTATATAGCAATGCCAAAATTTGTATTTGATAGAGATTTAGCAGCTCAATCATTATTCTATACAATTTGTGTAGCAGTTAATTCAAAAGATTATATACTTGATGATATTTATACTAAAGAATTCTGGTTAGAAAGCTTAGGTGCATCATTTGGAAATAAAAGTGTTGATAAAGGTTTATCTATTCTCGAATCTTTAGAAAATATATACGATATTTCTGCACAGGAACATTTACATTTACCAGATGATCAGAAGAAAGATATCTATGATGTATTAACTTGGGTATTGAGAGAATTCTCAGCATTACGAGTAAAAGATAATCTTGATATCTCTATGAAACGAATAAGAGATGCTGAATATATAGCAATGTTATATGGCATGAAGATAGTTCGAGGTATTTTAAGAATATCTGATAAGGGGAATAAAGTTACTCTAAAATCAATTGTAAGAGTATTGAACACCTATCCAGATTTCTTAATAAAAGCTATGACTAGAGACTCTCTTATTAACTGTACTGGTATGGTGAATGATTTAGATGTATTTTCATCTCTTAAATTCACGTATAAAGGTGTATCTGGGTTAGGTGAAAGTGCATCTAGCATTCCAAGACAATATAGACAAGTTCATCCTTCACATATTGGAAGATTGGATTTAAACGCTGTTTCTACAAGTGATCCAGGCTTAACAGGAATGCTTTGTCCTATGGCTGAATTATATGACGGATCATTTTCTGATGTATCAGAACCTAATACTTGGAGAGAAGAAACAGATTCTATGTTGCAAGAATATAGAGATCTCATGGGTATCCAACAGTCACTGATGCTTAGAAGAAATGTTGGAATTCCAGTTGATGAATCAAGAGCTGCAGCTATAAATGATTCATTAAATCTAACTGCATCTATGATGGGAACTATTCAGAAATGTGATTCTGAAAATCGTAGACTGATACCACTGTTTCACAAAATAGAACATACTGATATGACATCTGATTAAATCTATAATAATTTAAGGAGATGAAATCAAAGATGGCAACAGTGGCAGATAGAGATAAATCTAAAGAATATAGATATTTCTTATACTCAGCTTCCCAGGAAAAAATGCTTATCGAAGTGAATAATCGTGTAGGTAAGAAGTACATTCCTGGAGAAGTATGGGTTAATGGGAACTATAAAAAATATACCCAAATATCAAAGACATCAATTGATACTATGAATGGAGATGCAATTATAGTAGCAAAAGGATATTTGAGTGATATGAAATATACATCAAGTCAAAGTATATGGAAAGTACAAGCGAGGTAGCGAGATATGGGCAAAAGATTATTTACAAAATTAAAACCTAATCAATGTCCTATCTGTTTAGGTGATTTAGAATTAGTAGAATTAGATATATCTACATATTCTTTAACTCCAATGGGTAGTAAAAGAAAGGTTACTGATTCTCATTATCAAGCTAGTTTAGCATGTAGTAAATGTAATGCTATATATGATGCCGAAAAACATGGTGAAAATTGGTGTATAAAAAGTTCACTACCAAAAATAAAAAGAGAGTTAAAAGAATATAATCCTTTTCAACTTTAATAGTGGTGAGGTTAATATATGACTAATACTTTAAAAGAAAAAATTATTGAAAGTTTAATGTATTATGAATTATCAATGGCAGTTAATAGTTCCTGCAATATTCATTTAGGAGAAATGTTGATAGGATTGACTGCATTGTGTATAGATTGTACAAGAATAGTATTAGTTTCAATAGGAGAAGATATGGATATGGGTGTATGTATGGCCCATATCTATCCTTCTGAGTTTTTAGATGAAACTGGAATTATATCGAAACATCTTGATTCTGACGTTAATCTTTTATGTAGTAGAACTCGTTCTGTACATGAGAATCAGTATAATTCGTTATTAGATGCATTAGAAAAATCTGGGAAAATATCAGAATTGGCATTTGATTATGTTCCTAAAGTTACTATAAATAGTAATATAGACAATCAGATGTCAATATCTCAATATTACCATAATTTATACAATGAGGCGAACTATTCAGCTGAAACTTATCATGGTAATAATGCGTTTAAATTAATATTCTATTATATTATAGAAGAAGAATTGAACAAAATAAAAAATAAACAATCATCTCAAATGTTGAGAATAGAGGTTGATAGTAAGGTGGAACTATCCACCGGAGATTCGCACTATTGGCAACATATTGATATCGAACCAGTTTTTGTGTTTGGTGGATTGCATATAGCAATAAGAATACAAAAATACGGTCAAGATAATAATATAGTATCTCAATATGTAACTTGTAAAGTTGGAAATGGGTATCATAACGTACTAGAAAAAATAATTGATGAATCTATACGAGTATTTGGGCTAGTATCTGATAAAGAACCTGTTCATAAAGTTACAATAATAGATAGAAATGAGGAGTAAAATTATGTATAGTGAAATTTATACTGCACTGCAGGGGATATTCATGCCTATTAAATCTATTTTAACAGCATCATCTTTTATGACTATGCCAGATTTAACAGTAGAATTATCTGCAATGCTACAATTATATTATAGATATTCTTCATTTGAAGATATGAAACGATATAAGCGTGTTATTAAAACACCATTATTCAATCCAAATAGACAGGCTATGATTATCGTATTTGATTATTCTGAATTAGAAGAAGAAAATGACTATAAATTAGCAGAAACAATAATTTGTGGTAAATTTATATATGATGGGAAACTAACCGCTGTAGTTATTGTACCATTATCTATTCAACAGAATTTAAATAATGTGGAATATTTAGCTGATGAAATGTATAAAATAGTTGGTCATATTTCTAGAACAGATAATTTTGGATATATATCTTTCCCTAGAAATGCAGATTACACATATATTCCAGCTATTCAAACAGATATTCATGCTCCTGATATTATATACGTTAAATGGATGATGGATACATTCATGAATGTTACTTTAACAAAGAAAGAATTAAAAGAAGTTATTCTTAATAGGTTAAAGAAAATAGGATTAAATTATCAGATGAAACATGTTGAATTGTATATGGATTTATTAGAAAGTACAGATATTATTCATTTATTGGATTATAGCTATATAGCATCTGAAAAAGATATGCTTACAGAAATATACAGTCAAACTAAGAAAAAGGGAGAAGACGATGAAGAGATTGTTTCATAAGATTAGAGAAGATACATGCCCTATATGTAATAGATCCTTTTCTCTTGAATTATACGATATGTATAATAATCCAGTATATTATTCATCATTATTAAATTCGAATTCGTTTCATAAATTACAATCAAAACGATTATCGCATTTTCAATGCAAAAGATGTCATACTATATTTCCTATCAAATGGTGTGGTAATGATAGAACTATACCTAAACCATTGACGGAAAATATGTGGAATGATTTTATGCGCGGTTATGATAAACCAAAGCAGAAAAAGATAGAACTATAGAGTAATGTGTTTTTGTTGTCCACTAAAATACATTGAATAAACGATGTTTTAGAGAGATCGTTTATAGAGTAGTTCCTCTTAAATGTAAAATGTATGAAAGGTTTCTGGTGTTTCATTAGGAAGCACCAGAGATTTTTCGTCTTTTTTATTTTTTACGTATCAAAAAACGTACTAATAAAATATATTTTAGAAAGGAAATCGAATATATGAAACTTATTAATGCAAGATTAAAAGGTTTAATTGGTGTATGTAGAGCATCTGGATTGCATGACATCACTATCGATTTCACTAAATGTAAACACGATTTAGTATTAATTATTGGAAAGAATGGTTCTGGTAAGTCTACTATAATGGATGCCCTTCATCCAATGCCAGATCCAGCATCTAATTTCTTACCTAAAGAAGAAGGTATGAAAGAACTGACATATATCATGCAGGATGGAACTATGTATCAGATTCAAATAATTTATCCTGTGAATAAAAATGGAGATAGACAGACAACTAAAGCATATCTGAAAAAGATTATTAATGGGGAAGTTATAGAATTAAATAGTAATGGTAATATTAGTTCATATAAAGAAATTTTGCATCTAGAGTTTAAACTAGATGCAGCTTTTGTTTCGCTTTCTCATATGTCTGTAGAAAATAGAGGGATAGTTGATAAGACTCCAGCTGAAAGAAAAAAATATGTTGGAAATGTAACAGATAAAACTGAAGCGTATAATATTATATGTAAAACTATGAATAAACGTTCATCTGCATTTAAATCTATGAAAAATTCTATAAGTGCTAAAATTGATACAATTGGCAATGAAGAGCATTTAAATTCATCATTAACTGCAGCTGACCAGAGATTGGAATATCTGGAAAATGAGAAAACTAGATTAGAAAAATTATTAGCAGAAGCTGAATCTATGGTTAAATTATCAGATCCAGATGGGCAGATTCAATCAAAATATTTACAACTATTGGATCAGAAAGCTTCTATCATGAAGCAAATAGAGACATTAGATTTATTTTTAACAAAAAATATAGCATCGGCTGAAACAGTAACCATATCCGATTATGAAAGTTGTTTAGAATTAGAAAAGACGTATGAAAAGTTAATTAATGATAATATGCATATTATAATTTTACAACAACAAAAAATAGAATCGCTTATTAGTTCTAGAGAAGAAGAAGCACGATCTATACAAAATAAAGTGGAGAAATTAAATGCTTTAAAATCTGAGTATAATTATAAGACATTAGAAATTGAAATAAAGAGACTGAAAAATAATATTATTAAATATGAATCTATGTTTAAAGAGATGGGAATTAGTCCATCGTCTGCTTTGACAAAAGATGAATTCGTTAGTGGATTAAATGTTTTAAAAGATATTAAAGAACAGGTTGATATTTTAAGATCATATCATTATGATAATGAAGTAGAAACTGCAGTTAGATATATTTCTGAAAATGTGAGCATTATAGATCTTATACAAGAAGTTGAATCAGATCTGCGCAGAATTACAGAAGATATGATATCTATGGAGTCAAGACTGCAATATTTAGCTGGATTGACAAAGAGGATATCTATTTTAAACGATAGACCTGAAACCTGTACAATTAATACATGTAGTTTTATTAAAGATGCATTGGAGGCTAAGAGTGATTATGATGAATTAGAAGAAATTACATTAACTGAATCGCTTGAGTCTAATAGAGGTCTTAAAATTAGATATGAAGAAAAACTTAAACAGTTAAGAGTTATAGCTAACATATCTTCAAATATTCAGATTATTATTAGAAATATTCAAAGCAATCAGAATATATTAAAGAAATTACCTAATGGGTATATCTATAGTAATTTAGATGAATTTCTCACTAGACTTATTCAAGGTAGTACTTTTAGCGAAATTCATGAATTATATTCTCATATTGATAAGGTGAATATATTTGAATTATATAAACATGATAAAGAAACTTTATCTCAATTGGAATCTGAATATAAAATATTTGAAAGTAAAAATTCTATAATAGATGAAATTCAAAATGATATTCAAGATATGAATAGAAAGATGAATGGAATTGTAGAAAAAATAGAATATGAAAATGAAAAATTATTAGATGCTCAAAAAGATGATATCGTGATAAAAGATATTCATTTATATATTACAAACATGAAGAAAAAATTTGAAGATAAAAATAAATTATTTGAAATGAAATCTTCTATAGATGAACAATTATCAGCAATATCATGTAATATGATTCGTATAGAAGAGTCAATAAAACAAATAAATCATATTCAATCACAGTTATCTAATATCAATCATGAATTAATTCCATTAAGACATGAAAGAGAGAAATTAAGATTCTCTGCTGAAAGATTAAGGGAATATAAAGAAGAGATGGCTATATATGAAAACAAATATGAGTTATGTGAGCTTATAAAGAAATACTCATCCCCAACAAAAGATGGTATACAGAATTTATTCATAGAAATATATATGGGACAAACTTTAGATTTATCGAATAAATTATTAGCAACATTATTTGATGGATCTTTGCAGTTAGGTAAATATGTCATTAATGAAAAAGAGTTTAGAATACCATGTATCAGTATGGAATCTCCAATACCAAATGATGATATCAGTTCATGTTCTACTTCTCAGAAATGTATGATATCAATGATATTAGGATTCGCTTTATTAAAACAAGGATCTACAAAATATAATATTTTAAGATTAGATGAAATTGATCATGGATTAGATCAAGATAATAAAGCTATTTTCATATCACTCGTACAACGAATTATGAGAGAATTGGAGGTAGAAATGTGTATTATGGTTTCACATGCTACAGAATCTGTAATGGATAATGCAGATATAATATTATTGAGTCCAGTTGGAAATAGTAAACCTGCAGGAAATATTATATTCAGCTATGCTGATCAAACAAATACCCCGTATGCAAATTAATGCATACGGGTTTATTTTTTTTAATAAGAATTCATCACTGATTTACCTACTCTAATTATAGGATAAGATTCACCAAGATTAATATTTCTTGCAATATTATTATCTAAATCAAGTGTTGTATCTTCCATAAACATCATATCATGTTTGTTTACACCTTCAATAACTTCTCTTGTTCTAAGATTCATGATTTCAAACCATTTAGAACCAGATTGTTCATCATACATTACTACCTGCTGTACATCTGGATCATCTTCATATAACATTAATCTTTGGCTAGGATTAAGTCTACTTAAATAATCTGCATATCCAGCATCTCCACCGCTTTCTCTATTAGTTACAATAGTTGCTGAGTTTATAGCACCGCTATTAGTAATATTTTGTAAACTTGGACCAAGAGGCATACCTGCTGAAGTAGGAATACTAATAAATGCATTGTACATATCCATCAATGCTTTATCATCATTGGCCTGACTAGCAAGATCAGCTTTAAGTTCTTTAGCTCTCTTAAGTTCAAATTCATTACATTTTGTAATTGTATTGTTTATTTCTCGTAAAGCTGTTACTTTAGTATTAATAAACTGACCCATAGATCCATTCATCATTGATAAGTAATCATACTTACGTTTCAATGTTTTAGATGAACGAATCTGCTGTATATCTGAATGAATATCTGTTAATGCTGCATCAACTTGCATGATTGCAGTTTTTAATTGAGCAGTTGTTTCTTCATATTTTTTAGAATATGGTTCATCATCGTTTGATTTTTTTTCTTTTCTAGAAGTTGTAACTTCTGATATTTTATTAGATGCTTTTTTACGTTTAGCTGGGGAGTTATCCATTTCGTTTAAATCCCTATTACATATAGAGCTTTTATTTAAAGCATCAAAATTAATAGGTGTGTATTCAATACTTCTTGACTCATCTTGACCATCTGGTACTATTGGAGTCATAAGTCTTATCAATTCAGCCATAATAAATATCGCTCCTTTCTTTCATTATCCTAATGTAGAAAATTTAAGAAATAACAAGGATAAAAACACCATAGTAAAGTCGTAAATCAATCATAGGAGAGGAGATTAGACGAATGATACACGGATATCAACCTAATGATGATATTTCTATTTTGGATTGTTTTTACCAATATCCAAAGAAAGATGAAAATGGAAAATATATGGATGATTTTATATCCATATTATATAAAAATAATATAACTGGAAAGAAAAGTCATCAAGTTATATATAATCCCGATTATGAATTTTATACTGCAAAAGATTATGTACAGCTTGGGCATAATTTATTTTTTATCCCACAAAAAGATACAGATAAACATGCAGTTCAGTATACAAAATTATTAAAAACAATAGCTGAAATGACAGGTAATGAAGATTTCTATTATAATAATATTCAATCTGGAAATAGAGGTGCGAATAAACAATTACATACATTGAGAAATGTATTTAATTCAGATATGGATATTAATGACCATTATAGATTTAGATTTGATAAATTATATAAAAATGAAACTCCAGTAATAACTAAAGGATATTTCGATATCGAGGTTGATACTATCAATATGAAAGGAGATTTCCCAGAATTAGGAGAATGTCCAGTAAATGCAGTTTCTTATATATTTAATGGTAAGGTAAGATCGTTACTATTGAGAAATAAATATAATAAATTAATTCAAGAATTTGAAGATGGTATCAGCTATAAAATGTTTAAAGAGTTACAAGATTTTATAATTGATAATGTAGGCGGAATTGAAAGGGCTAAGAAATTTAATATAGATAAATTAGAATTTGAATTTTTCTTTTACGATTATGAAATAGAATTAATAAGAGATTTATTTGATATTATAAATTCAGAAGAACCAGATTTCTTATTAGCTTGGAATATGGCATTCGACGTTCCATATTTATATGAAAGATTAATTGCATTGGGTTATAATCCTGCGGATATAATGTGTCATCCATCATTTAAACCTAATGAAAAAGTTGCAAAATATTTTATAGATGAAGAGCATAAAAATGAATATTCATTAAGAGGTGATAAATATACTATATCATCACACACTGTATATTTAGACCAGTTAATTCATTTTGCATCAAGAAGAAAAGGTCAAGCTGCATTTCCAAACTTTAAATTGGATACAGCTGGTAGTATTATAGCAAAAGTTAGAAAATTAAATTATAGCCATATAACCACAAATATCTCAAAATTACCATACTTGGATTATAAAACATTTGTATTCTATAATATCATGGATACAATTGTTCAGAATTGTATAGAGGAAGAAGTGCAAGATATAAACTATGTATGTGGGAAATGCATCATGAATAATACTAGATATGATAAGGCTCATAGACAAACCGTATACCTTGCAAATCGAGCTACAAAAGAATTTGCAGCTAGAGGATTTATTATAGGAAATAATGTCAATAAATATAATAGAAACTCAGCTACAACTAAAGTTAATGATGATTACGGAGAAGAAGATACAAAGAATGAAAAATTTGCTGGTGCAATTGTAACTGATCCTAGAAATAATAGTGACTTTTCTAAGATAAATAATCTAGGTCAGATATTGAATATTATGGATAATTTGGTAGACTTTGACTTTAAATCACTTTATCCTAGCATTGCAAGGGAGCATAATATGGCACCTAATACCCAGATAGGAAAAATTCTTATTCCAGAAAAAGTTCATATATATGAAAATCCATTTGGTAATGAAAAATATGATAGAGGAGGATCGTATATAGAAGATTTAACCTCTCAGAATATTATATTATTCTGTCATAGGTGGTTGGGATATGCAAACTTCAGACAAATCTTAGATGATATTGAATATTATTTTAGATATATACAAATGCCAAGTTTCAATATTGATAGAGATCCAAGAAAATTATTCCATAAATTTGAAGGAACTCCAGGGCCAATTAAATTATTCCATAAAATAGATCCAAACGAACCATATATATTATTCCATAAAATAACACCAGAAATAGATATGGAACCTTATATGAAAAAAATAATGGAGGGGTAATTTAAAATGGATGCAAATATTATAAAAATGGCTAAAAGTATGAAACGTGATTATATATGGATAACACCACGATATATTTTGGGTTCCGATGTAAATTTAGGAACCCTTAGTATAATATATACAAATTCAGATGAAGAGTATCTAGGTACAATGGCAGAATTAGATGGTAGATCGAAACCAGATTTTGCTGAATGTATGACTCCAGAAATATTAATAAATAAATTTAGATATTTATTAAACGTAGTGATGATATTGACAGATACACCACCTATAATATATGAAAAAGATATTACATCGTTTGAATCATTTGTGAATACTTCTAGAAATATTAAAGCTGGTGATGGAGCGAAAATGTTTAAATATGAAGAATATGTAATGAGTAATTTTTCATCATTACATCCATTGAATAAATCTGATACAATACACTTATCGATATATTCAGCAGGAGAACATTCATTCATATCAGAATTTATTATTCAGAAAAAAAATTATCAAATACGTGAATATATACGATACCTCAATATTTAGAGGTATCGTATTTTACCCGCGAAACATTCAGATAAGCGAAAAATCTAGAAGGAAGGACGGATGAAACATGGCCGAAAGATCACAAAAATCTCCTAGAAGATTTAATACCGGAAGGATTAATCAATTATTAGGTGGTTTAGGTAGTGGAATGGATAATGTGTATAGAAATACATATTATTCCGATAGAAGCAATTCCAAAGATTTGAATAATATCGCTGATGGAATTGAAGACAAAATTGCAGCGATTGTTCGTCGTAATAAAAACAATGATACATCCAAAGTTTCACAATTATATGCTAGAACTCATTTAAGAAATACTGTAAACTCTAAAGATACAGTAGATGCTATAAAGAATTTATTTGATAATAATCCTTTAACAGATGAAATTTTAGCTAGCTATACTGGAAATAAATGGATTAAAGATTTAGATAATGAAATAGATATGGTACTTAAATATTGTACCAAAATGATGGAAGCATTATTATTAATGAGAGATGCAGTATTATCTGCAGATAGTTTCTCCAAAGATATTATTAGTGCAAAAACTCCTGCATATTCTGCAGATTCAGATATGGCTTCATTTGAAATGAGAATGGGAAAGCTCATTAAGAAATATGATATTCAAAATAAGCTGAATATGTGGTATATGAATACTTCAAAATACGGAGAACAGTTTGTATACGTAGTTCCATATAAAGTTGCTATTGCTAAATTACTTACAAATAAAGCCAATACAGCATCCACATATGGAAATTATTTACTTAATGAAAATGGTATATTAGATGATAAAGCTACAGCAGATCAGAAAAAACATGCATATTCTGTTAATGTTGAATTTGATTTATCTTGCACATTGAAATCTTGTATTGAATCTGCTAAGATTTCTAATAATATCGTAAAGCAAGGAACTTATAGCTTAAATGAAGCATTGAATGAAGCGAGCAGTATTCATAAGAAAACAAAACTTGATATAACCATTCCAAATGAATTAGAAGTTCCTAAGGAATTAAGGGATGATACTTCTGCTGATGGGTTATTACATAATTCATCCAGAACAGTATCTCCTAGTGAATTGAAAGTTAGAGGTGCAGTTATCAAAGCATTAAAAAGAGAAAATGTTATACCTCTCTATGTTGACGATGACGTATGTTTGGGATATTATTATTTAGAATTTACAGATGATCAGCTTGCTAATGATTTATATGCAAATATGTCAACACAGTATAGTGATGGTTCTATAACTACTGCAACTTCTACAGCTACTACTGGATTAGAAGGAATGCAGCAAGTTACAAGAAATGCAGTAGAAGAGAAAAAAGTTAATGATATGATTAGACAGCTTTCTGCAACTATCTCTAAAGAGCTGAATAAGCGATTCATAAATGCAAATCAGGATCTTACAAAAGAAATCTATGCAATTCTCCTTCATAATGATATTTATAATGCTAAACGAGGATTATTAGACGTTAGAATTTCATTCTTACCAGAAGAAGATGTCTTGAGATTAGCATACAATATAGATCCAGATACACATAGAGGAATTTCAGATTGCTTAGATGGATTAATTCCAGCAAAATTGTTATCTTGTTTATATATTACTGATACCCTTGGTAAATTAACAAGAGGTCAGGATAAGAGAGTATATTATGTAAAACAGACTATCGATACAAATATATCTCAAACATTATTAAATGTAATTAACCAGATTAAAAAGGGTAACTTTGGAATTAGACAGATTCAGAATCTCAATAATATTCTTAATATTACTGGCAGATATAATGATTATGTAATTCCAGTGGGACCTTCTGGGGATGCACCAGTGCAATTTGAAGTTATGCCAGGACAGCAATTTGATATAGATACTGATCTTTATAATATGCTAGAAGAAATGGCAGTAAACAGTACTGGAGTTAATATAGAATTGGTTCAGAACAGAAATTCTCCAGATTTTGCAACTCAGTTCACATCAACAAGTATTAAAGTATTAAGAACTGTATTTCATAGACAAGGAATAACAGAAACATTCTTAAGCAAATTATTAACTAAAATATATGCATGCGAATATGAAGAAGAACCAGTTGAAGTTGAAGCTCAGTTACCACCTCCAATGTTTTTAACACTTACAAATACTTCTCAGCTTTTACAGAATGCTAATGATTATTCTACAGCTATTGCTACATATGAATATGAAGGAGATTCAGATCCAAATGTAGATGTAAAAAGAGCTAAGTTTATTAGAAAAATGAATAGACATTTACTTGCATCTTATGTAAAATCTAGTCTAGTAGATAGATTAAAAGAAGCAGTTGAATTGGAAGTATCAGTTTCAGATAATAATAACACTACTACGGATAGTGGTGGTGGAGGAAACTCTGGTGGAGATATGGATATGTAAATATAAAAATAGGAGTGTACCGATTTGGTACACTCCTAATATTTATTTCATTATACAGTACGTCTTGTCTGTTCAACAACTGCATCTTTGTAAACGTTTTCGATGAGGCTAAGACCAGCATACTGGTATGTATTAGAGTCATTGATAACCTGGTTATTTGAGTAACTCTTAATTTCTTTAGCCACTGCGAGAGCGTTCTTAGAAGATCCGTTAACAGAGTTAGCGTTAGCAACTGCATCATCTTCACTGATGTATGCGAGCATACGTAAAGCTCTCTTATCAACTTCATCTCCATCGATTGGGAAGCACTGCCAAGGTACAGAAATTTCTTTCTTTTCAATAGTACCTTTTTCACCATTATAGATGTCAAGCTGTGCTGTTGAAGGCCAAGCACTTGCAAGAAGGTAAGCTTTTTCAAGACCTAATGTAGTATTGTCTGTTACCATGTATAACAGATGGAATACTTCATTTTCAAATCCTGCAGCTAATTTACCTTTCTTAATAAGACCATGGTATGTTTTAGCCTGTGTACGTGGATCTTTGATACCTCTTAAGAAGTAATCAATAAATCCAGTCATAGCTGCACCAGATCTTTCTGTAAATGTCATTGTAATTTCTGAAGCAGACTGCTGATTTACTTTACCGATAGTATTTAATGTAGAAATATTATCTGTAAATTCAAGAGAGTCTACTGTGATATTTTCGATACCATCTAATCCACGGAATTCGTTTTCAAGAATCCAGCAGAAGAGATTTAATGAGTTAGCAACTTCAGCATCTTCTTCGGCAAGCATTTCAATATAACGTGGTCTAGAGATAATAGTTAAGAACTGATATCCAGATTCGTACATATTGAACTGACTAGCATTACTGAAGTCGATTACCCCACGCATTTTAGTGTAAGAGGCAATCGAATACGGTTTCTTCTTATAAGTATTCATATATTACCCTCCTTAATTAGTCTAATGTGTAGATAGTAAATTCTTCTGAGCCAACATAGTTCTTGAATGTTACTTTGATAGCTGCATCAAAGATCTTATGAGCTAACATAACTTCATCTGCAGTCCATGCAAATTCAATACTATTGTATTCTTCCCTATGTTTATCAATAACATCTTTAACTTTCTGAGCATATTTTTCAAGCCCATCACTAGCATCAATAAATGATCCTCTAAGTTTTGGACAAAGTGTTCTAATGTCACGCATTGTTTCCTGAACTGTAAGGATATTGTTGATATGTGAACACTGAGTTTCTTTTTCCTGAGCTGTGATCTGAGTTTCAAGAGTAAGAACTCCGTTTACATAGCTAGCATAGTTAATCTGTTCTTCGATACACATAGTTTTCTGATCAACTTTTGGTGTATCTTTTGGAATGAAGTTTACAGTTCCTTCAATTGCTTCTGGAATTGTAAATCCATATAAAATACCCATAAGTGGAGCATTTCTATTTGAATTTAAATGTGGTATTATTAATCTTGCTAATGAGTACATGATAGTTACAGGAATCTGTTTTCTTGTAAACTTATCAATTACATCATATGATGTACAATAATCGCCCATGAATTTATTATTGATATTCATTGAATCTCTCATGAGCTTAATAACATCCATTGTTGTATTTCCAAGACCATAATCTCTGAAGAAGAAGAAGTCTTCTCTATCTGTAGCAAGCTGAGAAATAGCTTCTTTAACTTCAAGTGGATAGTTAGCATCTAAGCACACTTCAATTTTCCATCTATCTCTATCATAGATAGTATCATCAGATTCTCCTGAGAAGAATGCAACGAGTTCTTCTGAGTATGCTTCTGTTCCGAATGGAGCATCTCCGAATGAACCATAAGAACCACCCTGAAGCATCATACCATATTCAGCATCTAACTGGTAACCTGTTTCATCGATTGTAATCTGCTGCACAGGCATACCTTTAAGATTACGTCCAAATAAGATATCCATGCCGAGGAGTTCATCCTGTGCGATACCAGAGAATTCTGAAACTTTAGCAATAAATGCTTCTAATTCTGCTTCAAGATCCTGTGCCTGAAGCTGCATTGCAGATTTAGCAGCCATTTTAAGAGAATAGCTTACGTTATTGTAAATCTGATCTGGATTTGCAGAGAATCTTGTAAATTCAGCATCGAAATCCTGTACTCCTAAGTAGTTAAGCTGATACATAGCAAAGTGTACTGATTTACTAATTGTATAATCGCATGTGATATTGAATCTCTTATCACTTACACCTCTACCATTGTCAGCAACAACAAGGATTGGGTATGTAAATTCTGCTGATGTATTACCAAGTAATACTAATTTATTATCAGCTACAACTTCAAATACATTAAAGTTGTTATCAATGAGGATAGTTCCGATATCAAATAATGTTTCAGTTACTTCAGCAAGAAGTTCTGCTGTTCCTACTTCTGCTTCGCCAACTAATGCTGCATTTTCGTTAAGCGCAGAATAACCTACAGAAACACTCATATCTGGAGCATCTCCGCCATCCTCAAGAGTTGCATTTACAGTTATCCATGTAGATGGATCTCCTGCACCTTCGATATCAAGACTAGATTCTCTTTCAGTTGAAAGAGTTTTAGCCTGAGTAACTACATCTGCTAATGTTTTAGCATCTGTAACGTTTGCTACATCATACTTGATAACTGCAGTATTGATCATTGCTCTTTCATTGCTTGTTCCATCTTCTGTAGTAGCTTCTAATGTTTCGCTTCCAGTAACAGCATCGACATATACAGGTTTTCCTGTAAGTTCATCAACTTTTTCTACTCTAGCCTGAGAAACAGAAGCTGTGAGAATAAGGTTTGCAAGGAGTGAATCTGGAGCAACAACACGTTTGATTAATAATTCTCCACCGTTATCAATGATATTAGCTGCCTGAATAGCTGGCTGTCCATGTTTTACATATGAAATATTTGAACCAAATAACTTATAGAAATTATCGCCATACACAGTCATTAACCCTTCTGGGCCTTTATCAAATGAAGAAGCTGTCAAACACAGTGGTCTAACTTCCAATACAGGAGCGTTAACTAAAGCACCACTGTTGTCAACCCATTTAAATGTAGTAGTGGGTTTTCTCATTTTTTGTGTCCTCCTTTATAATTTTATTAATAAAAATTTAAATACATTTTCAATCCAAATGTAATTTATTGATATGTTATCAGGGGACACTTTTAGCGGATTTTATATATAAAGAAAGGGTAAGAGAAATTAATCTCTTACCCTTAATTGTGTTTTTTATTCATCATCAAATCCAGTTCCAGTCATAATTTTTTCCATAGGTGTACCTTTAATCTGATCTGGTGGGATAATACATGCTGATATTACAGCCTCATCCCAGTTCTCCGTTGTAACAGCTGTAAATGGAGATATAATTTTAGGTACCTCTTTAATAGAAATAGATTGATAATTAGTAGGATTCTTTTCATCAAATTTCTTTGATAATCTATACGGCACTTCTAGATTGTTAGGATCTCTACATACTTCCGACCATACTATACCATAAATCTGTGCAGTAATACCGTAAGAATTTCCATTAAGTTTCATATTATCATATAGATAATTTTGTAATTCATCATATCTAATATTTTTAGGAATCTTTCCTGTAGTAAAACAAATTTGCATAAATTCTTCTACATTTGCAATATCCTGTGGAACTTCTATAGATACAACAATTTGATCATCTCCATTGTTTTCGTAATGGAGAATTCGATAATCCTCTCCAGGTTGAGAATCTATTAATTTAAGATTCTTTACCTTTTCAACTCTACCTGGTTTGGTAGTAAAAGCTGTAGGAAAGTTAAATGATTTTACATCTTTTGTATACTCATTACTTCCTGGTTTTAATCTTGTATAATTTAGCATGCCTATAAGATGAATAAATTCACCTTCTGATATAGCATGATTTCTTTCGAAGAATATCTCTGGAACAAAGAAACAAAATTCTCCTGTGTCATTATAATATAAGGCACGATCTTTTAATTTTAACCAACTAGGAATAGTTTCATTCATATTATCACTCTCCTATATAATATACTAATTTACTGTTTCTACAATAACTTCTATATCTTTTACTGGATCATGATCGATATCTTCTTCTATTTTTAGGTTACATGTACATTCTAAAATTTCTGGATTATCTGGTTGGTATTCATAGTCTACATCGTTAATATCTAAGATATGTGATACTCTAAATAGTTTTACTTCTGAATTATGAGCAGTGGATATATCCATTTTGATATAGATGTGATCCCAATCAATACCTTGTCCAACTAATTTTTTTTCGCATGAAATATTATTATTTACCATATTATATGGTAATACTTCTAAATAATCATTTTCTCTAGCATATGATGCATTTGGGCGCCATGCCTTTATATGTGCAGTTGGTTTATATACCACATCTAATATTCTTCCTCTGTATATCTTATCTTTTTTGCCAACATCTGCCATATTTTCTGTATATAATATACTGATAAGATCCCCTGTGTATACACTTACATTTTTCTTATCCTCTTCAGTTGTAGGTCTATTGATAAGTATAACTGTTATCTTTTTAGCCAGTGCTATTTCGCACCCATTAATAATATATCTATCCATTGTAAATTTCCTCCTTATATACAATTGCAGTGTCACATTTTTCATAATATGAATCGCATTTTCTGTAAATATCATAACTAATAGTATTACTATTAATTATCTTTTTGCGCACTACTATTTTGTTTTCGATATTTGCTGATAATGTTATAATAGGCATTTCATCATTCTGTTCACATATATCTGCAATATTGGATTCTAATACACCAATTTCTTGTTTAGTTCCAATAAATGCAAATAAATTAGATCTATGATCTTCTTCTCCAAGATTAATCCAATATGAATCATCATCTATAGTATATATTATTGAATATTTATACAATGGAGATATTACACTGGATAAACTATTATATATCGGAATTTCAGATTCTGTAAAAAGAGTAGGTTTACTTTTTAATTTTGTCCATTTATGTTCATCTGTACACATATAATATTCTGCAGGTTCTGATAAACCTCTTAGTTCATGAATATTTTTTAATAGACGTAATAATTCTGCATCCTTTGCTTCAGTATAATCATATATTTTTACAAATTCTGCTAATTGTTTTTTATTTTCAAAAGAAGAGTCAACCCCTCTTTCTTCCAAATAAGTTGTGATACTGGTTGTTTTGGAAGGTCCAAATATTTCCATATAAGGTAATTTTAATATAGCTATTTTTGAAATATATGTATATTTAGGTGGTATTTTTTCTATATCATCTATTTTTAAATATCGCGGAAATATTATAGTAGGACTTTTATCTTGAATTATTGAATAACATTCGGTCGTATTTTCTTTGTCTATTTTATCAATTTTATTAATTAATCTTTTTAATAAAAACATAATTTTATATCTCCATGATTAAATTTATAGAGAAGGATTAATATCC